TCCCTTAAAGGGTTTATAAATCACTTTACTATTGCCCAAGCCCGAAAAATCAAAGAATCTATTGCCTTTCTGATTTGCTTCACCAGTGATAAAGCAAGGTATTCCATTCCTTTTATTCCTGTATTCTGTCAAGTATTCGTTCAATAGTTTTTCGTCCTTGTCCGACTTTTTATTGTATTCCCTTGTTATCTTTTGCAGGAGATTTCTTCCGCCAAAGACAAGATTATTCTCTAACGATTTGGTAAGGAATGCAACCTTGTTAAATATCTTATATTTTTCCCTCTTTGTCAAAATCTTGTCCTCGTACAATCTCTTGTTCAATTCTTCGATTTTCTTCTTCTTGCTCTCATTGGTTGTTTCCATTGAAGTAATTTTCGCTTTTACATCCGCAACAAGCGAGCGATATTCGATGTCTGTAAGATTAAACCTTGTCTTGAATTTTGCAATAAAGTTGTTGTCGGAAGATTCGTCAATCATCTTACACATAAGCCTCATAGCATAGGAGTAGCTTTTGACCTTATCTTTGATAAAATCAAAATCGCTACAATATGTTATTTTTATCTTACGTGTAATCATGATTGTTTATTCTCCTTTCAATATCTTTTCTGCATTGTTCAATTTTCTTCTGTTTGAATAACTTTTCATTGAATAATAATGAATGATTGAAATAAGGTCATCTGTCAATTCTTGCTCATAAGATTTGTTGGGAATATCAGACATTACCAGAATTTCCGTACCATGTAATTTGAAAACCTCTTTCAAGAGATTGAATCCAAAACGTACAAGCCTGTCCTTATTTTCAACAATTACTGTCTTGACTCTATTTTCGCAAACCATATTGAGCAGCTTCATGAAATTCTTGCGTTTTTCAAATTCCATTCCGCTTTTTATGTCGGAAAGCTGTTCAGAAATATTATATCCGTTGCTTATGGCATAGGAATAGAGCCTTTCAATTTGTCTTTCCAAGTCATCCTTTTGCTTTGGAAGTGAAACCCTTGCATAAGTTACAGAAATTCTGTCATTGTTCTTGTTTTTACCAAGCAAGGCATAAACCTCATTCTCGTCATATTCATAGTGTGTTTTTGATAATTTCACTGGATGCAATATCCCTTTGGCAACATAGTTGCTTAAGGTTTGTTGCGTTACATTTAATATTTGTTTTACTTTGCTTGATTTCATAATTTATTATCTTTTATATATAAATATCTCATTAATATAAAAATTACTATATATTTTAATTATTTGTTAGAAAAATTGTTGCATAGTTTCTTATTCTTTTAACAATGCAAAGATACAGATAATATCTGAAACTATTTATATCTATATAGTTAAATGTTATTAATATAATGGGAAAAACGATTAAAATCACAGAAGCACAATATAGATATTTGCAAGAAAATATAGACCTTTTGTTTGAAACGCTTGATAATGAAGCATTGGATTTCAAGACTGTAAAAGGTACTGATAACCGTATGGTTTCTTATCGTCCTGGTGCTAATAGCAAAATTGATGATACATTATTCAACCCAGATAAATCATTGAAGGTTAGAAAGGTATTATTACCAAAATCAAACGTAATGTCCTATAATCTATATAATATTAAAAATATGGATGTGAATAAGGCGTTAAAACATGGGATTGATATGCAGAAAAGAACTGTAATCAGGGATGAAAAGACAATGCAACAGTTCATAAATCGTTCAGTTATGCTGATTAAATATATAATAGGAAACAATCCTGTTGATATTATTACTTTTCCTCAATCTTCTTCACAGTTTAATAGAGAGATAACTGGTAAACTGATTAATATGTATCCTCAAAGTGAAGGGATTAAACTACAACCTGAACTATTAGTGAAGAATGTAAGAAACATCTATGTAAATGTTGATGCTGCGAGAAATGCAGGATTGGATGATAATCAAATTCATAGATTACAGATGAAAGTTAATAAATGGAAGAAAGATGAGGATATAAGAGATGTTAGGCGTAAAATAGATGAATTACAAAACGAAATATCATCTTATCTTTCCCAAAGAAAAGGGAATAGGGGAAGATTACCTAACAATATTCTTCAAAAGAAACAACAAGTGGATTTGTATAACCAAGATATTAAAAATCTAAGAAAGGGGCAAAAAGGGCTTGATCCGACAATTGATAAAGAAACTGGCAAAGTAAAGAATTGGCAAATAAAGTCAATTGATGACAAAGAAAGACGCTCTATTGAAGGCATATTTACCATTAACCCAAAATACAAGGATATACAGTATAAAATAGCAGGAAAACATGTCATAGTATTTGATGATAATCTTTCAAGCGGTGCGACATTGGATGATGTTTGTCTTGCTTTACAGGCATTAGGCGTTGCAAGTATTATGCCATTTACATTGGGAGTTATAGCACCAACACTTTATAATCCACATGAAAGGAGCGAATTTGCGAAGATACATCAAAAATAATAAATTTTAATGATATATCCAAAAAAAATCCGCAATTCCTTTATAATAGGGACTGCGGAAAATTTTCAGTCATATCCGTTTATTCAAATACGACCGTAGAATCAGTTGAAACTGAATCGGCTACAGCCACTGAATCTACTACAACGACAGAATCTACTGCTGTAGAATCCTTAACATCTTTGTCTGCTGCAACCGAGCCGTTACTGCACGAAGCTACTGTAATGGCTACTAAACTAAATACCGCAAATAAAATCTTTTTCATCGTTCAAATAATTTTAAATTAGTTATTAACTGTTTCTATCTTGTTGATATAACATTATATAAATATTGTCATCCTTCAAAAACATTGCAAAGATACTATTTTGTTCTGATATAACAAAACCATAAACCTTAATTTTTATTAAATTGCAGAGAAATAAAGTTTATTTCTTGATTCTCTGCGGTTTCTTTCACTTCTGGTACTGTCAATGCTGTTATTTAACAATTGGTTTACATTATAATTTTTATCCCTATTTGAAATGATTTGTCTAATATGGGCTATTTGATTGAAAAAAGTAAAAGTAAACTTACATTGTTTCATTACTTCACTTAAATAATCATTCTGAATATCGGTTTCTATAATATCACCTTTAAAGAGCTTTCCTTTAAAATATATATTTGTAACAAGTCTATGATGTGTCTCATCAAAAGTATAAAGTTCACATCTTAAATTTTTATTTATTTCAGTTAATTGTTCAATAAAATACATTGCGGGTATATTATAAACAATAATTGATTGGCTACATTCACTTAGATTGTCATAGAAAACAAAATATAGATAATCATTGTTATCTAAATATTTTTTAACTTCATAGAAACTAAGCTGATTAGTTCTGATTATCATCATATTTTTAATATATGAGATAGAACGTGTTTCCTCAGTTATTTTCTTCTTTCTCTGAAACAGCTTCTTTATTCTTTCTATTAATATCATTTTGCCATCTCTTTAAATATTGTTTATAATTATCCTCATAGGATTTAACATAATCTTCATTTATTTCACAGCCAATAAATCTTCTATTATTTTTAATTGCTGCAAACATAGTTGTTCCGCTCCCCAAGAATGGGTCAAACACAATATCACCTTCATTGCTCCATGATAATATATGGTCTTCAGCTAATTTAATAGGAAAAACAGCACTATGTTTACCTATATTTACGTTAAAGCCTACTGAATATTTCCATATATTAGTACGTGGTGAAAATTCTGGTACTGGTTTAATATCATTACGAACTACTTTATTGCCGTTTACATCATATTGTGTATTGCATCCCCAATTAGTTACACCAGCCCAGATATTTTTTTTGTCACATATTAAATGCCCTGTTTTAATTTTGTCTTTAACAAAGACAAACATATATTCAAATATTTGTGTATATCTTTTACTATCTCGTCTTGCAGGAAATGAACTGCTATTCTTTTCATATATCATTGTATCATGTAGTTTGAAACCACATTCCATAAAATACAATGCTTGTTTGAATGACGAACCAGTTTCAGAACCGTTAATAGTGGCATCACCGACCACCCAAACGACAATTCCTCCATCTGAAGTTATATCATATAAAAGTTTTGTAATTTCTTTGAATTTGTCGAAAGACCAATCTGTTTTATTCCCGTAAGTTCTAAGGTTGTCATAAGGTGGACTTGTAACAGTTAAATCCACTTGTATGTTATGTTCTTTCATATATTGCATTGTTTCAATACAATCCGCATTAAGCCACTGTGCATTATCATTCAGTTTCTTCAATGTCGTCATATCGTTTATATAATTTTTCAATGATTTGTGAATATGAATTATTTAACTTTGCAAAATTGTTCAAATAAAATCTGTCTGAAACACTCTGATTGCCATACATGGATACATCATATTTTCCGCAAAGACCTCTTAAAGTATAATTAAATTTAGCAAATTTGCAACATATATCTTTAAATTCGTCAGTAAAAATATTATAATAATCATCATACAAGTGCATTGAGCCTCTAAACAATAGACAGCAATACATATTGAATGGGATAATATCATTAGGAAATTTTGTTTCCCCATCATAAACAAATACATAATGATCTTCTGTGAAAAAATTACCCTTACCTATTTTTTCCGTAAGTCTCTTATAATCTTTTATTATATTTATTAAATTTTCATCTGTAATATTTGTTTCATTAGTGATAATGTCATTATTTTCATATTTAAAATTTGTATAATATACTTCTTTTGTTATATCGAATGACAAATCTATTATATTTTTGCCATATAAATTTTCATCCTTAAATTTAAGCTCAATACCAGTAAATTCCTTCCACTTTCTGATTAAATCTTGAAAACCTTTATAACAAGGATATTCTGCCAAAGTCTTACTATTGATAATGTGAGGACAATGCCCATCGCTTGAAACATAGTATTCTCCCTCATATTTATCCAGAACATATCGAAAATTATTATATTTTTCCAGTTTTTCTTTTTTAATAAATCCTAATTGAGAGAGCCAAAAATCACCTATATTATGCCATAGATTACAAGCATTTGCATCAAAATATGGTTTATCAGAAAGTTTTACCATTGTATCGAATACATCTTTCCTTTCCATTGTAAGTATCAATGTTGGGACTTTATTTTTTTCGATGACATCTTTAAACATGTGTACATATTTTTCAGCTATATCTGTAGGATAACCCCTTTCATAATCGTATATTAATCTAAGTATATCTTCTACAGATTTGCCGAATTTCTTTTCAAGCAAATCAGTGTTTGTGTCTTTTACGATATTTTCAATAAACCCATATTCGTCATATGTACCATATATAGGTAAACAAAATGGAGCATAAAACTCATCTATATAAATAGGATTATTATTACCTTTATTAGACTGTGTATTATCAGCACATATAAACATCACAATTTCATCACCTGCTGTTATTGGCAGGTGACTATAAAAGCCCATTTTATTAAAACAACCCATATTATTTATTAATTTTTTTATTTTTCTATTAATTCATCATCTTCATTGAATTTTACAATATAAAGTTTTTCATCACTATTTCTTCTCCAACGGATAGGTACTTCTTTTTCTTGTGTTATTTTCTTAACACAGTTGTGACACAAAGTTGTAATCCATCCATTAGCCGTTTGACCTACATCTTCTTTACTTCCGCAAAATTCACAAACTTTATAGCTTTCTTCTTCAGCTTTATCTATCATATTATGAAGTTCTTCGTTTCCGTGGTCAACGTAGAATCTTAGTCCTCCGAATTTTTCTTTAATCTGGAATATTATAATTTTATCTTCTTCTTTCTTGTCTTTATTATAATTGTTTATATATTCCATAATAGGTTCAATTAAACCCTTCCATCCATCACCACATTCAATACCAAACAATTCATACGGTGTTGGAATATATTCAGTAAAACCATCCTCATCCTTATCAATTGGAAACATTTTCTTATCATCAAGATAAAAAGTAACTGTGCGTGTTTCTTTATTGAAGTCTTTATAGGCTTTTACACGCTCAGTGCTATCGTTGTATATAATTTCAGTTTCTATCATTTTTATATCGCATTTTAATTAAACCATTTTAGAATAGTATCTCCTTTATACCCTTTTTGCCACACATAAAAGGCATAAGCAACAGCAGAACCCCCATTAGCCTTCATGTACTCAAAATCGCCATTTTTAGCACAAGTAATACGAGAAGAAGAAACCCATACTGTTTTAGGAGGGTATTTTTCAAAAAGTTTCTTTCTAGATTTTCCTTCAAGAAACTGAACTTTCAAAAACATAATCACTTTATTACCTTCCGTTATACTCTCCATTGCTTTCTGTATAAAATTTACTGCCTGATTGTATGGTGGATTTGTGATTATTGTTCCATCCCATGTTTCATTGCTTGTAAGAAAATCAAGCTGTTCTACGTCTTCTATCCTTACAATAAGGTCGCTTGAACGTACTTTATAGCCATGTTCTTCAAATACTTTTGAAAGATGTTTTTCGCCTGCCGCACATTCCCATATAGGTTTATCCTTTGGTATCTCTTCGATTTTTAACAACCATTCAGCAGCTATTGGATCAGTTGCATAGTAGTCTTCATTTTGACGTTCTTTATCAGTATGATTACTTGCACCCAATGTTTTCCAAATGCTGTTTGCATTTCCAGTCCAATCTTTATTAGCCATAATCAATTTACAATTTATAATTCTGTTGCAAAGATACATATTTCTTTTGATATATGCAAATATTTATAAGAAAATTAGTGTTAAAACTATGGTGAAAAAAAATTTTGTTATAACTGAAAGTGATTTGAAGAGAATCATTAAAGAAGAATTAAAGAATGTTATCCATAAAGAAGGCAACAAATGGAAAATCCGTGGACATAAAGGAAAAGGTCACAATGAAGCAGATGGTGATTGGGCTGCTGATTACAAATCCAAAGAAAGTGCAGAAGCTGCACTAAGAGGTTATTTTGCAAAGAAGAAATAAATTTATATTTTAAATAATTTTTCAATCGGTTTATAAGTTTTTGTTGTATTCATCGCATTTGTTACTTCTTTCTGCCATATACATTTAAAATCATTAGGCATGGAGTATTCTGAGACAAATATCTTATATCTGTCTTTATTTTCTTTACACCAATTATAAAAACATTTATAATCAAAGTCTTTACTTGTTTCATATTGTTTTGTATCTCTATAAGGTATATCACAATATACAATAGAATCTTCTGGAATTTCAACCTCTTGATAATCTTTTGAATAAAATTCTAGACCTTTGAAATATGGTATCTGCGAAAGAGTGTTGTTAATTTGTTCTGTTATATAATCTCTTGGTTTTCCATTATTTTGCATCACATTATGTCCTGCATATCCGCCAGAGAAAAATCTTCCATTAAAAGAACCCATCCAACCATACCATCCGACTTCTGCATATTGTTCATCAGTAAGTTTAATAATTCCTTTTCTTTCTTGATTGTAAATATTTCTATAATGAGAATATGTTTCTTTATCAATATAATTAGGATATTTCTTACCATTAGTTAATAACTTGAACATCTCAATTAAATATTTGTTCTTATCATTAGCAATACGTTTGTATTCTGTTGGTACATTTTGTATTACAGAACAACTCCCACAAAACAAATCAACAAATATATTATTGGTATTATATTCAAGTATAATAGGTAGTATATCATTAACTATACGTCTTTTATTCCCCATATATTTCATATCTCTTCAATATTTTTAATTTGTATATTTCTCTTCTCACACTCAGCAACTATTTTATCACAATAGTCCTGCATTTCCTGTTCATCTTGGAAAAATTTTTCAAATGCTGCTCCATGATAGCTTGTCATATCATCTCCGACAAAATAGATGTGTATATGAGGCTTGTAATATACTTTATTATTTTCAATATAACAATTAGATTCCATACCTAAAACATCTTTTTCAGTCAAATCATGTCTAAGAACAAGTGAATACAAATCTTGTTTCACGTAGTATTTGAGCAATGGTATTTTTCCAAATATTCTCCACCAGTGATAGCCTTGTTTTCTATATAGTTTAAACCATGTATTTCGTCTTTTAGGATAAAGACAAATTTCGACAATATTTTGTAAGTTGTAAAAATTAATATTTTTCATCGTTTATTTCTTTAATTGTTTTTGTAAGTCAATAATTTTTTCTTTTAATAATATGCTTCTCATTGCTCCGTATCTCGCTAATTCTAATTGTTCTTCAAGAAATAGTTTGCGATAGTTATCCATTGCAGGAGAGGCATATCCAACTTCATCACTTTCAAATAACGGCTTTAATTTCTTTTGATGAACCCTAATAAGCAAATCCTCTGTATATGTGATGATACCAGTATATTTAACATCATTTTCGTAAAGATAATCATATACCTTATCTAAAATAGATATAGGTACACAATAATAGAAATATTTAATTAACTCAGATTCGTGATGATGCTCTTTCTTAAAATCAGCAAGAAAATCTATCCAACTACGTTTAATTTCAATTTCAGTTAAATAACCACTTTTTGATAATACAAGCATGTCGCATTCATGCCAAATTGGTAGTTTAGAACTTATCCCGTTGACATTGAATGCGATAATGTTTTTTACAAAATTGAAATGGCTGCTTTTAGCTAATGCTACCTCAATTTCGTATAATGTTTTCGATGTATCCATACATTATTCTTTGTTAGACGGTTGCCCTCCGCAAAATCTCCACACCGTTACAATAATACCTAAGACTACTGATAGCCATGAAAAAGGTAATAATCTTAAATCCTCTTTCCATTCCTTGCTTGTAACGTTTTTTAGATTATGATTATGGTCGAATTGATAATTGAACCATACAACAAATACTAAATAAACTACAACGCCTGATAAATAAATCCATAAATACTCCATAATATCATATATTAAAAATTTAACACTGCAAAAATAATACTTTTTATTGGTATATCAAAATATGTATAGTTAAAAAAATATAATCCTCACCATTCAGTATGGCAAGGAAATTATATTATTATATTGTTTCTATATTATCTTGTGTAGTTCACTTCGCTATTTCTTAAAGCGGTAACAAGATTTTCCAAACCTTTTTTTGCCATATTGTATCCATTTGCAGTGCTATTTTTACTACCAAATAGTTTTGCATACTTGTTCAATACACCCAATGCATTCTCAATATCAGCAGCCGCACTGTAATTTCTTGCATCTTGCATACGGTTTTGTACATTTTGTTTAACTGCATTACCTGCGTTTTTAACCCCTTGTACTGCTTTATTAGCAGCATTTCCTACTTTTTGTGCCGCATTGGACATTGCGTTACCAACTTTGTTAGCTGTATTTTTTACACCTTGTGCATCTTTTGAGCCTTGTGCGCCACCAAAAAATCCTTTTACACTATCCCAGAATCCTTCATCAAGGTTTCCGTTTTCAATATTTTCTTTGAGGATATTTTTTATCATACCCTTAAGTTCATCCTCGTTAAGTCTTATAACTGTTTTTGCCATATTTTTGTATTATATAATGTACATTATTTAATATAAATATTGTTATCTTCGATAATAATCATTCCAAACTTGTTGAGAAAGACCTGAATCCAATAAAACAATTTCAGGTTGTTCATCTCTTTGACACATGCCATAATTAGCAATTCTAGTCAAATCTCCAAGAGGAGGTTGATAATCACTTAGGTAAGTATAGAATTGATTTAGCCATTCGTTGTTTTCCAATATTTCTGAGAATTTATCATCATCTATATTGCTTGAAACCCCAAATGACTGCCTTGAGCTTGCATATGATTTAAAACATTTCTTAACAAAATTACAAAAATCTTCAAATGACATACCTAAACAAACCTGAAAATCTTGGGGTTTTGCAGGTAATACATATTCTGTCACAAGATAGCTATCATCGTCTGCAACTTTGTATAAATTCGGTAAAACTCCATAATTCTGCGCACCCCAATCGGCTTCAACATTGTTTTGTGCTATTCCTTTTTGATTTTTAGCTAATTTCAAAACTTTTTCATCGTCAATTTGAAATACCATTCTTGAAGAACCGTTACCTATTGGATTTCCTAAATGCTGTTTGCAATATGCGACACGTTTTGACAATGCTCTGATACTCCCTAATTCTTCATACGAAAAAGTGTCATTCATTGCTTCGTTGATTTGTTTGATTTGGAGGGAATTAAGAATAATTGTTTCACCCTCGCTTAACGGTGCATATTGCCCTTGCCCTTGATCAAGCCATGCAACGTCGTTAACTGGAACAACTTTTGAATAGACTTTATTTCCGTTTGCACCTGCATAATCATAAGCACACATTCTTGATGGGCTAACAAATATACCTGGTTTAATTGGATATGAACTATAAACAGTAATTTTACCAGTCTTTTCAGCATTCAAATAGTCATCTATCGTTGTATCTGGATATTCCATATCTCCGTATTCCTCATAGTTCTTTTTAGCATCTGCCAACATCTCTTCAAATGAAAGAATATCTTCAGTACTTCTAATCCATGTACTGTTGACAAAATGTACGTCATCAGCAGGATTATTCTTTAATATAATATCCAATTGTCTTTGTTTGTTGCCCTCAAATAATATATTTTTCATTTGGTTCTCACTAACAATAAATGTATTCTTTGGAATTTTGCAAAATATCTTCATGCTTCAATTTATATTACTTTTATTGCTTTCTGATTAATTTGCTTGGTGTCATATTTTGAGTTCCATTAGGTTTCATAATGTACCATGTATTACCCATATCGTAGCTAAATTCCCAAAACGTTCCTGACATATGCCCAGTGGATTTTGATTTTGCTTCATTTGAAGCCGATGTTATTGTGCGGTATGTGAGATGTCTTCCATTTCTTGCAGCAGCACCATTCATAATATCAATTTCTTTACGAAAACTTTTTTCTCCGTTTGCCCCTCTTCCGAACAAATCCATTGTAGATGAAATTTTATCAGTATTGAAATTTTTAATTTTATAAATAGTAAATTTATTATCCGACAATACAATATTGTCCGAACTCTTGAACGTTGCGCCGTTTCTATCAAAAGTAGATGGTTGAGATAATACATCATTAGGTGTATGTCCTCCATTGTCAACTGTGAGGGGATTAACCCCCAAGTTTCTGTGAACATCTGACCTACTATTCAATGGCGTTGCACTATCTTGATAGCGATACTCATTTACAAATTCGTTAATTGCCTCGTATATTAAAGTTTTTAAGTCTTTCATAATCAAAAATATTATCTAAAATATAAATATTCAGGAAAAACTCCTTAAACATATAATTATGTCAGATATTTATTGTTATAAAGAACAAAAGTACAGACAGAATGAATAATAATATGAATGTATATGGTTTCAAGGAACAAGATTACTTGAAAACTTGGTTAGAAGAAACCCGTGATTGGAGGGAACATGAACATACACATCTTGCGGAAGTTGAAAAAAGATTAACAAAAGAAATCAACGATGCAGAAATAAGTATCAATACCAATGTTGATACTGCCGAAACTGCAATCCTCCGTAAAATTGAAGAACATAACAATTATGTTGTTGAAACAATTCAACCGAAAGTGGAATCAATAGAAACTAAAGTTGATAATCACACTGGAGTGTTGGCCAATATTCAAAATTTAATAAATCAAATATTAGGAAGGATATAATAAACAAATGAGAAAGGAAAGCTATAGAAGATATGATTATGATTCTGACGTAGAATTGATTACCAGAACTGAGCAGATAGAGGATTATCTTGACAGTAAGTTTTCCAATATCTCGGTTGATACTGACGTTGTAAAGGATACAATAGAAACAACCATAAACAATTCTATGCAGGATGTTAAAAATGGTATTTGTGGAGTGAATTGCCATATTGAGAATGTCAAAAATGAAATAATCAACAATATGAGTTGTGGAGTTAATCCATGCGTTGCAACTAAACAAGATATTGCAGATGCAGTTACAAAAATAAACGCTCATACTGATGAGAAATTTAATGAGGTTGATTTTTTAAAACAATTCTCAGACCTAAATGAACAGATTAAGAATATCAAAACAACAAATCTTTGAAATATTCTAATTGAGAAACGGATGGTTAACCATTAACAGTAACCATCCGTTTTTGTTATTTCCCTAAGAATTTCGACAGACTTTCCATATCTCCACCATTCCCAAGATAAGAAGACAGCATATCTAATAATTTGTCATCTGGCTTAATATGTTTAGTTTCATTTAATTTGATGGTGTTTTGAGGTAATTCAGAGGAATGTTCATCTATCTTTGTCGCATTTTTAACCCTCATTTTTGCGAGTTCAATATTGTCATCTTCTGGAACTGGCTCTTTTCCAAGAATTGAACAAACTTGTTTTTCAATACTTCGTAAATCATTTAGTATAACTAACGGCTCTTGCGAAGAACCACTTGCAGGTATCTCTTTCTCTGATATAAATCCTAATATTTGTTTTGGACGAGTGATTGCAACATATATCAGATTTTCTTCCTGCTGTCTTTCCCAATCACTGTGTGCTAATTTTGATGGCATTGAGGAACGGCATAAAATATATACGTTGTCAGCTTCTAATCCTTTTGCCTTATGTATTGTAGAAAGAATGATACCATTATTCTCTTCTTTGAAGATATTTTCTATATTTTTTATTAATTTTGTTTTTGTTGTTAATCTTTCTGATAGAGTCAACAAACTATTGATTGAATCATATCTTTCCATGATATTACTTGTTAAAGTTGCATCGTCTTTGGAAAGTCCGTAATTTCGCATTAACTTGTTTCTCTCTGTGAAAAGATTATCAAACAAGCGGACAAATACCCCATCTTTTGTTAAGTCTTGGTTTAATTCTTCTTTATCAATATTTTCAAGCATTTTAATGAGGTTTAAGCCAATATCAGAGCCTTTGATATAACATTGTACTTTTTTGCGTAAAAGTTTTGTATAGAGTTTTAAAAGTGGTGCTTTTGTACGGGCTAATACCATATCGCCATCTTTTAAATCTTTAATCTTGCAATCATATCTGATTTCTCCATCTGGTGCATCTTCTCTTGCTTGAATATTCCCAACATATTCCTTTGCCATATCAACAACTGATGTAGGGCAACGGTATGTAATAGGTAATTCAAATGTATGAGTATTAGGGTAATTACAAAGATATTGAAATGCTTCTGGGCTGCTTCCTGCGAAGACATTAATGGATTGCCTTTCATCACCCACACAGATAAAACGTGTTCCTCTTTTAAAGCATTTAAACATTAATTGATTATATACTAATGAGAAATCTTGAACCTCATCAGCAAATATCCAATCATATTGTAATCCAATTGGGCGTAAGGAGAGTTCAACTGGAAGCCATACCATATCGGTATAATCAATAACAGTCGTATTTTCTTTTCCCCATTTTAATACTTTTTTGACAACAGATGCTTCGTCAAAGTTGATAGGTATATCATATTTTCTGGCGATTTTCTCAATATCATTTTCAGATTGTGCTAAATTAAACCTTGCGAAATCAACCAATTTCGTTATACTATCAATATATTCATTTACTTGCGATGTCGTTAAATGTTCATCCTGTATACTGGTTAATTCATTAATGTTGCTTTTTATATAACTCCTATATTTATAATCATTTTTCTCAATGTTATCTCCAAGATTTCTTCGCAATATGGCAAAACCTAAACTATGCATTGTTTTAACATAACAATTACTGTAGTTTTTTACTTTCTCTTGTAGGGTATTGACAATGCTTTTATTAAACGCAAGAAATAAGCATTTTTGGGATTTTGGAACAAGTTTCATGCAAGAAACTATCACCGTGGTTTTGCCGCTACCTGCAAGGGCTGAAATAACTGCATTTCCTGTACCATGTTGAACAAAATCAAATACATTTTGCTGGTATGTACTTGGTGTATATCCTAAATCTATTTTCTTTTTTGCCATAGCTGTTAAATTTTATTATTAAACATTTTGAAATCATTTAAATACGCTGTTAGAATTCCTCCGTATTTTTTAATAAAATCATGACAGACACTATCTATGAATTTATTAACTTTGTTTTTATATATTTCCACATCAAATTTATTATTTGAAATCTTTGGTAGATGGGTTTCCTTATATTCGGTATTCAAAACATGATTGATATTCTTTAACTCATTATCACTACTTGATGTAATTTCTTGCTTTATTACATTTTTTAATTTATTATAATTTTTATATGTTATAGTCTCTTTATATTTTTCTCTATAATTTTCATCAGTGCATCCAACTGCTTTCAATTCATTGTATACTTGTGTAATAAAAGCTTTTTTCTCGAATTTATTACTCAAATAAAGTAACTTTCCAATATTTTGTAATAATTTATCTGTGTTTTGAAACATCATATTATGAGCTGCTATCAAATCTTGATTAGTATTTATTGGTTCGTTTCCCTGTGAAAGAGACTTCCAATCATCATATAAATGCATAAGCTCATGCGAAATACTTGTTTTTAATAAATGTTCATTACATATTCCATTTTTATCTAATGTAATATTTAGATAGATATTCGGGCAATTTAACTTCTTATCGGTTTTATTGAACCCCAAAGTGCCATATTCATTGTAATATTGTGCTTTTATGTTTGAAAACATATTTCCTTCAGATATATTGATCGATAAGGATAATCTGTCGGCATACTGGCTATTCTTGAAAAAATGTAAAAAATCTCCATTGTTTTCATTATTATTCAATAAGGAAGAGATATCATCCTTACACCATTGAAGGATGATATCGGTCATTTCTTCCAGATATCTTGGATAATGAAGTTCTTCGTTCAAAAGTAATTGGGATAATTGACTTTCTGTTAATCTTTCAATGCGTGGTACAAATCCTATAAATAAATTAGTTATCATTTTGTTTAATATCTTTAAGTCTATTGATGAGTTCCTCAACCTCTTCAGTATTATCTAAATTAATTCCCAATAAATCAGCCAATTCTTCCAACTTTTCTTTTTTATATTTAAAATGTTTGTCAGAAATATATTGTTTGATTTCCTGAACAGTATATTTTGGTTCATAATCAAACATTGCATTAAAATTAAGATTTATCCCATTACAAGATAACACAATTATATCTGAAATAATACTTATTGGTATGAAACATAATCCCGCCAAATTATTGACATCTGTCGTAAGTATCTTGTGAAGTGTTTCAACATCCGTTTTGAGAAAATCAGCAATCTCTTCATCTGTCATTTTGTTGTATGTTTGTATTTCACGTATTACTTGGCGAACATACTCATACAACTTTTTATTCAATTCTTTGCTTTCGTTCTTTAAATCTGTAATATTCATAACTTTATTTTTAAACTATGTTATTTGTTCTTTTATTATTATCCAACACTTAAAGGAAATTTAATACTTGGATAACTTTCATATCCTTCAATCTTAATATCATCAAAGGTAAAATCATCAATGTTCTTAATAGCAGGGTTAAGCCACAATTTAGGAAGATTGTATTTATGAGGATTTCTTGTCAGTTGTTCTTTTACTCCTTCAATTTGATTTTCATAAATATGACAATCTCCTCCAATCCATATAAATTCATCAGGAATCATATTTACACACTGGGCAATCATATTGGTAAGAATACTATAACTTACCCAATTGCCAACAGTTCCAAGAGGAACATCTTGTGAGCGACAATTTAACATGCAGCTTAATCCGTATTTGGGAACATTAAGTTCATCCAATTTTTCAACTGTAGCACTTTTCCATTCATCATATTCTCCATTACTATGCTCACATAGCCAATCTAAACGTTCCATATTTGTTAACGAACGTGCATAAAACTGAGCGAAATAATGACAGGGAGGAAGAGCCATAAAACGTAATTCTCCAACATTCCAAGAGGAAAGAATTATTCTTCTATCATTTGGATTTGTTTTTAATGTATTAATAATATTCTGTATTTGGTCTATACCGTTCCAATTACGCCACTGGTAGCCATAGATCGGCCCAATATCACCAAATTTATATAAGCATGAGAAACGTAATTGTGAGGTATCATTCCGTATAAATGAAATTCCTATCTCATCTTCTTGTTGCGTATGATACAAAAATTTATTTTTTTCGATACCAGAAATGAGTTCCTTCATATCATTATATTCACAAAGAATATTTCCATTTTTATCTCTTATAACATATGTAAAACTTTCTTCTAATTTACGAGTAATAGGGAATTCTTTCTGAGGTAGGTTATTGAACCATCTATAAGCATCATCATCCCATATATGTACATTGTTATCTACAAGATATTTAATATTTCTTTCAGCCTTTAAGAAAAATAGTAATTCATAAATAAAGCCTTTTGTGAATACTTTCTTAGTTGTAAGTATAGGAAGTCCATCTTGTAAATTAAAACGCATCATACGTCCAAAAACAGACCGTACAGCCCCACTACGTGTTTCTTTATACACTCCATTATCCATTATATCTTGGAGCAGGTCTAAATATTGCTTATCTACATTATTCATTGTTTTTTTCCTCTTCTTTCTTTAATTCGTTATCTTCGATATTATCGTCTTCTGGTTCGTAATCTTCACTCATCGAGAAATTTATATTCATACATTTAAGAAGATTAAGAATAGAAACTTGTCCTTCAACGCCTCTGTATATTGTCTTACCATTCAGTTTCAAAGCGAAATCACCAGTAATATCATTAACTGACAAATGATAGGCAAGATTAGTAAATGCTTCTTCTGTAATTTTATTGTCGTTGATAAACTCTTCTTTTAGTTCATCAAGTTTTTCCATATCAGTATCAGGAAGCCTTACGCCTTGATATTTCTTAACGATGTATTGATTAACTGTTTTTCCTGTGCTTTCTCCGCTTCTAAAACCAATATAATCATTTACATCTACATTTTTATAAAGATAAGTCCTTCCGTTCTTGAATACTATCTTTAGATTCTTTGTAGCCTCATTGTTGTCATAACATAGGCTATATACCACATTGCTACTGTCATACCATGTGTGGTCTTTGTTATTCACATACCTATTATATACTACCATATTTCTATATAAGTTTTTAACAATGCAAAGATACTATTTATTTTTGAAATTTCCAAATGAATACCACTATTAATGTTGAAATCAGCATAGTTTTTATATATCTTTAAGATTAGACTGTTAAAGAAAATAAAGTATGGACAAATTAGGAAACAAGAAAATTACAGATGAGCTTCATTTGGTGATGGATTACATTACAGAAAGCTTACTTAAAGAATATCCTTCCAATAAGGTAACACCCGAATACTTTTTATTATCAATCCTGAGTAATGAAGATTGTATTGCATATAAGACAATTAACAAGATAATGTTTAACGAAACCATTGAAATGTTGAAAACATGGTATTATCAATACCTTTCTGATAATTCTTCACAATTGGTTTCAACAGAACAACCTATAATAGACAATCTTCTTCAAAACGCATTTAAAACGGCAGAAGCGCAGGTAGATGATGATGTTATTAATTCGGCAAATATATTATATAGTCTTTTAGAAACAGACGAAACTGTTAAAAAATCGTTTAGATTGTTAGGCGTAACTGAGGAACAAGTTAAGGAAAATATAGTATCATATAAAAACGAACCTTTTACAAAAGACCAAAAACGGGATAAAAAACAAAAAGAACTTGCTATTATAAAGGCTACAAATGAAATGTTAGAGGAATATAAACATACTAAACAAAGAGAAAAAAATGAAAATAGCAGTTCTTCATCTAAAATAAAGACACTTGTTATGCAAAAGCCAAAATCCAAACCTTCTACTAATGAGGTTGATAAAAACTTGATTAACTTGAATACGTTGGCGTTAGAGGGAAAAATTGATGAGGTGTTTGAAAATGATGATGTAATTTTTGATATATTTACAAATCTTCAAAAAAGATATAAAAATAATGTTGTCGTGATTGGCGAAAGCGGATGCGGCAAAACTTCCACCATTCGTCATATAGCTAATATGATTGTCAATGAGAATGTTCCTAAGCCTTTCTTGAAGAAAAAACTTATGCAATTGGATTTCTCATCTTTGTTATCAGGAACTGGTTTTAGAGGCTCATTTGAAAGTAAATTCAATAGTATTGTCAGTGACGCAAAAAAAGATGGGAATTATATTTTTTTCATTGATGATATACAATCAATATTGAATGATAAGTCAAAATTTGGTGAGGTTGACATTGAAACTATGTTGGATACAATTTTGATGGAGAAAAATATCCAATTTATTTGTACAGCAAGCAATAAAGGCTATAAGAATTGTATTGAAAATAATCAATCGTTTAAAAGAAGATTTCAAAAAATAACGATGGAAGTTCCGTCTTTGGAGAGATCTGTCAAGATAGTTAATAATATTAAATACAAAATGGAAAACTTCCATAATGTAAAATATGATGATAAAATTGTTGAAGATTGTGTGAAATTATGCAAACGTTATATAACTGATAATGTGTTGCCAGATTCAGCAATTAATGTTCTTGATAAAGTTGGAGCTAAAATTTCGTTAAATCAAAAGGATAGTGCAAAAGTCAGTGAATTAAAAAACAAATTGAAATTAAATGAAATTGAAAAACAAAAGGTTGACAATCTAACTTATAAGGATTATGATAGATATGATGAGCTTATAAGAAAAGAGATACAGCTTAAGACACAATTATCCATTTTGGAAAAAGAACAAAACTTAAACAAAGTGCCGTATAATGTAACTGACAATGATTTAAGAGGAACTGTTTCTGAAATGTCAGGAGTGTCAATACAAAATCTTTCCATCAATGATTTGGATAAATTGAAAAGTATTAACGAGCATATTAAAGAAAGCGTCATTGGTCAAGACGAAGCTGTAGATGTTGTATGTAATGCTATAAAGAAACAGAAATTAGGCATTTCAAATCCAAATAAACCTGCCGTATTTTTATTTACTGGAAGTACAGGTACTGGTAAAACACTTCTTGCTAAGAAAATTGCAAAAGAAGTATTTGGGGATGAGAATTATCTAGTTCGATTGGACATGAGTGAATATGCGGATAAGATGAGTGTAAACAAATTATACGGTGCAGCCAGTGGTTATGTCGGCTATGATAATGGAGGTATTTTGACTGAAGCAATTAAAAAGAAAAAACACTGCGTTTTATTGCTTGATGAAATCGAAAAAGCTAATGAAGAAGTACATAATGTGTTCTTACAATTATTCGACGACGGAAGATTGACCGATAATACTGGTTATGCGGTTGATTTCAAAAATGTTATCATTATAATGACATCGAATGTGGGGGCGAAAGAAATTGATGAGAAAGGAGATGGCATTGGTTTTAATAAGAATACAGTAGATAACAATGAAAACATAATCAAAAAAGCGATAAAGAGAAAATTTAAGCCCGAATTTATTAACCGTATAAACAAGATTGTTTATTTTAATAAATTATCCGATGACAACCTTAAGGATATTGTAAGATTAGAACTGAAAAATTTTGAAAAGAGGCTGAATAACGCTGATTATTATTTGGAAGATAATTTTATTGATAATGATATGATTGATAAAATATATAACAAAATAGAAGGAAATAAATACGGTGCGAGAACAATTATTAGACAAATTGAGACAGATGTCGAAGATATTGTTACCGAATATATTTTGAATAATAATGTTTCTAAAAACCATATATTTACAAAGAAAGAATTATATAATTAATATTTTTTAACAGTCTGTACTTGTTTTGGAACGGATTTTTCTGTATCTTTGCAGAAAATTTCCGTTCTACTATTTATATAATAATTGGTATAATTTGGAAATAATGAAAGTAGTCATTGATGAAAATACTGAAGATTATGTGATCAAGAATATACTCACGGAATCTTTTTATCCAACTACAGAGAAAGTTCTTTTAGTTAAAGATTATTTAGATAAGAACTTTGCGAAGACTGAAAGTGATGATATTGGTAAGGATGGATATCCTGTAAAAATCAAAACGGCGGTCTTGTTGAGCAATAATGGACAACCGTTAAAAACATTCCAAGCAAGAGAACTTTTAATGATGCTGGATGATAAATTTCAAAAAATGATTACAAAAGAGGATGACAGAAAAAAATTCTTTAAACAAATTATAAGAGACTGGTTTAATAATAAAATATCAAAAGAAGGAATTTTATCTGTCAATCTGTTAAAATAATGACTAAATTGACAAGATGAGAAAAAGAGTTTTAAACGTAATTTTAGTATTTTTGTTCTTTATGTGCAATATTTGTACAGGGAACGCAGCGAATGAAAATGATGTATGGGATGATTTAGTAAATGCAATAGCGCATGTAGAAAGCAGACATAACACAAAGGCAGTATCTAGTTGTGGAACTTATGTAGGATTTCTACAGATTTCAAAACCAGTAGTTGATGAATGTAATCGAATAATTGGAAAAAGAAAATATACTTATAAACATCGCTACAATAAAGAAAGTTCAGTTGAAATGTTTTACATAATACAGAGGTATTATAATCCTGAAAACAATATTGAAAAAGCTATTAGAATATGGAACGGAGGGCCTAATTTTTCAAAAAGAAAAACTGAACGGTATTACCATGAAGTAATAAAGGTTTATCATGTTATTGCGGCTTCGTAAGAGACTTAAATCAGTCTCTTTTTTTTATTTGTATTAAATGTTTCTTAATATTTATAGGTAATAATAATTATTTCTTATCTATAAATATTTAAAATGCCTGACATAAGAGATTATAATTTGAATAGATGGGGGTTCGTTGATGACAGTGGAACTCTCATAACAATAGCTTCCTCAAATGTAAGTATAGACGAATTAAATAGTATATTAGGTACAATTAACATTGTTCCAAATGATGACAATTATGTGTTGATGGTTAATGGCAGAGAAGCTGGCGTGATCTCAATCACATCACAGTTAAAATTAAAAAATGTTGTTTACAACCCTGACACACAATCTATTGAATTTACATTCGAATCTGATGAGGGAGAAAAGAAAGTATCTGTCGACGTACATGAATTGGTAGATGTTTATACAGCAGGACAAGGTTTAGGAGTTGATAAAAACCAATTTTTCATAAAAATTGATCCTTCTTCTGAAAAATATCTGTCTGTATCTGAAAATGGTATTAAAATTAGTGGATTAGATACTCTCCTTAAAAATCTGAATGAAACATTAGCTAATTTTGGTCAAGAAACTGCAAAAGCATTTGACCAGATTAATAATGTGTTAGAAACCAGTATCAATACGATTAATGGTGGTATTGATAACGAAATTCGCCCTGCAATTACAAAGAATGAGGAATCCATTACTGCCTTGCAAGAAAAAGTAGATGGTATTGTTGTTCCTACCAAAGTTTCAGAACTTGAAAATGACGCACAATATCAAAATGCTGATGAGGTTGACGCTAAAATATCTGCTCACATACAAGAAGCCGAAGACAAATTTGCTACAAAAGATGAATTAACAGAAGAAACTAATGCAAGAACTGTTAAAGATACACAATTACAAAATGATTTACAATTAGAAGCAGAGACAGCGAGAACAGCCGAAAAAGCAAATGCTGATGCAATCTCTGCTATCAATGAGGTATTGCCTACCAAAGTTGAATATACTGATGTTGCGACTTCTGAGAATCCTGGACGTAAGGCTATCATATTAAAAAACCATGATACAATCCTTGGTAATACAAAGAACGGAACTTCTGTGAACATTGCAATGGTTTCTAAATGGGACAAAGTAGACCTTGGTTCTGCACAGGTTTCTATTAATTTGAACGGTAAGGATGAAAGACCTACATACAATGACGAGAAAGAAATTGCATTGCTTGAAGATGTACAAGGTCTTGGAGCAACTATCGTATTGGAAAAAACAAACGATTTGCAATATACGTTGAAAGTAGGTGATGCGATCGTCGGAACTATTGACATTCCTAAAGACCAATTTGTAAAATCAGTTTCATATAATGAAGAATCTAAGACAATTGACTTCGTATTTGAAACAACTGATGGTGAACAAACTGTCACTGTGAATGTTTCTAACTTAGTTGATACTTACACCGCAGGAAATGGTATTTCTTTGACCTCTAACGAGTTTTCTCTTAAAATTGATGCAACGACACAACAATACATAGAAGTATCAGCGGAGGGACTTAAAATTGTTAATATTGATGAAAAACTTGCAGAAAAGGTTGGACTTGTTGATATTGCAACAAAAGAAAACCCGAACCGTAAGACTATTCAATTGAATAATCATGATACTATTAGCGGTATTGATACAAGCGGTGTAGGATACAACTTGGCAATGATTTCTAAATGGAATAAGGCTGATTTCGGTTCTGCATCTATTCCTATTAATTTAAATGGTTCTGAAAAAAGACCTACATACAATGATGATGAAGAAATCGCATTGATGAAGGATATCGAAGAAATTAAACTTCCTATTGAATTTAATTTCCCGATTAGAACTTTGCAAGATAAGGTATATACTCAAAAAGAAATCTTTGGTTGGTTTAGCGTTGCTGATGCTGCTGAATTAAAAGGTCTTATTGTAAGGGAAGGTCAATTCTACTTGAAATTCGGTATTCAATTGAGTGGAAATCCTTATTACTATAAGATGCCGATTCAATATATTGCATTTGAATCTGCAAACCAAATCAAGATGGTTGTTATTGGTCTTGATACAACTAATGACATGCCTACCAAGTATGAAATTATTATCAACTTGGATGGTACGATTGCTGAAGGTAATTCTAACATCAAAGTAACAAGTAGCGATTTGGCATTTGCTACTGATATGCCTTCATTGGACGGTTATGCAACTGAGGAATGGGTAAATACTCAAGGATTTTTGAAAGAACATCAAGATATTTCTAATTTAGCAACCAAGGATGAAGTTGCGTTGAAGGCTAATCAATCTGATGTTGACTTCCAGGTTAATGCGTTGAATGAGAAGATTGATGCTATCAAAATTCCTACAAAAGTTAGCGAATTGGAAAATGATGCTCAATACCAAACTTCAAGCGAAGTTGATGCTAGAATCCAAGCGGTAGTTGGTGCAGCACCTGAAGCATTGGATACGTTGGAAGAAATTGCAAATAAATTGTCAGACAATGATGATATTGTAGCTTCTCTTACTACCCAAATTGCAGAAAAGGCAACCACTGAAGCTTTGAACGCTGAAATTGAAGCCCGTTCAGCAAAAGATACTGAATTGCAAGGAAACATTGAAGCAGAAACTCAAGCAAGAATTGCTAAGGATACGGAAATTGAAACTGAATTGGCTAATAAGGTAGCTTATACTGATGTTACAACTGAGGAAAATCCGAACCGTAAGGCTATTGTGCTGAATAATCATGATACTTTGCTTGGAAATACAACAAGCGGAAGCGCAGTTAATATCGCAATGGTATCTAAGTGGGATAAGGTTGATTTAGGTTCTACTCAAGTTTCAATCAATCTGAATGGAAAGGACGAAAGACCTACCTATAATGATGACGCTGAATTAGCATTGCTTAGCGATGTTCAAGAGATTACCGTTCCTACTAAGGTAAGTGAATTGGAAAACGATTCATTGTATCAAACCAAAGATGAAGTTGATGCTGCTATCGCAACAAAAGCAGAACAAGCTGACATTGATGAAATTAAGGCTGACTTGGAACAATTCAAAGCTCCTTATGAAATCGATTTGAATGCATTGAATAGTGCGGGTGATGCTGATAGTGAAGCTATTTCAACGGCTATTGGTGGAATTGATAATTTGAGGGCGGTTATAAGCGAAAACAGAAGCGTTATTGGCGATATTAATAATGGAACTGTGCCAGTTTCCATTAGAATATTGGGTAATATTACTACTGTTTATTATGTACTTGATAGCCTCGCAGGTTATACCTTGAATGAAATCAATATTCAAAATACAAGTGGAACTCTCGCAAAGAATAGCGTAACACATAGCGTTATGAGCGAAGAGATGGTTGTTGACAATTTGACTAGTGACGAAGCTACATTACCTTTGTCAGCTAAACAAGGTAAGGTTTTGGATGGAAAAATTCAAAAGAAAGGTATGTACTACCAAGGTGTTAAAGTAGATACACGAAAACTGTTTGCTTTAACTAAGGAAAGCTCTGAGGATGATATTAAGGCAGCATTGCAATTAGAAACCTCAAGTGGTAGTTATACATTACCTACAGCCGAAATTCTTGATGATTGCTTAGGAAAGGGTTATCAGTTGCTGTCAAATTGGATGCCAATATCAGTAGCTTGGAACGGAGCAGCATATGTTCTGTATATTGTGGGACAAAACTATATGATGCAACCAACAGGTTTGTATACTGTATCAATTAAAATTACTGATGGCGTATATAGCGTATTCCAAGCAGCTAAAGTTGAAGAATTTGCTATCATAAGTAAAATTAACACTCAAATCGAAAGTTTGTATCAAACTGTTAATGATTTAAAATCCAACATTCCTATCTTGTCTGCAAAAGTTGAATTATTAGAATCAAAAGTAGATAATTTAGAAAAATCAAATTCAGAAGTAGTTGAAACCTATGATGGTTCTCAGGAATTAAACGATGAAGCTAAAGCGTATTCAATAAGTAATGCTAATATAACGAATAGCCCATCTATTACGGCAAAGTCTGTAATCTTAAATGATTCTACATTAACTAATAATGCAAGAATGCGAATCAAAGCGGAAAATGTTAATATAAATAATTTACAAGTAACTGGTGACTTTCCTAAATCAACTTCAAATTCTGTAATAAACATTAATGATACTGAAAATATAATCTTTAAAGATATGACATTTAATTCAAGTAATGTTTATAATGGTATTGAAATTGGTTTATCATCTGATAATTCTAAGTTGCCTAAAAATATAATCTTTGATAATTGTAGATTTGAGGGTAGCTTCTCAAATAATGCGATATTAATATTTGGAACACAAAATAATGCAACTATTACTTTGAATAACTGTTACTTTGAAAGAATATCTAACGCATTAAGATTAAGTAATAAATCTAATGCAAGTGGAGTAACTGTCAATATTATTAACTGTACAGTTGATGAGTGGGATAGCAATCCTTTATGGAGTGGTTTCTTAATATGTGAAGATTATACTAATACAGAAAGTGAAGCCCAAGCTGAAGAAGCTAACTTATTCAGTCCAGAAAAGATTAAAGTAAACTTTATTAATTTAATCCATAATGGTGAAAAGATATTACCTTCGGATATAGTGTCAGTTTGTGGTAGCAAAGATGAAAATCAAGTAGTTGTTGTTTGTATAGATGCTATACAGGGAAGCGATTATTGTATAAATTATGATGCAAATAAATTCCCAACAATTACTTTTGAGTAAAATAGATATACTTTACATGGATAAAACGGTAGAAAATATCTGCCGTTTTATTTTTTCAATATACTATTTATTATAAACAAATACAGACAATAATGGATGAAAAACAAACAATTTTAGGAACTATAGCATCCGCTTTCAGTAAGTTCGTTGGTGCTGTGAAAAGAAATGGGGTTGCAGTATCAACATATTGTACACTGCTAATTATAATAATATATTCTGTAATAATTAACCCTATTAATTTAGAACACGTTATTGAGACATTGCAAAAAAATGACAGACAAGAGCATTTTGCTTCTATAGACAAAAGGTTATTAGCAGACCAGATGATTCCGCCTATACTTGAAAATATCAGGCTGCGATATGGTGTAGACAGGGTATGTTTAATGGAAATGCATAATTCAACCGAGAACATAAACAAAGTATCATTTTTATATATGTCTTTAGTTTATGAACAATATGATTTTACTAATGATTCAATCATGCCAATCTCGGATTATTATCAAAAACAGAGAACTAGTGAATATTATGACATTTTTAATGAAATGGACAAAAATGGTTATCTTTATATTGAAAACATTAAAGAATATAAAGGAACTGTAGGTGCAAGATTATGTAAAAAATTAGTACACAACGGGAGTAATTCTATTTTTGCGATACCATTAACAAAGAACGGAAGAATTGATGCAATGCTTGTGCTTACTTCAAGAGAAAGTACAATGAATATAAAAGATATAGGAGGTCGTATCTCTACTGACATTGAAAAATTAAAGGCACTTATTTTTTGACAATATACACAAACGCAAAATAATGGAGATTTTTAGAATCCCCATTATTTTTATGTTTTTCTTTTCTGTAATACTTCTTTTTGTTACGGTGTGGTCTATCTATTGCAATCCATCTTCCGCCGTTTCTTTCCATTTCAATTTCTCTGTTTGCTTTTCTGAAAGCCTTAATACAGTCTTCGTCAATCAGATTCTTTTTCTTTTTCTTGCCCATTATATTTCAGTTTAAAGAATTTAGATAAATGGTCTATCATGATATGGTCATGATTAAATGCCCAATCTTCAGCCATTATATCATAAATATTAACATATAGCACCTTATCTTTATCAAAATTTCCGATCTCCATCCATTTTACATCGGCAACCTCATCTACTTCTCCCCCAATAGCTTTCTTCTCATTAAAGTCTTCGTTACCTTTCGCAAAATAAACATAATGTATTGTTACATTCTGTCTTTTATCCGCTTTGGGGTCTGAATTGATATACATAAATTGTAAACGTTCTTCTTTTGCAATAAACCCACACTCTTCCATTAATTCTCTTGTGGTAGCTTCTCTATCACATTCGTTGAAGTCTAGATACCCTGAGCAGGTGCATAGCTTTCCTTGTTCATCAGCAGCACCTTTTCCTCTGCGTTCAATTAAGGCATACAGTTTATTGCCTTTTATTTTAAATACAAACACACATACTGCTATTGAACGTGAAATCCAATATTCTTTACCGTCTACTTTTACTGGAAAATTTTTCATAATTGTTCTGTTTATAAATATAATTTTAAATTTTCAATTATAAATGGATCTAGAATATCAATTTTATTTTCTCCACCATGTTTGATATTGGCTTCCATAGCTATTATTGTCTTTTGAAAACTGTTACTACATGTCAAAGATATATACGGATAATAACTAGGTTTATTTATTAGATTATTTTCTGTTAAATTACTTACAATATGATTCAGTAATTCAATGTCTGTATATTGTAGTCCATACAAATGATTTATACCCTTTACACTTTCTAAATATTTCTCTTGTCTTAAAGGCATTCTTCTGAAATCATTTGTTTTCATTTCAAGAAAATTACTAATAAATTCATATTGATTTGAATAGTTAATAATAATCCTTTTTTCCATGAAGTTAAACCATTGAAGACTTATTTCAGAAGGATGATTATAAACCATTGAAAGCATTGTAGGTCGCATAATAAAAATAACAATACCTCCCAATCTTTCTATTTCCTTTCTTTCATTTGGAAAACGTACATCATCAACTACAATGTTTACATCATCTGGTAAACTTTCTATTTCATTAACCAATTGGATAATATGCCAATCAGGGTAATATTTTCTGATAATATCAGTTCCTACAATTTGAAGCATTGCCCTTACAGTTGGAATTCCGTAAGGTAAATTAATCAATTCATTTTTAATCACTTCATAACCTATGCCAGTTGCTTCATTGATGATGTGTATGAAATTATCATCAATCTTTAATAGGTTAGTGATATCAGTATCATTGTTTTTTAACTCATTTAATTGAGTTAAGGATATATCCCCCAACAATTTACAACATAGTTTTTTTAAATAATTTGCAATTGTCAATATTTGATATCCTTCTTCATTATGTAATACTTGAGCTAAAGTTGATTTTCCGCTTCTTGCCCTACCAGCAAATCCTATAATATTATTAGCCATATATTTCCTTTCTTATACTATTCATCTGATAAATCTTTTAAAACCCCGTCACTGTTGCTATCATAGTATTGACTTTGATTAACGACAGTTTCCAAATCTTTCAATATTTTTGAAATGCTCGCAGTCTCTTTTGGATATACTTTTGTATCTTTTTCATGTTCTACAACCTCAGTCCTTGTTCTAATGTCCCTAACAGTTTTCTTTATACCTGCTTGCAGCAACACTTCATCATCGAAATTATATCCATTCTTTAATAGTTCAAAAATTACTTTTTTATTTAAAGCTAATTCTGAAACCTTTTTCCCTTTATATTTACCATCTTCAATGATATTATCTAATTTAAGTTTATTCATGATTAAAAATATATAATAATTTGCGATAAATATCGCTTATTTTTAAAGAAGTGGTAAATTTTTTGTATATTCATCAATTTCATCATTCCACCAAGGGCCTATACCTATACAAGTTTTCGTTTTAACGTTATGAAACTCTGTTAAACCCACATCTTCAATAAGTACACAAGGTATTTGTGGGGAGTTACTTTTTATATTATTATATAATTCATCCAATTCTTTTTCACTATTGACATAAACACATATTTTGGTAAATATGCCATTAAGCCATTTATCCAATACAGAATCCTTATTAAAGGATAGAGTATATTTAACCCTATCATCTGGATATTCCATTTTATCAAACACAGTAAGCAATGCACCTAATGATGCATGAGAACCTTGTGCTATTGCTTTGCCAGTTCTCATTTTCAAATCTTTCCTGATAACTATTACTTGTTTAACTTTTCTGTCTTTATTATTCATTTATATAACTTTGTATTCCTTTATGATATTTAATTATAAAGCTGCTATGCACTACACATAGATGATTGCTGAGATATGAAGCCTTATGGTAGTTGCTGTTAAGCAGCTTTTTTATATTTTAGAGTATTGACAACATATTTTGTATCTATGGTAATAGTCTTTCCTTTATAATCAGAAAAATCGTACATAACATTGTTCAATACTTGTTCCATAATTCTTTTCAACCCTCTTGCACCAGTTTTTGTTTCCAATGCATATTCAGCAATCTTTTCAAGTGCCTTGTCTAAAAAATTCAATGTAATATCATCAAGGGCTAATAGCTTTTGATATTGTTTAATAATCGCATTTTTAGGTTCTTTCAAAATTCTGACTAAATCTTTTTTAGTTAAATCTTTGGTTGATGTAATGATTGGGAAACGACCTATCAATTCTGGGATAAATCCATATTTCTTCAAATCTTCTGGCGTTACATTGTTCATTATATCTTCCGTATTCTTTACTGTAGGTTGCTGATTAAAACCAATACGACAAGTATTACAACGTTTAGATATAATCTTATCCAATCCTTCAAAAGCTCCCATAAAAATGAAAAGAATATTTGTTGTATCAACATAAAGCAACGGTTGTTCAGGATGTTTTCTACCACCAAAGGGAGGTACACCTACAACGCCACCTTCTACAATCTTTAGGATTCCTTGTTGCACACTTTCACCACCAACATCTCTTGTCAGAGAAGGATTATCTCCTTTTCGTGATAGCTTATCTGCTTCGTCAATACAAATAATTCCCATTTCAGCAGCTTGCACATTGTAATTGCATTCTTGTAAAAGCCCAGTGATAACAGTTTCTATGTCATCACCTACATACCCTGCACTAGTAAGTCTAGTTGCGTCACCAATATAGCAAGGCAAACCCAACATTTTCGCAAGAGTTTTAATAATATAAGTTTTTCCTGTACCTGTATTACCAAGTAGCAGTATATTTGATTTTTCTATATTTACATCTTTCAAAGTTTCGTTATCAATGGTTAGTCCCATTTTATTCATTAAAACTCTTTTCCAATGATTATACATCCCAACACATAGAGTTTTCTTTGCTTCATCCTGACCAATGATGTATTCATTAAGCTGGTCATGAAGCTGCTTAGGAGTTAATCCTACCTTTGGCAAAACGTCTTTTATTTCCTTTGCATTTTCTGTAACTGTATTTTCTTTTTGCATATATAATATTTTTTAGTGCTTTGATGTTGCAAAGATATGACTTATTGTTGATATAGCCAAATTTTTTGCTATTTATTTTATATTAAAAAGATTAAATATGGCTGATATTTGCGAATTAAGATATGTAAATGGTAACTTCAATGCTTTGGATGTTGATGATATGGTAGTCATCTTCAAAGGAAATGTGTATATTTTGAATGAGGAAGACGGATATAGTAATACTTTAATGCGTTTGATTAAAGAATTATGCGATGCTTTTCCATCTGTAAAAGAACATTTCTTTTATAATGATGGGGCATTAAAAAATGAATTCCATAATAGTGGAGATGTTATTAATGCAATATATGATTATTTCATTAGTTTTCCCAAAGTCATAATAGGTATGGTTGATTATGATGATGATGGCTTGAGTTTAGATATTGAAAATACATCATATAATGTAACAGCATCACCTGAATTTAAGCAATTCCTACAAAGTGAACAATCAAAGGCATTTGATAAAATTATTGTAAATGGTAAGGCTGTAACAATTAATGATACAGTAAAAAATCCGCATACAATCCAAATCGCCAATCCATTATATCATGGTACTGTTATGAAGCATTTATATGGCATTTTAACCAAAGGTCTTAGAAAAATGCAAGACAATTCAATTTTTAATGCAAAAAATGACGGATTTGTTTTCCTTACATCTGATTTCGCTATTGCTAAATCTTACGCTGGCATGTATAATGATGATAAAAAATCACCTATGGCGGTTTTGAAAATTAATTCAGACCATATAGATAAGAATAAAGTTGTACTTGACTTTGACTTTGTTAAGGAATTTACATATCCAGGAAAAGATGATCCTTATACGTCTTCCAAACCTTATTGGAATGCATTTAAAGGCGAGATTGCGCAAAATAGTAAGAGATATGGTACAAAATTTCCAAAAATAGGGTATAGGGGTATTGTAATGCCTAATGCTATTGAAGGTGTTTATTTGTTTGACAAAGAAGAAAACCCCATTTTTCATACAAAACAAGAAATAATGAATATATTATCCAATCCGACAAATGAATCTGTGCAACATATAAATGAATGGAAACCTGAAAATTATGATAGTCTTCCACAAAAAATAAGACTATATCATGGAACTGATATATTTGCGTTGGAAGATATATTGCTTGATGGAGAAATAAATGCTCGTCATGGAAAAAGGACTGGGGAGACTTATGGAGTTAACTGGTTTTTCACATCTTTCAAAGATAATTTTGCAAGAGGCGTTGTATTTTCTATTGAAGTTGATAAATCTGAATTTGAAAATCATACATTTGAATTCATGAATGGGGGCGAAGTAACCTCCCGTGATAGTTCTGTTAGTATTCAAGGTAGGAATTTTAGAATTGAAGAACTAGATTGGTATAATCAAGAAACATTCAGCAATATATTAAAGAAATGTAATGGTGATATATATGATTTTGCAAACTATATAGGGGAGCATAACAAACTGCTTAATCAAATCGGAGAATATAGGGTGGATGATGTTGTTATATTACAAATACTGCGTCAGACTGTTGGAGAAGATTATCTACGCCAACAAGGGGTGCTTGAATCAGTTAATAGAATAAATGAAGTGTCAAGCTCTGACATAAGTTTGAAATCGTTTGAAGTACAAGATGAACTTAATCCTAAGATATGGGTTAATGATAAACTTAATTCACGGGTACGATTAAGACTTCTTGACATAGCTGATGATTTTATAGACGAACTTTCTGTAAGATGGGTGAAACCAGAGGATATAATTCTTACAGGTTCTATTGCAAATTATAATTGGTCTAAATATTCTGACATTGATGTGCATATCATTATAGACTTCAGCAAGATATACAAGAAAAAAGAATTTGTAGAAGATTATTTTAACAGTAAAAAGGAACTATGGAAACGAGACCATGAAGATTTAACAATATACGGTTTTCCTGTTGAATTATATGTTCAAGATAAAGACGATAAATTAGAGGCGGGTGGTGTCTATTCGCTTGACAAGAATGAATGGATTAAAGAACCAAAAAACATTGATGATGCTAAGATAAATGAAGTCTATGTCAAAGAACAGGCAGCTAAGTTTATGACACTGATAGACAGTTACGAAAAAGACCTAAAAAAAGAAACAGATAACCATAAGATAGATATGATAGGTAAGAATGTTAAAAAACTATTGGATAAAATAAAAGGAATACGGAAAGAGAGTCTTAAGCGTTCTGGTGAAATGGGAAGCGGAAATGTTATTTACAAGATAATCAGAAGAATGGGTTATCTTGATAAGATATGGGACATTATAAATAATACATATAATAAAAGCAAGACCATTAGTTGATAAATAACGAATTTTGAAACTATTTATAATTAAAATAACTATAGTTTATTAAAGAATATAATGAGCAATATTGCAGATAAAGAGTTAGAGTTGATGCAAAAACTGATTAATTTCGGTAATAGCAATACAGTTTCAACGGTTAGCAACAAACCAATATTGGAATACCATATGAAAGGTGCTGATGGGAAAACATACGGCATTATTAGAGAGTGTAATAAATTTTATATTAAAGTTGCACCCCCTAAAGATACAGAACCATTAGCAGAAGATTACAATTATATTGGAGGTATTAACAATAAAAAAGAATATGAATATCCCACTTACGCTTTGGCATCAAAGCAGTTTGATTTGAAGATGATGTCATTGAATGAGGCTTATACTTCCAATAAACAAACAATATGTGAGGATGTCATGAAATCTTCGCAATCTGATTGGCAGGTTAATGAAACTAAGGAGATGAGGGCAGAAATTGAACGTTTCAATCAAATTACAAGAAATGTTGACGCTCTGCTTAATGAAGAACATTCTGAAAAAAGTTTCACAATGAAACACACTCTTCCAGAAGCACCTGCGAAGAATCCTTCAGATAAACAAGTGAATAGCCCTTATACTGATACTGCTGTGGCTAGTGGTGATAAGGATTTCAAGAAAGAACTCTCAGATCATGAGAAGGCAGGAAAACCTTATGATAAGGATGGAAAAGCGACTGATGCTGATATGCAATCAGATAAAAATGAGAAAGGAGAAAAAGGCGAAGTATATACTGACAAGGCAAAATATGTTCCCGATAATTCAGTAGCAGACAAACGTCCTAGTGGTGCTAATGCCGTAAAAATGAATGAATCCAAAAAGAAACCTATTCGTATCAAGGTAACTGAAGAACAAGTATTGGCTTGGAATGGAAGTGCTGATTATATGGATAAATCTCATGGAACTGAAATAGGCGATACTGCGCCGTATGCTGAATGTGGAGATTGCCAAAAAGTAGAAGAAGGGTGCGATGTGGTTCATAATTCAGATAATCAAAATTGCCCGACTCCTGGTAACGGCGAAATTGGCGATGGGCAACCTTTTGAAGAAAATCCTTCCGTAAATGAGGAAAACATTGATGTTAATGATGTTGCGGGTATGCCAGACGAAGATGATGAATATAGCTTCGAGATTGATGATGAAGAACTTCCATTCCCTGATGCAGGTTTTCCACATATAGATGACCCAAGATTAGACCCAGAAAGTACGGCGTACAGCCCTGCTGACTATGAATTTGACAGAATTCCCGACGATGAAGAATGGGGGTTTGCTGACGATGAGGATTTATATGGAGAATCTAAGAAAAGAAATTGCAATGAATCTACAATGGTCTTAAATGATTTTGGGAAACATCCTGCATATCAGAAACAGGCAATGACAACACCACCCAACAAGGAAGTGTCAAAAATCGGTCATGAATGGGATGATGAGTCTGCACAAGGTGAAGAACCTTATGGAAAACAGATAGGTTCTAACGCTCCTTATACAGATAAAATCGTTGATTTGATTGCTGATGCTGTTCTCGCTCATTTTGGTGCGAAAAAAAAAAGTTGAGTGAAGCAAGTGAAGTAGAAGAAAGAAAGGTGATAAAGGTTAATACACCAGAACCTGCAATGGATGATATGATGGCGCAACAAGAACCAGTTGCAAATCAAGGTATGGGAGATATGAATGCAGGTGAGGAAGAAATAATGGGAGATGAAGGAATGGAACAAAATCCTTATCAAGCTGATTTTGACGCAGGTGTGGAAGCCGATGAAGAAAGTGACCCTAAAAGGTATATACAACAACTTGCAGGCAAATTAAGTCAATCTTTACGTTCTTACAATGAAGAACTGCCTTCTCCTGATGTCGATTTGAGTAAATATGTTATGGGGATGATTAACAAACAAGCGGTAAAAGGATTAAGCAATAAAGACATAACAGATGTTCTTTCAAAAATAAAATCCGATGAAACTGAAGATGATTATGAAAATCCTAATTTGAACTCAGACGAAATGAACGGAAATGAAGAAGATATATCACAAGATGACGTGAATCAGAATGAAAGTATAAAGAGAAATAAAATAAATGAGATTTTTCAAGATATAATTTCCCATTCTGATGACGAAAAACAAAAGATAGATAAGCCGATAACAAGTATAGGTTATTTGAAAAAACCTTTTACTTCACCTAAATTCAAATGATATAAATTAATAATATATAAAAGCCTCTTTATAATTTAAAGAGGCTTTTTCTTATGAAATAACCTATTTATTTATATATTATTTCTTGATTATGAAACAATTTAAGATTACAGAAGAACAATATAAATCAGCTTTGAAAGAAGGTGTAACGCTAAAAGCTGATGTACAAGCCGCTAACGGGGATGTTAAAAAAGCTATTGATACTTCCAAGCAACAAGCATTAAAAAGCGGTGTTAATTTGAATGATGCAACCATTGAAATAGACGCAAAAGACACTAATGAAAGTAAACTGATTAGTATTGGTGAACTAAAAAGAAAATATATCATAGAAAATAAAAAAGCAAATTCTGAATTGATGAACTTTGCGGAAGTCATAAAAAGATATAACCTTAAAAAAATATTATGAGTTTAGAACTACCAAAACATATTGTTGATGCGATCAATAAAAATGAAACATCAATAGGTGATTCCCCTGCATTGCCACCTGAAGATGAAAGCAAGTTCTTATTCAAATTAATCAATAAGGAATATACTGACTTAACAGATGGCATTGGAAGTATTGAAACTGTAAAAAACGAATTACCTATGTTGATTACATCGTGTAGGAAGAACGAAGCAAATAGTATTCCTGCATTGGAGAATCTTTGTATAGAGGTGATAAACAGAATAATGCCTGTCCCACAGGACACAATAGACATTCAGGCTAATATAGTCAATGGAATTGATATAAAACAACAAAGATTAGTGCCAGAAGAAACTCTTGATTTCTCGTTTGACAGTATTGATGACATGAAAAATCTTACAGATGAAATATATAAAAGAAGAATGCTTAATGCTTTAATAAGCGGAGCATCAGTTGTCATATCTGAAGACATCGAAATATATCTTTCGAGTTTGTATAAGATAAATCCAGACCTACCATCATTATATAATAAAATAATGAAGTATAATGATATTCTGCTATATTCAGAAAAGGATACTTTAAACCAAAACGAAAATACTGAAGGTGGAAATGTGGATGTATATATACAATCCCAAGAGAATATGGTGACAATAGAAGCAAAAGGAATTATGTTCCCTATTTTGTTCTGTGAAACAATCAAGGGTCTATTAGAGCTTGCTATCAGTCATGGTTTACCAGAAGAAAAAGAAAAGGCTGAATATATCCTCAAAAAATCAGATTTTAAATTGGCTGAGAATTGGGATATAAGAATTGGAATACCGTTGTGGAAGAGGATTACAGCAATGTTTGAAAAGATAAATGCTGATGTGTATGACGTAGGTGTTAATTTCTTCTTTATGCAGCTTGCATTAAAACATTGTTATGAATTTAATGAATTCTTACAAGAAGTATTTCTAGGAACAAAAAATGGTGAAAGATTGTTGGCTAATATGGTAGATGAAATTATGAACAACAAGGAACAGGATGAATTTAATGATTATATGAAATCAAAAAATGATGCAACTTATCAAATAAATGATAATGATTATTTTACAGCAGATGAAATGATTGTTGATTCATTATAAAATTATACAGAATTTTACTATTTTTCAATTTGGCGTTATATTTATTATATAACGCTTTTATCATTATTTTATGGATTATAAATTAGAATATCTCAAATGTTATAAAGATAAAACGAGGCAGTATTTCATTGAAAATTATCTTTCAACGTATAATGCGACCGAAAGAAAAGAAGTTCCGTTTAGATTGTTTCCCCGACAAATAGAACTAGTTAAAGCATTAACTCAATACAATAATATTGTTACAATAAAACCCCGACAAAGTGGAATAACAACAGTAACTTCTGCGTGGGTAACTGGACAGTTAGTTTTTGCAAATCCTGATTCACCAGAAACTGTGCTTTGTATCGGAAACAAGCTTGATATATCTCAACAATTATTGGAGAATGTTGCAACATTTTTGGAACAAGTTCCAAGATGGATGTGGGGTAGTGATTATTTTTCACCAGATCCTAATTCCCCTAAGAATACTAAGTCTATTTTTAAAACAAGAAATAAAGCAAAATTGGAATTATTTAACGGTTGCAAAGTGTATGCTCGTTCAAGTGGCGTAAATGCCTCAAGAGGTATCCCTAGCGTGAGTGCGTTAATCCTTGATGAGGCAGCGTTTATCCAAAATGGAGTTTCTGTATATACACAAGCAGTAGCAGCAACAAACACAGTGAAAGGAGCAAAAGTTGTAATGATTTCTACACCAAACGGTAAAGATGCATTATATTACAACACATATTCAAAAGCAGTTAAGAAAGAAAACAATTTTCATGTCGTAGAATTTAGATGGTTTCAAGACCCACGTTATAATAGACATTTGAAATGGTCAAGAAAAAATACCAATGGAGAAATTGAATGGAGTTATGACACAGTAATAGATAAAAAAGGTAACATTGTTTATGACGAAAAACGATGGAAACAATTGGAACAAGACGGATGGAAACCGACATCTCCGTGGTATGAAAATACTTGCAAATCCTTTAATAATGATGAAATAAAAATAAATCAAGAGATTAACGTATCATTCTTGGGTTCAAGTGATAACGTCGTACCAGTTGATACAATTGAAATGCAACTGCAACAAAATGTGATTGAAATAACTGATGATTGGAACTTAAAAGATTTAGCAGTTCATGAAACTTGGATATGGAAAGACCCAGTACCAAACCATAGATATATAATCTCTTGTGACCCTAGTTCTGGAAGTGGTGAAGATTTTACTGCAATACAAGTAATTGATGTAGATGCCATAGATAAAAACGGAATCCCATGTTTTGAACAGGTATTAGAATATAACGGAAAATTAAATGGGAATGAGGTTGCACAATTAATAGATAGATATGGGAAAATCTATAATGAAGCATTAGCTGTTGTGGAGGCAATAGGTGGTTATGGTGATTCTATTGTATTATCCTTATTGGAAATGAATTATCCCAATCTTTATTATGATGATCCATCATTAAAAAACTATACAAATACAAATCTGGCAAACACTAAAAATATAGGTAAGGAAAATGAAAAGCAGTTACCTGGTTTTAGAACAAATTCTTTACGTTTGCAAATGATTTCAAATTTTGTAAATATGCTTAAGGATAATTCATTCAGAGTTCACTCAATGAGAACAATCAATGAATTGGAGACCTGGGTATATAAAAACGGAAGACCAGACCATATGGACGGGCAGCATGACGACTTGCTTACTTGTCTTGCAATGGGATTATTTGTCATGCAATTTTATATGATTAGACGTGATAAAATCAAAGCCAAAGACAGTACAATTGTTTCATCTTGGTTTATTGCAAGTGCAAAAACACAGAATTATAATGTAAGAAACCTCAATCAAACTATTGATATATCTTCAACAAAACCTAAACATCAGCTTCCTTTCTATTCAAGTAAAGGTGCAAATGATGAGCAGAGAAGATTTGCTGCAATGATGCTTTTGGGATGCGTTAAAAAGTTTAAGAAAACGCACAACTAAATATGGTTGATTTTTGGAAAACAACCTATTTTGGTTGACTAGGAATAATGTTTGATATATGGTTTGATTGATTAATCTCTTTCAAACCATTATATTTATAGTATTATAAACTAATTTTAAGATAATGGCAAAAAAACCTACTATATTTCAACGTATCAATAGTATGTTCTCAGGGAATGGTGCTATTGTAAACAATTACAATGTTCAAAGAGCAAATCCTGATGATATTATTGTTAAAACGAAAGATAAAGATGAATATGATAAGGCTGCTTTACAAGCAAGGCAGCAGCATCTTTTAGCAAAACAATGGAAACGTGCGCAATATGATATAACTAACCGTTCTCTTGCAAGTTTAAATGAAATTAAATTGTGTTATCGTGAGGCCGATTTAATGGATTTATTTCCCGAAATTGGTACTGCTTTAGATATTGTTACGGAAGAATGTAATTATATTGGTGATAGTGGATGCGTAATCAATATTACTTCTGGTTCTGAACGTGTAAAAGCAATATTACAGGATTTATTTGTAAACCGACTTTCCATAAATGTAATGCTTCCTATGATATGTAGATGCATGTGTAAATATGGAAATGACTTCTTATTACTCAATATTGATGATAAAAATGGGGTAACTGGATGGAAGGAATTACCTGTTTATGAGATTGAAAGGTATGAAAATGGTATGGAAAATCCTTATGCAAGTGCATATACACAACTAAGCAATGTAAATCCATATATGCAAAATTCAACAAAATTTGTGTGGGTAGGTACAAATGAATATATACCATATCAAGATTGGCAAATTGCACATTTTAGGCTGCTTTATAATTCAATATTCCTTCCGTATGGTTGCAGTTTTTTACAAAAAGCTAGAAGGCATTTCAGACTGTTGTCAATGATGGAAGATAGTATGTTGGTTTATCGTTTGGAACGTTCTGTTGAAAGGCGTGTATTTAAAATAAATGTGGGTGCAATTGACGAGCAAGACGTACCTGCTTATGTGCAGCAAATCGCAAACGAATTTAAACGTACCCCTATTATAGATCCTTTGACTGGTCAAATTGATTTAAGAAAAAACATTTTGGCAAATACTGAAGATTTTTTTATTCCTGTACGTTCTGATGATGCTCCTAATCCTATTGAAACATTGCCAGCCGCACAAAATTTGAATGCCATTGATGATATTAAATTTATTCAAAATAAGGTCTTTACAGCATTGCGTGTACCAAAATCATTCTTGAATTTTGAAGAGGCACAAGGCGATGGTAAAAATCTTTCGTTGTTGGATGTACGTTTCTCTAAAACTGTGAATAGAATACAACAAGCATTAATTATGGAGTTGAATAAGGTTGCTATTGTGCATTTAATTTTATTAGGTTTAACTGATGAGTTAACTAATTTTACAATTACAATGAACAACCCGTCATCTCAGGCAGAAATGCTGGAAATTGAAAATCTTGCGAAGAAAATAACAACAGCGAAAGATGCTATTACTGATGGCGGTAATGGTATTCCTTTAATGTCTGTAACAAGAGCTTGGAAAACAATCCTTAAATGGTCTGATAAAGAGATCGCAGATAACCTTGAAGAATTACGTCTTGAAAATGCACTTGCAGGCGAATTGAAAAAGACATTCCAAATTATTAAAAGAACAGGTATATTTGATCCAGTTGATAATGTATATGGCGAAGCAGGGGCAGAGTATAGTGATACTCCCGAAGAAGGCGCAGACGATGGTAGTGTAATGGGAGGTGGAAGTAGCTCTGCTGGTGCTGCTATTGGCGGCGGTGATGTAGATTTTGGCGAAGAAGATATGGGTGGTGAAGAAATTGATAACGGTCAAGAAGGAGAAATGGACATTGAAAATGCCGCTAATGAGGATAACGGAGGTATAGAAGGCGGACAACCCGAACAAGCTAACGAAAATCTTGGAAGTAGATATATGAAAAAACTTCTTACTGAAACATTACGGAAGCAGAAGAAAATTTCCCTTGATTTACAAAAGCGAGAAAAACATTACGCAGAGTTGTTAAAAAAGAAGATTAACGAAGAAAGGATTGAAAAAGAAAAAAAAGACAATGTAGAAAGAATACCTCTTCTTAATAAAAATTTTTTAATCAATGAAGAATTGGATTCATTACAGAAACAATTAAACGAATTTACAAAGAAGAAAGACTGAAAGATATTTATTTATAAAGTATTAGACTGTAAAAACAATGGATAACAATATACACGATTTATATACAAGGGCAAACACTTTGATGCAAGGTGCATTAAAGAAATATGCAGAAGGCAATATGGAAGCTGCTGATAAAGAAAGAAAACAAGCAAATGAACTGTATGATATGGCAGAGAGATATGTCAATATGCAAGCAGGTAATCAAGAAATGATTTATAGAGAAAATAAAAACTTTGGGCTTACTTATAATATTATTGAAGCCAACGTTCCTAAATGGTTTATGAATAAGAAAAAGGCAAAGGCGATTAATGAAATTAAGAAATTAATTTCAGAAAACAAGGTGTTAAAAAAACAATTTGATGTTTATAACGCTTTAAAGTCTGTCAATGAAAATGTTGACGCTACTGAATATCTGAATTCGGTATTGGAACAAACCCCTGTGTTTTCTAAAAAAGAAATTAGCGAAAATAACCAGAAACTTATTGATATAATTCACAAATACAAAGGAAATGAATTAGTGGTTGTTTCAGATGATGATGCAAGATTATATGAAGCCATTGAATATATTTTAACACATAAAAAAGCATTAAATAACCTGAATGAGTGTTTAGCTTGCAAAGATGTGATAGTCAACTATCTTAAAGAACATACCGAAAAAGGTGCTTCAAATAAAACAGATATTGATAATATGTTTAATTTTGCTGTTTCTAAGTCTCAAGAAATGTACGAGAGTTTGAATGAAAATGAACGTAATTTGATTGAAAATATGGCTAAATATGGAAACAACACAGAAGATGCTTTCAACGGAATTAAAAAGGAGGTATCAGGTTGTTTGTATGAATCCTTCTCCAATTCAAATACAGAAGATGAGAAAAACAGATGGGGAAATATTATGAAACAAGTAGATGAAATGAAATATAAAGAGGAAGACGGAATTGATAATATTATCAAACTATATCAAATTAAAAACACAATAAATTAAGAATAACCGATAATATCAATTACACATAAATGAAACATGTATTATTTAACAAAACGATTTAATAATATATGTTTCATTTTGTTATTTGTGTTAAAAGTTGTATATTTGCATTGTATATATAATATACTTAATATGTTTAACTATTAAATGAACAAGAGAAGTAAGAAAGAAATAAAACTACAAAATACTGATAAATACACAGTAAGATATGGTTCTTTAAATAAAGAAATTCCAGAAGTTATTTATATAAGAGCTAAAACAAAAATAATTCCAAAAACAAAGAAATCTGATTATTCAAAGGATATTCTTGGAATAAAAGATGAATTTAATAGGACAGTAAAAAAATTAATTGTTGATAATAAATCATTTGGGAACAATTACATCTGTCATTTTGATACGAACGGAAATGGTATGACATACAATAAAAAGTCATTTCTTAAATATGATGTGTATGTTAAACCTTCTGTATTAAAAAATATTTCAGACTATGAATGTGAAATTTCTTCATTGGTAAATGCATTTAATAATAATTTGTCCAACTTATTAGAAAAAAGTAATATGTTTTACAGTTAATGAGATATTTATGCTATTTATTGTAAAATAGTAGATTGAAATATGAATAATGTTAATTTTGAACAGCTTACAGAAGTAAAGAAAGGGCAAACTGGTACAGGTTTACTTATTGAGCATGATGGTCATATTAACAGGGATACGGATATAATTAAACAGATACATGAAGATATAAATAATAATCATAAATTTGTAATTCCAGAACACTTTGTTGTATCGGCTGTATTCCAAAAATATGGCATCAAAAATGCTAATGGACGTATATATCCAGAAGATGTTTTGAAAAGAGAAGTTGAAAAATACCAAGATAAAATATTGAATCATAATGCATTAGGCAGCCTAGACCATCCTTCTAGTTCCGCACTTTCAGGACATGACATAGCTCATAATATTTTAAGCTTAGAATGGCAAGGTCATACATTAATAGGTGAGATGGAACTACATCTATCACCAGGATATATTAAATATGGGGTTTGTTCTACAAGTGGAGATTTAGTCGCAAATATGTTGTTATCTGGTTATCTAATTGGCGTTTCATCTCGTGGAGTTGGAAGTGTTGAACAAAAATTTGGAACTTTTGTTGTTGGTGAAGATTATGAAATAGTCTGTTGGGATGTGGTGATAGAACCAAGTACCCCTGGAGCAAATATTAAATCAAATCGCCAAGAATTGCAACAATATATGGAGAATGATGAGACAAAAAAAGGCAAGTCTACATTATATGAAAACACTAAACTTGATGTAATAGAAAAAATATTAATGCTCTAAGAATTAGAAATATTCAATTATATATTTAGTCCGTAAGTGAGTGTGTATTACTTGTTTACGGACTATTTTTATGTCTTGATATGTCTATTATTATTTTCAGTAGCAAATTATAATTAATTATTGTGTTTAAAACCATATTTATTTATATGGAATGAGCATACATTCTAAATCTGAAAAATATTTATAATTAAATAATTAACAGAAAATATATTTTCTAATGGATAATAAAATAAGAAGCGAATATATTAAAAATCTTGTTAGTGAAAAAGATACTTTGAAGAAAAAGCTAGATGAAATGGCTAACGAGAGTTTGAAAGATATTGTAAGCGAAGAGGTTAACAAAAACCTTCGCAAACTTATCTCAGAAGCTGACGAAGATGATGATTCATACGAAGAGGAAGAAGTCGATGATGTCCCTACCCCCGACGATGACAAGGAAAGCACTGATGATTCTGCAACGTCTGGCGACGAAACTGGTGATGATTTACCTGCTGTCAAAGACGATGTTGAAACTACAAGTGAATTAGAAGACGGTGGAGATGAAACCGATGATATGTGGGGAGACCTTGAACAATACAAGGATGAAACGGGTGAATTTGACTTGCGTAATATGGATAAGGATAATGTTGTTAAAGTTCTTAAACTTGTCGCACAAGACCCTGCTAATAGTGTAAGAGTATTCAAAGATGATGCACAAGGCACAATTGTTATCAATGATGATGACACGGATAAGCAATATGTTGTTAATGTAGATACCACTGACAACGATAGCGATTCCGTTGATATTTCTGCGACTGCCACTGATGAAAGCCAATGTGGTGAAGGTTGCAATGAGTCTGATGACAAATGTCCTAGTTGTGGTAAAAACAAAGAGAATTGCACTTGCGATGAAGGATGCGGAAAAGTAAATGAGGAAACTGGTTATACAACTGATTATCAGAAAAAAACTGCTATGACAACACCATCTAACAATGAACCTGCTAAATCAAGCGAAACTTACTCTATGGATGGTGGAGTTCCTACTGGAACTGAAAAACCTTACGGTAAAGCAGGCAGTGAAATGAATCCGTTTGAAGAAAATGTAAACGAAAGTGATGAATTTGAAATTGAATTTGATGACAATGTGGAAGAAGCCACAAATGTAGGAGGATTTGCTAATCAGAATTCAACAGCAAAATCACACGTTCCTAATTCTAATGGACGTGCTGCAAGAAATCAAAGCAAAGGCGGAGAATATACAAGTACGCAAAAACCTCGTTACAGTGGTGAACAAATGGAATCTATCAAGCGTCAAGCAAATCAAATTTTTGCTGAAAACAAACAGTTAAAAGGCATTGTTGAAGAACTTAAGAACAAGATTAATGAAGCTATCGTTGCTAATTACAACTTAAGTAGAATCATCAAACTTGTAACAGAGAACTCAACTTCAAAAGAAGAAAAAATGAGTATTATTAATAAGTTCAACAATGTAAGAACATTGCAGGAAGCAAAAGATACATTCACAGCTATTGACACTGAGTTGAAAAATCCTGATAGAGTCGCCAAAATTAATAATTTGCTTGATAAGCAGTTGTCTGAATCTAAGACTAATAACGCAACAAAACCTGTTGTTGAAACAAAAATGTATCAGTCTGAAGATTTGCAAGAAACAATATCACTCATGGCTAGATTGGATGCTTTGGACAAAAATACCAAGAAAAAATAAATTATTCAATTCTAGTAGATATTTATAATTAAATAATAATTGTAACAATTAAAGATTATTACATATGCGAGAACTATTAAATAGTGGAGCAGTTGGTTCAATTGAACTTAATGCACAGAAAAAAATTAGACAAGATATACAGGAAAGATGGGAAAAGCTTCATCTGTTGGAAGGCTTGCAAGGACATGTAAAGGAAACAATTGCAACCCTTTATGAAAACAACGCAAAGCACCTTATTTATGAAGCTACTGGTTCTGATAACTCTGGTTCGTTTGAAACAGTCGTATTCCCTCTTATCAGACGTGTATTCTCTAAATTGCTTGCTAATGACATTGTATCAGTACAAGCTATGAACTTACCTATCGGTAAATTGTTCTTCATTAAACCCGTAACATCTGAAAGAGAATGGACTTATGCGGAAGACGGTCAGATTTCTAATGGTGATACTGGTAAGCATGTAGGCTTGATGGGTTATAAAGCTCAAAACCGTTTCTACAATGGCCAGGCATTTGATGCCAATGATGAAAGAACTTGGGAAACCAAGAATCAGTATTACTTGCCTGATGAGGTTGTAAAACCTGCTTGGGAAGATGATGGTACTGGCACAATGGTGCAGAAACCTGAAGTCACAAAATACATGAAGAAATCTCTTTATGATTTGTTCTATAATGACTTCTTGTTTGATAATTCAAAAGGTAAAGTTACTATCCGTGTTGGGAATTCAACAGTGGTTATGCTTGCACCTAACGGTGATTATGTAGCTGCTGATTTGGATGATTATCCTACAGATTCTAACGGTTCTATTAGTTCGTTACTGCTTGAAGTAACTGGTTTCAGTTCTTACAATGCAGGTCGTTTGACTGGCCCAGATGGTAATGAAATGGATACTGAAGCTTTCCTTGCTTCATTGAAAGTTATTACTAAAGAAGCTATTGACGGCGGTGATGATTTCACTTCATTTGCTGCTAATGAATCAATTCCTTTCCGTGTTATGACACAGAAGTATGGTACACAAATGGTGGATTATCAGAACATTTGTGATGCTAATGGTAAGCTTTATATTGAACTTGATTTAACTAAACCTGCTAAAAAACAGGGTCAGACAATGCTCGGTTATATTGGTGTAGATCCTACACAATTAGCTGACAAACAGCCTGATGATTTGTTCAAGATTGCTTGGGCACAGTATGATAGCCTTGAATTGGAAACTGATATGGGTGAAGTTTCGTTCCAACTTACTTCCGTATCTGTATCGGTTGAGGAAAGAAAGCTTCGTGCTACTTGGTCTCCTGAACTTGCACAGGATGTGAGTGCTTTCCATAATATAGATGCAGAAGCAGAATTGACTGCAATTCTCTCTGAACAGATTGCTGCCGAGATTGACCGTGAAATTTTAAGAGATATTCGTAAGGCCGCTGCTTGGCAATTACGTTGGGATTACAATGGATGGCAAAGAATTGGTACTCCTTCAACTGTCTATACACAGAAAGACTGGAACCAGACTCTTATGACACAAATCAATAAGATTTCTGCTCAAATCCAAAAATCTACACTTCGTGGTGGTGCTTCGTTTATTGTAGTTTCTGCTGAAATTTCTGCTGTGTTGAATGACTTGGAATATTTCCACGTAACAGATGCAAGTGCTGAAAGTATGCAGTATAACATGGGTATCGAAAAGATTGGCGCACTTCAAGGACGTTATCAAGTAATTGTTGACCCGTATGCACCTCATTGGAGCTTGATTATGGGACACCACGGTACTTCGTTGCTTGACACTGGCTATATCTATGCACCTTATGTGCCTATGGCATTAACCCCAACAATGTATAACCCCTTCAACTTTGCACCTGTAAAAGGAATTGTGACACGTTACGCAAAGAAACTTGTTAATAACAAATACTATGGTGCTATTAAGGTAGATGGTTTAACGTATTGGAATATTAACGAATTACGTTAATAATCAGACTATTACATATAATAATTATATTGATGAAAGGATTATTTTATAATCCTTTCATTTTTGTTTATATATTTTTTTAACGAAAATAAATGGGTTTTCATTTGTATGTTTGGTATAAAAATAGTATCTTTGCATTGTAAAATTAAAAATGTATTAGATATGTCGAAAACAAAAGCTATACTTGATGAAAAGATTATTTGTGATGAATATCTTAATAGTAAAATTGGTATTGAAACCTTAGCCCTTAAATATCATGTGGGGAAACTTAGAATTAAACAAATACTTTCTCAGAATGGTATTCAATTTAAAAAAAGAGGTGGACAAAATAATAATGATGCATTTGTGGTTAAGGATTATCATATAAAAAAGTATATTGATACTAATGATTACCATTATGAAGTTTTTGATAAAAATACAGAATTCAAATCTTGTGACATTAATAATAATGGCGGTGTTTTAACGTCTTATATTAAAAAACAATACAATGTTGAAATACCAACATTGTATGATAGAAGAATGTATTATATGAAAACTGGTAATTATTGGTGGGAACAATGGTTGTCGTATAGAAAAGTAGAAAATAAGCCTGTTAAGAAATGTCCATTTTGTGAATGGGTTACAAGTGATGTTGAAAACAAAAGTGGTGCTTTTGAGCAACATCTAAAAAGTGTTCACAATATATCTAAATTTGATTACATTAAAAATTTTCCAGAAGAAAAAAAATATTTTCAAATTGCCAATCCTATTAAAAATAGGCAAATGGAGGATGATGCTAATAAATTTATTACTTGTAAAATATGTGGGAAAAAACTAACAAAGATAAGTAATGCCCATCTGAAATTTCATGGAATTACAAAAGAAGAATATATTTTAAGATATGGCAAAGAAGGTATAATGTGTGCCGATACACTGTCTAAATTTCGAGCAATAGCACAAAAGAATAATTTAGTATTAAGCGAAAAAGGTATTGAAAAATATACTTCTGCTGCTGAAAAAGAAATTATTAGTTTTATTAATAATAATAATTTAGAATGTCATAAAGATAGAGGTATATTGAATGGAAGAGAAATTGATATATATGTTCCAGAAAAAAGAGTTGCTATTGAGTATAACGGTTTATATTGGCATTGTGAAAGATTTGGTAAGGATAAAAATTATCATTTAAATAAATTAAATGAATGTAATGCACAAGGTATAAAATTAATTCAAATTTTTGATGATGAATTTATCGAAAAACACGATATTGTTATGAGTAAAATAGCACATATTTTACATATAAATCACTCTGTTAATAAAATATATGCTCGTAAATGTACGGTTAAAGAAATATATAAATATCAGGCTGAAGAATTCCTAAACAAATATCACATTCAAGGATTTGCTCCGTCAACAGTATATCTTGGGTGTTATTACAATAATGAATTAATTGGGGTGATGACTTTTAAACATGGAAGTGTTAAAATCAAAGAATGGGAATTAAATAGATTTGCAACTAATTACAATTATCATTGTGTTGGTATCGGTGGAAAATTATTCTCTTACTTTATTAAGAATTACAATTCTAATATGATAACTTCTTTTGCTGATAGAAGATGGACTGTTGATGAAAATGATAATTTATATACACATATAGGTTTTCATTTATCAAAAATATTAAAGCCTGACTATAAATATTATAATTCTCATATTCATGGAAATAAACGAATTCATAAAATGATCTTATCAAAAAATAATATGATAAAAAAATATGGCCTAGATAAGAAATTAACCGAATGGGAAATGGCAAGACAGTTAGGATATGATAGAATATGGGATTGCGGATTATTAAAATATGTTTGGATAAGAAATGAAAGATAAACGAGAAATTTTTATAGAAAAAGCAAAAGAGGTACATAAAGGCGAAAATATGGTATATGAATATGATTTAACTAATAATGGTCACAATTGATTAAATGTGACCATTATTTATGTTTTAATAATTTTCTTCAAATCTCTTGATTATTTCTGTAAGTAATGGATCTCTCACTATATCTTCTGGAATAAACTCCGTAACTGCAACTTCTTTCATTGTATTAAGAACATTTGCAGCAAACCTTAAACCTGTTATTTCTTTTTTATTTTTAATGTCATTTCTTGAAGTTTGTTTATCATCTCCACTGATGAACATCTTGCAGGTTTTTCCACCTTTACGTGTCAACAAAAGTAACATATCTTCTTTTGTATAATCTTCAGCTTCTTCCATTACACAGATACAATTCTCAAATGTTTTTCCTTTGACAAAATTTATAAATTCAAATCTTATCAGATTTTGTCCTATTAGAAAAGATGTTATTTCTTTTGCGTTTGTATTACCTGAATTTTCAAGTATTTTTATAATATTGTTTATAGTATTTTGTTTGTAAGCCTCAGTCTTATCATCCAAATTTCCTTTCAAAAACCCCATTTTCAATGCTGTAACACTTTCCAAGCAAGGTATGAAGACAACTATTGATTTATAAGGTGTTTTTTCGTCCTTTAATAATTGTAATGCTGTGGCCAACGAAAGATATGTTTTACCAGTTCCTGGTGATCCGACACCAAAACAAATTTCTTTATTATCGTCTTTCATTGATTTCACAAAAGATTTCTGTTTTTCATTTTTGCATTTGATTGCAATTTTATAATTCAATGCATTTGTTATCATTGTATAAAGATTTTCTTTATTTATTAAAGAACTATTCATCTTATCGGTGATGATGTCCATTTCCTCTTGGGAAATTCCTTTTAAATTCTTTTTTCTTGCCATACAAAAAATTGTAAATCATTTATAGTATTCAGTAATATTATCAGCTATATCAAATTCCAATACTTTTTGGTAATTGAATAATTCCATATTTACGTTTATTCTAATATCAATATAGTAACGTGATGGTAATAATTCATTCGTGTTTATAAAAAAGTAGTTTTCATTATACCCTTTTTCTACTTTTTGCCAATCAATTACGTCAATTTGTTTTTCACCTGATAATATATATAGCCTATATTCAATGTAATTATTATTCCTGTCTTGGTCTGTAGTGTAAGGTATTCTGCAATCCACATTAATCTTTCTTATATCGCCCCTCTTTATGACTTCCTTATATTTAATTCCGTAAAGAGTTGGGATTAACTCTGTTTCTTGCTTTGAGGATGGAATACCGAACTGATAATAATCATTTGATGATTTTGTTACAAATTCCAATTCAACATTTGGAAATGATTTTCCTTTGTATTTAATGTTACTCCAAACATCATATAGCATTGTATTGTCTTCACAAGACGAACTTGGAACTTCTATATCAATGTAATAAACGCCTTTTGTAGCCTGTTTTACTTCATATGAAGTGTCATTTACCATGCACGTTGGAAACTCGTCCAGATTGGCATATTTTCCCCCTACAATGGAATAAAAATATAGTTTATTAGATTTATCAAGATAAAAGTCCGCTCTATCATCTTCTATCGTTTCATTGTAAGTTGTTTCCACATAGGGTTCAAAGAAACTATGTGTATGGGATGTAAAGAAACCTACATATTGTGTTAATTCAGTATTCTTATTTTCATATTGTGGTGAAAATGCAATACCAATACCATAATTACACAATTCACCTGTAATAAACTTATTGAAGGTTTCCGTTATATCAAATTCTATTGACTCGTTTCCTTTGTCAAAATGCTGATATCCTATAATAATATTAGATTGATTGCCGTTTTTTGATGTAAACAAATCAAGTTCCTTTGATAGCTTATCCGTTGAGTAAATACCTTCATTTTCCCATTTGCAATATGTTTGATATTGATACCAATTGCAACCACGCCATGAATATGCTCTGTGGCTTCTTAAATTTAAATCCTGTTTATAATCAAAACCCTTTCCTTCATCCCAATCATTTGGGATAAGAAAATATATCAAATCAAATGATGATGTTCTTTGTTTATAGTAATCCCCGTTAGAATCTAAATATATCCTATTTATATGTTTATCATCAATTGAACCTGCATTTTTCATCTTCAATACATGTCTCAATTTGGAGATATCTGGATATATTTTATCTTCTACCATTTCCTGAACTTTGGTATGATCAAAATAAATAAGTCCTCTTGTCAGCATTTTCCCATAATTTAATTCGAGAATAGGATTTAGACCAACAGAAGCGACACTATCTTTAATAATGGTATTTGACTTGCTTATAAAAGTATGTGTAACTATTGCCATTGTTATACTTTATTTTATAAATAAATAGTGATGCAAAGATAATAAAAAATCCGAGAAATGATTGTATCTCGGATTTAATTTATTCTTACACCTTGTGATAACATTTTTGTAAGGTCTGTTGACAATGTTTGTTTTTCAGGCTGTGTCAGAGATGGCGGATCCATAGGAAATGGATGTGTATGTTCCCTGAATATTTTAATTAATTTAGATAAGAATTCCATTAACTTATCACCATACGGAAGCGGATGCGCATTTTCCAGTATTTTAAGAAGTTCCTCATCGGTAATCAATGAATCTGGATCTGTCATACAGAAATAATTTGCTGAATCATATGTTAAAAGATTAATCCTATCAGAGACAATATTAGTGACACTCGAAAAATTATTACCATTATTGTCTTTCATTTGCTTATATCGCATTTGTATGTATCCTAGATCTATATTGTTAAATGCGAGACTATCTTGTGGTTTTCCTAATGGATATTTTTTAAAACCACATCTAATTCTTAATTCATTGTCTTTAAGTATAACATCTGTGTTTTGTCTTCCTTGCAATGCAATATCATCATGTTCAGGTATAGTTCCGTTATTTAATGGGTTTTGTGATGGGTTTGGGAGAGGTCTTGCTACTTGTTGTCCTTCCAAAAGACATCTTGAAGAAAATTTGAAAGGGTCATAATTTGTCATATATTGTTGTGAAATCAGAGGGCCAATAAACCACCTGTTGCCATTAGACTGTCCTTGTGTAGATAAAATAACCATAACACATTCACCTACTTTTGGATTTATATGTATCAATTTAGGTAACAACGGGTATGTATATGGTAAATCATCAATATATTGAACATCGCCGTCATCGGGGTCAATCCTGACCTTAATCCTTAATCCCGCATTATCATCTTCAACAGACAATACTTCGCACAAACGTATAATAATATCATCATTCTTCTGTATTGTTCTCACTGACATTTAATCTTCCCTCCCTTTTATCCAGTAACTGTTTTATTTTAGAGTATTCTTCTGATAATTTAATCATTTTTCCCCATTTCTCCACCATATCTGCTTGAAGTATTTTATACTCTTTGTTTAATTCTTCACACTTTTGCTTTAATTCAGCATTGGTTGCCGTGTTTATATTAAATCCCATAATTTATTTTAATTTATGATTTTATTCTATCAACCCTACTGTTTTACCAATCATTGTATTGATTGTTGTCACGACAATCGGGCCTCCAGCATTCGCTCCTGTGCCTGTTCCTATTACACTTCCTGGTTCAATTACACAAGTAACACGAGCATTATCTTTTATTTCCTTAATTGTTTCTTCGCACATAATTCTTACAAATTGATTTACTTTGTTTTCAGAACCGTCAGGATTAACTCCTGTTTCTATACCAGCTTCTGGTAAGCGTCTGATTATCGCACTTGTAAGGGCGATTGCTGATAAACCAGGTCTTTTATATAATTCACATATAAGTAAAAAAGGTGGTATAGATTTCAAGGCAGGTCTGACAGTATCAAATGCCTTTTCTATACCATCTGCTATTGTTTGAATCCAACTCATTATCTATACTTGTTAATAATATTATTATAGTAATAATAACGAATTCTACTTCTATCTTCAATATTTATGATTTTTCTGTATTTCTCTTAATTGTTTTTCTGTTATAATGATAGTAATCCCATTCTTGCTTTCATTATTTATTCTATTTAACACCCTATTTTCTCCGTCTTCTTCATAATCGCTCTCTTTTGCCCCATACTCTTGGAAATATTTAAAATAACGTTTTAAATCTGATTTGTAATGCTTAATGTATTCTTTATATTCGTCTTCGTCAAACCATACTTCACCATCATATTCTCTTACTAAGGCTATTGTTTCGTGATAATGTGTTTTTTTATAATCGTCATAAATCAAATCATATTCCATTTCACCTTTATCATTTATGATGATAGGGCTTAATGAGTATTCATACCCATCGTGTTCCATCAAACAATATTCATCACCTGTATATTGTTTTTGCTGTTGTACAGCATCATTCAATTTTTGTATTGCTGAATATACTTTCTTGGGAATATATTTTGTTATATCATTTTCATTTAAAGAAGTTTCACTATTTTTTCCTTCATATCTCATAAAGGTGTTATCTGCGATTGAAGACTCTGTATCGTTTGTATGGAATTTTACTTGTGTAGGTTTGTTCTTCTTTTCCTGTCTATCTTTTTCATGATGACGAATAAAGGCATTTTTATCCCCTGCATCTTTCTTGGCTTGTTTATAATCCCGTATGGTTTTTGTCGCACTATATAATGTGTTATCAACCCATAACTTCATTGGTTCTCCACCATTTAAGACGTATTCAGATGATTTATCAGATCCTTTATAGTTATCAAAGAAATTCTTGATGCGCTTCATTTCGTTATACATAATGCCATCCATTTTTAAAATATTAGTTAAACGTTGATAACCATTTGCTGTTTTATCACCATTGTAAGAATTTAAAACATTTTGCAAATGTTTTCTTATACCATCTGGTAACGCAAATTTTCGATGACGTAATTCGCTATTTCCTTCATTCAATAAATGTATCATCTTATTTAATTGTTGCAAGTCCTAATTTTTTAGCTAATTCTTTCTTCCAATTGTAACTCAAGCCATTTAAATCCATATTTTCAAGTATTTTATTTAATACAATAGCTTGTTTTTTTGGAGGTAATTGTTTGATTAAATTGACAAGGTTGTCTGTCCTTGTATCAACTGTATTTGAAACACCTTCAAGATTGTCTGTTTCATCACCATTGCTCATAATGTCAAGTTCGTCATTATTATAAAAATCATCAACCCCATCTTTGTTGTTGTCTGTTTCAGTTAATCTTCTTGTATATGTATTTCCAATAGCTCCATATCTATTATAACCCTGTGCGGTTGTCATAGAAGCAAAATCGTCAGTTGTAATAGGTGAACCATTTTCTTTGTCATTCAATTTTCCCCCGACTGATACGTTTTTTTGTCCATCATTATGTATTGTGTCCGAATTTGTGAGATATTCAAACGCATCTTGTTGTGCCTCGTATAATTGACTTTCTGTTAATTTTATCGTAATATGTTTTTTCATTAGAATTAGTTCTTTTATATTAAATAAATATAAAGTTAGCCAATGATATTTATTGTTATAAAAGACTTTGATATACCATTAAATGAGCAATATTTTAAAAAATTATAATATACCAATTGACTTTCGTCTGATGTATGACGAATATTGGGATTTTTGTCTTAATACTGACGTTTCGTTTGGAAATAATCTAATCAAGGGATTACAGACAAGATGCCTTATTTCTTATATTGATATTAATAATCCTAATTGCGTATGGTTTGATAATTTATATAGTGATAACTTATATTCATGGAATGATGCCATAAATGAAGGTGTTAATACCAATTACATTGGATTTACTGGGGTTGATAATGGATATATTTCATACCAGAAAGATAGGGTAAGTAATCAAATATTCTATGATCTGTTTACTAATTCAAATCTTACTATTGAACAGGATGATAAACGATTAAGATTAAACAAGGTAAATGGAAATAATATGTTATATGACTATTCCAATGAACTTGTTGAGGAAGATGGTATATTATGTGCTAGATTAAACGGGGGATTTTATCAAGGTTTCTATAAACTTTTTGGTTTTGATTATCAAGTTCTTCCTGATAATATTGGGGATGGTTTGTGTTTTGAAATAACACTTAAAAAAGAAGAATTTGCCAAAGAAGATAATAAACTAATACGTTTAAACGATAGATATCCCCAAAATAAGGGTATGTTTTTTTATATAGGAACACGTGCGGAAAACAAATGGTGGATTAATTATTTAGTTGACATACAAGTTGATAAATCTAATAATGGCTATGTAGTGGATGGGTATGTAAATGTTGATTACAATAACAATAATACTCTAAATGACAACTATATTAAACCTTATGATGATTTATATAATAAGGACGGGTATTTTTCTGATGATTATTTATCGGATAAAAAAATAAGTAATTGTTGTTATCAGGCTAATATTAAAAATAATAGTGGTAATTGCTCTGTCAACAATAAATTCATATTTACTATGCCTGAATACTTGAACACTTATCAAGATAATTCAATATGGTTTAATGAAAGCCATGATGTCCTTGTTAATAACGAAAAACTACATAGCCCTGATATTGTTAGTGAAAAATCATCTATTTCAAAAACAATAAAGAAAGAAGTGTGTTGTGGAACGTATTTTTCTGATGAATATGTCGATAGTGAATATATTACTCCTAATTGCAATATTTGTGACATGTATGTCAAAGATGAATATTATAATAAAGAAAAACAATTGAATGAGAACGAGATATTTCATACTTCTGAAGGATATTCGTTCAATCAACCTAATATATTCGAGATAAAGACCGATAATAAATTCATATTTTTCAATCACACTGATGACGGCTTTACTATTAAAGATTGGGATGAAAATACTAAAGTTATTTTGACTGATATAAAAATTCCCGATATAGAAAATTATTTCATATTGTTCAATCATACTAAGGACGGTTATACTATCAAGACAATTGATGAACTTATTGATAAGAAAAATAAAAAATATGATGTCTTGGATGATATATTTAAGAATGGTTTATCATTCCAGATAAAAGACGATGGAAGTATTGGCTATAAATATATGGTAAGGAATTGTGATAGTGAAACTAAAAATTATAAGATTGAAAGTGAATTTTCCAAACCTGTTATTGCAAATAATGAATGGGCTACAATTCATATAAAACTTAGTCCTATCAATAAATCTTCAATGAAAATATTTTTGTATGTCAATGGGAAATTATGTCTTGTTTCAAAAGAACTTCCCACATTAGAGTTAAAAGAGTTGAATGACTTGAAAGATAAACAGATAGGAGTTCCTTTTAATATTTCAATAGGAGGTGGCACACAAGGATTGTGTGACGTAATTTATATGAATTACAGAAAATTACCAGAATATGTACTTCCTTTGGAAAAGGAGTTTGCTGGCACTTTTATCGGATTTATAAAAAGTTTCAAAATATATAATTGTATTTTGGACATTAACGAGATAAGGGAAAATTACGATTTTGAAGCGATTTCCCTAAAACAGTAGATATTTATAATTAAATAAATATAACGTAAAAATGAACAAAGGTTTAACATATTTCAGACTTACATCTCCATACGAAGGAGATATAACAAAGAATTGTGCCTTAGACGGTTATGAAGTTGATAGTAATTTCTTCACTCTTGAGGGAAGAGATGTTAAATCAGTAAATGTCAATGGCAATGAGCTTGTCATCACTTTGTTGAACGGCGAAACCATTTCGACATTGAATGCTTTTGCAGACTTTACAAAAGATATCAGCTTTGATTTTGATACGACTAATGGTGTTCTTTATATTAAAAGAAATGGAGTAACCCAAACGATTACTGGGTTTGCTACCACTTATAATACTGGTGAAGCCGTTGCAACTGACGGTACTGTGAAAGGAAACGGAAAACCCTCCAATCCTATTGGTATTTCTCCGATGTTCAAGACTGGTATGTATAGGCCAGTAACAAAGGTTGTCGATACCACAAGATGTGAAACTCTGCCTTCCCGTGAAAGAGTAATGCCTGGCGATAGATATCTTACTTTGGAAAATATCAGTGAATATGGTTTCTTGTACAATTATGAAGGAGTAAAGCAAATCGCCTGTGATTTAAATGCTTGCAATTCCCCGTGGCGTATTCCTACAAAGGATGATTGGGATGATATGCTTAATGCAATTGAACCTTGTGATGAGAATAAAGACCATGCTTCTGCAACCTGCAATCGTTATTTCGGTAAATTTGCAGGAAAATTGCTTAAATCGAAAGATTTTTGGAAACTGGAAAGCGTTTGTGACACATCTACATGTATAAACTACGATGGAGAAACTTCAACTCCTTGCCCAGTTTGTACTTGTGGAAAAAGCAATCCTTGCGCTCCTACCTACTGTGGCGAATATGGAACTTGTCAACATAAACCATTTCTTCATCCAAATAGAGGCATAGATAAATATGGTTTTGCTGTAACTCCTGCTGGATATACCGATGATGGAGGACAATTCGGCTATTTCTTGGAAAGAGCGTGGTTCTGGACTGCAAGCAACAGTCAATATAGCAATGCTTTTACCAAGAGATTTGAATATGATAAATCAACAGTTTATCAAGATGTTATTTCTACCAAGTATAATCTTTCGTTACGTTTGATAAAGGATTATAATGGAGATAATTACCTTGAAAGAGAAAATATCTTGGGTATGCCTTATTCAACAGTATTAATGCCTTCTCAGAAGAAAGGAAAAGCTATTTGGACTGCAACAAACATTGCATTGTCTAATAAGTGTTATAATCCCGTGCTTCCTAATAACGGAATGGGTATCACTTTAACAAAGAAGTATTTCTTGAATGAGTGGGATGGTAAGAAATGGTTGAAAAATGAACTGCAAGAAGGTGAAAGTGTTGTAATCGTTAATGCACCTAATGGAAATTCCAATATAGAATATCGTCTTGTCAAAGGTGATTTGATTGCCGTTCCTACCGCAATTTATAACGATGTTATTAACGATGTTACCAAGACTCTTGATAATCTCCAAGATCAAATCAATCAGGAAACAACCAGAGCTATTGCAAGGGAAAATGAGATTGATAAAAATCTGTCCGCTGAAATTGAACGTTCAACAAACAAGGATAATGAGCTTGAACAAAAATTAAATGATGAAGCCGCTTCTACCGATGCTGATATTCAAGATTTAAAGAACAGATTTGATTCTACAGACGAGACAATCAAGAAAATCAACGATACGTTGGCTGATTTCGGTGAAGAAACTAAGAAAGCGTTTGACCAGATTAACAATGTATTGGAAACCAGTATTAATACGATTAACGGTGCGATTGCTGCCGAGATTGAGAATAGAACTGCTGAAGATAAGAAATTGTCTGATGCAATTACAGCCGAAACACAAAGAGCTACCGAGGCTGAAACTGTCTTGCAGACCAATATAGATAACGAAGTTCAACGTGCAACTGAAGCCGAAGCTGATTTGCAAACAGCTATTGATACTGAGAAATCTGAAAGACAAGCTGCCGATGAAGAAATTAGAACATTGATTGACAGCGTTACTGGAAATGTTGATGAGGTTTCAAAACGTCTTGACGCTGAAATTGAGAACAGAATACAAGCAGATAATAACCTTCAAAAAGGTATTGATGATGTAAATTCAAAAGTTGATGATTTATCCGCAACTGTCGATGAAGTGAAAGCTGATGTTGAAGCGAAATATACTGAACTTAATACTAAGATTGACAAGGAAACTGAAGAAAGAACAAATGCAGACGAAACTCTTGACAAACAACTTCTTATTGGCGAAGGGAGTAGTTTTGATACTGAAAAAGGTATTCTTACTTTAAAGAGTAAAGGTGGAGAAAATGATATTCAAATTCAGTTCTCGTTCAATTTCGGAGATATTTAATAATATAACACATAAAAATTAGATATTAATAATGAATAACAATATAAATTGGAGATTGCAATTTTGTTCTCACAAGGAGATATTCGCTGACAGAGACACTGCTATGAAATATATCCGTAGGGAATTCCTACCAGACAGTCTGGTAGGTGAACCTACCTTGTATTTCTACGGTGATAGCGATGAACCTAATGCTATCTTGGCTTTTGGTGTGGGTGACAGAAGAATTGCCACAATAGACGTTGGTGCTGTAAGTGACAAGGTTGATGAAATAGAAAATTCTGAAACCGAAAATTCTGAGAGACTTGACAAGGCTATTGCAACTTTAAAAGATGTCATAAATGCTGCTGGTCTTACGTTTGATGAAAACAAAATACAAAATCAAGTTACTTATGAACCTGACGTTAAAGATGAGTTGATTGGCGATACAACCAGCCTTGGAGAGGCTATTGCTGTTATCTCAAAATTCGCACAAGATAGCTTTAAATCAACTAATCTTATCCCTGTTGAGTCTAAGTCCATTGCTGTAAGCTATACTGCAACTGACAAGGGTATGGAATTGAAACCGTCTGTTAAATTTTCTACATACGGTGATGCAGATACCCTTGATGACAACAACAATATTCTTGGTTTGAAGCCTGACGGTATCTACGCCACTGTTAATCTTGAATATGATCCAGAAAAATGCGAACTGTCTTTTGTCACGAGCGGAATGAAAGATGGTAAATTTATGGATGATGCTAACAGGAAAGTCATCAAACTTGGAGAGCATACGCAATATACACCAGATAATAACGGATATAACGTTAATCTTGTGGTTGATAAAGATAAGAATACGATTTCGGCAAACGTGAAGATTTCAGAAGACCCGAATAATATTCTATCCGTACAAGACGAAAAACTGTTCGTTGATGGACGTGCAACCAATATCAAGTATAAGAGTGGTACTGTATATAGCGGAATTAATCAATTAGAAACTTCATTTAACGATTTCAAGGATGAGGTTAACTCTGAACTTGATACTGTAAAGAAACATATTTCTGATGTTGAGGAAAATACAACGATTGAAGGTGATACTACCGATACAATGGTTATTACTGCAACAAAAGAAACCAATGTTGGTTACAGAATTTCTGGTGGTGTGAGGCTTGGAGGTAATAAAACTATTATCCATAAAGATGGCGGTTTGGAAGTTGATATTGAAATTACCTGTGATATTGCATCTAATAAATTGATTGTAAGAACTGGTAATGTTACAAAAGAGGTTGAACTTCCTGGTGTTGATTTTATTGACAATGCTTATTATGATAGTGTTACACAGGAACTTGTAATTGAATTCAACAACGGGAATACTGTAAGAATTCCTATGAGTGGATTAATTACCATTTATAGATTTGAAAACAATACATCAAGCCCTGTCGTATTCCAAGTAAGTGATAACACAAGAAGCACAGAAAAAGTCGTTACAACCGCATTTCGATTAGCCTCTAACGACAATATTTTATCTATCAATGGAAATGGCGAATTACTTGCTCCCAAGAGTACAATTGATAATGCTATTGCAGTTGAAACAGAAAGAGCAACTGGTGTTGAAGCTAGGCTACAAGAAAATATTACACAAGAAAGTGAAAGAGCAAAGGCTGCTGAATTAGCAAATGCTAATTTAATTTCTGCTAATACAAATGCTATTGAAACACTTAGAACAAGTGTAGAGGAAAACAAGAAAGCTATTGATTCGTTAAATGCTGATGAGAATACCCCAAATTCTGTAAGATATATGTTGAAATACACATATGATACTTTAAATCAGGGTATTCAAGCCGAACAGCAACGTGCAGAAAATGCTGAAAGCGCATTACATGAAAGAATTAATGATTTAACGAGTAGTGTCGCTTCTCAGGTTAGTAGTGCTATTGCCGAATCGAAAACATATACTGATACACAACTTGGCACAGCCAAACTTGAATTGCAAGCTGAAATCAGTAATGCAAAAACTGATGCTGTTAATACTGCTTCTTCTGATGCGACATCTAAAGCTGATAAGGCATTGGTTGATGCAAAGGCTTATACTGATAGTGAGATCGCTAAGAATTACACTACAGTAACCAGTGATATTCATAATGCAAATGATGCTCTTGAAGATAAACTGGTAGCTGATTATGTTGCTAAGGATGAAAAAGTTTTAACTGATGCAAAAGCATACACGGATAGTGAGATTGCAAAACTTGAGACAAATGAAGGAAATTTATCTACCTCAATTGAAGAGTTGAAAGCCAAAGATAAAGAGCTTGAAACAAGTCTTGCAACAAAGATTGAAAGTGTCGAAGTTGTAAAAGATGAAGCAAATGATTTGCATTATCAAGTACTGGTTGATGGTGTTGTTGCAGGTGATATTAACATTCCACAAGACCAATTCTTGAAATCTGTAAATTATGATAATGCTTCTCATAAACTTCAATTCATTTTCAAGACTGAAAATGAACATGAGCAACCTATTGAAGTTGATATTTCTGATTTGGTTGACACTTATACAGCAGGTGATGGTATGTCTTTGTCCGCAAATACATTCTCAGTAAGAAAAGCAACATTGTCAGAAAAATATCTGACAGTAAGTGCTGACGGTGTAAGCATAAATGGTATTGATGCTGCAATTGATACTCTTAATGGAACTATTGACACTAAAACACAGGAAGCTCAAGATAATGCAATTGCTACCGCTGCCACTGATGCTACAACAAAAGCTGATAATGCCTTAACTCAAGCTAAGGAGTATGCTGATAGAGGGTTGGAGAAAAAAGCTAATTCTGCGGATGTATATACGAAAGAAGAAATTGATAAAAAAGGTTATCTTACCTCTGTTGATTTAAGCGATTACGCAACGAAAACAGATGTCGCAGATGAAACATCCAGAGCGCAAATTGCTGAAAAGTTAAATGCTGACGCTATTGATGCACTTGAAGATAGAGCAACTGCGATTGAAACTAATGTTAGCTTATTGCAAGCAGAAGATAGAAGATTAAATATTATCACTTCTGAAACAAATTCAATTGCTTTGACTGCAAGTAAAGCTGACGGTGGTACAACATTGAAAGCTGATTTAAAACTCAACACAACCGAAGATAATATTATCAAGCTTGATGGTAATGGTGTTTATTCTTCTATAGCATTGAATTATAATAAGGCTGAGAATAGCATTGCCTTGATTGTTAATGGTAATGAAAAATCTAAATTTACACTATCCGAACATTCACTAGTTCAAGAGGGACATTATGATAGTGTAACACAAAGCATTGTTCTAACTATTGCTAAAGATGGTGGTGAAACACAGCAAATTTCTATACCAGTTGGAGATATAGTAAATGAATGGACTATTGATAATGGAACTGATAATCCTATTACATTAACCAAAACAGCTGGTGCAGACAACGTTGATATTTTACGTGCAAGGTTAGCCATTTCAACAGAAGCTCATAATGGTATATTGAACAACAACGGTACACTTTATATGAGCAATGAGGCAAGTAAATTGACAGCCTTATGGGGTGGCGATGAAGTTACTGTTCAGAAAGCAATTGAAAATTTGAAAACTGAAACTGATAAAGTTGCAGGACTTGTTTCTGACGTTGATACTTTGAAGTCTGATATGGCACAGGCTAAGAGCGATATCACAGTCCTTCAAGGCAATGTTACTAATTTACAGACTAAGGTTGAACAGAATACACAAAACATTGCACAGAATACGGGTGCTATCAATAACTTAACAACACAAGTTACTGAACTAGGAAGTCAAGTTACTAATCTCTCTAATCAGTTTACCGAATTGAGTAATCAAGTTGAAGGCTATGAAAATAGAATTTCAAAATTGGAAGGTGATTTGACAACTGTTAATAATAATATTAACACTATCAATCAAACTATTAACCAAATCAAGGAACAAATAGGTGAACCAGAAGAAGGCAAGCCTAGTGTGGCTGAAAGATTGGCAACGATTGAAGAAATCATAAATAATTTGATTGATTTTGGTGAATATGGAAGTAATTCCTAAAATTTAATAATAATTATAATTGGTGGTCTTGAAAAATAGATTACCAATTATATTAATAATAAGATAATTAATTTAATTATAATACTACAATGGCTTATACATTACAACTAAAAAGACATGTAAATTATGAAAACAAAACAGCAGCTTTAAATGGTCTTAAAGCTTATTTAGCTACTGCTGCTGTCGGTGAACCTGCAATCGCTACCTACGGTGGCGGTGACACAGATATTAAACCTGAAAAGGTTTTATTTGGTATTAAAGGTGCTGAAGATTATACAATCTTTGATGCTGATGCTATTCCTTCTGAGGTACAGGATGCTCTTGATGCTGCCATTGCTGCCATTAAAGGTGGTGAGGATTCAGCAATTGATGATGCTTATGACACTATTAAGAAAATTGCTGATGCATTGGTAAAAATTAATGGAAGTGGTGAAGGCTCAATCTCAAAAGCTGAACAAGATGCAAAAGATTATGCCGATGGCCAAATTACAGCCGCTGTTCAAGCTCTTGATGTTGCAGATACTGCTGTTGCAAAAAGTTTTGTTACCGAAGTATCAGAAACAGACGGTAAAATTGCTGTAAAACGTGGTGCTATTACTTCTAATAACAAAACTGTTGTTATCGGTGATGGCGCAGACGGTGGCATTGACTTGAAAGCAAATGTTGATGGCACTACTATCGTTGTTAATGGAGAAACTGGTGTTATGAGTGTTGCAAGTGCTGCCCTCGTACAATATGTAGGGCAAGACGCTATTGCAGTATCAGAAGAAAATGAAGGTGAAAAGACAATCTCTTTAAAACTTAATACTGCTGATAAAGTTTTAACTCAGACTACGGATGGTTTACTTGCTAACATTAACTTGACTTGGAGCAAATCTGACGGCTTGAAATTAATTGGTAAGGATGGTGCTGCAATTGCAACTATTGCTGCCACTGATTTCATTAAAGATGGAATGCTTCAAAATGTTGAATTAAAAACCGCTTCTGCTGACCAGCCTGTTGGTGAAGCTCAAAGTGGCACATTCTTGGTATTCACATTCAATACTGATGCAGGAGACAAAGTTATCAACCTTAATGTAACCTCTTTGATTGATGTTTATACAGCAGGCGATGGTATTTCTGTTAGTGGAAAAGTTATTGCTGCAAAACTTGACGGTTCAACTGAAGCATTCTTGACAGTTGGTGCTGATGGTATTAAGCTGAGTGGAGTTCAAGCTGCTATTGATGCTGCTAAACAGGGAGTTCAAGCTGCTATTGATAAAGTAGAGGCTTCTGTTGGTCTTGGCACAGATGGCACATTTACTGCTCCTGTCGGTGCAACGTATGTCAATGACGCTACTTCTGTTATGGATGCTATTACTCAGCTTGACACTCAGGCTAAAGCGAATGCTGATGCTATTGATGCTGTTAGGGATGCAGCTATTTCAGTGGTTGCAGGTAAGGGTATCAATGTAAGTGGAGACGGTACTGAAAAAACCATCACAGCCGTAGCTAAACCTTCTGATCCTATGATTGAAGTATCTGCGGAAGGTATTGGTATGAAGGCAGATGCTGTATTTGATTGTGGAACATACTAATTAGAGTGTCATCACATACCTAATAAGGAAGAGATTAATTTTCTCTTCCTTATTTTTTTTTTATATATTAAAGTAAATTCCAAAACATAACGATGTTATGAATATGAATAGCATTTTCCAAAATATATCATAACTCATATTTATATCACGTCCAATAAAGGCATTTCCAAGTGTTGTAATAGCTGTATTTATGTACGATAGTAGAGTTAATACACCTATAGTTAAAAGTACGCTCTTAAAGCCTATAAATATCCAAATAAGAGAAATAATAACTATTGCTGATAGTATTATAATTTTACCTATATTATTTATAATTTTGTCTTTCATCATTCTTCCGCATCAAATCTATTTATACTAAAATCTTTATCAAGTACATCAAACATACTTCCTAATATAACTCCCCATTTCTTTGAAACGAAGTCATATGTATCCATATTTATATCAATGAGTTTCATTAACTTATCTGGCAATTCACCAGTTTCGTTGAATTTTTCTACATCACTTTCTTTTAAAGAATCAATTATTTTATTATACTCTTCCAGTTCAGCTTTAACTCCTTCACTTTCAAGTTGTTTCTGTCTTTCTTGATATTTTTCAACAGTCTTATCCCAATCAATTCCACATTCTTTTACAAAAGGTGGTGTTTTGTTAACTGATAACCAAAACTTGATTTCCTTATCCTCGATAGTCATAAGTTGTTCATAAGTGTCTTGATCTTTTATGTTATATGGTTGACCAGATACAAGTTTACTTTCATCCTCGGTAAAGGCTTTTCTATCTTTTGGGTTATCAATTAAGATGTTGTCAACTTCTTTACCTTTATCGTTTATTTTTGTTCTGATTTTTTTATCAAAACATACAAGCAAGGGTCTTATACGACTGTTGAACATATTGATGTATTTTGCCCTATTATATTCAAAATCAGCAGTGCAAAAATGTTCCTCTTCGTCCTCTACAATTTCATTTGAAAGTCTAACACAATTGAATATTATCTCATCTTCTTCCTGAATTTTTAAGAAAGGATATTTCTGTTGGGCGTACTCAAGTATAGTATAAAATGTATTGGATGGGTCATTTATGTTCTTTATAACCGATTTATTCATTGATTTTTTCAGCTTATCATACTCCGCTTTTATTTTCTTAGTAAAATTACTAGGGTTTCCTTTTTTATCATACACAACCTCACCATTTTCATCAATGAAATCCTCGCATTTATTTCCATTTTTATCAATATAATATAATTTGCTCACTCTTTGTATGTCTGATGTAGCTTTTTTATTTCCCACATTGATATAATATATTGCATCGCCCATATTGACATTTAAATTGTCTTTAATTGCAAGCTCATACCATGCTTGTCTTGCTTTCTTAGTTCCTGCTGATGTCAATTTCTTGCAATTAGCTTTATAGGTATCAAGATTGACTTTTATTTTACCAACAGTTGCAATATCTTGTAATGGAATTTGTAAATTGTAAATTTTCTCTACATAATCATAGTAATATTCAAGAAATTCTGCGCCTTTACCATTTAATAAAAGTCTTATGGCTTCATTCAAAAATTTTTCAATGTAAATAGGCATTTTTTTGGATTTGATTGTATTTCCAACCATTTTAATCTTTCCATTATCAAGCAAGTCTGCATAATTCTTACGAGCAAAATTAATGGTAGCATTACAATATTCATCTATACCAAGACCGTTTTTATTAATACCTCCATTAAAGGCGTGATTTAAATACTTGTCTTCAAATTCAGCAACATCTGCATCTACTTTTGTATATTTTTTACCTTTTTCACTATTGCGTCCTCCCCCATCACTTATATACGGATGCTCGTCAGTATAACGAAATGTTTTAGGCATTTGAAAATTAAATCCATCTGTATTGGAGAGAATATTCATTCCTAATGCGTTTACAACTGTTCCATCAAGTGAAATATCATAAACATACTTATCAGTCTTATTTATTTTTTGTACTTTCATAACATTCTTGTTTAATTATTACTTTTTTCCATTTATAGCATAAACAACTGCAATCATATATTCTGTACCATCCTTTACTTTTACAAAATTCATGTTCAGATATATTTTGCGGACAATTATATTTCTTTGCTAAAATATTTTTACTCTTTTCTTCTGTCAAAGTATTACCTATTTTCTACACACATTTTAATATATTGTAATGAAGCTATAATTTGCTTTGAATATTTTTTGTTTGGTTGTCTATAATGTTCAAACCTATCCAAGAAATATTTTTTGCAAGAAACCGTACTATTAAGCACTTCTTTTGTTATCAAAGCGTGTTCTCTATTTCCTGCTGCAAGGACTGCACACATATTTAATTTACGTTTATCGAATGTATATTTATTCGATATAATATTTCCACCATTATAATATTCAAGTTTAGTATTCTTGTTTATTTCGCTTGGTATTACTTTCTCTTGTTTTTCATTAAACAGAGAATGGTCTTCTGTAACATCAACAGAACAATTGTTATCATTTATACGATATATATCCTTATCTGTTTTATGTCTGTAAATATATGTGGCTTCTTTCCATCCGCTTCTACATAATACCTTAAAATCTTTTTTAGAGGTATCATACTCCCTATCTAATTTATCCTTTTTAATTTTCTTTTCATTTATCAATTTTGATATTGGTACTATATCAATGTCATTTGTATTATTATATTTGATAAATAAAGGAGTATCTTCGGTAAATGAATCACCTACAATAGGTTCATATCCAATACTCGTGAAATGCGAAATCATAAGTCGCAACATCATACGTCCTGTACAAGTTGTTTCTTCTGCACAAATCAAATCTGAATGAGGAAAAACGCTTCCAGAACCGTATGAACCAAAGAATGCATTACCAGTAATCTTTAAAGGCAATTGCATCTTGTCATTTCGTGCAGCTTCTGTTTCGTATTTTTGTTGCTCTTCTTTTAATTCCTTGATATTTGGAAGATTTGGATTTACTTCTATTTGTTTCTTTATCTTTTTTGCTTTTGCTCCAAAATCTGCCTTTAATCCTTTATAGTATTCACGTTCAGTCAAGATGTATTCAAGAATAGCATTCATAACACCCATTACATCTACAGGTGTCTTAATATTAAATGAAAGAATAATAGATGGATAAAGTGAATTGAAATCCAATTTTACAATTCTATCTACATACCCTACTTTTAATAAACGTGATAATCCACCTGTAAACGGTTTTGTATCAATTAATTCTGGAATTGCTAAATCATGTTCGTAACTCCATGCAAGCATAATATACTTCCATATAGCGGCAGTTCCCATTGTACACATTTTCTCAAATGACACAGGAAGCATCTTACCCACAAGAAAATTAGATTGATTATAACGAAGCTCCACCTTATCTGTTTCATAAAGGTCATCCAAAAGATAACGTTCAACAATGTATCGTCCTGTTACATATTTAAAATCTCGATTTTCTTTATTATCATGTAATGTGCCATCGTTATTTAGACTGTATCTTTGTAGTTTTTCTCCAATACAATTTATAAAAGTTTTGTTTAGAATTTCATCTGTTATCTTAAACCATTCACCATTCTCATTATTAAAAGCATAAGTTTTTGATGTATCACTCCAAGTTTTATTAATAACTTTTCCTGGTACATATACACGATTGGGTTTATTCAGTTTTGAATATTTAGTAACATACTTCAAATCGGCTTTTTTCATATTACTATCAAGAGCTTGCGCACGTCTTACAGCAAATAAAGAATCTGTAAGATTATGTCCCCACATTACAGTAGGATAATAATATTCCATTTCCCCTCCTAATTTCAAAACAGCCTCTTTTTGTTTTTTATATATACCTTTTCCATAAAATAACTGTTGTGTATAATCGAAAAGGGATAACCCACGCTTTTTTAGACGAACATCAATAAAATTCCAGTCGAAGTTCTCTGTGTTATGTCCTGTCATTACATCAGGTTGTATTTCTCTTACAATTTGGAAAAACTCTGATAAACCTTTCATTTCATTTTCAAGTTTTTCTTCACCTTCGCCTTGAATTGAAATGATTTTTTCAAAACCCTTGTTTGTTCTTATACCAATCTGTGAAATGGCATTGATATTTGGGTCAAGTCCTTCTGTTTCCAAGTCCCATTCAAGACGTAGCAAGTCATCATAATCTTCATACCCCTTGAACATTCTTTTTCCTGTTGAAATCATATATTGTTCATTAGGAGCAACACAGATATAATCCCTTAATCCGTAACTTTTGTCGCTTGGTTTTGGATATATAGGTCTTCCACCTTCTTCAAAGAATTTTTGGAATTTGGAAAATGCCATAGGTGTTTTAGCATAGAACATGACACGATATCCATTTTCCATACGAGGATGTACATTTCCATCAGTATCATGTATTCTAAGACCCTTACAGCCTAAATTGTATTTAGCCATAGCGTCTTTCAGTTTCTTTCTGTCCCCATTATAGAGAAAACGTCCAGTGCTTTGTTTACACCATACAAAAGGATAGAAATTATCTATGTCAGTCTTTAGTTTGTTATTCTCATCTCTGTAAATAACATAAATCTTATCATCATTATAATCTCCTTCGATTTTGATGATATGTTCCATTGGGTTACTACCCATCAAAAAAGCATGTACCTGCTCTTTTGTTACTTCAGGTTTTGAACTCATTACAAATAATTTATTAATTAACATATTTTACTGAATCAGCAGTTAAGTATTACTCTTCAATACATCATGCCAATCAAACTTCAATGCAAATATACTATTAAATAGGGTAAGAACAAAACCTGAAAGCTATATTTTTCATTTTTTAATATTTCCTTCTATAATATGTATGTGTAGTTCTTGTGATATAGGTACTATCAACTCACCTATTGGCAATGTTTTGCCATCTACTTCAACTGTGTCATTGAATACAATTCTAAACTCTCCTTTATAAAGTCCTGGTGTTTTTGTATCTCTTTCTTTCCATTGATATTCAATGATATATTTATCCTCGCAACCGTTATCTTCTTTCATGATAACATTTGCTTTTTGATTAGCAATTTTTCTAATACCATTTTCAATATTTGTCATATTGAAATATACATCTGCTGCTTGTAGGGCAATGTTTAATTTAGAGAAATCATGTCTGCCGTCATTTATTGCTTCCATTCTAAGTGTTGGTAATGTTGCCCCTTTGTTTATGAAGAAATTATATGCCATTGATATTATTACTTTATATCTTATTTCTAATAAATATGATTGAAGTGATGAACTATTTATATATAAATTAATATATTGCAATGGTTATTGATGATGAAATAAAACACTTATTCAAACTTGTACGTTCAAAACTTTCAGGTGGGATAAGAAAAATTGAATTAACTGATAATGCATTATGCGATTTGTTAGAAATTGCAGTGGGTGATTATGCTGAAAAAGTCCAAAATTTTGTTATAGAGAGTAACTGGGCTTCTCTATATGGTAAGGATGTAACTAATACTGATATTGCTTATGCTCTATCTGTAAGAACGTTAGATATTTCAAAAGATTATAGCTATTGGTTCAGCAAGCAAGTGGGTTTACAAAATTCTGGGCCGTGGGAATTAAAAAAGGACTTCTTTAAATTGGAAAAAGGGAAACAAGTATATGTAATTCCCGCTGGACGTGAAATTAATAAAGTATTGTGGATTACACCACCTGAAACAGATGCTGCTTTATTTGCATCATATAGTGGTTTTGGCACTCCGTTTGGAGAGGGGGTTTATGGACAAATGGGATTTTCTTCTGCTGCTGCATTCGGTGGTGTAGGTACTGCTTATGGATTGGGGGTCGGAACTTATGCTTTTAACTTATATGATGTTGCATTGCTCAGTGCGTCAATGGCACAGAAAAATAAATTCTTTAGATGTGATTTAACATATAAGGTAACAGCAGGGCCTGATGGTACACATTTAATTCATTTAATGAGTACACCAGGAAGTAAATTAACTTTTGGTAGTTCAGGAATAAATATGTATAATCTTAATAACTGTGTTTGTTGGTATACATATTATGATGTAAATCCTTCAAATGCTGATGAATGTAGAAAGGCTAATCCTGATGTATTGCTTACTCCTGACCAAGTGCCTTTGGATAAAATGGATTATACTTTATTTAATTCCCCAACAAAAGTTATCATACGACAATTACTTATTGCACATGCTGCTGAAACATTAGGATTGGTAAGAGGAAAATTCTCAGGTAATATAAATATGATAAGTAGCCCATTAACTCTTGATTATCAGACACTTATATCAATGGGTCAAAGAGAAAAAGATAATATTATGCAAAACCTTGACCAAAGATTGCAAAGAATGTCTCCTTATGAAACAATGAAACGTCAAGCTGAAATGGTACAAAGTATGTTAGAAATGAAGAAAGGTATTCCTCTTGGTATGTATGTAATATAATAATGAAAATATTAAAATATAATGAAATTAATAGATAATATAATTAACAAATTTGGAAGTGACAAGATACTCCATTTCCTTGTTGGAGGTTATTTAACTTGTCTTTGTGGATTATTCGGATGGGTTGGGCTGATAGTAGGATTTGTTGTCACAATGTTGTTAGAGTTTGCAAAAGAAAAATGGTTTGATACTGTATTTGACAAGAAAGACTTTATTGCCACTCTATTAGGTTCTTTGTTTACTGTCATAATTTATGTAATTTCAGTAATACTTTAAAATAGGATAGCCGTTAGTTTGTTAAATTTCTAACGGCTATTATTATTTTTATTAAATTGCAATAAGTTTTAATCTATCAAAATCAATTTCATAATATTTTGTTCCAAAAGCTGATTGCAATATAGGATTTTCTTTATCATCAAATGTGTCCACATATCTATTTACATTGAATGACATTTTAGCTTTTGCTGGGATGCTTCTCTTAATATGTTTAAGACTTCTTATGATATCATCATAACAGTGAAATGTGCCTATCATAGTCGGCTCTTCCAATGTATTATCATATAAGAATATGGTTGTATTTCCATAATTCACATATAAGACATAATCAGAAACATTATTGGATATGATTTCTTCATCCATTATCTTTTCCGTGCATTTGTTATAATCGCTATTAATTCCTGTGAATTTAAACCAATTCAACCTTGCTTTAAGTTTTGAGATATATTTGTTAGTTTTGTCTTTCTCGCCATAATAACAATCACAAATTTGCCAACCATCTCTTACTAATTTTTTTGTGAAATAGAATTGCTCTTCTGTTACATCTTTTGCAAATGTGCCTAATCTATCAACAATTTTGTCTACGATTTCTTTGTCTGAATAATCACAGAACACAGGAGAATATATACTTTTTCCAATTTTAAAGGTTGCTTTATTATCCATTGTTTAATAATTTATTAATTTTATTTTACAGTTTATCTTTTTATAAAGATGGATAATGATTATACAAATTTCAAGAATAAATTTCTTTTGGCAAAATTTTTCTCAACTTCATCTATACTTTCACCAAAATGTATTACTATTCTACCTTCCTCTGGGTATTCTTCATAATTGTCAATATTCTCATAAGCAAGAGCAACAATATTATCTCTTGCGTCTTGCATTGAAAAACAGGAATTATCTTGTGCTAAGTCCAACATCATATCCGTTTTTAACTCTTTCACGTATTCATACATATCCTCATCAATCATTAATATTGATTTAGGTATATTGGACGCAGGTTTTTCACCCCATCCTTCAGAAAATACATCATCAGGATTGTTGGATAATATGAATTGGTAAATATTTTTATCATCTACATCTTTTCCAACGTATATAATATACACTACCTTGTACTCGGACATATCCAAAAAATCCAAATCATCAATTTGTTTTTTTTCTTCTATTTCTGTTTCTGTCATAGTCTTCTACCAATGTAGTATGTTTTTTATTTAAATAAATAAATATTGCAGCACAAGCTTTTGCATCTTCCAACGCATTGTGGTGGTGGTTTAATTTATGATGCACAAATTTTGAAACTGTGTCAAGTTTATAATTTTCAAGCTTATTAATATACTTACGAGACATATTCAATGTATCGTAATATACATAATCAGTATTTGTTCCAAAGAAATCTCCGCATTCATTGATGCAACTTTTTTCAAAGCCTACATTATGCGCAATGATAGGACTACCTTTTATGTATTCTCTATCAATCTTTTCCCATATTTCATCAAATTTTGGATAGTTTTTCACATCTTTGTAATGAAGCCCATGTATTTTTACACAATGATATGATTCCATTTGCGTAGGAGGGCAAACCTTTGTGTAATAACTATCAACAATTTGGTTGTTTTCAATGATAACAATACCTATGCTTATAACAGATGCTCTCCAACACTCAAGTGTCTCGAAATCAATTGCCACAAATCTATTATTTTTTATTTTCTCTTCCATATTTCTTTCAATAAATCATTTTCATTTCTTATAACTGAAGAATTTAATATTTCTTTATTTATGGTATAATATAAAATTTTTATATTATGTTCTTCACATAAAGACCATTTTATTTTGTCTTTTTTATATTGTTTGTGAAATGCCAGTATTCCTCCAAAATGACTAACAGGTTTAAAGTGTTGTACACCTTGACATTCAATTGCAATATTATAATCAGGCAAATAGAAATCCAATGATTGTTTTCCTAACCAATTAAATCTTTTTTGATACTCAAAATGAATATCATTAGATAATAATATTTTTCTAACTTTTGTCTCACACCTACTCTCGTTACATAGTATACATCCACTACCTGTTAAATGATTGTGAGGTTTTTGCCAAAACTCTCCGTGTATGGGGCAAATAATACATATCGGTGTATTACAATTTACATATTCGACTTTCGAATAATCATACTTATCACCGTGTACTTCTTCTGCTTTTTTAATAAATTCTTGGGTTGTCATTCTGTGTTGCAGTTGTATTCCTTCAATCGCACATTTTGGGCATCCATTACCTTGTGTGTGTCCATGTGGTGTTTGCCAAAATTCTCCGTGTTCGATTCCATTTTCATCTTTTTTATGACAAATAATACACACTGGCTTATCATATTCTTCGTATTTTACCTTTGAATAATCATATTTATTATGATGTGTTATGTTTGCTTTATATGTAAAACTTTCAGTATCATATATACTTCTGACACATTTTTGGCATCCATAGCCACGTAAATGATTACCTGCTATTTGCCAAAACTCTCCGTGTATGGGGCAAATAATGCATATTTTCTTTTTATTACCATTATAAATTACTTTCGAATAATCATACTTATCACCATGTACCTCTCTTGCTTTTCTTATAAACTCTTCTTGGGATAACGAATTGTCATTCCTTAATTTTTCCGCCATACATTTTTTGCACCCTCTTCCATATAAATGATCACTATATCTCTGCCAGAATTCCCCGTGAATTGGACAAATAATGCAAACCTTTGTTTGGGTATTTACATATTTTGTTTTTGAATAATCATATTTATCACCGTGGATTATTTTCGCTCTTCTTATAAACTCTTCAGTATTCATAGTTATTGACTTTATATATAATAAATAGTATGATTATTCTATTCTTATTAACTTTAATATTTCAAAATGTTATTTGTCCTTTTCAGTCTTGATAACTTCTTCGGCTATCAGCTCTTTATTTTTAACAATATCATACATTTCTTTTGAAATAGAATCCGTAAACATTTGATATACACAAGTCACATCTTTATCTTGTGTTAAGCGATAAATTCTATCCTCCATCTGTTTATTGTCAGCACTTACCCATGAATATGAATTAAATATAATGTAATGAGATGCTGTTAATGTAATACCTACACTTGCGGCGGTTAAATTACAAATAAATACTGTTGTATTAGGATTATTCATAAAACTATCAACGGCTTTATCTTTTGCTTTGGCCGTCATCTTACCGTTATAAACAACAGCTTTTCTTCCGTAATGTTCTTTCAGTATATCAATTTCTTCTTGGAATGTACATACAATAATTACTTTTTCGCCATAATTTATTTGGTCATCGGTCAATTCAATAGTATTAGGTATCATTTCTTTAGCCAAATACTGCCTTACAATTATACCTTCCACTAGATCTTTGTATTTTTCTGCATCATCAACACCTAATTCTTTCTTGGCTTGTAAGTAATTATCCCATAATGTATTATATATTTCTTTTTGTTGTTCATTTAAATCATATTCTTTTGTTAATACTGTTTTACTAACCATTCCATTTGTTTCAGATTGTAACCTTCTTATATATAAATGTTTAATTTTTTCTCTTAATTCATCCAAATGGCTTGCTCCGTTATTAAGCAAGATTATTTTTCCTGTTCTTAGTTTCATTTTACGGCCATCGCAGTATCTCATACAATAATAATTATAATCTTTTGTAATATCAGCATCTATAAGACATAATATATTATAAAGATTAATGGGCTTATTTGTCAAAGGAGTTCCAGTGACTAAAAAAACTGCTTCTGGTTTAGCTCTATGAAGAAAATCATAAATTGTCTTATATCTTATTGAGGTTTTATTTGATAATTTTTGTGCTTCATCAATAATTACACAATCAAAATGTTCTTGGAATAAAGGGCTTTTCATTAAACTTTCGTTTATTACTTCCTTTTTTTGTGATTTTCTAAGTTTTACAATCACTTCTCCATTTTCATCGAGTTCTTCAACTGCTTCATATGGAACTTGATAGAAATTTTGTACTATATCATAGTTTGTTATAGTAAATTTCTTTGCATTTACCCATTTAGAACCGCTCATTATTGCAATGTTATCTTCATCTTCATAATAAGATATTTCTTTTTTCCATGTACTTTTTACAGATGCAGTCGTAATTACAAGTATATGTTTGAAACCACCTTCCAAAGCCGCAACAATTGTATCTAGTGTTTTCCCAAGACCCATTGAATCAGCTAAAATACATTTTTTATTGGTAAGAAGGAATCTTATAGCTTCTTTTTGGTGAGGTTTTAGTTTTCTACCATTTTTTTCGGCTAATTTATCGTATTTATCAAAATCTATATTCTCATAAGAATCTGTTTTATTATCAAATAGTTTATCTATGATGTAATTTTTATTCACATACATAAGTTGAGGGGGGATACTTTGTCTATATTGCACATAGCAATGATAACTGTTATTCATTTCCCCTATTATCTTAGTGATTTTTACCTTGTTTGGAATAAAATCTATATTGTATTTTTCTTTTAATATGTTGCCGTAATCAGAGGATATGCGAATTGTTTTATTTATCTGTAACGGTGTGTAATCTTGATTGGAAGTAATATATTTGTACGAAAAATCATTCAACACAAAACTTCCATTCTTATATTCATTCTGATAAAGAAGAATTTGATTATTATCTCCGTTGTAAAATTTTAATATATCGTATGCTTTTTTAATCTTTCTGATACTTAATTGCTCACCCATTTATATAAAATATTATTTTTGCAAATATACTATTTTGTATAGTAAAAGCAAAACTATTTATATAAAAAGTTATTAATCATGCCAATAAATGCACCAGTAAATAGGAATAATTTATTCTATTCCGAAGAGGATTATGAATTAGAAACTGAATTGCTATCTGACTATATGGAAGAAGATACTAATCAGACGATTGTGTTATATGAAGTTGATAGAATAAAAACAAATACAAATGACATATACCACGAAACACCGAATAAAAGGAATATAAGGTTTAAACCTCCAAAAGAATTGCCTTGTTTATATGAAATAAAAGAAGCTCAAACAAAGACGTTTGATGATAAAACATCAAGCGGTGTATATATGTTAAGTGGAAATCTTACCGTATATATATTAAAAAATACTTTAAAAACATATAAATGTGATATTAAAAGAGGTGATTATATTGGTGTATTGAATGATACAAATGACATGTATTATTTTTCTGTCATAAGTGACGGAAAGATAAATAATGCGAACAATATGGTTGTTGGTGCTTATAAATCTCCGTGGCTTGTAATTGAGTGCGCGCCAGTGACGAGAGATGAATTTGATGGAATATAATATATTAAAATTAACAACATTAAAGTATGCAGCCTAAAAAATACATAACCCCTATCAAATATAGAGAAAAAGCATTTGGACGAGAAAGACGTGAAAACTATACAAAAGAAATAATGCATAATGAGCCTTATTTTCCTAAACCTTTGGAATATGAGGATATAGACAAAGCTGTACTTGAATTTGTGGATACTAAGATAGATATTGAGTTTGATGGGAAGAAAATTCCTACCTTTACTTGGTATTCAAACCAAAGATTCAATGAATATAGTCAATCATGGCAACATACTGATGAAAACGGAAACCTATTATTGAATTTCAAAACAGTGTCAAGAGATAATAATCCTGAAACTGGCGATAATCAAGGGGGGTTATGGAATATTCCAGGAGATAGATATTACACGTTAAGGATTAGAAACGTAATGGATGATAATGGAACTGAACACTATGAAATATATTCTATGAAACAACCTTTTGCTGTTGATTTAATGTATAGAATAAATTTTATTACCGATAAATTTGCTATGCTAAATGTATTCAACCAGAAGATAAACAAACTATTCAGTGCAAGGCAATGTTATATTCGTCCTAATGACCATTTTATACCTATGGTAATTGATTCAGTAAATGATGAATCAACTTATTCTGTTGATGAACGTAAATTCTTTATGCAGTCATTTGTCATAAAAGTAATGGCATATATTATTAATAAAGATGACTTCAAAGTAGAGAAAAAACCAAAAAGAATAATGTTATTCGGTGATGGTGATACCAATAAATCAAAGCCAAAAATTGATATTATCGAATATGATGATGTTTATGAAAATAAATCTTTGGAACTATCTATAGACTTTGAAGAATACCATGACAAGGTAGAATTTACAATTGATACCGATATGGTGATAGAAACCATTGAAAAAACAAATATAAGAAAAATAAGGTTATCCGTGAATGATACACCTTATTATATTGACAAAGGATTTAAAGTAAAAAACGGAGATAACATCAAGATAAGGGTAAGACATTTTGATGTTAACCAAAAGTCATCTTTGAAATTCATTGGTTATGATCCGTCAACTGTATATGATAAAATAAACACTCCCGAAAATGCAAATGATGAACCTGTGAAATCAGAAGAGATTATTGTTGAATAACCTATTATTTTGTAATATCTTAATTAGTGATAAAGTTATTACATTTATATATTATATGCAGAAAACTATTTCTATTTCATATGGGTTTAATCTAAGTAAGACTATTGATAAGATTATTGCACAACAAATCAATCTTCCTGCGAATCTTGCTTTTGCTTTATACAAACTGTATAAACAATTAATAGAGATGGAAGAATTTGTATTTCAACGGTTGAATATGATTTGTGGAGAGAATGTCGATTTTAACAATATGACTGAAAATCAAAAGATATTATATTCTTCTGTATTTGATAGCGAAATAACTATTGATGTAGAGGATAATATTAATATTGAAAAAGTAGTGAAAAACAACAAAATAAACTTGACAATCCAAGATATTGATAACCTTAATAATATATTTGATTTTAGATAACTATTCTATATTATAAATATCTCACTTTGGTATTTTTAATGATATTTATAAATAACTAATAATACGATAAAATCTGATTATAGATGGCAAATAACAATAGCAATAGCGTGAGAGGTGTACATGTTAGTCCTGGTATATATACCAAAGAAACAGATCTTACCTACGCTTCCAAGTCACTTGGTATCACCACTCTTGGATTGGTAGGTGAAACTGTTAAAGGGCCTGCATTTCAACCTTTTGCAATTGAGAATTGGAGACAGTTTACTACATATTTCGGTGGAACTAATCCTGAAAAGTTCCGTGGAAGTCAATACCTGAAATACGAATTACCATATATCGCCAAGTCCTATCTGCAACAGTCAGACCAATTACAGGTAGTAAGAGTTCTTGGTTTATCTGGTGTAAATGCTGGGCCTGCATGGATTATAACGGCAGGTGCTACTGATTCTGAAGACAAAACTTATGATAATATGGTTGTTGCTGTATTGCGTTCAAGAGGTGAACATAAGAAAGCTGCATTTTTACGTGCCAAACAACCTGAGATAGGTATTTGTGAAGATGAGTATGAATATGATAAAATCCAATATTATGCAACAGATGTTAAACTTGAACCAAGTAAAACATTGACTTTAGGCTTGGATTGTAATCCTGGTTATACTCCTTCTGAAAACTCATTTAATGTTAATGTTACGAATTATGGAACATTTACAATTGTTGTTAAGAGATTTGATGGTGTTGAAAAGAGATATTCGGTAACACTAAACAAGAATGAAAAAAATTATATTTACAATGTAATAGGTGGAGATCCTGAAGTGGGTGATGCCGAAATTTACGTTGAAGAATTGTATGATGTTGCATTACAACAATTAATTGAGAGGGGATTGATTACTGAAATTAACAATTGCACGAAATTCTATCCTGTTACAAGAATTATTCCTAAACATGCTTCGGTTGATGCAATTCTTACTGATGACGAATCAACGTTGCAAAGAAGAGATGTAGGAAAGCGTTTCTTGTATTCAGCGGCAGAATCCGTAAACGATAAAGACAATACAACCCCGCTTACAGTACACATTTCAAGAAATAACGGTAGAAGTTGGAGTTCCACTAATGGTAAACCTGGGCATATTTACACCGTAGTGGCTTATACCACATCCGATGGTACAAGAGAATATTACTATGGAGAATACCAAAATGCGGAGGGCGATGACCAAACGACAGGAAATTATCAGACAGAGTATCTGAGCGGTAAGAGTACTATTAAAAATGAGATATTTGAAGACGCTGTTGAAGTGTTAGAAGATGGTTTGTATTATGTAATGAAGGATGATGATAGTGACATTGAACCTATCACGCTTGATATGAACAATTACAAGGAACAATATAGATGTGCTTCTACTCCGTGGATTGTATCTGAAATGAAGGGTTCTGCTGAACATGTTGAATTAACCAAGCTGTTCAGATTCCATACTATTTCTGACGGTGACAATGCTAATACTGAAGTTAAGGTTTCAATACAGAATATTGACCCTGAAAATGGTACTTTTGACGTTATTGTTAGAAGTTTCTATGATACTGATGCTTCTCAGTCTGTGTTGGAAAGATATACACAATGTGATTTAATCCCAGGTAGTAGCAATTATATTGCATTAAAGATTGGTTCTTATGATGAACAGTATGAAGCAGTTTCCAACTACATTACAGTAGAAGTGAATGAAACTGATAAGACTAAGGTTTCAATACCTGCTGGTTTCTTAGGATATCCTATCAGAAACTATAAAGGTATAAGCAGAATTGCTGCTCTTGATTCTAATAGCCAATTCTACGCTTCGACTGTCCACTGCACAGAAGACCCCGTACAACCTTATTTCCAATATAATACCACTGTCGATGATGATATAAGAATTAATAGACAATATTTTGGTATCTCTGATATTACTGGTATTGATGAGGATATATTGAAATATAAAGGTGTTGAAGCTTACAATGGAGAGCCTGAAGGGTTAAGCCCTTGTTTTCACTTGGATGCACGTATATTAAATGGTGTGCCTAATGAGGCTGGTGTAATAACAGATGAACAAGGAAATACTCAAACCGTTACAGTAGATACTATTTCTGGTTATACTTGGGTTACAGTTAATAAGAATGTTACCACATCTATGGGTATTGAACCTAGAATTGGTGACGAAGATACAATGGTTAATACCATTTACGAAGATAAAAGATATAGAAAATTCACTGTAGCATTTTATGGTGGATGGGATGGATGGGATTATTACCGTACTTCAAAAAGTATTGGGGATGATTTCAGATACCAGAAATATCGTGGTAACTTAAACACTATAAGTGGTGAAGGTACTTATTTCTCTGTTTTGAAAGAGCCTGAGAAATACAACTTTGATGTCGCTGACAAGTGTTTGAATTCTGACTACTATGCTTATTTATATGGTGCAAGATTGTTCTCCAATCCAAAAGAAATAGACATCAATGTATTAGCTACTCCTGGTATTGACTATGTAAATAACCCTACGCTTGTTGGTGAAGTGATTGACATGGTTGAAAATGAACGTGCAGATTCTGTATATGTGGTAACTACACCTGATAAACCTTTCGGCGCAGGTGATACTGAAAGCGAAATGTATACTCCTGATGACGCAGTTTACAACTTGGAAGATGCTGATATTGATAGTAATTATACTTGTACATACTATCCTAATGTAAAATATTTTGATAGTGATAACAACGTATATGTGTTCCTGCCACCAACAAAAGATGTGGTAAGAAACTTCGCTTATACTGATAATATCGCATTCCCTTGGTATGCTGCTTCAGGTTGGAACAGGGGGTCGATAGATGGAGTTAAACCAAAGAAAATGTTGAAGTTAGATGACCAAGATACCCTTTATAATGGGCGTATTAACTTCGTAAATACATTTGCACAAGACGGTATGAGAATTTGGGGAGACAAGAACTTACAAGTAAGAGAAAGTCAGATGAATAGAATATCTAAACGTAGATTACTGTTAAGAATTAGAAAACTTTGTTCTATTGCTTGTATTGGTTTGATTTTCGATCCGAATGATAATACTACTAAGCAATCATTTGAAAGTGCAATCACTCCTATCTTGGATAATATAATGAGTAATAGGGGTATTACAGACTGGCGTTTGGAAATTGATGATAGTGTTGAAGCAAGAGAGCAACTAAGACTTCCTGCTAAGATTTATATCAAGCCTACACCTACATTGGAATACATTGAATTGGAATTTGTTATTACCCCACAAGGTACAGTTTGGGAAGATGCTTAATAATATATTCAATAAAAATTAAAGAGGACTTATATATTTAGTCCTCTTTTTTTTGTTTAAATTCATTTCAAAACACATTGAACCACAATCATATATTCTATAGATTTCTTTTTGTGTCAAATCATTCTTTTTATATTTAAAACGACTTATTCTATGTTGATTTATAACATAGAAATAATCAGGCTTAGTGTCATTTGTATAAGTAAATCCCATTTCGACGTATTCTTTTCCATTACTCCATCGTTTATCAACATAAGTAATAATTTTAGATGGCAATTCTTTTTTTATAAAATATTGAAGTAATTTATTTGCCCCATTTAAAATACTTGTATTAATTTTATTACAATAACAAACTAATTTCCATACATCACCTTTTAATATTTTTAATTTAGAAAATGACATTAAAGAAATTAATTCATTATTATAATACAAACCTAAATGTATTTTAGCTCGACATTCTCCCTTAATATAGTTGTTATTTAGAAAATATTTAGCTTGTTGAGGTGAAACGTTTTTAACTACACAATTATCGGATAATATTTTATTTTCATATACTTCTAATATATTTAATATATTTGATTTAACTATATTTTCCTTTTCTAACCATTCATCTTCAAATATATGAATTAATTGTATATTATTTTCTTTACATTTATTAGTTTTGCCAATATGATAATTAGAATCTACTTTATATTTCTCAGAATGCCATATTAAGCCATCATATTCAATCCCTATATTCTTTTCTGGTATAAGAATATCAATTTCATTAGGTTTGATTATTGTTCTATTGTGTTTTTCAGCCTTAATTCCAAAAGAAGTAATAAAATCACATATTTTATCCTCATTTTCAGATTTTCTTATTCCACACTTAGGGCAACCATAACCTTGTAAATGATAATGCGCAATTTGTGTAAATTTACCATGAATAGGACAATATGCAGTTATTAAATTATCATTTCCTTTATAAGTATCTTTTTCATAAATATATTTGAAATTATGTATTTCACCTGCTCTTTGTTCAAATGTTTTAGCAGAATTTTCTATTCTTTTTCGAGCAATATATTCTACAGAACATTTTTTACAACCATATCTTAAATGCTCATCAGGTGTCTGCCAAAATTCACCATGAATAGGACAAATAATACACACCTTTGTTCTATTGTTTATATATTCAACCTTTGAATAATCATATTTGTTACCATGTTTCTCTTTTGCTCTTCTGATAAATTCTTCTTTTGACATTCTACGTCCATCTGCAACTTTCTTTTTACTACATTCTGGGCATCCTTGTCCTTTTAAGTGATTATGAGGGGTTTGATAGAATATACCATGTATTTTACAACCAATAGCAACCTTTGTATGCATATTTTTATATATTACGTGAGAATAATCATATTCATCTCCACGTTTATTTATAAATCTTTGTATAATACTTTCAGTAGTTACTTTTGGAAATTGGTTTTTACCGTTCATTTTATAACTTCGTTGTATTGCTAAGTTTTGCTGTGCAAATATACATTATTATATATAAATAACAAAGTTTTAAATGTTAAATGTTACTATATTTAATTATGTTAGTATATATTTATAATATATAAATCTACTTTATCAAATATGGAAAAGAAGAAACAAAATATAGATAGTAAGCAACTTATCAGCGAAATGAAACAATTGCTTAGTAAACCTAAATTAACTGTTGAGAATATGATTTTTTCTGATGTTAATGAAGAGGACTTTGAAAAACCTGATGAATTTAATGATGGTTATGAAGAAGAGGAAGAAGTTGAAACCGCCCCAGAAGAGAGTGGAAGCGAAGTTGATGTAACTGATACTATAAATAAAATACGTCAGTTAGCTTTACAAGCTATTGCAAAACTTGCTGATAATCCTACATCAGAACAGTATCAGCTACTTAAAAAGGTATGGAATATAGTAGATAAGGCATTTGAAAGTAAAGATAATAAACAAACAAGTAATGGAGACATTTAATCTCCATTACTTTTGGTATTCTTCGATTTTTCTTTAGATGATAGTATTTCTTTTCTAAATTTTCAGAATGCCATATTAATCCATTATATTCAATCGCTGTACTATAATCTGGAAGGCATATATCAATTTTAAAAGGAGGAATTATGTCTTTAGTATGTTGAATAATATTATTAATATGTAGTTTATCTTCGTTAAAAGAAATAATATCGTCTTCTGTTTTTTTTTTTTTTGATAAGTTATGCCCACATTTAAGATAACTACAGCCTCTTGTGGTATCGGCAGGAACTTACTAAAATTCTCTATTGATGTATCAATATTGTCACCATATACTTTTTAATTTAATGACAATTTTCTTTTCTATCCATTTATTTATATATTTAATATTGTAATTCCGCTGCAAAAGTAATAATTCTGATATTTATTTATAAAAATAAATAGCTAATTAAACTTAAAATGGAAGATTTATTGATAAAATCGCCTATTGAATACGAACCGTTAAGAAAAAATAGATTTTTGATGCGTTTTCCATCAGATTTAGGTATACAAGAATGGTGGGTTAGCAATACTGTCCGTCCTAATATATCAATTGGAGAAACCGAAATTCCTTTCTTAAATACATCAAACTGGGTAGCAGGTAGATATAATTGGGAACAAATAAATGTTACATTAAGAGACCCGATTGGCCCTTCTGCCTCGCAAGCTGTAATGGAATGGGTACGTTTACATGCCGAATCTGTAACAGGTCGTATGGGTTATGCTGTTGCATATAAACGTGATGTTCAACTTCAAATGCTTGATCCAACTGGTACTACTGTAAGTTTGTGGATATGCAAAAATTGTCAAATTGTAAGCTCCAACTTTGGAGATCTTTCTTATGAGGATGACGGTTTGGCAACAATCGAATTAACTTTGCGTCCTCAATATTGTATTTTAGCTTACTAATAACATTTGTCAAATAATTGAGGTTATGTTATATCCGAATTTATCTATATCTTCGGATATAACTTTCTGTTATCTTTTATTTAATAAAGACTTATGCTGTTTTTAAGAAATATATTTCTAATTCAATGATATTTATTATAAAATAAAAGACTTATAACAAGACTATATAATGCAAAGTTGTTTGGAAATACGTTCAATGGATGAACGTCATGAGGAAATTGTAAGAAGCGATTATAATCAATATAATCAATATTCTGGTAAACATCCTGACGCTTTGGCAACGGGTGATGCGCAAGGTAAGGGTACTGGACATGGAGGGCATTCATTTTGGCTTCCTAACTGTAATGGCACATTAGGTGTATTCAATTATAGTAATTTTGATACTGATCCTGATAGTGGCGCAGGTAATGATGCTGATAATGAAGCAAGAAGTACTGCTATGGGTCGTAGTTTGTATAATCCTACATATCAATATTCTGCTAAATTGGTAGATACCAGTGCTAATGTATTAGAAGGACAATACCAAGTACCATAATAGTGTAAATAAATTAAATGTCTTATGATGTTAGAGGGTATAAATAGAATATTATTAAGTGAATCTGTGTCAATTAATTCAGTTAATGATGCAATTGACACACATACCCGTATTATCATAAACTATCATACAAAAGGCGAAGATATAGCTACAGGTGCAAGAATAATTGAGGTGTATGCCTATGGTTTAACAAAAGCTGGTAATCCTGTTATACGTGCTTTTCAACCTTATGGGGACACGACTTCACGTGTTCCAAGTTGGAAATTTTTCAGACTTGATAGAATATCTTATTGGAAACCTACGAAACAAATCTTTACTGAACCTGCAAACAATTATTACAAAGGTTTGGGTGAGTTTAATCCTGATGGCGACAATACTATGAGTGTTGTTTATAAAATCGCCAAATTTGGTAATGACAATGATAACAATGAAATTACCAAACCTATTAATCATTCTTCTCCGAGAATGAAGGGCCAATCCAATACGAATAATCAGCAAATGCAAAATGCAAGAAATAATAGCAATGATGTATTTAAGACTGATACTGAGAAACGTATGGAAAGGTTGAAACAACAGTTGAGTAATCCTATTAAACTGTCTGATATAAAAACCAAACAAGGTTTTAGACAATACAATACCAATAATAGTGTTCAAACTCAATCTGGGCCTAGACAAAAATCGGAACCAACTTCTTCTGACAAAACTAATAATGCCAAAAGCAATCAACAGCCTGAACCTATCAGTATAAGGGATTTACAAAATATGTTGGCCAAGCGTAATCAGAATTTAAATAATCAAACGAATAGTAATAATGATTTGTACAAAACTGATACGGAAAGAAGAATGGATAGATTAAGACAACAATTGGATAATCCTTTGAAAATTGATTTAAGTAAAATACCGAGAAGATAATTTATTGATTTTACCGAATATTAAATATATATTAACTCATATAAATTAATATAAACAGTATGACACTTGAAGAAAAGTTAGCTCTGTCAAAAGAACAGAAACAGATAATGGAAAACGGTATAAAAGCCGTTCAGCATAAACAAGCAAGAACTGTTTCATCCAATTCTCCTATTGTCGGAAATTTGGATGATATAGACAAGGCTGTATATGGAGAGGTTGAAAAAACCAGCGGATATGACCCTCACGAGGAAATGAAACGAATTAAAGAGAGAAGAGAACATGGAGGCTCTATTGATTATAGTCATTCCAAATTGCCAAGACAAATTATCGAATCTATTGCAGCAAACCCGTTGGATATGACTGTCGTTGACCCTAAAATGGATGCTTTTACAGAAAAATTAAAACAAACATTACCTAATAGTTTTAATCGTTCTTATGAAATCCAAGAAAAGCTCGAAAAACAAGATAGACAAGAGTTGAATGAAGTACAAGGAAATAATAATGCTACTCCATTGTCTGTAAATGTTGATTATGAGTTAATAAAAACCATTGTTGAAAGTGTTGTTGATAAGAAGATAAATGAATTGAAAAAGGGGATGGTTAATGAAAATTTAAGTTATGGAAGTAATAGTTCGTTAAAAGCAATGAAATTAGGAGAAAAATTCTTATTTCTTGATAGCGATAATAACATATTTGAGTGCCAGATGAAATATATTGGAAAAAATAAAAAAAGAAAATCATAATTTATAATTAACAAATGAAATTGCTATTTCACGTTGTTGGTCAAGTACATTGTGCTAAACAATAATTTAATTAGGGGGTGTATTAGCGAATACATCCCATTTTATTTTGTTTTTTAATAAAAAAATTGTATCTTTGCAATGATGAATAATTAATTATCAATAATATATATAATTTAATATGACATTTGGAAAGATACCTATGTTTATGAGAGGTGGCATATATGATAAACCTGACAACTATATGCCAGACGTTCAAATTTTGCAATTTGTCAATAAGTCTGATAATCCTAATCCAGAATACGCACATAGCGGTGATAGTGGTTTTGATTTACGGGCTTATATTACTGAAAGCGACGAAAATGCAAAGTTGGATAAAAAAGAAGGAAAATACACTATTACATTAAAATCGCTTGAAAGAAAACTTATTCATACTGGCTTGTATTTTAACATTCCCGAAAATTGTGAAATACAAGTAAGACCAAGGAGCGGAATGGCATTGAAGCACGGTTTGTCTGTACTCAATACTCCTGGTACTGTAGATTCAAATTATGTCAATGAGGTTTGTATTATTGCTGTAAATCTTTCAAAGAAAGACATTGTAATCACGTCAGGGGATAGAATTGCACAAGCTGTGTTGATGCCTGTTTATTGTAAAGAATTAGTGAATATGCAACAAGTAGAAGAAGTTGAAAGTAACGAATCACGTAATCTTGATGGGTTTGGCAGTACTGGTGTTAAATAGAAATTTTAAAAAATAATGTTATTATGCTATTAGATAAGACACTTTATTCATACAATGATATCATGGTAAAACCTGCAAAGGTTTCATATATCGAACATAGAGATGAATGCAATGTTTATAAAGAAAATGGTAAATTGCCTATATTTACCGCGCCTATGAGCAGTGTTGTAGATGAATTTAATTATCATTTGTTTGAGAGTAACAAGATAAATGCAATTCTTCCGAGAAACATTGACATAACCGTGAGATACGGCAATTCTTGTTCTGGTGGATGGTCTGCATATTCTCTTCACGAATTCTATGAATGTTTCTGTAATGAATATGGTAAGTTTAATTCTCCTGCAAAGGCATTAATTGATATCGCCAACGGGCATATGAATTTAATGTATGATTATGTTATGAAAGCTAAAAAAATTCACGGAGATAATATCATTGTTATGGTTGGCAATATTGCAAATCCCGAAACATATAAGGTTGCTTATAATGCTGGTGTACAGTATATTAGAGTAGGAATTGGTAGTGGCGGATGCTGCATTACTTCGTCAAATACGTCTATCCATTACCCTATGGCTTCATTGATTAATGATGTATTTGAAATTAAACAGAGTCTGCAACTATTGTCTGATTCTATGGGTACTAAACTTCCTTATATCATTGCAGATGGTGGTATTCGTAATTATTCTGATGTAATCAAAGCATTGGCATTGGGAGCTGATTATGTAATGATTGGAAGCCTGTTTGCGTCATTACATGAAAGTTGTGCTAAAACAATTAAGGTTGATGGTGTTAAATGTAAGGAAATTTATGGTATGGCTTCAAAGCAAGGACAGATTGTAATAAACGGAAAGAAAACAAAGACCGCAGAAGGCATTACTAAGTATTTACCCATTACAACACATTTAAACACATGGGTTGAAAATATGGAAAGCTATCTTCGTTCCGCAATGAGTTATACGAATGTAACAGATATTGAACATTTTTGTCCTGAATTTGTTGATTGTGTTGTTATTTCTAAAAACACGCAAGAAAGTGTAAATAAATAATTTTTGTTATTCCTAAATTTATTTTTTCTAAGGTGGTGTTTCTCTTACAAGGAATGCCACCTTGATTTTTTATATGTCTATTATTATATTGAATTAATAATAATTTCTATATAATATAATTTATTCAAATGAAAATCAGTGAATTGTCAATAATGGAATTGAAGGCTTATTTTGACCTTATTAATGAGAAAATTAAAAGATTAAATATTGATATTGAAATTAATGGTGGAAATAAAGATAAATTTGATGTACGTTCAGAATTATTTACTATAAAAACTCAATTTGAAAATGAAATTGATAAAAGAATAAAGGATATTGAGTTAGAATAAACTATGGGAAAAATTAAAGATAAGATAAATAATGTATGGACTGGATTAATGTTCGGTCTTAAAAATACAGAAAACGAAATATTCACACAACTTGGTTCAAGTCATGACAATATGATTTCAGTTAATCAGGAAGTGGGGTCGCATAGAGTTTCAAAAGCTCTCCTTAAAGGTGAATTGACACAAGAGGTGAAAGAACTTAGATACAGAACTTATACAGTGGATAGGGAGGCAAAACATTATGAGTATTTCTCGCCTACGTTGGCAAAGAAAATGGATGAAAAATATGACAGTAAATTTGTAAAGTTTGAAAATTCAGAAAATCTAAATGTAATTACCATTCAGCCTAACGAAAGAAATATTGAAGGTGTTAATGATGGGTTAAAAGATGCATTTTACAAGGATGAACATTTAATCTATGTTGAGCCTAAGAAGAGTTATACCTTGAACGTAAAAAGGAATTTCTTTCCACGTTATAAAATAGAAGAATTTACCAAAAAACTTGTCGTATTTGAAAAATACCCAGGAAAAACTGTTAAACTTGATTTTTATGTAAGCATATATCCTGATGATAAGGTATTCATCTCAAAAGGTTTTGTAAGGGAAGTTGAAAATATTAGGGATAAAGGTATTAAATCTGATATTTTAGATATTATATCCGTTGCATTTACGACACTTCATGCGTACAAATTGAATGATATGATACAGTTTGAATTCAATAACCTTTCGTTTGAAAAGGTATTGGAGTTTGATGGTGATTATATTTTAAGGTTTAGTGCTGATATTGTTATAAATGGTGAAGATATGATTAAGCAGTTCTACAATAAAGAAATGGCTGATAAATATGCTAACCATGAGAGAAAGGAACGTGTACTTGACCTTACTGATAATTTTGCAGAGAAATATGTATGCGAAAGATGTGGAAAGGAAGTATATTATGACCCGTCATCCATTGATGACTTGAATCCCACACAAGGAAAAGATATTGATGATGATAGTGATGATATTTCTGATTCTGAAACAACTGAATATATGGATATGCAGATTGCTGAACAAACATATGGAAAACTGCTTTGCCGTGATTGTCTTAGAAAATACCTGAAAGAACAAGCTGAAATAGAAAGTCTTAAATAATACATAATAATTTTATAACATGGCAGATAAAAAGAAATACGCTTTTTTAATGATTAGGTTTAATACGCCTGATATTATTAAGGACATACAAGAACAACTTTCTGAAGATGATTTGTATTATGGAGATGACAGTAGAAGCGGTTACGGTATAGAAACAGATACTCATGTTACACTTGTTCCTTGTCTTGATAATGATGTCGATTTGAATAAGCTTAAAGATATGCTTGAGCCTTTGGATAAATACCAAACATTTCTTACTAACATATCTTCATTTGATAATCCTGATTTTGAAGTATTGAAGTGTGATGCAAGTTCGATACCTTTGTTTAATTCTTATAAGGCTATTACTGACAAATATCCAACTCATTCCGACTATAAGGAATATCATCCCCATGCAACTATTGCTTATGTAAAACACGGTGTTGCTGAGAAATACACAAAAGATGTATTGGATAAACTTATTGTTCTTGAACCCAAAGAATTTTGGTTTTCATATTATGATAAAAATGGTAACGAAAAAGAGGTTACTTGGAAATAAAAAGACTTGATTTTATCACAAACACATATTATTATAAATATATACAAAATTATAAATTAATCTATAAATACAAAAAATGGGAAGCATTTTAGAAGAATATATGAAGCAGTTTGAAGCTGATAAACAGAATGAAAACCATGAAGTCGTTTCAAATAACGATGATGAGTTGGTAAAACAATTTGCCTCTGATTTTAGTAAGGATGAATATGCCAAAAAGTTGGACGAATTAAGAAATGACCCTAATGATATGGCTAATAAATTCCATCGGGAGTATCCTACGATTTCAGATAAACAAATGGATGAACAGGGTCTTCTCTCAAGTGAAAAAATAGACGCTTATTTAATCCATGCATATTGCCCTAAATGTGGAAAGGAATTAAGATGCAGTCATAAGCTATATTGTAATCCTTACACAAGACAAACTATTGCAAAACATGAATGTAGTTGTGGTTTTAAGGCTAATCTTCAATATGCTTATCCAAGACTCGTATATGTTGACAAGGATAATAAACAAATAGAAATACAATACGATAGATAAGAGATGAAAAAAATAGCTATTGACATAAACGATACTCTAAGGGATAATTTGGCACAATTTATAGTATGTTATAAAAAAGCCATTGATCCTGATTGTGATATTAAAGTTTCAGATGTAAAATCATTTGATTTGTGTGATGTTTTTGAATTTGAAAATAGAGCAGATTTCAATAATTTCAGATATAATGATTATGCTTACGAACTTTATGCCCGTGCAGAACCTATGGACAAGATGCTTCCGTATCGTTTCAGTGACTGGTTACAGAATACTATGAGAGACTTTGATGAAGGAGACATTCCTGAAATTTTCCTATTCAGTCCGTTTGAAATAGGATTGACAATCCAAGCTACTTATGCTTTTCTTTCAAAAATAGGATGCAGCTGTCGGGAAATGTTGTTTCCCGTTGATTCTCATAAAGTATGGGATAGGTGTGATATAATGATTACTGCAAATCCTAAACTATTGTCCAATGTTCCTGAAGGAAAAGTCGCAATTAAAATAAAAACTCCTTATAATGAGGATGTGGAATGTAAATATACTTTTGATAGTTTAATGGATTTGTTCCAAGATGAAAATGAAACAATAAGCAAGTTAATTAGTTTTGAATATGATAAGTAGTTTATATGAATTTAACGGACGTTATTATGCGATAGATATGGATAAGTTTATGGAATTCATTTCCCATAATCCAAACAATGAGAAAGATACCAATACTGTAATTACGCAGGTTTTTGCTGACACTTCTCTTGATGAGGATGATGACAATGAAAACATCAAGGAAAAGAGTATTGGCGATTTTAGGGCTGTAAGTAAGGAAATTACGGAAACCAAATCAAATAATAATGTTGCATTTAATAATGTACGTTATGATTTCATACGCATTTTACTTAATACAATAGTGAGTCCTTATTATTCACCAGAAGGGGCTATCATTAAGGTTGAGAATGATGATGATTTATTCCTAGGCCAAAAAATAGCCTTTAACACTTTGTTACATAGTGGTATTATCTTTGAAATAAATAATCCTGAAATGAATTTAGAATAAATGGCTGATAATAAAGTTGTAATAGAACGTATAAATAATGCAATCGAAAATATAAAGAACAAGGATTGCACATTGTTTTTCTTTGTTATTGATTCAAAAGGAATTCCTAATGGAAGTATGTCTTATGTATATCAATTGGCTAAATATCTGTTTAATAATGGATATAATGTACAAATGATATATCAGCTTCCTAATGAATATACACAAGAAGAGCTTGAAGAATTGAATAAAAAAGAACTTGCTATTGATGAAGCGAGAATCTTCCATAGTGCAAGCGAATGGATGGGAAAAGAATATGACGGACTTCCTCATTTGAATATTTCAATGAACGAATGGAAAGTTGCACCGTCTGACTTTTTGTTTATTCCAGAAGTATTCTCAAGTCTTATGTTTGAAACATATAAACATAATATTCCTTGTAAAAGATATGTATTACTTCAGAACTATAATTATGTAACCGAATTTATACCTCTTGGCGTTCAATGGTCTAATTATGGAATATTTGATGCTATTTGTGCAACTAACTTGCTTGATAAACGTATTCATAGTGTATTCCCTTATTTAAAAACGAAGGTTTTAAATCCATATATTGATGATTGTTTTAGGGAAAGTATTAAACCTAAGAAACTTATTGTAAATATTGTTGCAAAAGACCAAAACGATGTAAACAAGATAATCAAGCCTTTCTATTGGAAATATCCTATCTATAAGTTTATTTCTTTTAGGGATATTAGAAATTTCCCAAGAGAAGAGTATGCTGAACTTTTGAAAGAAGGTGCAATTACTGTTTGGATTGATAGGGATACCCAATTCGGATATTCTCCTATTGAAGCTATGCGATGCGGAAGTATTGTAATAGGTAAAGTACCAGAAGATATTATGGAATGGATGAGTGACGGAGAAGTTTTGTGTGACAATGCCATTTGGTTTAATAACATCAATGACGTACATGCTATTCTTGCATCAGTCATAGGCTCTTGGATGAGGGATGATATTCCAGAAGAACTGATTAATGCTATGAATGTGACTAATGCCAAATACAAATTTGATGATTGGAAAATTTCTGCTGACAATGTTTTCAATAAAATTATGGAAGATAGAATCAAAGAGCTTGAAGAAACAAAAATAATTGCAAAAACCTCCACTGAAGAATGAAAGATATTACTATAATAATACCTGTACATCAAATTGACGATACGTTTGATGAATATATGGATAAGGCAATAGAAAGTGTGGTTAATAACGCTGAAACTTATTCTAATGGGAAATTAATCACGATGGTTGTATGTCCTCCTGCCATTAAATCAGTATTAGCTGATAAGGTAGAAGATTTAGCTTTAAAATATTCTTATGACAGTTTCATTTTGACTGTTAATGAAGGACAGACAGATTTTTGCAGCCAAGTGAACTGTGGTGTTAAAAATTGTTCTACCGATTATTTCTCAATTCTTGAATACGATGATGAATATGCTAAAAACTGGTTCAGTATGGCTCATGAATATTATTTTTCAAATGAGGATGTGAGCGTATTCTTACCTATCAATGCGCAACATAGCGAAGACAGAACGAAATGGCAGTTTGGTAATGAAATTGTATGGGCTTCTTCATTCTCTAATGATATTGGTTTCATTGATTTTGATTGTTTGCAAAACTGTTCAACATTCAATCTTACTGGTGGTATATTCAACAAAAAAGATTTTATAAGCGTTGGCATGTTGAAACCTTCAATTAAAGTGTCATTTAACTATGAATTTTTGCTTCGTACTACGCATAATGGATTAAAGGTATATGTTGTACCAAAAGAAGGATATACTCATGTTGTAGGACGTAAAAACAGCCTTACTGACGAATATAACAATACATTGTCTGATACTGAAATTCAGAAATGGTTTGAATTGGCTGTGAGGGAATATCCGTACAAGGAAGACAGAAAGAAGGATATTATTGTGGATAATGTTGAGGAAGTAAAATAAATGATAAAATATTATGGTAACACCTAATGTCTTTAGAAACTTTAAACGCAATAGAAACAACAACTCAGGTAGCGGTTGAGAATAAACCTAAGAAAAGAGGTAGAAAACCTGGTAAAAATAGAAAAGGATATTTTTACGAGGAAGAGGAAGCTGCATTTGTCAAATACATCACAAGTACAGACCAAGCCGAAAGAAATAAACTTTTTAATGAAAAATTGCTTCCTGCGTTTACTAAGATGATTGAAAGTATCATAAGAAGATATGATTTGTTTACTCCTTCAGAAGATTTTACAGATACTTTCTATGATACACTTTCTTTCCTTATAACCAAAGTCAATAACTTTGACGTAACAAAGGGTTATAAAGTATATTCGTATTGTGGTACTGTATGTAAAAATTACCTTATTCTTAAACGTACCACATATATGAAACAAAGAGATAGGTTTTATCCGTATGATGAAGTATTCTTAGAACCTACACAAAGAAATGATGATGATAAAAAGTTGTTTAATTGGAACTTAAATGAAGAACTTATCGATGGGATGAAGAATGAAATAGATGGAATATTAAATAAAAAAGTTGTCCTTGAAAAGAAACTCACAAAGAATGAAGAAAAAGTAGGATATGCCCTGTTGGAACTATTAAGTCATTGGGGTAATTTATTTAAACGTATGGGTAGTACGAAATTCAACAAGACATCCGTATTGTATTTTATTAAAGAGTATACATTGTTAAGCACGACTGAAGTACGTGAGGCATCCAGAAGATATAAGGAAATGTATTATAACCTTAAAGAAAAACTTTTGAAAGAATAATTATCTTAATAAATGCTTTTATAAAAGATGATAACTCCAAAAAGATTTAAGGTTAAACTTAATTCTCCTGAAAAAATAGAAGAATTATTACAAGAACTTTATAATGAGGCTTGTAAAAATATTGAAGAAATACAAATTCAAATGAACAAGGTCGCCAATTCTGTACAGCTTAACGATGAAATCATGGATGCAAAAGCAAAATATGCAAAGGCTATGAATGATTTTATTGTAAGTAAAGACAAGGCAATTGGAAGGAAATTGGAAATCGCTAAGTTGTTGAGTGAAATATTGAAGTATAACGGAAATTTGACAAAAGCTTCGGAAAACAGTGATATATTCAACAACTTCAAATGGGATGACCTTCAGAAGATGGCACAAGAAGAGGATGATGATAATAAACCAAAAGAATATAAGATAAAATAAGATTATGGCAAACATTAAGCAAGTCAAAGATGATGCGTTGGCCGTGATTAACGCAGCACTTACTATTATTGACAAGTTTCCAAACCTGAATTCAACAAATACGTTGCTTTCGCTGGATACCTCAACTAATCCTTTCACTTTCTTAATGGACGCTTTTAAAAATACGGCAGGATATGATACGTTAATAAGAATTTTGTCGAATTTCATTGTTTATGAACTTGATGCTGTTGAGATTGCAGTGAAAGGTATATTGATGTCCAACGTCAAGAATCTTATATCTTGTTCCATTAATCCTTATATACCAGATGATTTGTTAAGAGAGGGTATTGTATTTGATTTAAGGCAACTTGACATAACAGATTTGTTACAAACTTGTCCTACAGACCCTAATATAGGACAATATTTCTATTTTGGATGTGAAGAAATGACAAAGCCTGATGATACAAGATTCTCAGAAGATTTCAATGCGGTTCTATGGTATATGAAAAATAGAGCAACCAAAAGAGAGGTATGGAAAAATGAAAGGGTTAATGAAGAAAATGGTGAACGTCCTGCGTTAGGTACAAAAGACGAAAAGATAGACGGAATTATAACCCTTGAATACAATGAAAGGGCAATGGGTATTAAAGATGCTTTAGGTAATGGTATGTCTATACAGACACCTTTCAATAACAGTATTCATGTATTTATCGGAAATACCGATTATGTGGATGAAGATGGATATCAAGAGCAGTTGGATGATAAAACGAATGAAATAGTCCAAGCACAAGAAGAATTAGAAAATTTACAAAGTGACTTAACTGAGAAACACAATGAAATAGCCGATTTATCAACATCTTTACTTGTACAGACTATCACGTATGATGAGTATATGCAACAATATCTTTCCCTTAATACGGAGATAGATAATATTCAAAATAATATAAATGTAAAGAATGAAGAAATCACCAATCTTAATACTGAATATTATAACATATTAGATGAATATCACGAATTTTTAGGTAAACCAAAAGATTATAAACCCATCGAAGAAAACTATTATTATCGTAAAACTTTAATAGAGTTTAATTATGATTATATCACTTCATTGAAATTGTTTGATTCAAAGGTTGTAGCAGCTCAATTATTAGACCAATTAACTGGTTTATTGAACATTCATCTCAATCTTTCTTATGCAAGACAACTTATCAAGAACGAAACATTGAAAATGGTTCAAGATATTGTTGAGAGTGATGATTTAGTTGTGAGTGATTGTTTCTTTACCTTTTCAAATGCCGATTATGATGCAATGCTGCAAAAAGCAGAAATGAACAGAAGTGGGTTGTTTTCAATTAATGGCGAGGAAAACAGTGCGGTTAAAATAGACCCGTCAACAATTCTTGGCAGTTTGAACGGTATTAGCCAAAGCGCAACGCAACAAGAAATGCAATCTATTATCGAAGGTAGTCTTACAGAAATAAGCGGCACGATATCTGATACTTCTTATGAACAAACTGGTAAAGTGAATTTTGGGGTAAGAATGAACTTTATTGAGAACTTGATGAATCATCTTGCTTGTGTAATTACACTTTCTGTTCTTTCACCTAAAGTATATCTTCTCATATTGATAAATCTTAAAACTTTGGGAAGGGAAACAAACTTTAATTTACAGGATTTCATGGCAATGTTCAAGCAACTCATCGCATCACTTATTCGTGCCGTCAGAGACCAACTTATACAATATCTTCTCAATGAGCTTATGAAATTATTGGCAACACTTGCTTCTGATGTTGCTGCAAGAATAGCTATTGAGCAAGCTGCATATTACGCAAGACTTATCAAGAGATTGATTGACTGTTTCAGAAAGCGTGATAATAATGTTTATGACTTTAGTATTGATGATGTGCAACATGCAGACATTATACAGGAAGAGGAACAGCCGAAAAATGCTGAATGTTAATAGTTATAGACAAATATATTGTGTTAAAATATGAAACAACCAGTAAAGGGTGACGGAAAAATCAAAAGGAGAAATAAAATCGTAAGAAAAGCTAATCCTTTTATTAAAAGAAAGAATATAACTAACCAAAAATACGGAACTTCCAAGTTGGAAAGAGATTTTGCCAAGAATTTCCTTGATAAACTTGGATTGGTGTACATATATCAATATGAAGCTAAGGCAATAAAACGTTTTTATGATTTTGCCGTTACTTGCGTTACTGAAAAAGACTACATAATGGAGGTGAAAGATGGTATAGAATGTGTAAAACAGGACGGACAATCTTTTCAGGTTGATTTATTGATTGAGATAGATGGTGATTATTATCATGGAAACCCAAACAAATATACAAATGAAGATTTAAGCCCTATGCAAAAGCATAATAAATTCATTGACAAACTAAAAACACAATGGGCAGGACTTAATTGTGTTACATTGTTGAGGTTTTGGGAAGATGATATAAGGAATAATCCTCAAAAAGTGATTGATGAATTATCAAAATATGTAAAGATAAACACAAAGAAAAGACTTATATTAGAAAATAAGAAAAAGCCTCATTAATTATCTATTGTTTTTAGAATTATTTTTTGTTATCTTTATTGATAAATAATTTTATTCAAAAAATAATGAAAGCGACTCTTTATTTACCATATGCAATAGGAGACCCTGTAAAAGGTTTTAGATATGATGACCCTAATTTTACAGATAGAAAGTATATTCAGATTATGACTGAAGACTATAATCGGTATAAAGATGGTGTCAGTATGCTTGTTTCTTCCAATTATGACAGACAAAGGAACATATTCGGTGGAAGTCTTTGGTTTGGAAGCAAGCAGAAGATAAAAAGAAACTATGTGAAGCAGGAATACCAATACAATAGCTGTGAATGCATTGTAAGAAACATTAAAGGGAATGATGAAACGATTGATGAGCTTATCAGGTTTTACAGAACTGGTGAACAATTCATCATTATTCTTAAAATGATAAAATTGGCATCTAATCCAGACTTGGAAACTGAAATGAAGATGTGGTTGAAAGAAAGTAATCATATAAACCACAGTCCAAGACTTACTGAAGAAGAAAAAATTTTTAATCTTCCTAAAAAGGATTTCAAAATGACATTCTCTGATGCGAAATCTTCCGCTATTTTTAAGGAGTGTAAGATGGTTGAGGGATATTCCGCTTCTGAATACGCTGTTTTAGTAAATAAAATAATTTTTGTTGTGGATAATTAAGACTAAATATTTGATATATAATGGCAAAAAAAGAACTTACACCTGAACAAAGGGCTGAAATACGGAAAAGGGAACTTGCTATATTGAAAGCTGAGAACCAAATGCTCGAAGAAGCAAAGAAAAATGTCATGAGTACGGATAAATTAGATGATATTGCGAAAACCAAGACGATAAATGACATTGAAACTGCTATGGATGACAATAGAAAACAAGCAAAAGTGTATTATGGTGCTTCTGAGAAGGATTTGGGTAATACTTCATATAGGGAAGTATCTCCTTATTATATAAGAAAATATCAAGAACGTCTTGAAAAGAAAGGATTGACTGATGAAGGATTAAGGAATAAACAAAATACACAAGCAACTGTTTCTGTTAAATCCAGTCTTACAGAAAAGAATAGAAAACACGTCAAACGTGAGAAAAATGAAGAGTTTAAACAGGATTTGGAACTTGAGACAAAACTTATGAATCAAACTTACATAAGAAATGATAATGAATTATCTGATAACAGTGAAATGAAAGAAAATGTAACAGAAACCACAGCAAAACAAACAAGACGTAGAAGAAAAAACACAGAGGATATTATTGAAATGCCTGCCGTTGAGAAGATAGAAGAAAAAAAGGAAGAAATTGTTCCTCAAATGGAAGTGGACGAAGAGGAAATTCCAGAAAATAGTCCTGTAAACGGCTATGATTTTGATTACAGTACAATTCCTGATTATGTACAATACGATGTGATTCCTCTTCCGTCTGACGGACAATGCTACCCTCATAAAATTGGAAGACTTGCTGTTGCATATCTGACCGCATCTGATGAAAATCTCATTGCTTCACCTAATATGTATCGGGATGGAAAAGTTGTTGACGTTATATTAGATAGAAAGATACTTGACAAGAGGGTTAGATCTAATGAATTATGCAAAGGCGATAGAGATGCCGTTATTCTTTGGCTTAGAGCTACTGGTTATGGAAGTCGTTTCCCTATTACAGCAACAAACCCTGATACTGGTAAGAAGTATGACATTGATTTTGATTTAAATCAATTAAAATATCTTCCTTTTAATTTGAAAGGTGATAAGGACGGGTTGTTTACTTATACTACTGAGAGTGGAACTAAATTAAAATTTAAAGTATTATCTTATGAAGAGGAGGAAGAACTTAAAAGGGATTTAGTTAATGAACGTATCAATATTAGTGCATTTGATGCCATTGAACATTTGAATAATCTGCAAGAATGTTTTAAAAATTTTAATAATTTTAATGATGATGATAAACAAGATGCAGACGATTGTATTGCTGATTTGAAAAGTATTATCGGAGATAATGTTAAAATGGATGAAAATTTTAAACATGAATATGAAGAAGTCATTACTAAACAGATGATAAAATATACTGTTTCCGTTAATGGTAATACTGATAGGACATATATAGAAAATTACATTAACAATATGCGTGCAAAGGAAGCTTATGCATATAGAACTTATGTGATGAACAATAAGCCTGGTGTTGATTTCAATATAACTGTTAATATCCCTGAGAGCGATGGAGGTGGCTCTTTTGATACGTTTCTTACAATCGACGATACTATTTTCCTTAATATATAAGGATTATGAAAAAGATTTGAAAAAGGAAATTTGGCTTTGTCATAAGTATATGAAATTATCTATGACTGAAATATATAATATGCCGATTCAGGAAAGAAAGTTCTATATAATTACACATAATAAACAAGTTGACGCAGAAAAGAGGTCACTTAAAAAGTAACAGGGTAATTTTTATTATCCTGTTATTTATTTATATAAATTACCTATTAATATTGTATAATGGCAAGTAATAGACGGTCGAGAAATATTGCAAATGGAAATAGAAATTTTGATAAATTAAATAATTCTATTGATAAACTTATTGATACAATTGATAAGTTACAAGATGCTTTTAATAAATCTACTTCTAATAATACGAACAATAATTCTAATGACTCTAATAGACCAAGAAGAAAACCTAAACCTGATAACAATTCTTCTCTTAGAACAGCATATCAAAAGTTTAATAAAAAAGACCAAAAGCAGAATCTTGATAATAGTGCAAGATTTATGGATGCTTTTGGATATAAAATGGGTAAAAAAGGAGCTACAAGAGGCGGCAAGGTAGGGAAAGCAATGGAAATTGCTGGGGGAGGATTGCAAAAATTCTCTAAATTATTGGGTAAAGCCAGCGGTTTTTTAACTGTATTTTCTGTTGTTCTTGATATTGCTTCTAAAGCAGCCAAAGCATTTGCTGAAACTGATAAAAAACAACAAGATATTCAAAATAGAAGAAATACGTTATATACAAAACGTAATATTGAACTATCAAATGTTGAAGCAGAAGGAACTGTAGAAAAATTAAATACTTCTTTTGAAAGACAAATGTCTGAATATAATAAGATGATTGTTGAAGAAAGAGGAAAACAAGAAATTGCTAATCAAACGGCAATCGCTAATACATCTGCAAAAATTAATAGTGTGATAGGTGATATTAATAATGCTGCATGGGAAAGGTTGTCTGCTCAAACTGATATTGATACAGCAGTAAAAAAATTGAATGAAGATATTGCCAAAACACAAAAAATCGAAACTGAACGTCAGAAATTTGTACAAGGACAATATGAACGAGGACAAGAAAGTAGGGCATATCAACAAAGACAAACATTGTTAAATGCCGAAAGTGAAGATGCAAAACTTGCCGTTGAAGATCTTAGACTAACAGCGGAAAATCCGTGGACTAGTAGTATTAATAGAGCTGTGGGAGGTAGTACAAGTGCTGACAATGTACAAAGTTTCGGAAATCAGGCTAAACTTGCCGAGAAATATGGAGAAAATACGACTGGTGGTTTCAAAAATATGGCAACCGATGGTAAATTGGGTGCTGTAACAGGAGCTGGAATGGTGAATTCAGTAACAGGACTCGTAGGGTTAGATTTTGGAGGAATTACAGATGCTGCTATTACAAAAGGAGAAACCACCCTTATAAAAGATATTACAAATGCAACCAATAATTTAAATGCTCAACAAGCTAACTATGAAAATTTTGCAAAAATTACACAGAATTTTGAGCAAAAAAGACTTGACGCATTGACTAAACAAACTGAGGATGTTACTGAGATAAAGAAAAGCGTATTAGATACAGCCAATCAAATTGAAAAGATGTATCAAAAAATGGCTCAAACAGTAGAGCAATGGTCTATGAATTTTCAAGACATTTCTTTTAATTCAGGAATTGGTAAGGGTATTACAGATAGACGACAGTTAGAAACGTTTTCGTCTTATATGAATCAGATAACCACTAAACTTGCAAGAACATACGGTTTAACTGCGCAAGATGTAATGCAACTTATACAAAGTTATGCTCCTGGTGGTAGAAATATGATGATGAATGAAAGTGATTTGACAAAACAAGCTGCATTTTCTAAAAAATATCTCGGTGGAGATATTCAAACCGCTGCTGAATTAGCTAACAATGCAGAACTGTTTAATATAGGTGTTAGCGGAACTGTCGATATGTTTTCCGATATAGCTAAAAAACTTAACAAAATGGGTCTTGATGGGAGAAAATATATGAAAGATATGGTCAATAACATGAAAATGGCTAATAAATTTACTTTCAAGGACGGTGTTAAGGGATTGGCTGATATGGCTAAATGGGCGCAAAATGTCAGATTCAATATGGCTAACGTTCCTCAAATTCTTGATAACATACAAAGTGGAGGTTTAGAAAACATCATAACGAAAGCTGCTAAAATACAGGTGTTAGGCGGAAGATATGCTATGTATGCGGATCCTCTTGCTATGTATTATGAAGCATTTAACGACCCAGAATCTCTTATGAAGCGTTTCAATAATATGACAAAAGGCATGGGACGTTTCAATAAGAAGACAGGTAATGTCGATTTTAATCAAGTTGACCAAGAATTAATGAGAGCTTTTGCTGAAGCATCTGGGCAATCTATTGAAGATGTAAGGGCGCAAGCAACTTATAATATCAAGAAAAATAAGGTAACAGGTGTAAATCAAAATTTAACAGGAGACCAACAGCAGGCACTTGTTAATAAGGCTTATTATGAAAACGGTGAATGGATGGTGAATACCATTGATGGTCGAAAGATGAATGTCAAGGATGTGAATGAGCAAAATGTAGGTATGGTACAAGGAGAGACATATGAAGACACTATGGAAAAAGGTATGGCTAAACTTGTATCATTTACAGAACTGTTTAGAGGTGCTACAGAAGGTAATTTGAGTGAACTTTCAAATAAATTAGTAGAAAGTGGACAATTTTCTGCTAATATGAATGAAAGGCTTGCAAAAGAACAGGAAGATTTTAATACCAAACTTGATGAATATGTTAGTAAAATTACAGAAAATGTAAATAAAGCCACACAAGTATATGAAAATTCACTCGCCCAAAATGCACAAGCATATCAAGCATCAGCCGATGATGTGGTTAAGAATATCCAAACATATGGAGAAGCAATTGTTAGCGTTTTGAATGACATTTATCAAAAAACTGGGTACAACCCAAATAACCCTAATGGTAGCTCACCTTCTTATGTTCAATTCAAAGAAAATCAAGCAACCTATGAAGCTGATAAGTCATTATCATCAGTAAAGGCATATCCCACACAAAGAGCAAATGATGCTTTTATGTCAGGCGATGGCAAACCAATGACTGTTGCTGCAAATAGTATTAAACCTATTGATAGTAATTTTTCAATGTCATCAGTCAATGATGCAATGGCTTTTGGCAATGGAAATCCTATGACGGTATCAGCAAAAACTGTTAAATCTATCAATGATGGCGTTGCGAAGACAAACCCTCAAGATAATGCCATCTTTGCAAAGACTGGTGGGCCTTTTGATACATTGTTTAATGGAGTATTTGGACGTATTGATGAAATATATAACAACTTATCCAATAATAGTGTTGTTCCGTCAGAACCGATAGGAAAATCGCAGTTTGTTTCTTCAGATGATGCAATGGCTTTTGGCAATGGAAATCCTATGACGGTATCAGCAAATGAGCTTGCAAGCCAAATGGGTGTAAATGCAATGCCTACTGAAATTATAATAAAACCAGTAAAAGTTGAATTATCTGGTAGTGTAAGGCTTGAAGCGAATGGGCAAAGTATTGACATTATGGAATTATTAAATAAGAATCCGATGCTGATACGGCAATTATCTCAAATGATTTCTGATGAAGTCGGAAAATCCATCAATGGAGGTAGGAGTGTTACACAATATGACTATCTAAGGAAGTAGAATACGAAATTTGACTGTTTTCGTGCGTTCTGAGCGATTATTTCTTCAAAAGGATACAAGTTATCGCTTTGAATAAGAAAACCTCTTAGAACGCCTTATTTTCAAGTGTTCAGTTTTGCACTTTGATATTTTGCTTTTTCCAGATATTATTGTATACAACTAGTTGTTAACATTATTATTGTTAAACATTAATATTATATACTAGTATAGTATATTATTGTTTTACATCATTAATGTATACTAGTATAATATAATAATATAAACAATAATATTGTATAGATATATAGTTTATTATTGTTAACAATATTAGAGTAAACAATAATACAATAATGTAGACAATAATATCGTTAACATTATTATATAAAAATAAAAAATAAAATATAATAATTCTATATTATTGTTAACAATATTATTATAAAACAATATTAATGTCTACGACTAGTTGTTAACATTAATATCTGGTGAGGAAAAAAATTGAAATGACACTTTGATTTTAACTATATTCATATAATCTGATAAGCAATTTTTGCGTATATATGAAAAAGTAATGTTGCAGATACTTATGGAGAAAGGTGATATAATTTATTTCATAAAAGTTGAGGAAGATTAAACAATGCCTAGTACAAATAACAATAGAAGTGTATTGACGAGCATATATAATACGATGCAGACAACAATTGATAATCTTGCAACTAAGTTTAGAAACAAGACCGATGACTTGCTTGAAACAATGTTGGGCATATCAATAGAGGGGTTGTGTGATAATAACCTTAAAAACCGTAGATTTATGGAACGTCTGATGAGATTGAATGTTCTTGAAAAGGATACAACAATGAATTTGCTCGGTAATGATGCTATGCCTTATGGTAATTCAAGGATGTTGGATACAAACTCAGTTCATCCATCCTACACAAGTGATGTGGACTACGTTAAGAACTATATGCAGTATAGATACGATGACTATGTGCGTAAAACTGATGTAAATCCGTCTTCTTTCAATGATTATGGCAACGGTAATGAATTATATACCCGAACACAAAATCTCGTCCCAGATGAGCTTAATAGACTTGAAGGACGATATTCTAATCATAAATGGCAAGCTGTAAATAGGGATAGTATTCTATCGAAGACTAAAAATCTATTTAATGCAAACAAGATAAATACCATTATATCTGGTTTCTGTACAAGTCATGGAGAAGGTGGTGTAACAGATGATACTGACGCTAAATCTCAATATGGAATGTCACACGGCAGGAATCTTCTTCTTAAAGAAGCTGAATTTGATGGTGGTACAGGTTTTTATAATGTTAATGGATATAATAATCCTTATTGTCGTGTATGGACTCACCATTATCAATATAATAGACTTAGTAGATTAATACGTCCATTTATCACGATTAGTGGTAAAAGAGGTGATAATGAAAATGTATCCGTTGAAAGTAGAAGAGATTTTAATGATTGGGATTCGTTTAGTGAAGGAGCAAACGCTTATTGGAAAAAAGATAATTCAAGATGGGATTATTCTGTATTGAACAGCAATGGTTTTGTAAACATAGCTCCTAAATTCAATTCTGAACAAGACAAGAAGATACATGCAAAACAATGTATGTTCTCAATAGAAAATCTTGCTTGGAAAGGCTATGATCCATATAGTTTTGAAAGAGCTTTATCTTGGGAACAACGTGGGCCTATGGGTGGAAGAATAATGTGGTTTCCTCCTTATGGAATACAATTCAATGAAACAACACAAGCAAATTGGACTAACCATACATTCATAGGTAGGGGTGAAGATGTTTATACTTATACGAATACTATAAGGAGTGGAAATTTAAGTTTTCTTATGGTAGTTGACCACCCGTCAATAATTGACTATGTTTCATGGCATGGTGGAAAGGGAAATGGAAAAGAGAATAGCATATCTGATAGCGATTTGTTACGTTTCTTTGCAGGATGTGATGATGGAACTATAAAAGATGCGGTAAAACCTACACCTTTGACTGATGAATATACAGAACCCGAATTTACTAATACTTACACAAAAGCAGACCCTGTAAAATTAGATCCACCACCAGTTGAACCTGAAATACCAGAGGATATTAAAGAGATAACATTCTATGTTTTCTACCCTAATAATTATTCTGGTGTATATGATACTATTGGAGAATCTGTAGAGGCAATGGCATATCTATTATGTGGTTCAAATGCACAGAAAAAGAATGAAAATCCTTATGAAGATTATTCATTACAATTTAATTATGAAAGTATGAATAATTTCAATGGTCATGGCTATGAAATGGGTCAAGGGTATGTAACAGATAGGAGCGATAGTAGAACTGGGCCTATTATAGGTACAAGAATGGCTTGGAGAACTGCGTTAAATAAAAATACAAAGACATATCCTGCAAGCACTACAAAAAGATGGTATTATAGAATTGATGGTAAATATGAAGTTCCAAGTAGGGGGGATGTAAATAAAAATACTTATGACCAAACTTTATTGGTTAATGCAAACTATGAAGATAGTGAAGATTACGGATTAAATGTAAATGCAGATGCTGTTAAAGAAATTTTCAATGAAACAGACAATGAATATATATATTCATTTGCTGAAGTAGCAGCAGCTATTGCTAATTCGGATGATATTAGAAATTATCTTATCAACAATAAAGGGGTATCACAAGAAAGAGTCGAAACCTTAAAAGATATATTGGATAATTATGAAATTACAAATATCAATGGTATAGGTTATTCTAATTCTCATGGTAACAATGCAAGTGGTCAAGTTAATACAAATAGAAATTATTTACTTGCAATGCAAAGAATAGAAACTGTTGTTAATTGGTTCAATAATGAAAAGAAAAGTAGTCTAAGTGGTACAAAAGAAGTTGTTAATCCCGACCCATCAAAAAGAGTTAGCACACAAGATGTTTCGGAAAAAGATTCAAAGAAATATAGATCTGCAAAAATGTCTATTGTATTAAAAAATAGTACGACAGTAAAACAGTCTGAAACAATCCAATCAACAATAGACGGGAGTGGTAATACTGTATCTAACAGTAATCAAAAATATATAGGTTATGAAACAAAAACATCCACCAATGGTAAGACTTATTATGAAGACAGCAACGGTAATAAATGGATAGAAGTGACAGATAAAAATAGCTCTCATTACGGAGAACTTGTTATGGTAGATGTTGATAGTAATAACAATCTTGTAGGTATAAATGAAACACAGACAAGTGAATCACAAGAAAGGTCACAGGAAAATAATACTGTTAGATATGACCAAGAATATTATTTTTTCAAGGCATTGAAACAAACAGACCCTATCATATTCGATAGATTGATGGATAAGATACAATATTTTGACCCCGCCTTTCACTCAATGACACCAGAAGGATTTTCTGCAAGATTGACATTTTTACAGCAATGTACAAGACAAGGAAATACAATAGGTGCTTCTGACACTACAAATTCAATGACACCAAACAACACAGCTTCTAATTTAGCATTTGGAAGACCTCCTTTTTGCGTTTTAAGATTGGGTGATTTTTACAATCAAATGATTGTTATTGATAATATTTCAATAAATTACGAACCATTAATGTGGGATTTAAATACGGAAGGTGGAGCTGGTGTTATTCCGTTATTGGCAAATGTTACAATAAGTTTCAAATTTATTGGCGGTGGTGATATGACAGGCCCAGTAAGAAGATTACAAAATGCCATGACGTTCAATTTCTATAGCAACAACTCTCTGTTCGATAACAGGTCAGACAGAATGGAATACAACATAGGAAAAGAATATAGTAAAGAACAGGGGGCATTAGGTAATGATATAAAAGAAGATTCGAGTGAATTTTATATTACACAAGCATATAATAAAAACATAAATGATAGAACAATATAAAGATGAATGATTATTATGATAGATATGAAAGTTTTAGAAGTGATGGTAATATAAGTATAGTTCCTTTTATTGAAATTGATGTATCTGCGACAGATATAAACATTACTTTCAATAAATCAACTATGAGAATGGATACATTGTCATACAAATATTACGGAGACCCTAATTATGGATGGCTTATTATGCAAGCAAATCCTCAATATGGTTCAATTGAATTCTCAATACCTGACGGAGTTCCGTTAAGGATACCGTATCCACTTACTACAGCCAAGACAAGATATGAAGAAGGTATTCAAAAATACAAAAACGAGAATATTTAACTTCTTTTAACTATAAAAATTTGGAATTATAAAGAATAATACTTATCTTTGCACTGTTAAACAAAAATATATGAAGGTTATGAAGAAAGTATTATTTTTTATTTTGTGTTTATTATCGGTAAATCTTTACTCTCAGAGGTTAAATTCTGATAGTTTAAAGATGGTGAGTAAATTATCAGTCAACAATGGGAATATTTGCTTTGACGCAGAGTTTATATATAAAGACAACAAATTAAGCAAATTTATTTTTACTTACAAGGAAAAACATTATAATCTTGATAGGACATCGTATATTGATGTATATAAGGATATTTTGGAAAGAAACGAAAATAGTATCATTCAAAAATCATATATGAATGGAAAACCATATAATAGATATAAGTATGATTACAAGTTTGGAGAAAACTCTAAGCTGACACATTTTGATGTACTTGAATATACTGAATTACAAAAGATATATAGAGTATCAAATGATTTCATATATTTTAATGATACAATTTTGGAAATACAGAAATATACTTCATGGATAGAAAATAATGTATGGTGTTATGACCCAGGCATTACTGGCAATCATATTAAATTTATAGATGGATGTTGGTCTATGAATAAAATACATTATTCATTAACCCCTGAAATGGAAGAAAGATATGCCCCTTTATACACAGAAGATGAGTTTAACGAAAGTCTACCAAATTTAAATAGAAAATATTATGGAACTAAGATAAGTTTTCTTTATTTAGATTCAATCAATGACACAAACGTTTGTCTGAATGGTCTATTGAATTGTAGAGAAATATGTTTGTCAAGTAATGATGATTTACTCTGCAATATTCTATATTTTACTGAATGGGTTGGCATCAGGGAGAAGTATTTGGCAACACAGATGGATATAAACCGTAGAAAATATGATATTACTTACAAATACGATACAAAAGGAAATATTGTGCAAGTAGATTATATAAGTAAAGGAAATTTCAGGAATAATGCAAAAATCAAGATTGAATATGTGCCTGAATAATACATAAGAAATCAATCGTTGAAAATGTGGTTTTGAATACTTATCTTTATAAGTTGGTAGATAGTATTCATTACCGCATTTTTTATTAAAAAAGTAAGTGAAGAAAGATGGCTGAGGAAACAAAAGCAAAGAAAGTAGCTAACAGAATAGCGTATGTAGAACCAAATGATATATATGGAAGTATAAATGGTGTTCCTTTAACTCCAAATTATGAAGATTATTGCATAGGATTTAATCTTATTGCAGAAATTGTGAGTCGTTTTAATAAAAACGAAACGACTGGTAGTAATTCAGCTAATAACCAAAATGCAATAAGCATTTCTTGGGGTGCATGGAATAGGGGTGATTCTAAATGGCAGTCATTTATGGAGGGTGGTGTTAAAGATAAGGATGGAAATTCATATCTTTCAACATACTACACTGATATTGTCTATGAAGATGTTAAGGGGAAGAAAATTGTTGAAGGAATTGGTGTTGAAAGTGTTAATATTGTTTTTGAAAGTTTCTATACACCTACAATTACGATTAAATTTGTTGATGTAAGAGGTGCATCTTTGTTTGGAAAAGAATCTGCAATACATGAAGAGGGGAAAATATCAGCAGACAACGTATTCGGTTGCTTTTTTATACAACCATACCCAAAATTCAAGTTGCAAGTTAAGGGATTTTATGGAAAAGCAGTTACTTATCAGCTTACTTGTTCTAATTTCAGGGGAAGTTTTAACTCTCAAAACGGAAATTTTGAGTTCACAGCCACATTTATAGGATATAATTACGCTTTACTTACAGATATTCCTTTTGTTTATTTAGTTGCAGCACCTTTCTGCTCTTATGAGGGAAGAAAATATTGGGATTCTCACGTAAATACTCCATCTTGGCAGTTGGACGGGAAACCGATGGTGAAAATTCACGAACTAATGAATACAATTGAAAGCCATACTATTGAAAGAAGCGAAGAAACAGCCGTAAATGAGGAAGATGACAAGAAATTAAGAGATTTATCAGGAGAAAGAAGTGCTTTGAATGAAATAAGCACGTTATATGATAATTTTGTAAAGGCATTACAGGAAGATTCAGGCGGTTGTTACATTTTATCCACTCAAGATGAAGGAAACAACAAGAAACATACACAATTATTCTTGATGTATGCGCAAGCAAACAATGCTGATACAAATCCGTCAAGAAATGTTACACAAAACATATATAGGGCGCACGAACAATTGATAACCAAGCTGAATGATTATAACCAAAAGTATTCAGAACATTCGATTTCAACAAATGAGTTTCCGAATGGTAGAAATTCAGCCATGAGAAGCATTGATACGCTTACACTGATTAGAATTTTCGACATTACGACAGACGGAAGTACAAATAGCAATGTAATTGAAGATGTAAAGATTGTTGGATGCCAAAGTAAGGCAGAACAGGATATAAAAACTAATATTAAATTCAAGACAAGTAAAGGAATAACAGATTTGACTGATGATATGGCTAAAAGTATTGCAAATATGATAACAACAAAGCCATATAGTCAGAATATAAAACAATATGGATGTTTTTTTGATTTAGGAGATTTAAGTAATTTGGTAGCAAATAGGGTAGCTTCATTAAACGAAGAATATAATCTGTTGCAGGATAAAATTAATAAACAGATGATGGAAGCAAGGATTGAAGCATTGCCATTTAAACCCACAATCGGAAATATCTTCAAAATGATTATGGCACATCTTGAAACATTCATACATATCATGTATCAATGCAAGATGGATATATATAATTCAGACAATACAAGAAGTCCTGGTAATCTTGGAATAAACATAACAGATACAGATGTTATCAATGCAGATAAAGTTCCACCGTTCCCTGCAATATATACAAAGGGAACACCTGCACAAGAAAGCGGTAATGAGGATACCGACAACTATGTATTGGGATGGGTAGGTGATTTCAGCCATAATTTCTTGGAAGAAAAGGTTGTGTTGAGCATTTGGAAAGCCGTTTCAAGAATTATGGATGAGGAAAAATCAGAGAATGACAATAAGACAAGTATTAAATTATTCCCAATATTGCCTGCCGACTTGAATAGTGCAAATAATCCTTTCGCAAATACAACACAATTGGATGTAAGTTCTCTTAGTGGATATTTAGGAATACGTGCAGCACAGATATTTGGAATTCTATTTAATGAAAATTATACAGGAAACCTATCAAACGAAATGATTTCATTGATAGGAAGAATGGATGCATACAACTATTATCAGGCATTAGGATCATCCTCTGCCATACAGAATGAAATATTTGATGTATTAGGTTCAACAAATGCAGCCACAGCATTACAGAATATTACGACCTGTGATAGTTCAGCGGATTGTTTTGGCATTACTTATCAAAGTACTGGTAAAACAAGACAAAGATTTGAGACAGACATCGAGATAAAATCTGAATACAACGACAAACAGAGATGTCCTATATTGACACAATCAAGTAGGTATTCGGATAGATATGTATTCTCAAGATATTATGATAGTAACAGCATTTCATTAATACCTGCAAAATTGGACGAATTCGACAATTATAGCAGACAATTTGTTTACAGGAACGATGGAAATGGTAACGCTTATTTTATGCCTCAGTTCGGTAGTGAATCAAATATGTATAAAGCCAAGAATTTTATTCATAGGGCAATTACAGACGATTTATTAGTTGGAGAAGATGTAAGTGTTAAGGAAAATTATTACAATGATGATTTGTTCAACATATCAACAAGCAGGACATTTGTTAACGATGTAATAAACAGATACGAAGAACTTAAAAAGGGGAGCGTTGATATGGTGGAATATTCATCAAAGGACGATTTCACACCTATATTGAACAAATGTTGGTTTGTCAGTGATGACAAATATTATAATTATTTTGCAAACAGTACACAAGTATTTACCGTAAATACGACTTCATATGGATTTGATAGCAAGAATTTATTTCCGAAAGAAAAAGATGGTGGAGCAGACCCTCTCAATTTAAGAGATACAAGTTGGATTGACTGTGATAAGACAAATGGTATCACATATAGTGAGAATGGAGAATACAAGCGTACCAAAATAACACAAGGAAATGACGGGAAACAGACACAGACAGTTGAAAGCCTTTCAAGGGACGATTTAAGGATACATCAAATAAAATTGTATTACAACAATGTTACCAATCCATATAGTTTGTTTGGTCATGCATTTTATTATATGCAAAACAATAGGAAAGCGGGTGAAGATGATAATACCTACAATGATAGATGTGTAAAAGTAAAGGCTTTATTATTCTTACATAGTTTCAAATACAATTATGAAAACTACAAGGCTAATTTCTTAAATAAGGACAAAAGGAATGGAAGCATAGAGGCAGTTCCTCATGGCTATCTTTTGTTTTTAGGAGCGTTATTATGGAGAAACAGATATGTGTCAAAACATAACGGTGACGACCCGATTATCTATTCAGACGGAACAATTAGTTTCACACAGCCTACAACTGCTTATACTCTATTTAGTAAAGATGGAAGTGAATACAGATTCAACGTAATGGATAGTGGTTTCAACGGAAGAAAATACAATGTGCCAGTATCTACATTGTTCAGTTATAATAACGGAGAAAATTGGGAATTAGATTACTTCGTTGAGAACAGGCTTATTAAGATGTTTGAGGATTACGCAACTGGTGATTTCAGGGATGTGTTGTCAAGATGCGAGTTATTGGAAGGTCTTGTTAGAGATTTAAGTGATACAAGTACAGCATATACAAGACCATTTACAGCTAATACGTTTGTCAATACTTTTGTCAAGTTTTTCAGAAAAAGAATGTATGATGACAAATATTCTATAAGCAATATGATGAGTTATTATAGAAATAGATTGGGGAATTTGTATGGGAATTATGCTTATGTGAATATATATGATGATACAATTAACGGAATCTCATTGATGCTTAGGGATGACAACCCGATACAGGAAACATTAAAATCCTTGTATTATGATAAGGATATTGTCATTGATTCACTTGGATATAGACTTGTAAAGAACTCAACCAATGCGCAAAGAGAAGTGTATGTAAGAAGAGACACCTTTAACTCGTATGTAACTGCATTTGCTAATCAATTGAAAGCAATGTCAGACAATAAGAGTTCAACAAATCCATTGAATGAAACAGATAGTGATAAGATAAACTTCAAGAAAAACATTGCAATTGATATATATTATTATCTAAAAAATCTATATGATAAATGGATTGTTCAAATCAAGTCAGCGGATTATTATTCAGTCGATAATTTCTTTAAGAAGAATTTTGTGTTTATGGACAAGTTTTACAGAAACATGTACAACAAGTTCATAATTAACTGTGATGTATTGCTTGATATATTCAAGGAAAGAATGTCAGACCTGAATGCTTCATTGTTTTCCGTGATAGGAGATATTGCGAAAGAACATAACTGTTTGTTTGTTTCATTGGCTGATTTTATTACATTTGGAAATGAGAAAATAGAGGATGACGTAAAGGTACTTGAAAACGCCTTTAGACCAATTCCTTATAATCAAATGAACGAGATGAGGGATGAAAACCACTTTGTTATAATATGGACTGGTGGTGATGCACAGACAGCTTCAGATGAAAATGGGTATAAAGCGGATGGCTTCGACATAAATTCACCAGATGATATACCATCACCGTTTAAGGCAAAAGGAGCAAACGAGGATACTTCTGATATAGAAACAAGATATGGTTATAACGTTCCGTCGTTTGGAGTGTCGTTTGCAAGACAAAATCAACAATTATTCAAGAATATAACTTTGAATATGGATAGTCCTGCAATTACAAGCATTTCGGCAAATGTGTTGTCAAATGTCGCAGAATTAGGTTCTTCCCATGAACATAGGGTAATGTTTTATGGACAGGATATATTTAACATCTATAAGAATTATTCTTATGCTTGTGAGGTAGAAATGATGGGAAATGCACAGATACAACCTTTGATGTATTTCCAATTGCTTAACATACCAATGTGGCATGGTGCTTATATGATATTCCATGTGGAACATACAATGACACCAGGAAATATGATAACAAAGTTTAGAGGTCAGAAAATGTCCAAATACATACAGCCATATTGTGCTGATTACTACTTTGGATGTACAGTGAAAGACAGCATAGACCCAATGAATAGAAGTGAAAGCGGTTCAAATCCATACAGCTCAAACATATCAGATATCACGCTCCCCGACAGTTACAAGAAACCAACAGTCGTAGAAGATGTTATTAATGATTGTATATGTAGTGGCAATGGCGCAAGATTGCAAATGAATGGTGTCAATTTGTATCAAAAACTGAAAGATTTATTTAATACACTTGTAGCTGAAATTAAAGAACTTCCAGAAAATAAACCAACAGAAACTTGGAGTATCTGTATCAGTAGTGCTGTTCGCAATAGCGGTTCAAGAAGTGAACATAATTACGCAAGAGGTGGAATAGCCCCGAATGCGATAGATTTACAGATTGTTCCTATAAAGAACGGAAAACGTGGAACAAGAATAAAGGATGCAGATAAAATGTTCAAAGTCATGGATATTCTTGCAACCAATCATAAAGACGAAATAGGGCAATTGATATTTGAAGGAACTGGGGCAAGCAAATGGATGGATGGAAGGTATAAAAATGATTATACCTGTTTACACTTGTCATATAGAGGAAATTCAATATCAGTAGGCCCACCCGCAATATTCTTATCAGGTAATAATGATGGTAGAAGCTTTGCAACAGTCAAGAAGAATGTTCCTTATTACAGTTCAAATGTCCCTCCTGGATATAAGGCAATAGCAAAGAAATATTATATGTCATTGAATAATACAACGCAGTTCAGGAATATATTTACTTATTATCGTTTGTTCTCAGACCAAGAACTCGCAGACCATTTCGGACAAATAAGAACTGCAACTTCAAGTGAGAGTGGATATGTAAATGCAGAGGACAATGCAACCAAGAGAAGGAAAAATCCTGGTAATCTGCAATGGATTGGTTATCCTAATATAAAGAGAAACAGTGATCAATGGGAAGGAGTTGACTATGGCGGTGTTGAATGGTCTCCGAGATTTGCAGTATTCAAGACAATGACATACGGATTAAGGGCATTGTTTGTGAATATGAATACACAAATCATTAGAGGACATAACACAATCGCCAAGTTAATCGGCGTCTGGGCACCATCGCACGAGAATGATACGGATAATTATGTGAAAACTGTTGCAAGGACGGCAAATGTTAACCCAAGTACATATAGATTGACTTCTATTGTAGCAGATAAAGATGTATGTATTGCAATAGCGAAACAAATTGCAGTGAATGAAGGCGGAATAAAATTGACGGACAGTGAATTAAACGAGGCTTATGGTTTGGCTGCTGAATACATAAAAAACAAATAATTGATGTTTGTACGAATTTTGTTTTGAAATTTAAGATAAATGTAGTATCTTTGCAGAAGCAGAAATATTACATTTATCTTTTACAGTAAATTGAAGATATAGAATGGATTATATAGGAAATGTAGTTATAACAGATAATTCAAAGGTTAATCTTGACAAGACTTTCAAGAGGTGTAATACACTCGTTGATACAATACCTCAATTACCGACACTTATTATTGGGTATCAAAATGCTCAAAAATGGGTAAAGGATTATGATATTTTGAAAAAATGGTATCCAGAACAGAATTTGTATTGGACTTTTGGAAAAACTGAAAGAAAATATGAATACGACGAGGATATTGATAAATTTTATAATATTTCGATTGAGAAAGTATATAAAAATATAAAATATTTTTATTTCGACTTGATTAATTGCCCTCTAAGTGAAACAAAACGTTTCATAAAGTATTTATCTAACCAGTCAAGAAAAGTTGTTTATAACGAAAGAAACAAATTCCTATATATATACAATGAGAACAAGCACACTGTGATAGGTTTGTCACTTGATTTATGTGAGTATATAGGAATTAAGAAAGCAAAAGTGTTAAATAAGTTGAAAAACAATGAAAATATTATAATCTTCAACGGAATTTCATTTTTAAACAGAAAATTAAGGGAATTATCCTTTACAAACAAACATTATATACCAGTGTTTTACAGTTATTTTAAGAGTTGATGACTATTTATATAGAAGAAAAACTATATTGAATTATGATTCATCGTTTTATAAGAAAACCGCAAAGAATTAAATACGTCAAACGTAGAAAATACGTTGAACAACGTTGTAAAATTCAAGTAGCGGAAGAAATCAAGCCTTCTATGGAAGAAGTGGTAGAAGAAACTGTTAATGAAGAAAATAAAGAAGTTAAAGATACGCAAGAAATGGCAGCAAATAAAGAAAATTTAGCTCAGGTTGAGGAATTGCTCAATGACATCAAGACCAATAAAGTTCCAAAGAGAAAGCCCAAAGTAATTAAGAAGAATGAAGGTCTTATCGAGAGAACTGAGAATGACAGAATTATCCTCACGGAAGATAATAAAATGCTTTTAAATGATTAATTCAGAGGAATGGAAAAGGAGAAAGATATATTGAAAGAATACAAGTTGGAAGATATGGCAAAACGTTTCCAACAGATTGTAGAATATACTTTCATAACTTCACCTACCATTTCAGAAGACGGAGAGGATGATGCTAATAATCAAAATCAACAAGAACCTCAAGATGTAACACAACCGCAACAGGATGTCATAAATAACAATGGGGACACTTCAATGCAACAAGGTGCAGAGGAAGATATCCCAGTTGAAACAGAAGTGCCTGATGACGAAACTATGGAAGACATGCCACAACGACAGGGCAATGAAGGCATTGAAACAACACCCATGCAGGACGGAGATGAGGTTATTGATGTTGACGATTTAACAAATTCTCAAAAGGAAACTGAATACAAGATAGATGGAGTTGATGACAGACTTATTAAAATAGCCAGAGTGATTGATAAGTTAATTCCAGCAATCGAAGCCAACAATAGTAAGATTGAAGATTTGAAAGCTGAATTTGAAAAGAGAAATCCGACAGAGACAGAGAAATTAAATCTCCGTTCACAGTCATCATTTCCGTATTCAGTGAAACCAAAAGATTATTGGAACAACAAATCTCAGGACGGAAATTATAATGTCATTTACGATAACGGTGTAGACCCAAATAAAGAAGATAAGGAATATGTCTTAAAACAGAAAGACATTGACAATGCTGCTTCGGATGATAGAAGCACATATAAGACATTCGATATTCCAAAACAACTAACAGACTATTTTGACTTATTCTGATAAGTTAAGAGATATTTATAATATGGGGAGTTTTAAAATATAAAAAATTTCCCATATATTTTTATATGAAAAAGATTTGGTAACAACCAGAAAAAGTAGTATATTTGCAAAAATGAAAAGTGTAAAGTAACGAATAATAAAAGATTATATATTATGAAAAATGTCAGGTTATATTATCAACACAGACAGTCATGCAATTGAAGAAAGAGAAAGAAAGACTAAAGAACAGACACAACAACAGACTGTAAAAAAATTTGAGTTCGATGTAAAAAACTATCTTAATACAAGATTAAAGGAAGGTGAAACCGAAAAGGAAATTAAGGTAAGAATTTTACCTGTTAGCGCAACGAATGGCGATATATTCTTTGCTATTAATATTCATTCACTTATGGTTGATAAAGGAATATCAAAGAGTGGTTTTAAGACTTTTGTTTGCTTGAATGATTTAAATATACCAGAACATGATGGTAGAGGATGCCCTTTTTGTAATAGGTCAAAAGAACTTTTTAAGGAAGCAAATACAGTTACAAATGAAGGCGAGAAGAAAACTTTGATTAAATCGGCTTACTCTTATCAAAGCAAAGTAGCATACATTGTTCGTGTAATTGAGAGAGGAAAAGAAGATGAGGGTGTTAAGTTTTGGCGATTTAACGCCCGTACAGACGGACAAGGTATCTATGATAAACTGATGAAAATATATAAACAGCGTAAAGAAGAGGCTGAAATGGCAGGACAACCTAATTATTCTATTTTCGATTTGAATAATGGTCGTGATATTACCATCAAGTTGAATTACATTCCCTCTACAAAGAAAACAAGCATTGATATTATTGATTCAGGTTTCCAAACACCTTTATCAAGAGATGTGGATTTGGCTAACAAGTGGATTAGTGATAGTAAAAATTGGAGAGATGTCTATGCTTTGAAGAGTTATGAATATCTTGAACTTGTTGCAGAAGGTAAGATACCAGTATATGACACTACATTGCAAAAGTGGGTTGAGAAAGTTGATAATTCAGCATATAGTGGCGAGAAGGTAGCAAATGCACAGAATGATGTAATAGCAACACCTCAAGCAGGTATTGAACCTCAACCTATGTATTCCGATGCTTATGCAGAAGAAGTTGCAGCAGCCCAACAGCAATACAATACCCAGGATGATGATTTACCATTCTGATAGAAACACAAGAATAGGTTATTAGTTAGCCTATTCATTCAAATATATAGAGATGCAAAATTTTAATGTTTAATGTAAAAATTATTTTTAAAAATTATGACTAAACAAGCAGTAAAAAAAGGTGCAGGAATAAAAAAATTCAGTGTACAAAATTTTAAAAATGAATTATTAGGCGAAGTATCGTCTAAAACAGCTGATAAAGAACTTGAATGGATAATGATGCCTAAAGCATATCAGGAAGCAATTAATTTACCTGGTATTCCAATGGGAAGAGGTGTTACATTTATTAGAGGATGGTCAGATACTGGTAAAAGTACATTAAAAAACCTTGCAATTGCAAATGCTATGAAACAAGGCATTTTGCCTGTAATATTTGAAACGGAAGGAAATTTTGATTTTCAATATGCAAAAGATTGCGGTATGGCAATTGAACCTGTATATGATGATGTAGAATATACAGATGAAGAAACTGGTGAAATAACAGTCAAACGAGAAATAGTGGATTGGGAAGGTGATTATTTTCTTTTCACGAACACAAAAATGTGTGAGTTTTGCGGAGACATGGATTACTCTACATCTACAAGAAAAAGTAAAAAACGCAAAGTAGCAGTAATAGAAGATATAGCATATATTATTAATACTTTTCTTGATAAGCAAGACAATGGAGAGATACCTATGCCGTTGTTATTTATTTGGGACTCAGTGGGTTCGATTCAGTCCTATAAATCTTATATGTCAAAATCTGGGAATAACCAATTTGATGCTGGTAGTATATCAACAGCATTCAAACCTATTTTTGGAAGAATATCAGCTTCTAAAGAGATTGGTTCTCCATACACAAATACATTTATTGTAATCAATAAAATTTGGCAGGATGTGATGAACTCAATGGGGGGTGCAGTGTCTGTTGAAAACAGCGGAGGAAAAGCAATGTTTTATGCAGCACGTTTAGGTCTTCATTGTGGTGGTGTTTCTAAGGCTGCAACTAAGAAATTAAAAGCAGTATTGAAAGGACAAGAATATCAGTATGGTACTTTAACTAAATTAAGTGTTGTTAAAAATCAACTACCTACACCATTTAATATCGTTTATAGTGGGACTATGTGTTGTGTTCATAATGGTATTATAGCGGAAGAGGATTTGGACAAGTATAAAAAAGAAGAAGTTCCAAGAATTTTTGAAAAGATGAAAGAGGTATTTGGTAGTGAGAAATTTGAAGGTGCAAAAGCTGAAGATATACAATTCATAGAAGAAGGAACATTAACAGAATAGTATAATGAAAATTCTTATATGGAAGAAGATGAGATATATTTCAGCAAGAAAGAAAATTTGCTAAAATATATCCAGTCAAAATTTGATAATATCATAAAAAAGTAGTATATTTGCGTATATAATGATATTATCAATGGTCAAGTGGCGCAATTGGTTGAGACGCACCAGACTTAGGATCTGGAAGTAGAAATACTTGTGTGGGTTCGACTCCCACCTTGACTACAAATTAATGTAAAATTGTTTAATTTATAGTAAAAGTATCATGAAAGTATTATTAGTAAATGAAGCAGAGTATGAATTGAACGAAGGCAAAATGACAAAGATGCCTTTTGAAATGTTCAATTTGATGAGAGATAGAAGAAACATTACGAAATCTGACAATATACAGAGAGTAAGAGTATTCAAGAGTATGGAAGAATTTAATTCTACCGTAACGGATAAGGATATCAATACGTTTGATGAAACAAAGGATGTATTGGTATCGAAAGGAGGAAATATATTTCTTTTTCTTAAAGACACAACCTATAATTCAGAATCAGGAACAGACAATGCCACAGCCAATCCCCAAGAAAATCAAGCAGAATAATCCTGAGATTGATGAAAAACCTTTTAAAACACTACTTGTGGATGGCTCAAATGTATTAGAGCTATCACACAGTGGGGATAAAAGATTATCAAGCAAAGGAGAACAAGTAGGAGGAATATTCCAGTTCCTTCTACAACTTCGTATTATCCTCGCAAAGGGAAATTTTAGGTATGTTTATGTCTTTTGGGATGGTGATAGAGCAGGGCAATTCCGTTTCAATGAATTGGCTGAATATAAGGCAAATCGTGACAAGAATTTTGAAGAAGAAAATCTATCTGATTACATGAAAGAGGTTAATAGGCGTATTAAATTTATGCAACGTACTCTTTTTAATAAAGACAATAAATTAGATGAAAAGAAGAAAGATAGAGAGATATTTTTCAGACAAAGAGAGATAATCATGGAATGTCTTGAAGAATTGTTTATTAGACAATGTATTGACGATGAGGTAGAAGCAGACGATTTCATTGCTTATTACGTTTTGCATAAGAAACCAAATGAAAAAATTGTTATTATGTCTAATGACAGGGATTTAACCCAACTAATAAGCGAGGATGTTATTGTATATATACAACAGTTAAAGAAATTTATCACAACAAAGAATCATTTGGAAGAGATGGGTTATGATTATCGTAATGTTGTGCTTAAAAAAATGCTTTGCGGGGATGATTCTGACAACATTAAAGGAATAAAACTTCTTGGGGAGAGAACTTTATTTAATAATTTCAAAGAATTCAAAGAAAGAAAAGTTACACTTGAAGAGGTTATTGATAAGGCAAGGAAAATCAATGAAGAAAGAGTTAAGAATAAGAAAAAACCGCTTGTTTGGGCTGAAAATATCATTAAAAAAGTAACGGATAGTTCGGCAGGTGTGAATATTTACGAGGTAAATAAAAAAATTATTGATTTAAGCCATCCTTTAATGACTAACGAAGCTATTGAAAGAATTGAATGCCAAATGTATGCACCATTAGATCCAGAAGGAAGAAGTATGAGTAATTTATACCGTATTATTTGTGATAATGGTATCGACGACCTTAAAGATGAAGGTAGGTTTAGCACATTTTTCTCTACATTCCAGAATGTAATAGAAAAAGAGAAGAAAAATTTGTGAGAAATATTTGTCAGTTTGCTCATAAAGTAGTATATTTGCAAAAAAGATGAGAGAAACAAAGTTTGAAGTGGATGTTATATTATGTTTAACGCATTAAATTTATAGAATAATGGAACAAGAAGTTCAAAAAAAAGAAGTCGCACTTAATAATGAATCATATAAGGAGAGATTTCAGTTTATATTATCTCTGAATGAAAATATTATTTGCCAAAGATATTTTAGAATTAATGGTTTTAACAATGATTCATTGGAAAGTTATGAATTGAGAGAGACAATTGATGAGATAGTAGGCATCATTAGGCAAGATTTGGAATCTAAGAGTCGTGTTTACCAATGGTTTACACGAAATACACCTCTTAAACTTACAGGGTTTGGCAAAACTTGTGAGGAAATTAATGAGAAAACATCAACAACTACTTATCTCGAATATCCAGAAAATGCTATTGATTATTATATAGACACTGAAAGACCTAAACCCTATGAATACACATTCAAATTCGCATTCCTTATGGATAACAAACCAGTTTATGAGGAAATTTGGGATGGTGGAGATTATCCCAAGTATGTAAGGAACAGCGTGGATTTAACAAATTCCAACCATCTTTATAAGGATAAAGACCCTATGTCGCTTCATTTCAATGTTGCAGTTGTAAGAGCCATGACAATTGACAAGACAGACCTAATCTATACTATTATCCGTAAAATTTGTGATGTAACAAGCTCGACATACACTGAAAAGTACGGAGTTTATACAAAGAAAGAAAAGTATGGTGATAAGAAATACCGTTTTTCATTGTATAATGAGGAAGCAGTGAACGATTGGAGAAAGGCAACTGAAAGCAAGACAAAGGAATACTTCAATACAATGTATCCTTCGCAGCGACAGATAGAGAGAATTAACAAGTATTTGTAATTTTTTGTGTAAAAACTTAGCGACAGTCTAATCTATGCATTGCTTTTCGCAATAATTAAATTAGGCTGTCATTTTATTACCGTCAGTTCTGAAAGATTAACCATATTTATTTTAACCAATTTTTAAAAAATATAAATAAATAATGGCAAATAATAATATTGCAAATGTAAATAAGAATGACCTAGGATTTTTAGGCGAAGAATATCAAAAATTATTTGTAAAGTGTCTTATTGAAGATAAACAATATTTTGGTGAATTGTATTCTGTATTAGACCAAAATAAATTCACAAATGAGAATTTGCGAAGAATTGTAGGGTTTATGAAAGACAGATATGCTGAAGTTGAAATTGTACCATCATATAGTGATTTAAAAGTTATCATAAGATCGAGGGTTTCAGATGAAATATCTCGTAATATTATGATTTCAATGCTTAAAGAGATTTACGATATTAAAATGGAGTCTATTGACTTGATTGAGGACACTTGTTTCAAGTTCTTTAAACAACAGAATCTTATCAAGGCATTAAAGGAAACCGAGGATATTATCCGCATGGGTGATTTCAACAGATATAATGAGATTGTGGATAAGATACAGAAAGCAATTGAAACAAATGAGAAGAAAGACTTGGGTTTTAGATTGTTCGAGAACCTTGAAAGTGATTTGAGCGAGGATTATCGTATTACTATTCCAACTGGCGCGGATAAACTTGATGATGCCTTGTACGGGGGTATTGGTAAAGGGCAGCTTGGAATTATAATAAGTCCGATGGGTACTGGCAAGACCTCAGCTACAACAGGTTTTGCGGCAAATGCCGCCATTACTAAGTGTAAAGAAAACAATTATAAAGGATGGAAGGTCTTGCATATCTTTTTTGAAGATACTGAGGTGGATATTAGACGCAAATATTATGGTTTCTTTACTGATTTTGATGCAATGTACCTTTCAGATCCACAAATTAAGGAATTAGCCCTTGAAAAGATGAATGAAGACCAAGAAAAACGACAGTTGATGTATGAGAATATTAAGGCAATCAGAATGGAATCAATGACAACTACTGCATCTGATATAGAAGCCTTGATTAAAAGGGAGATAGCTGTTGGATTTAGACCTGATATGGTTATTATAGACTATTTTGAATGTCTTGCGCCTGAAAGGATACAATATTCAAAGGCAGATACTTGGGAAAAAGAAGGCATTACTATTAGAAAATTGGAAAAGATGACCAATAAATATAATATCGCCATTTGGATACCAGTTCAAGGTAACAGGGAAAGTATTGGTTTGGATAAGGTAGGTTTGGCACAAGGCGGTGGTTCTATTAAGAAGACACAAGCAGCCCATGTCGTTATTACATTTGCACAAACAGATGATCAAAAAACGCAAGGTAGAATGAACATATTCTTAGCCAAACTAAGAAGTGGTAAGATAACCAGAAATCAATTCTATAATGTTGCGTTTAACAACGGTACTTGTAAATTTGATATGAGTAACATTGATGCAGACACATCAGCTATTGAGAATGCAAATGATATGGAAAGAGATATGGAGATTGCCGCTGCAAAGGCAAGAGCAGAGGCTAAAAATATGCTATCTAAATAGCGAGAACTCAGGAATTTATAGTAAAATAAATTTTAAAAAATTTTCGCTATGATAGTCAGCGACTTAGAAGAAATCTTAAAATTTAGGTGCTAAACTTTCGTCTTTTGGAGACTATATATTTAATACCTAATATAAAATTTTTGAAGTTATGACAAAGTATATAAGTAGTGATGGAAGAGAGGGAACATTCGATAGTTCCAAGATAAGAAAGTCAGTTTCAAAAGCAATGAAAACTGGCAGTGGGGTATACTACCCCAGAATTGCAAATATAATAGCAGAGGAAGCAGAAGAAAGATTTGGTAAAAAAGATGTAGTATATTCTAAAGATGTTGATAAATTTGTCCTTAAAAAATTGTTTGATTATGGGCAGGATTTAACAGCTAATGCTTATGAAAGATATAAAACAACAAAACATTTTCAAAAGCAAGACGGCATTATAGATAAGGATATTATTGGCATCATTGATGGTTCTAATGAAAAAGCTATTTCAGAAAACGCTAACAAAGATGCAAGAATGAGTTCCACGCAAAGAGATTTGATTGCTGGTGCAGAATCAATAAGTTATGCTGCAAGAAAATTACTTCCTACACATATATTAAACGCTCATAATGAAGGTATAATTCATATTCATGACATGGATTATATGATACAGCCAATGTTCAATTGTCAGTTAATAAATTTAAAAGACATGTTTGAAAATGGGACTGTAATTAACGGCAAAATGATAGAAACACCTAAATCATTCAAAACGGCTTGCACTGTTGCTACTCAAATTAGTCTACAAGTTGCAAATGGTCAATATGGCGGGCAAACGTTTTCAGTATCTCATTTAGCACCTTTTGTCAGAGTGTCTTATAACAAGTATATAGAACACTTAAAAAATAATTTTGCTGAAATAGGTATTAATGCAACAGATGAGCAAATAAAACAACAAGCAATGAAACTCCTTAAACAGGAAATAAAAGATGGTGTCCAAACTATACAGTTTCAGGAAAACACATTTAGCAGTAATAATGGGCAGACACCTTTCGTAAGTATTTTTATGTATCTTAACGAAGAACCTGAATATGTTAAAGAAACAGCAATGATAATTGAAGAGATGCTGAATTTAAGATATTTAGGCATGAAAAATGAATATGGTGTTTATGTTACGCCTAGTTTTCCTAAATTACTCTATGTACTCGATGAAAACAATGTGCCAAAAGATAGTGAATATAGATATTTGACTGATTTAGCTGTTAAATGTTCTGCCAAACGTATGAATCCAGATTATATTTCGGCTAAAATAATGAGGCAACAGTTTGATAATGAGGTTTTTCCATGTATGGGATGTAGATCATTCCTTTCACCGTGGAAAGATGAAAATGGCAAATACAAATGGTATGGAAGGTTTAATAGAGGCGTTGTAACGATTAATCTTGTTGACGTTGCATTATCAAGTGATGGTGATGAAGAAAAGTTTTGGAACATTCTTGATGAACGTCTTGAACTTTGCAAGGAAGCAATGTTAATAAAAGACCATTTATTAAGAGGCGCAAGTGCAAATGTTTCACCTATACACTGGCGTTATGGAAGTGTTGCAAGACTTGGTGAAAATGATATCATTGACAAGTATCTTGATGACGGTTATTCTTCTATATCATTAGGCTATATTGGCTGTTACGAAATGTGTAAAGTAATGACAGGAGAAAGTAATACAAGTGAAATAGGTTCAAAATTTCAAGAAAGAGTAATGAAACATCTTGAAGAGAAAACTATTGAATGGAGAAATATACCAGGACTCAATGGTGCAAGTCTTTACGGAACACCATCTGAAAGCCTCACATATAAGTTTGCACAAAAAACAAGAAATAGGTTTGGTGAAATTTGTGGTATAACAGATAAAGATTGGTTTACAAATAGCTATCATATCAATGTATGTGAAGAATGTAATGCGTTTGATAAACTATCTTTTGAAAGCCAATATCAAAAAATGAGTAAAGGTGGTGCAGTATCCTATGTTGAAATTCCTGATATGAATCATAATCTTGAAGCACTGTCTGAAATTATTACACACATGTATAATACAATTCAATATGCAGAAGTAAACACAACTGGTGGAGACTATTGTGCAGCTTGTGGATACGAGGGAGAACTTCAGATAGACGAGGAAAGTAATTGGTATTGTCCCCAATGTGGAAACAGAGATAAAAATAAGTTGTCTGCTTGTAGGCGTGTTTGTGGTTATCTAAACGCAAGTATGGATATAAACAAAGGAAAAATGTCAGAATTTAAGCATCGTGTTAAACATATTTAAGTAGTACAAAGATGAATTACGCAAAAATACAAAAAATGGATATAGTTAACGGTTTGGGAATACGAACCGTTATCTATTTCTGTGGCTGCAACTTTCATTGCCATAATTGCCAAAATAAAGAGTTGTGGAATTTTCATAGTGGAAAAATATTTTCAGATGATGCTAAGAGAGAATTGTTTGAAGCATTATCAAATGAGCATATTAAAGGATTAAGTATATTAGGCGGAGAACCTTTACAACAAGGAGAAGGATTGCTGTCTTTGTTAAAAGAGGTGAGAAATAAATTCCTTGATAAAGATATATGGTTATGGACGGGTTATTATTTATCAGAATTAAATGACGAACAAAAAGAGATAATCAATTTATGTGATTATATTGTTGATGGGAGATACGAAGAAAATAAAAGAGATTTAACATTAAACTTTCGAGGTTCTTCCAATCAAACAATATGGGAAAATAAAGATGGTAAATTTGTTAAAAGTAGCTTGAATTAATCAGGCTACTTTTTTGTTATATTACTGGAAAATAGTATATTTGCAAAAATATATTATCGTTTTTAATGGAAAACAAAAGACTATATGACATAATACAAGATTACCTGACAAATGGAAAGAAATCAGAAGATTTCGTAGGACAACTTATAGAGGAATTATGTGGTGGAACTTGTGAGAAATCAACAACCAATGAAGATAAATTGAAACATATTGATATATGGTGGAATTCACCAAAAAAAGGTAGATTAGGTATTGATGTCAAAGGTATTAAGAAAAACAATAGAAAGGACAAGGAAGCTGATGATTCAATTCATTGGATAGAGATACAAGGCGTTACTGGTTATAAAGGATGGATATTTGGGGAAATGGACTATATTGCTTTTATGACGAGAAAACAAGTGTTATTTGTCAAACCTTGTGATTTATATGGAAATATTCTATGGAATATTGCAGGAAAGGAACTTGTGTATAAATGTCCGAAAGAGTGTTATGTTCCCTATCAAAGATGGGGTAGAAAGGACATTGTTGTAAAAGTTCCTACTGAAGATATTGAATGTATTGCACAGTTTAAGTTGGATTACTCCTTGAGTTAATAAACAGATTTTGCTATATTTATTTTTATATAAAAATATTGAGATAAGTATGGCAATTACACATTATGGGATAAAATTTCCGTTTAATATAAAGTCTATAGAGAAGACTTTTCTCGATTTGGACACAACTCCACCTGACGCTATAAAAAGTGCCATAATGCACCTTATTTTCACTCCAAAAGGGCAGAAGATAAGAGACCCTGAGTTTGGAACAAACCTTATACAATTTATTTTCAATCCGAATGACACACAGACGTGGGGAGAGGTGAAAAGTGATATAAAGGAAGCTGTTTCAAAATTTGTTCCTAATGCAAGTCTTGATGATATAGAGATTTATGAAGTGAATGATGGTAGAGGGCTTGTAGCGGATATCAAATACAGCGTAAAGGATAGTACATTCAACAATACTTATCAACTTATAACAAAACTTTAATTCTTTTTAATCATAAGGCAATGAGTGAAACAAAAATACCATATTCGAGTAGGAATTATTCAGAGTTCCGTGATGAGTTTATGAAACTTACAAGGAAATATTACCCTAACATAGTCAAGGATTTCAGCGATGCAGCGATAGGACAATGGTTTATTGAATTATTGGCAGCTTCAAGTGATGATTTAAGCTATCATCTCGATAGGATATTTCAAGAAACAGACATTAATTCAGCACAACAGGCAAGTTCATTGTTACAACTTGCAAGAAGTAATGGTTTAAAAGTACCAGGGAAAAAGGGTGCTTTATGTGAAGTCGAGATTTCATGTAATCTTCCATTAAATCAACAAGGAGATGCAAGTACAGGTGATTTAAGACTTGCGGATGAAAGTTACGCACCAGTTATAAAAAGAGGAACGCTATTTTCAACTGGCATGGTTACATTTGAACTTACTGAGGATGTTGATTTTAGGGAACAATTTGACGAAAACGGTGTTTCAAATAGAATAATAGCACCAGTAAGGGATGCAAATGGCAATATTATATCATACAATTATTCAAAATTGGCAGTTGTTCAGGCAGGTCAAAGCAAGATATACAAGAAAGTCTTGGATTCAAGTGACATAGAGCCGTTTATGGAAATACTTATTCAAGACCAAAATATTATGGGAGTTGAATCAATTATTGTTAAAGAGGGTACAAACTTGAATACAGACCCATCAACGAATGAATTTTTTGTAGATGATGAAGAATATGTTGATACGACAGGTAAACCAATACAAAGGTTTTTTGAAGTGGATGCCCTTATTGACCAATATAGGTTTGGTTACGAGGAAGAAAAAGTAGAAGTAAACGGTGGAAATGGAAGTACATATTACTATTATAATCCAGTATGGGAAGATTGTAATTATACAGATGAAGAAGGTAATGAGGTAACGTATAGACGTGTTACGAAAGGTAAATGGAAGAGATTGAAAAACAAATTCATTACTGAATATACCAATAATTGGCAATTAAAGGTAATTTTCGGAGCAGGTATCAGAAATCAATATGGAACAATTCCAAACGAAGATGAAGGTATTGAGAAATTTACTCAATACATGATGTCAAGAATGCAAGCCAATGACTATATGGGTGTTCTTCCTGAAAGTGGAAATACGATATACATCATGTATCGTGTAGGTGGTGGCGAAGAAAGCAACATTGCAAGAGATACATTAACAAATATTGTATATATCAATTATACCATTTGTGGTAATTCATCAGACCCAGATAATGCCAAGAAAATGAAAGATGTGCAGAATTCGATTTCTGTAACAAATACCACACCGTCTTATGGAGGCAAAGACGAACCTACGGCTGATGAGTTGAGATACTTGATTAAGTATAATAATGCAAGTCAGAACAGATGTGTTACATTGAGAGATTATTATTCAAAGATACTCCAAATTCCCGCAAGATATGGTTGCCCATTCAGGATTGGTATTATTGAAGAAAATAATAAGATTGCCATTTATACGCTTGGATTGGATTATAATGGAAATCTTATGAGAGAGCTTGCAGAACCAGTTGCTGATAATATTAAGGAATATCTTACAAATTATAAGATGATTAATGACTTCATTGAGATAAAATCAGGAAAAATCATTAATATCAAATTTGAAATAGATATATTTGTTGATAAGGCATACGACAAGAGTGAGGTTGTTAAACGTGTAATTGAGACAGTAACAGACTATATGGATATAAGAAGACATCAAATGGGGGAAGATATATTTTTGGGCGACTTACAAAAAGAAATCGGGAAATTAGATGGTGTAAACAACGTAATTGAACTGAGAGCATATAATCCTGTAGGAGATGGTTATTCGGATGATGCAATTACACAGCAATTGATTGATATTTCTGACTGTTGCTATGATTATGCAGAAGCAGGCGAGAATTTTGACAGACAGATTGATTTAAAAGCAAGTGATATGGTACTGTTCAGCGAAGCTAATTCAATGTTTGAAATTTTGAATGACAATGATATCAAGGTGAGAGTAAAACAAAGATAAAAGAAAATATTGATAAAATATATGGGAATGACTATCTTTATAAGGAAAGAGATAGTCATTTTATTTATAATAAAGTATTCATATAAAATTTATAAATATGGGATGTAATTGCAAGAAAAGATATAACCAGTTAAAGGGCATATCTGATAACAAGGAAGAATTGGAACAAGAAGAAAACGAATTAAATCAAGGAATTGTTAATTCTGTTGCAGGATGGATAAGCCAATTCATTTTTGGGATTATTACCATTTGTGTATTTATAGTTGTTATAATTCCTCTCATAATTTACATCATTGCGTGTATAATTTTAGGAAAAGAGCCGTCTGTTAGAATAAGAAATCCAAAGAAAATTTTCAAAAAGAAAGATGCAAGATAATATTAGCACTTATAGAATACATACTGGTATTGGTTCAGATGCACCTAATGTATTAAATGTTAAATTACAGCAGACTTACGATATGTTAGAGGTGTTAAGTTTAAAATTAAATCAAACCAATACATATAATTTTTATGAATCGTCATACGGCATTGTTGTAGGACGTGTTTTAGCAAATGACGCATTTGGAATACCCAATGCAAAAGTTTCAATCTTTATTGAAGTAGATGATGCTGAAAGTATTGTAGCAAAGGGAATATACCCATTTACTTCAATAAGAGATGCTGATGCAAATGGTGTAAGATACAATTTATTACCAGATGAGCAAATAAGTGCTTGTTATCAGAATGTAGGTACTTTTCCTAATAAGCGACTTGTATTGGATAACAATGATATTATAGAGATATTTGATAAATATTGGAAATATACAACTGTTACAAATGAAGCAGGTGATTATATGTTGTTTGGTATTCCGACAGGAGATCAACAATTACATGTAGATGTGGATTTGTCGGATATTGGGGTTCTAAGTCAAAGACCCCGTGATATGATATATAAGGGTTATAATGCAGAGCTTTTTGAAAGTCCTAATAAATTTAGACAATCTCAAAATCTTGATTCGTTATCACAAATATTTTCACAAAATAAGGGTGTATATGTATATCCTTATTGGGGTGATACTTCAAATACAGAAGAAACAATTGCAATTACAAGATGTGACATCCAATTAGAATATAAGTTTGAACCTACTTGCATTTTTATGGGTTCTATTATAACAGACACTGGCGCTAATGCTATAGGAAAAAGCTGTGCAGCAACGGAAGGTTGTGGCCGCATGGAAAATATGGCGGCAGGAGAAGGCTCTATCGAAATGATTAGAAAAACACTTGATGGTAAGGTAGAGGAATTTCAAATCAAAGGTAACAGACTTATAGATGGGGATGGAATATGGTGTTATCAAATACCTATGAATTTGGATTATGTAAGAACAGACGAATATGGGAACATTGTTCCTACAGATGACCCGAATAGAGGTATTCCTACAAGAACAAGAGTTAGGTTTAGGATTAGTCTTGATGAAACACCTAATGATGCAGAAGCAAGAAAAAGATGCAGATTTTTAGTTCCGAATAATCCAAGGAATAATGAGCAGGATTTTCCTATGTTTTATAAAACAAAGGAAGTGGATTATGAGTTTGGCAGTTTAACGAGAGAGGAATCATATAAAGATTTATTTTGGAATAAAGTATATACAGTTAAAAGTTATATCCCAAGATTACAGAAAAACAGTAAAGAAACAAATAGAAAGCATACAGGTGTAAAAGCTATTAATTATTATGGCGATAACAACCCGTTCCCATATACTAATGTAAGTATTAAATTGTCATTTACATACCGTTTGATATGTGTAATAACTAAGGTTATTATATATATCATTGGTTTCATTAATACTATTTTTAGTATCATAGGCTTAATACCTTGCTGGTTGTCAGAACTTTGTATAGGTATATGGAAATTCAAGGTATGTCCATTTGGCTTCTTGAAAAAGGCAATCCCTAAATGTATTAAATTAAGCTCAGAATTTTGCGATGATGGGGTTAATAAGAAAACTTATTACCCTGGATGTACAGGATGTGTATGTGATTTAAGTACAGAAGAACATAACAAAGAAAATATGAATTTACCTGTAGAAGAGCAGACGATGGCAGAATGTTCTAGTCTTGGCTCTATTGCAGAAAGTACACTTATGACATGTATCGAAACAAGCCTTGCACAAGAGAATGATTGTGTAAACTTTAATTTTGAAAATGACTGGGTAAATGGCACATTATATGCGCCATTATGGTATAGAAAAATAACACCTAAGAAATCATTTTTATTTGGGTTATTTAGTCGTAAGGCAAAGGATGAATGGTGCAGTGCCGATAGACAGTTTGGAAACCTTAATATATGGCAATTCTGTGCATTGAACAGAGAAAGAATGAATGATGCAAAATATGCAAGTTTTAATAGTACAACAGCTAATATAACGCCAATGAAAGTAGGTTCTAATCCTGGATGTGGAGATGATTGTCATGAATCAAAACAATCACAAAACGTCGATTATGGAGTAGTTCTTACTCGTGAAAATATGTATGGACAAACAGTGTATTATTATAAGGCATTGCAATATTTACCTTCATTGAATAATAATCAAGGTGACGTAGTTTTACTATTTGCTACGGATATTGTTTTATTAGGTAGTTTAAATGATTGTGATATGAATGGTATCCCTCAATTCTTTAAGAATTTGGATGGGACTACATATAAACTTCCAGAAGCCATCTTATTTACAGATAATGAAGTAAGCACTTCAATAGATGAAAATGGTTCATATGTAGTTGATTATAGTTCTCATACAGAAATGACTGGTAGAGATTGGGGTAATGTTAATAAAACAGATGAATGTGATAGACCAGATGGAGGATTATTCTATGGTATTGGATGTTCAACCATTGAATTAATGCCTAAATCTTGTATTAACTTGATGAGAATATGTGAGTTTGGAGTATCGCTTGATGAAACAAAATACATAGAGGATTTGGCAAAACTAGAAAGTGGTGACAATAATGACTATTCAGAAAGTTTGTTAATACCAGATGGGTTTATATCTTATGATGAGTTGTATAACCTTGATGAAAGAAGTATGTTTGCTACATTAAATAGCAATAATCTGAGAACAAGACTTAATAATAAGAATGGTCTGTATGAATACGATTTAAGATATTTATATCCTGAAAATTTTGACGGTTCTTTGTATGAATCAATGAGACAAAGACAAAGTAGTGGTTGTGATAAAACTTATCGTTACAATTACAACTTGGAAAGTTTTAGTCGTGATTATTATATATTTAGAATGGGTGATGTTCCTTTCTATTATGACAATAATGGAAGATTACCACGTTATGAAAATTCATTTTACTTTTATTTTGGCTTAAAATCAGGCAAAACTGCTATTGAAAAATTTAACAGCCAATTCTTCAGTAATTGTGAGAATACAACAGGAGAAGAACTGATGATAGATAATGAGGTTATGGCAAATTCTTGGTGTACTGATGAAGAAGAAGATTGGGACGGATATATTAAATTAGATTTAACAGGCATATCAACTCCTTATACATTAGAATTATATAGCCCTTATGATACTAGTCTGAATTATCAGATAAATGACATAAATAGTGAAAAAATATGTATATATAATAGCATGTATGTTGACGAACGTGAAAATGATGAAAATTTTATAGGTTATGAACGTATAGATGACCATACTATAGTACTCACGAATAATACATATAACATTACAATAACTGATGCAGAAGGGAATGTCACAGAAAGCACAATATCAATGAATAGTAAATATTTAAGTTTTTCAACATATGTCGAAGATTTTAACGAGCCAAATAATGTATTATCTGATGAAATAGGTGATGATTGTACTATCGCAACATATAGAATGACCGATGTAAATCTTAATACACAAAGTGACGAAAGTGGAAATACGGATATACTTGATAAAACCGCGCCATTTCAAGAACCTACACCAGATAATCCAAATATACCGTATAGGGAAATTGGAGGTATAATAGGTGTATATGATTTGTATTACAATAATGAGCCAATGTATAAGAAATATGCATTTAGGATTGATATTGTTTCGGTAGATGAAAGTTTTGCTTATGAAAACCATATATATTTTGATGAAAATGGAAGTATAATACCAGATGACAATATTGAAGATGATGATGAAGTATATAGAACATGTGGAAATTGGCAAAATAGTATTAAGTATAATGGAATGACTTATAATGGAGGAAACCAATATTTTGCATTTGGCGTTCCAAGAGGGGATATTGATTACAGAGTGACTGTAACACAATTATGTAATGAAGATGGTAATTTTACTGAGAGCAATAACACCATATATCAAGATGTAACCGTTAATGAACCTATACCATTTAAAATGTTTATTGGTTCGGTTATCGACTACGATGTTATTAAAGATAAATTTAGTGATACTGGTTGGACTATAAACGGTGACACTTCTAATTATAGTGTTACTTACAATGGGAATATCAGTGACGCATGGTTGCATATTAGTGATGAAAGTAATTATAATTGGGATGCAAATGAAAGATATACTTTAGCATTTTATGAAGAAAATGGTTTTGATGGATATAATAGTGCAGAGGAAGCACTTCAAGCAGCAAAGGATGCATTTATATCTGCAATGAAAGAAACATTCTATATCAATTGTCCTACTGATAAGAAGAGTATTACTATACAAGCACAGACGGATGATTATCCAGTTTCAACAAAAATTGTTTATAAAGAGGAAATGACAAGTGAGAATGATGATAATATGAATGTTATTTCTTCTTGCAGTAGCAATATAACTGATGATTCAACAATAAATGATATTGGTATCCCTACTATTACTAATATAGATAATACTGATTTTGCTTCAGACAGAATAATTGAAGGAGATATATGCTATGCCAAAGACGTAACAGCAAATCAAAGAATAGGTTGTTCTGGTGATGGTGAATATAAACACCCATATTTTGTTGCCATAATTAATGGCAAAGGAAAAACAAAACCGTCAAATGTTGCACCTGATGGAGTTGGAGAAAACGGTAATAATGAATGGAGATTAGAAGGTAGTGTTGTAAATTACTTTGGTTTCCATATTATTGATAAATCGTTTAGATTTAATATGATGTCATGGTCATATATAAACGACATACCTTATTATAAACCAGATGAAGCAGATAAGGTCGGGCAATCAATAAATATGAATGGTTTCATTACAGGTATTATCTATAATGGTGCTTCTACATCAACTGATGAATATGCTGAATTTGTAAAACAACTGTATAACAATAAAAATATCATCATTGAAACTTATACTCTTAATGGAGATGGAACACCTAACGAAGATGCAATTCCAACAAAAAGAGTTGTTATTGGAGAACATTTAGACCCACCTGAATATCCAAATTATGATGGCGTATCAGAAGAAGCAAATGATACCACCCAATACATAAGTGTTCCTAATATTCAGACAAAATTGACACTTGAAGACGATAATGGATGCCAGATAGAAGAAACTATATATGGTAATATGAGAATTATATTGAACAATACGTCCATAAATGATTGTAAAAATAATAACAATTCAGTATTAAAGGTATCGGTATCAAATGGTGATGGTAATGAATTAATATATATTGTAAATCATAATCAACATCCGTTTATCTTGAATAAAATATATGAAAATGCAGGAAATTATCAATTTAATGCAGGAACATATACTGATTATGATTATATGCGCTATGAAGTTTCTAAAGAATTAATTGAAAATATAAAATATACTAATTGTCATTCTCAGATACCAAGTGAGGAAGATCCGAATTCCTTAATTAATAGTGATGGTTATGGAACTACTGGTAGTTTTACACCAGTTCCAAATAATCCTGTCTATATAATTGCAATAACTGAAAATAATTGCCGTTGTATTTCACCAGTATATGATTTTATAAGAGTAGATGTACAGATTATTTTAATGAAATACACAGTAAATACAGCAGGTACTGGTGAAGGTACAGGAAGTGGAACTTCTACAAGTGAAATAACAACTCCTCCAACAGAAGAAGGTGGAGAGGAAACAACTGAAACCGTAACTGGCGATGTTGAAGTCGATGTAACAGTTGATACATCTACACCAGTAACTACATATCGTTTTGGAATAAAAATAAATAATATGGATAATTTGTATTATTTCAAAAATTATGATTTCAGTGCAGAAGTTACATGTACTGCATCAGAAGGTAATAATATAACATTTAATGTTACAAGTCAAAAGGGTGATGATAGTATAGCATATACAGAAATAAGCAAAAATATATACGATGCTTTAGTATCAATGGCAAATAATCCATTGTTATCACATATACTTGTTGAAAGAACACAAGTCATTGCGACTGATTATACTGGCTTAAGACATAATTGTTTTATAATTAACAATATTGATATACAAGAAGTCGTTGAATAATAATGAATTTCTTATTTATTATTAAACAAAGTGTAAAAAATGGATAGTAAATACAAAATAAGATTAGGCGATACAGATTCAATCAACAGTATTAATACGAATAATATTATTGGTGTTGATTTGCAACAGACATCCAAATTACTCCCTTATCCAAGTGTGGTAGGGGAAGTGGATGCTTATCAGGTTTTTGAAGAAGAAAGAAATAGCTGTGAAAAATATAGATTAATAATCACAATTAATCCGTATTGTACTAATGTGTTATTCAACACTTTGACTGAAATCATACGAAACGAAGGAAGTAATATTAATGATGTAAATAATAGTAATTGTCTAGAAGTTATCACAGATGAGGAAAATTCAAAAGCACAACGTACTGATGGGTGTTTAGGGGTTACAGAGCCAAACAGAAGACAAATGTTAATGAATACAGAATATTCAAGAGATAAAATAGGTTATGTTTATCATCCTGGTTATGATATATTTACTAATCATATCTTAAGAAATTTATCATTTAAAATGGTAAACCTTCTAGGAAATAATACCGTAAGTAGTATGGTGAATAATGGCATACAAGATACATTATGTGATGATACGTTAACTCAAACAGATAATAGACTGGTTAAATTAGCATTTAATACAATAGGAGATTTTATGCGTTATTCTGACGGTACTGTTGTTAAATACAGGAAAAGAGTAAATATAAGCACCAATCCTCAGAATGACTTAAATAAACATCTATATCTTTATGATGATATATCTTCTTTTGAAGATAGTATAAATAACAATCTATCAGAAGAGAATGGGTGGTTTGGATTTGTTAATAATTCAACAACATCAGCAAAAGAGAAAACAGATAAACCTAAGCCTTTGACAGACGGCAAAGTATTAATATGGGATGATTTGGATATAAGTAGAGTATTGAACAATTATGAAAATTGCGAATTCGTTGATATGTATCCAGATAGAAGTTTGTTCTCGTTTGAACCTAAAATCAATACATTTAGAAAACGTCTAGAATATAATTGGAAAGTCATATTAACATATCCTTATAAGAATGATTATTGTCACAATATTGTGACAAGTGAAGATGGAAAAACAAACGGTTTAAAATTGATGTCGGTTGTAAAATCACTGAATGGTTCAGGTAGTAATGCAATTATATTCAGATCGTATGCTAAACACGGTTTACAAAGAGGTGATTTTATAAATTTGTACATCAATGGTACACCTTTATCAAGAACAATTAAAGTTACCAATGTAGGTAATATGTCATCTAATAATGATGACAATGCATTGTTTTATTTTTATACGACAGACACTATTATATTAACAGAAGTTTTGGGTTTGACAATTGACACAAATAGTGGCAAATGGAGTGATGCAGGTGGTGTTATAACAACAGCAGACATTAATAACAGAATAAAAGAAAAGGGTGAATACCGTTTTAGGAGAGTTATAAACGGTGTTGAGAGCGATTATTATCTAAGAGTTTTTAGGAAATTACCCAATTTAAAAAATAAAAGACAAAACTTAACAGATGAAATAGTTAAAGCTCAACCCGATAATAATTCTGAAACAACACCATTTGAAGATTATATATATGGGTTAAATGATTTTAATGAAAGTCCAAATGCCTCAATAAATGGGCAAATGATTGATTTCAATAATGAACAATATAGATTAGGTTTTGCTAGAACTATCTATAATGATAATTCTGCACAAATTACATTTACAGATACAATAGATATTGAGCATCTAGTTGATAATATAGGAAGACCATTACATGAATTTTATGTAACAATTATAAAAAATAACAAAGGGTATGATAAGTGGTATGGGATTACCAAAGATGATAATAGAAATGAAAAGCCATTAAATCAATATGTTATAGGTGATATAGATAGAATTAATGAAGAAATAGAATTTTCTCATTGTTTTGGGAATTTAACGAGTGGATTTGAATTTTCAAGTATAGAGTCTGATAAAGGAAATATAGACATTGAAAAGGAAAAAGGAAAAATAGGAGACATCTCAGTCTTAAATGAATTAGGAATATTCTCGCCTATTCCTTATGAGACTAAAATCACAGATAAAGGAGCAGTAAATCCTAATAGTGGAGAATATAATGCAGATGAGTTTTATGGTGATTTAGTTGAATACAATCCTAATGAATGTTTAGAACATATATTATTACCTATTTGTCATAGATTTAATACAGCACAAAGAGAATTGCCAAAGGATAATAATATGTATAATACTTTCCAATACCAAGAGATATATAGAGATGATTATGATTTAGGTGATGGTATGGAAGTTAGGAATTATGTAGTAGGTGAAGAAGATAAAGTAACCTATGACGAAACTAAGGAAAATTTATTTACATGGCAACGGCCAGAAGGTTATTTCTATCAAGCACATTATCCTATAACATTGAAAGAATTTGGAAGTCTGAATCAAAATGCTCATAATGAATTAAAAGTAAGGGAAGCAAAGCCTTCGCAAAAAAACGGCATTTACATAGAAGTTACAACAACACTTAATTACGGAGTTGTTGCAGGAGATATCATATATGTTTGTGTTGACGATGAAAACAATTACAGAAATGACAAATGGTTTGAATTTACTGTTGCTTATATCGAAGGAAAAAACAAATTTTATATGCAGCCATATAATATGTCGTGGCAGGATATGAAAAACAAAATAAAGAGTAGTGTAGGAGTAGATTATAATTGGATAACATTGTCAAAAGTATTGGTAGCACCATCAGCAAATGAAGATTATACACAATTGAAACTAAGAAGAAAAAACAACAATATACCAGACTATGCAACAAGAATAGACCATAATAAGTTCTTGTGGAGAGATTTGTATAGACCAGGAGAATTGCTTGATAGTGATTTGACACAATATCCATTTGCCAATAATGCTTTCTATATTAATAAGGAAATTAATTTCTTTCTGAAACGTCAAGACCCATACGGATATAGTGGATTATATTGTTCTCAAGCATTTCCTAATGATGTTGAAGGCAATCATAGACAAGAAGATAATTATGTTTATAAGACAGAGGATGAAATCGTATGTTAAAGTATCAGATAAATAGAAGACAAGTCCAATCACAGAGACAACTGTTGGATATTGATATGGTTGAGATGGTCGATTTTCCGTCTGAAACAGGTGATAAAAGCCTGATGATATTTTATTATCCTACAGATAAGGACTATAAATTTGAGGAAGGACAGGAACTTGAGATTCAAGTCAATTGTGAAACAAACAATAACAATGATTTGAATAGCACAACTTATACATACAAAGACACATACACCCTTTTGAAAGTAAATCAGGAAAAAGGTTTATTCACCTGTCAAGTGGATAAGTATTATGATTTACAATTAGATTCATTCAACAGACAATCGGTAGTCCTCACAGTTATAGAATATGTACAGAATAGTACATATCCGATTAAAGGAAATTATTATTCATTTAATGGAAGATACTATAAATGTATAAAAACCTCTGATACGCCAATTGACAAATCAATAGAGGAATTAAAAGCAGAAGGTTACTTTGAGGATTACAATGCAGATGAAGAGAGATGGTATTTATATTTCGACCAACCTCATTTATTCAATCCGCCTATTGAAGAAAGGGAATACACAGAGGGGAGTGAAGAATTAAATTACAAGATTACAATATTCATAGATTTTTCATATATAGGTGATGAAGGAAGTAGTGTGAATGGTTTGGTTGAATTAGAATGTCAGTATGAAAACCCTTATGAGTTATCGTATGTATTTGATGGTTCTGATGAAACAATAAATAAATTAAGAAGTGTTGTGTTTACCAATGAGGAACAGACAGAAGATAACGACCTTATTTTCGGTGATGTGAACGGATTGAAAGTTTATAGGGAAACTCCATATTTCCAAAAATCTGTAAATTCTAATTTTCTTACGAATACGAATAATATATTCATTTATATTGAAAAACCATTATATCGTATTTCCATACCGTTATCTATGAATTTTGAAACTAACACATATCAATCAGATATACTGAATGAACAGTATGTTGAAGATGAAAGAAACAAGGCAATCAACAAGATTACAGATATGGAGAAGGATGTATATCATCCAGTTATATGGGATAGTAGCAAGGAAGATGAAAATGGTTATAAAATAGGAGATTATGTTGATGGAATAAACAAGGAAGTGGAGAAAATTGTCTTCAACTTGCATTTCAGACAACATAGAGGTGATGATTGGTTGGTTGAACCTGATACATATTGGAATGGATGTTATGTGGACACAACTAATAATAAGATTAAGTTTATTGACGAAGTAGGTGAATTAGAATATGAAGGTAAATATCCAAATTATTTTTCGTATAATCAAATAGCCGATGACGATATAGAAAAAGAGATATATAGAAGCAAACAATCTGATTTATTAACCTATTTAGGATTTGAAAATTCTGATATACGTTATCAGAAGAACAAATTAAGTCGTTCTTTTATTAGGATAATGTTTTATGATTCCCTTAATTTAGGTAATCAGAATTTGTTGTATTATTCAACTATATTCGTAGATTCTGGTAAATTGTTCGGTAAATACATTAACCATATCGAGGATACTCCTTATAATAGTGTTGTATATGAAACAGATGAAGAGACTGAGACAGAAACTATCAATGCAGAAAAAAGCCAAACAGAATTGGTAGGGATAAGAGTAGATAGAGAACCTACTGGAGATTTATTGAAAGACGAGGACGATGTTGCTTTTGACAACATTGACCAGATAGAAGAATTGAGGTTAAGTTGTCAATTTACCGTACAGGATAAATTTCAATCTAATGCCTCAAGTGATGGTTTCTATCTGTATTTATGGAAAGATAATGAAAGTGGAGTAATACCGTCAGATATCTATATGAAGGTTGAATTTAACCACGCAGGATATGGTAGAACTATTCCTTTTATGATGCCTTTTTGGGATCCAGTTAAATTTGAAAAAGCAACTGACAAACCTTTAAAGGAAAGAGGGATAAAGACGTTTAAGGAAATATTGAATGATTGGAATTCCACAAAAGACGAGAATGAGATATGGAGAAATGAAGGCAATATTACTGATGGTCAATATGGAGCAAGACAATATATGAAATATTCTTATATTCATTTCAAATATAAGTATGATAAAATACACAAACAACATATATATTATTTGGATGATGAGTTTTATGGCACAAACCCTGAATATGGTGGGGTTCATTACCAAGACAATGTTATGACAATAAACTTATATGAAGCAAAAATGATTTAACAGATGAAAGTATATTCTTATGAAATATCAAAAGAGCCGTTATTGTCAAGACTACCTGCATTATTTGCATATATTGATTATGAGGCAAACGGTAATTCTGCGATACATAAAGCAACTGACAGCATTGACGGTTGTTATGGAAAAGTTATTGAGAATATAACTTATAATGGGAAGACATATACATATAGGGAACTCATCAATTATTATTACGGATATAAAGACACAACAGAAGGTGATAGGAATTTAATTGCCTTTATTGATAAGGGTATCGGTAAGAAAGAGATAAGTGAGGAAGAATATCCGCGAGATGTTTACGAGTTAGTACCAGATTACATATATATTGCGACAGCACAAAGTCAATACGATGAAATGAAGAAGCTGAATAAGCTTTGTGATGCTTATGAAACAGGTATAAATAATGGTATGGAGAGTGTACAAAGTATATGTTGTGATTGTGAGAAATATGAAAAAATGGGTGGTGATAAAATGTTGTTATTTCTTCAAGAATGTATTCAAGAAGCCAACGCTGTTGCAAATGAATATTATGGATACGTTTCAGATGATAGATTAACCTTGCATTTCAGTATAAACCTTAATTGTACAATGAATGATTTAGGTTTACTAACTCCTTATTTAGATGTATGGGAAGGAGGTAAAAAATACAATGTAGGGGATTTGGTTTATTATAACTATCAAACATATGTATGTATAAAAGAAAATACTGGGTATTGGGATAATGAGTTGGATGTTATCTTGTTCCCATACAATATAGATGAAGAGGAAAATTGCTTTGAACTAATAAAGGAAGCATTACCCGATGATACAAACGAGGATATTTTAATTGGTGTTGATGAAGTTGTTACAACTGACAGCAAACTGAAATCTTTAAGAAGATATAAGGAATATACTGACGCTCTTGGAAATACCTCATATCCTGATTATGGCTACGATTGGCTTTATTATTACCGTGTAGGACAAGTTATTACTTATAACACGTTAAATGATGATTTAGGAAACATTGCGTTTTTTACAGACAAAGTAGATGAAGAGATAAAAGAAGGTGAAGTCTATACAGATTTATACGCTTACGGTGATATAATTGATGAAATAAATTTTGAATATAACGAAGATAGCAACCGTTATGAAATAGTGTTCATCTATTATATAGGCTGTCATTTCAAAGCAACTTGTAGTGGCAAGAAATATGATGATGACGGAAATCTATTGTATTATTTTGAGAATTTTGAAAGGGATACAGAAGATGGTTATCATGGTGTAAAATATGTGGATAGATATACAGTTGAATCAGATAGTGAAATTATAACTGATTTTGTAATTAATCCATACGGACATATTATTGATATAGAAAATTTTAATGCATACGTGCGTGGTGATATTGAAAGTAGAAGTAAGAAATATGAATTTGTTACATATACAGCAAATCAGACACATGATAAGAATATTAATGGTTCAATAGTACAGATAACCTCTATACAAAGCCAAATATCGGCAAAAGTAAAAGGCGAGAGAGATTATGAACATAATTGGTTATTAAGAAGTGATTATTATAACGGAATTTCTTATATACCCAATACGAATGTTGATGTGTTTATTGATAGGGGAAGCACGGCAGCAATGGAGAAGCACATTAAATTGGGTGAAGTAAAGACACTTGACGATATGCTCTTATATCAAAATCAATCATTCTTTAAAATAGAAGATGTTACTGGTTGAAAAACATTTTTCAGCTACTTATTTTTATAATAGAATATATAAATTGACGTAAATGAACGGAACATATGGCGTTGTAAGACCGTCTTTGATAAATGTAGAACAAGACGTTGAGATATGGTACAGATATACACCTACAAGGAATAATGAGGATGAACAGTATAGAAGATTCAGAAAAGTCGATAATCCTACTTCTATGCTTGATAATTCAGTGTTTGAAACAGATGATTCAGCAGGTGAAAGTGATAATAGATTGCCTGGTATGTATGAATTATCACTACCAGTTGATATATTTGGTAGAACTGGTTTTTATACAGTTTTTATCAAACCTATTGAGTTTTACTGTGATATAAAAGATATTGGTACTCTCTCAGCATATCCCGATATTAAAGGAATAGTTGTGGACATAAATACAACAGGCGACAATTCTACTATGTTTGAAAATGATAATCTCATAGGCTATCGTGTTGAATATTATGAGGATAGTTTAAGACAGGATTATTATAGGATTATAACAAGCAATAATAGATGTGAACCAGTTTCACAAAATCTTACGTCTGCCAATACAAATTCAAACGGATATCGTTTCAATGATAGTGGAACATTGAGCTTTCTCACCGTCACACCATCTACAAGCCCTTCATACAAGTCAAATCAAACTCCGTTTATAGGCAACGCAAGCCAAAGGATAATTATCACAAATACAAAGTTTGACCCTATTATGATTGAGATTGAAATGGTTGAACATGATATGGACACGTTATCAACAATGTTGGAAGGTGACCAGATTAGAAGCCTTGACAAAGGACTTGTTACCACATACAACGAGAATGGAGAGATTTACCATCAGGCTGAACATTATACAGTGAAGAGTACATATAATACAACTGATTTGTATGAGGTAAGAAAACGCATTAGGGATAGTTTTGATAATAGTGCAAATTATAATGAGTTAATTAATAGTTAATAAAATAGCAGTTATAAGGATATGGCAAGATATATAAAATATAATAGCAGTTATATTCTACGCAAGAAACACCAACAGACTACCAAAGGTACTATTTTATATAGGGATTGGGTAACTACTGGTAGTTTGAATAGATTCGTTCCTGGTAAAAAACCGTATTATCAGGATAGTAATTTCGTATTCACAATTAGTAATGTTTCAGATTATCAAAAGAAGCACAAGTATGGTTCTTGGGTTGGTACATATTCTTATAATGATGTAAAAGATGCAAAGGCTGATACTAACGAGGTAAAAGTAAATACTTCAAGTAATGATTTGCGTGACTATGCTTATTTTGGCTCATGTCTTGAACTGGTAAGGGCTTCAATAGAAAGCATTATTCGTGATTTTCCTGCACAATTCAATGGAACAAATTCAATCTTGCAAGAAGTTGATGGTGATGAGTTTAAGGATGTAACAGGATGTTATTTTATTAGTAATCCATTCAATATTGATTTGCATCACAAAGAGATAGAGATTACTGATGATATTAATCCAATGAGATATATGTCATATTCTTACCAAAATTATCAGTTGAACGGAAATGATATAACAGATTACTACATTAAAGTAAGTGATAATTATCAAGAGATCATGGCTTGCCCTCAAAATTTTTCCTATGGAGAAAGAGTGTTGTTTACTATTACAATTAACAATTCGTTAGAAATAAAGGGATTGTGGATTGAGAATATGGTTATTTATATTTCAGATAATCAAAATTTCGTAGTGAAGCCAAAAGATGAAATTATAGAGGAATATTTTAATAATCTTAAAGGGTTTGAAAGACAGCTATTAAATAGAAGTACAACGCCATTATACAAGAATACTTTTATTACACCGATTGAAGGACAAACAGGTACAAAATATGTCAATCGTGATTATATTTGGCCGTCAGTTGGTTATCAGATTGATATAGAGTCTCCTTCTTATACGGTATTTGTGAACAATCTTATTTCTATTGCAACGTATTTTGATAACACTGAATGTGACAACTTGTATAGAAGTATGACGCATGAAGCAATTAAGAACTATGATTGGACTTATACAAGAGAATATAGCGACGGAGAAGAACAAGATAATATAGATGGTGGTACAAGGGTTGAACAATTATTAAGGCTGTATGGAAGAAGTCTTGATGATTTGAAAAGGGAAATAGATGGTATCAAATTTACGAATAGTGTAACTTATGACGGTTTCAATAATCAAGCTGACGCACTTCTTTCAGATAAAGCAGAATTATTAGGATGGGAGGCATATTCGACAATACCAGCCTTAAAACAGAATGAGAATGATACAGCGGTAGTTGATGTCAGCAACATGAAATTAACAAGGGAATTCCTTGAAGAGCAAGGATTGAATTGGTATTCTGCATATAACACTGATAACATAACCCCTCAGAAAATGGACAACGAGTTTATGAGAAGAATGATATTGAATTCCAAAAGGATATTCTCAACCAAAGGAACGGTTCAATCCATTGACATGGTAATGGGTATGTTTGGTTTTGGAAGTGATAAAGGCGACTATGTTATAGAAGAAGAATATGGCTCTGTTGTTCCTGCAAATACAGATATTGTACATGGCATTTTCTACAATATAAACTACAATAAGCAAGAGCCGAGATTATATGATGATGAAGAAGACCCGTATAGTGGTGTTCCGTTGAAAGATGTAAGTATAGGAACTAAGGCCGTAACAGAGGGTACTACAACAACATACGAAGATGATTTGATAACAGTTCCTTATTATGACAGTTCAAAGGAATACGATGGATATTTATATTTCCAAACAGCAGGTGGATGGGGTTCGGACGGAAGCGATGATATGACTACCTATAATGAAACTTTCAATTATCTTAAAGTTGTATCAACTATTAGTGATTTGTTGAATGTAACAAGAAATGATGCAAGCAATGGGGATATTTATTATGTTGTAAACATTGATAATATAATAGATTATTACCCTGATATAACAGACCTTTCAGTTGTAAAACATACATTCTATGTAACCAATGAATATAACTTGGCAGACACAAGTTTTACTGGATGGGAAAATACAGCATTTGCAACGGATGAGAATATTAAGAAAAAGGCTGATTACTTGGAAAATGTCATATCTATCAATATAGGAAATAATCCTCATGTTGGATATGGAAAATATGACAATGGAAAGAGTTATTACGAGTATATGGCACAACCTTTCAAGTGGGCAATAGACACTAATAATTTGGCACAAGAATATGTGGAACAAGCAGAAGACAATTCATTTGACGTTACAAATGCAATAATAGATAGTGATAGAAAGGTTAAAATCGTATCAAAAGATGAATTGAAACAGAACTATTATCTTAACAGTAAGGTAATAAGAATGAGAAATATAAATCATAGCAGTAGGTTATATAAACAATACTTTAATGATGTAATATTGAATTATGTTATGCAAGTCATTCCATCTACTGCCATATTAATACTTGAGAATTTTGATTGATGAAAGGTGATATTAGTAAATATACATTGGCATTAAGTATGAATACTTTAACATTCGATGCGCTTAATCCTGAACCACAGACAATAACTGTTACCGTGAACGGATCTAGTAATTCAAAGTGTTACGACATTGTAACTGATATGGATTGGATAACAGTCAAGAGAAATTCTTCAAACGGGAATTTAGGGGAAGTTACAATCGTTCCGTCAACCAATAATATCACTAATTATACGAAAGAAGGATATATTGTATTCTATCACAAGGCAGACCACGAAGTTTTTCAAGTATTGGATATAACACAAGAGAATATTAATTTTGAAGTAACACCAGAAATAATAGAATTGACATTTCCAGCGGAAATAGAGAATAGCCAAGTTATAAAAGTAACAGTTAAAGGTGGAAGAAAAGGTTTTTACATAAACGCTATTAATGAATATGATGCGGAAGAAAATATAAGGCTATCATACGACAACGCCTTTGAATTTTCAGTAACTCCATTGGATGATGACACTGGTAATCAAGAAAGTAAGACTTATAATTTGGCAATATCATCTCATGGTATAATCACTACAGGAGTAAGATATGAAGTAATTTTAACCCATAGTGATTTAAGGAATATATACGCTGTATTATCTATAGAATATGAGGGAATTGATTTGACATTACCGAAAATAGAGAGTGAAGAATTTGTATATTGTACAGACTTGGAGAATATGGAGATTACGGCAAATACATTATCAGTACAGACAATGGCAGCAAGAAGCATTGATGTTGTAAAACCTATCATTGAGGAAAATATTAGTATGGAGACAAATGGAGTTATGAACCCTGACATTATAGATTTGAATGGTAATGAAGTTAGAATAAAGGTATATACTGCAATAGATAATAATGGTGTAAAAGAAACTGATTCTGACATATATGTAAGACTATCTTCTTCAATTGCGACAGTAAGATATGCAAAAGAAGAATATACAATGGATTATAAAGTAATATATGTAAGTAAGTCCGATTCTGCGAAATTCAATGGTATAAGATATTGTGGTATGACAGTATATAATAAAGAAAGAAGAAAGCAATATATAAAAACCGTCTTAAAAGTAAAAGGATAACCAAATGGCTATCCTTCTTTGTTATAAATTCAATAATCTTTCCTCATCATTATTTACATCATCATAAGATGCAATTTCAAATTTATATATCTTATAATCGTTTGGAACTTCGTGAAATTTATAAGTCATATTCTCTAAATCCCATACCACATAACCGTGCATTGAAATATTCTCACCTGCATTTTGTTGGAACAATGATGAAGGATAAACAATAGAAACTCCATTCTTTTTTAGTTCCTGGAATTTATGAATATGTCCAGCCATTATACAATCACATTCCTCAAATTCATTTGTATCAATTCCATCTTCAGTCATTCTTCCCAAATCAGTGACAGCACCAGCCACATCGCCATGATACAATCCAATAATTCTGCTATCGTTGTTTTCTTTTTTAGGGATTATAGGTTTTGCGAATTTATCAAACATTGAAAATAATGCCCAAGTCACATTTTCATCTACAATACATCCGCTCTTATAATTCAACTCCTTATCTATATAGACAATATTAGGATATGCTCCAGCAATTTCAAATGTAGGAGTGATTGAATCCATTCTATCAGTGTTGTTCTCCAACATATCGTGATTACCTGCCACAATGATGGTTTTAGCAAGGGCGTTTAATATATTAAGCATTTTATGGAAGGTGTTTTTCGCTTCATTGGATGCTTTGATTTTTTGATGGAATATATCACCGACAATAACAATTCTTACTTCATCTTGTTTGCAACCACACTGTGTTATTTGGGTTACTAAGTCTTTTAGAAACCCGTCTACCATTTTGGAGTATGGGCGGTTATCTTCTGAATTAGGGATATGTATATCCGAAATATGAAATATTTTCTTAATCATAATCTTAAACTTTTGTGCAAATATACTACAATATTTTGATATAACCAAATACAACTTGATTTTTCAGACAACAAACGTTACATTAAAGGTATGTAGATAAAATATTTTATATAAATGGATATTATATTAGGATTAGACGTTTCTACTGCATGTATAGGGTTAACCCTTGCAAAAGAAGAAGATGGGAAAATAGATATATTAGAAGTAACTTATTTTAGGTTGAAAGTCCCCTCAAAGATAAAGGGAACTGAAGCATTATTCCATAAAAGTTCGTATTTTAGTGGAGTATTGGAAACATATAAGGATTTATCAAGGTTTAATCTTGACTTACACGTTACAAAAGTTGTCATAGAAGAACCGTTAGTAAGTAGCAACAATAGTGAGACAGTAAGTACATTACTACGTTTCAACGGCATGATTTCTCAGTCAGTATATTCGATATTGAACGTGATACCAGAATTTATTTCATCATATGATGCAAGAAAATATGCTTTTCCAGAACTGATAGCCATAAGGAAATACAACAAAAAAGGTGATGTTTATCCGTTAAGTAAGATTAGACATGCATTGAAAAACAGCGAATTGGTATTATTTGGAGGTTATGATTGGAATTGTGCGAAGAAACAGATACTTTGGAATAAAATTTCAGAAATGTTCCCTAATATTCATTGGGTATATGACAAGAAACAAGAATTAAAGAAAGAAAATTTTGATGCAAGCGATAGTCTGGTGTGCGTTATAGGCTATGTAAGGAAACAAATATACAAAGACTACCCAAAACCGCAGGTTGTAGAATACAAAGAAGAAGATATTGGGGATGGGAAAGTGAAAATCTATTATATAACAGAATTTTGTGGCATGAAATATACAAAGATTATTGAGTTATATTGAAATAATGTTAAACCATAGAAAGATAATCCCCTTGCATATTGGTTATGTGAGGGAATTATTGTATATTTGCGTCCAAAATACTGTAACACTAATATGTTTGAATACGAGATTGATAAAATACGCTCCATATTGATTGATGTCTTAGGGCAACCCAAGAACGAACCTTATAGTTCAGGGTGGCAAAGCTTTTGTTGCCCTTATTGTGCGGCAAATGAAGGGGTTGAAAGTGATGGTAAATACAATCTTGAAACAAATGTAGAACATGGGTGCTATTTTCACTGTTGGAAATGCGAAACAAGTGGAAAATTATCAAAATTGATAAGAGATTTTGGTAATATAGCACAAATGTCCGAATATAGGGAAATCCTTAACACTATTCGCAATTCCAAACTATATCAGATAGGAGGAAATGGCGAAGAAGTGGAAATGATTGATATTGAAACTTGTGTTTCCCTACCAAATGGCTACAAAAAGCTTCATAAAAGTGATAATCCTTTGTTACTGCCTTTGCAATATCTTCGCAAAAGGGGAATTACAGACGATATAATTGAAAAATATAACATAGGGTACACAACATATTATTGTGATGATTTTACTCAGAGAAATCGCATTATAATACCCTCTTACGATGAAGTCGGAGATCTTAATTACTGGGTTGGAAGAGATTACACAGGCAAAAACAAGGTAAAATATTGCAATCCAAAAATTCATAAGACAAGTATAGTATTTAATGAAGGTTTAGTTAATTGGTATGAGAATATAACCCTTGTAGAAGGGCCTTTTGACCATATTGTTGTGCCAAATTCGATACCATTGTTGGGAAAGTCACTAACTATGGAAAATGCAGTCTATAAAGCATTAAAGGAAAAAGCACACGCAAATATAAATATATTATTGGATGATGATGCCTATGATAACGCTTATAGAATGTACAAGTTCCTTAACAGTAAAGGCTTCAAAGACAGAGTAAGGCTTATCCAATGCCCACAAGGTTATGATGCGTCATTGATAAACGAGAAATTTGGCAAGAAAGGAATAATCAAGCTACTTAGGAATGCAATTAAATTGGATGAATATACATTAATGAGATATTAACTGCATTCAGCGGTGGTGTTCTTTACCCTATTCAACCATCCGTTTAAGAATTTGCGTTGTGAGGGATTTTTAGACACAAGATTTTTATAATACTGATTTCTTTGTTCAATAAATTCCCTTGCAACCTGATTTGCTTTCGCTCCATTGGTATATTTTAGTGTGGTACTACCAATTATACCATCAACAGATATTTTCACGTTATAAACGTTATTTACAGCCTTTTGAAGCAATTTAACTGAGGTCTTGATACCTGCATTTACGCCATGACATAGAAGATGTCCAGAAATAAGCATATCTTCCACCTTGTCAATCTTCATTGGGGTATAGAAATTATCATAATAGAAATCCATAACATTATTCTCCAACTCTTCATTGTCAATGATTTGTCTATTTTTTAAAGGCTTATTTTCATCAACAATCTTCCATCCATCCCATTTGGGGAAATTCTTACGAGTTATTCCCCTATATGTTTCACCACCCAAATCACCTGATACATTTGCATAACCAGATTCTTGTCTGAGTATCATATTGATAAGTTTTATTGCTTTACTATCCATTTGTTGAATGCTTTTTGACATATAAATATCAGTTAGAAATTTTGCTTTTTGATAATAAAGTTGTATATTTGCACAAAGTATTGTTTGTGATGGAAATAGAGATAAAAATCGACATACCCAAACGTTCAATGGATGCAATTAAACAATATTGCGAAATGAACAATCTGATATTGGAAGAATATATTTCCAATTGTATTGTTACACAGAACAATATTGATAGGTATGGAGATTTGAATAAAAAATATGGGGATGATAATAAAGTTTCAGAGGTTAAAAAGAAAAAAGAAGAAAAAATCAATGATTATACAATAGAATATAAACCTAAAGTTCTTGAAATCAATGAAACTTCTATACAAGAAGAAAAAAAAGAAGTAGATAATGTTTCATTGCAGCAAAAAGAAGAAGTTACAACTGATGCAAAACCAAAGGTTAGAAGACGTAGAACAATAAAAAGTAAGTGAAGAAATAAAATATGGTAGAAAATATAAAACAGACAGATAAACTCATATTTGATTTGCGAATGCTTCAGATTGATTACAATGATAAGAAAAAAGAAGCATTGAGACATGAAATTGCGGACAAATACGGAGTACCATTGAAAAATGTGGAAATCAATTTCATTCCCATTACAGTAGATGAGAATGGTGAAAAGATGTCCCTTGCGTCAAATATTATTAAGGACATTCAGGATCCAAAATTTCAAATTAATCTTTTTGAAGAATATCTGAAATTGAAACAGATTGAAGACGTTGATATGGAGGATATTAAAAAGATTGATGCACAGGTAAATGCCTATGTTGATTTTGACAGTTATTCAAAATACAAATCATATAAAATTAAATATATGAAGTGGGATAATTATCTTTCTTATGGAAAAGGTAATTATATGGATTTCACTAAACTGCACGGTCTTGTATTGTTAAATGGTATGCCTGAGAATATGTGTGGCAAAACAACATTCGCAATTGACTTGCTACGTTTTGCATTGTTTGGGAAAGCTGATAAGTCACCTACATTGGATAGTGTATTTAATATTTTCTTACCAGAAGAAACAGAAGTAATGGTAGAAGCAGGAATTGAAATTGACGGCGTGGATTATGTTATCAGACGCACCATTACAAGACCTGCACTGAAAAAGCGTACTTCAAAGAGTAAATGCAAACAAAAAGTTGAATATTTCAAGCTTATAAACGGTTCTTATGAGTTGATTGAGAATTGTGAAGCTGAAAGTACACAACAAACTAATAATATTATTAGAGAGAGCATTGGTAGTGTAGAGGATTTTAATCTTGTGATCTCGGCAACGGCATACAGTCTTGGTGATTTGTTAAGAATGGGGCAAAGTGATAAAGGGAAACTGTTCTCAAGATGGCTCGGATTGATGTCTTTGGAGAAGAAAGAAGAAATTGCGAAAGATTTATGGAAAAGGAAAGTAAGCAATACTCTTTTGTCAAATTCATACAATAAGGCTACCCTTATCAGTGAAATTGAGGATTTCAATAAATGTATCGAAAGTGACAATAAAGAAATCACCAAATCACAAGAAAAGTTGATTTCATTCACCAATAACCTTGAGAAACTCAACAAACAACGTACAGAATTTCTGTTGGAGAGAAAGGAAATCAAGGAAAGCCTTATCAAGGAAGATGTTTCAACTGTTGAACATAACATTACATCTTATACTGCTGAGTTAGAGAAAAAACGTGCAATATTCAAACAGTTGAAGGAAGATTACAAAAGTGTAAAGGACTCTACATTTGATGTTGATACATATAACCAAAAACGCAAAGAAGTCCTTAATTATGAGAAACAACAATCGGAATTAAAAGTAGAAATCAATCACCTTAAAGAAGATAACAAGAGGATAAATAGTCTTATTGAAAAGAGAATTTGTCCTACTTGTAATCATCCTATTGAGGTTTCTGAACAGAATTCATTTATTGAAGAAAACAACAAGAAAATAAATGAATTTATCAAGCAGGGAGTAGAAAACAAGAAAACTATTGATGCATTGAATGCTGAAATTAAGGAAATGGAAAAACAGCAGGAAATGACAAACCAAAGACATAAGATAGAGTTGCAGTTAACAGCTTTAAAAGCAAATATCGAATTATGCAAGTCCAAGGTTGCTGAGTTTAACAAACTTAAAGAAGAAATTGAAACCAACAAGGAAAACATTAAGCTGAATAATGAGATTGATATAAAGATCAGAAACGTTGATGTAAACATAAGTACGGAAACACGTTCTAAGGAGCAAGTAATTCGTGAGATAGAAGCATATAAGAATGAGATAAAAAATTACACGAAGAATATAGAAGACAGAAAGAAACTCATTGATAAACTTTCAGAGGAGGAAAAAATAATAAGAAACTGGAAGATTTATCAACAATTGGTCGGCAAAGATGGTATTGTTAAAATAGTTCTTCGAAAGGCATTGCCTATTATTAATAATGAAATTAAAAGATTATTGAATGGCTTATGCGATTTTGATGTAGAGTTGTTAGTATCAGAAGATAATAAGGTTTGCTTGAATATGATACGTGATGGTAAGATAATGGATTTAGGTATCTGTGCTTCTGGCTACGAGACAACAATGGCATCTATTGCACTTAGAACCGCTTTATGTTCAATTTCAAGTATCTCACGTCCTAATTTCTGTACGATGGATGAAATTATTGGCACTGTTGGTATTTCAAATTATGACAATTTACATGAATTGTTTAAACGTATGTGTTCAAATTACCAGTTCATATTACATGTTTCACACGTTGAAGCAGTATGGGATTGGCATGAACAAACTATCACAGTTACAAAAGATGAGAATACCAATGTTAGCAAATTAATTCTATCGTAACTATTTATTTAAATAAAGGTTATATGTTGTTTTATAAATGAAATTAAAGAAATATGAGAAACTTGAAGAAATTGATAGTTATTTCAGTGAAATAAAGAAATATAAACATTTGACAAATGCTGAGGAAAAAGAACTTGCTGAAAAGATAAAGCAAGGTGATGAGAAGGCATTGAATAAATTGGTTACATCAAATCTGAAATTCGTAGTGAACATCGCTAAGGCTTACAGAAAAAGTGGAGTTCCATTTTCAGACTTGATTTCAGAAGGAAATGTCGGACTAATGAAAGCCGCTAAAAAATTTGATGGAAACAAGAATATAAGATTTATTTCGTATGCTGTATGGTGGGTGAAAAATTCTATCCAAGAATGTATAGAGGAATACCAACAGAAGAATATGGAAATAAACGCAATTGATGATTATGTTTTCACAAATTGTACAAATACAAAATATGATGAAACCAATTACATTAACGAAAATTTTGAAAATGAACTAATGGACTTACAAAGCAGAAAAGCGTCAATCACAGATTTGATGAAATGTTTGAAAAATAGGGAAATCAAAGTATTGATTGATTATTTCGGTTTGAAAGACGGGAAGGAAAAGACATTGGAAGAAATAAGTAACGAATTACATCTTACCAATGAAAGAGTAAGACAGATAAAAGACAATGCATTAGTTAAATTAAGGACTGAAGCATTAATGTCTGATGAATTTGAAACATATAAAGAATTAAGGTAAAAAAATTATATATTATGACAAGAAATAGAATAAGAATCAAAAATACCACCTCAACAAAACAGAATGAAACTGTTACATCTGTTGAAAAGAATATAGAAGAGGAATATATGGATATAATGAAAGACATTTCAACGGAAGATGTGGAGGAAGTACAGAAAGAAGAGCCTGTCATTGACAAAGAAGACAAGGTAACTGAAATTATTGATGAAACCACTCCGACAGAAGAAAAACAAGAAATAGTAGAGCAAGAAGAAGAAACAGTAAAAGAAGTTGCAGAACCAATTGAAACTGTCGAAGAAGCAAAGGCAGAAAAAGTAGAACCTGTTGTTGAGGAGGAAAAAAAGGTTGAAGAAACCAAGAAACAAGAAGAACCAGTTGTAACGAAAGACAAGAAAGAGCCAAAGAAAAGGAAGACTATGAGAGAAATGTTCGGATATGATTGGCTTGGTGTCAACTATGATTATTAATCAAATATTTATTGTTAAAAAGGAAATATGGATAGATATACCGAAATACAAAATGATTTTAAGGCACTCAGAAGAGCGTTGCAAGAATCTAAACAAATTATAAAAGAAGCTACCGAATGGAGTTCTGGTTATAAGGAGAATATTGAGAGCATACCATATAATATGCAGGATGAATTAATGGCTTCATCAATTGAAACTTGTAAAAAACAATTTGGTGCTGACTTTGAAAATTTCAAGACACCAATGTTGTATTATCCCGAAGATGGTGATGTTGTGTTAAGTGGAGAAATTGGAGGCCTAAATAATGCTAAATTTCAATTTAGATTAAAAGATCCTACTGGTGAAGGATGTTTTATATGGACTGAACCTATACAATTAACCGAAACAAATATCAATCAGTTGAAAATTGTATATGGTGTGTTCAAGAATTGGAAAACAGATTTGGAAACAGCAGAAGATAAAAAACCTATGGGTATGCAAGGTCAAAAGGTACAGGCAAACACTCAAGAGGTACAAGAAACACAAGAGCAACAACAGCCTAAGCCACAATTAACTCCTGGTGATGATTACTAAAAACGGCTTTCGCAGTTAATACATAGATAGTTTTTTTTAATTTCCTACCTATAAAGGTAGGATGTTTTCTTTTTGCAAATATATATTTATGATATATAAGGAACAGCTGAATAATATAAGTGAATTTCCTTATAAGTAACAAATATAAGTAATTAAGCCTATAAGTGACGAATATAAGTAATTAAGTCTATAATTTAAAAAAATGACTGTAAATGAAGAAAGATATGTAAGAAACCTTATCAGAGAGGAACTATCCAAAAGTGAAGTTAGAAGTATGATTACTACAGCTTTGGATAATTTTCTTAAAGAAAGGGAATTACGAAAAAGAATAAGGGAACTTTCAGCCGAAATACTTGAAGATTTTTTCAGGCAGATGTGGCAAAGAAAAGGTTTCTGGCAAAGTGGGATAAAGAATGGATAACGAAAAGTTGAATAAATTAAAGGAATATAATTCAAAAAGCCGTAATAAGGTTATGGCTTTGGCGAATTGGATAAACTTGAATGTAAAACCGTTCAAGGTTATTGATGCTCTTGAATGCATATATGACTATGCGAAGGGTAATTTCCGTACAATGGATGATATTATCTCACACCTTACTGCAAAAAGGAAAATATATGGTAGAACACAAGTATATGCAGACAATATTACTCCAAAGATGGATATTGTTACTAATGGCGATGGACAACTGATATTGAAAGGATATGAGAATGCAGATCCATTACCTTTGAAAGGTCAGAAGATGGACAAGAATCCTAGTATATACAGAAAGAGTGATAATCAAGTTAAGAAAACATACCAGAAAACAGAAGAGAAATTATATGATATTGGTCAGGAGATAAGGAATATGTATCCTAATGCATCAAAGGTATTTATTAGTTTGGCCATTGTTGCAGTAAGAAAATATGCTAAAGAGAAGAAAATAAATACCAATAACGTTATTAAAGGATTGAAGTCTGGTAGATTGTTTTTGGATGATGATATGTTTATTATTAGACAGAGAAACAACGAGGGCAAGGTATTCATTATAGACGAACAGACAGCACAATTGATTGCAGAGGAACTTCAAATGTCAGAATACAAGTTCTACAATGCAATTAAATCATTCTTACATGATTTGTTAGTTGATCCAGTATACGCAAAGCCATCTTCGATATTGACCGCATATGGTTATACAAGAGGAAAACTTCTTCAATATCTTTTAAGATACAATATTGTCGAAAAAGATGAGAAAATCATTGATACAGATGAAAACGGAAACCCCAAAGCAGCAACAATGAAAGTAAAGTTCAAAGTTCCTAAAAAGAATTTTGATAGAAAACTTAAAAGGCTATACATTAGGCTGTTTGAAAGAAATGTGCCTCAGACAGAAGTCGTATCAGAAGATGGAGAAGCAAGTGGAGCAACTGGCAGTGACGCTTCAGGACAATATTCCCAACCAGTATTCGGTATGCAACGACGGGATATTTATAACGTTGAAGAAGCTACAACAACTTCAACAGTTGGTGATTATCAATACGATGTGCCATTTCCATCGGATGACGAAACAATGAAACGTCATAATGGAGTAGGTGGCTCAGTTTCAGTTAATAAGGTGTAATTTTTGTAAAATGGCAGATATTTATAGTAGTATAGGAGATGAGTTTGATAAAATGAACATTCTTGAAAATCTTGCAAATATATCAAACGAGTTGAAAGAGGAACAATCTAAACCTACAGAAGAACAAGATAGGGAAAAACAACTCAAACTGATAAACAGGCAATTTATGGAAGGATTGAAACTATCAACAGGCTTCTACAGATTTTGGTAAAAAAATTAATATATTAAAAATAGATATAAAGATGCTTTCAGAAGGAGTATATACTATTAGCGAATTACAGCGCATCTTAGCGGAAAGTGCCAATGAGTCAAAACCAAAAATTGACCCGAAGGTAATCAGAGATGACGCACAAAACAACGCAAAGGCTGTTAAGGACATAATGAAAGAAACAGGGGCAATGGAAGATAAGGCAACCAATGAAAAAAGAGATACACCCCCTGAAAATCTATATGACACAAACAAGACAACTTTGGATGTTAACTTTGCGTATGTACCCAGTAAGGAATATAAGGACAGAGTTAAGTCCCAAGTACATGGTTTCGCATCAAAGGAACATGAAAAAAATGCAGATGTCGATGATTCAATTGATGTATCAGGAAACAAAGATTTCTATGATGAAAGAGAAAATATATCCAAAGAGCAAAACGAGAAAGAAACCGAAGAAAGACATGCAGGTTTGAAAGCTCATAACAAAGACAAAAAAGAATTTGAAGATAACACAATTTATAAAAACGAAAGTAAAAAGATGAAGAAATTGCATTTTAAAAATACTGTTTTCTTGAGCGAAGCACAAATAATCAAGAAAGTTCCCGATGATTACAAATTTGATGGAAGCCGTTTCATTATGGAAGATAAGAACAACAATGAATATCTTATCGAATGCAAGGTTGATGATAATTTGAAATCATTTACACAAATCAAGGTAACGAAGAAAGATACAAAAGAACAGATTGAAGAACAAATCAAGCGTATGCAGGAATTGTGTGGTTATAAGAGTTCTGATTACTTTAAAGATACCACTTGCGAAAGTAGAAAACACGAAGATGAAGCACTTCCCAAACTTATTAATGAGTTAAAGGATATGGAGAAGAAAAACAATAAGTAATCAAGGTTTGTAATTATATTATGTCGGAACGTGTCAAAAAAATAATAACCATAGTGCAATGGATTGTAATAGTAATTCTATTAGGGACTTGTGTGTATATGTTTTTCAATGACAGGAAAGACAGTACAAAACAAGAAACTATTGTACAAACCGACAATACTTATGTCAAAACGTATGAAAGTCAGAAATTAAAGGAATTGGAAAAAGAAAATAAAGCCTTATACGATTCCATTAAAAATTTGAGCAACTTGGAGAGTGCTGTTGAGATAAAATATGTATATAGGTTTAAAACTGACACTGTTTATGTTTCTTCCATTGACATAGGGAATGATTCTGTTTATAAGTATACATACGACAATGACACGTTAAGATATGATTTGGCAATCAAAGCCAAAGAATTGAAATGGCATAAGACAAATTTTGAGTTAAATGACAAATTTACAATAGTCAATACTGAAAACAATGGTAATGTTACTACAATAATTGGACATTCCCCCAATGCGGAGATTGAAGATGTCACAACATGGCATAACAAGAAGAAATTTTGGGATAACGTCTATTATGGGCCGTCAATAAGTGTCGGTTATGGAGTATTCAACAAGAAACCAGACATATTCGTTGGTTTTAGCATTGGATGGAATTTCAATAAATAAGTTTCCATATATTATATATTTTTAGAAGGATAATTTATAGTCAAAAACATTGATTATGATTGTCCTTTTTCGTATATTGATATTAAGTTTATTTTAATATACGATGATTACTATTACAAATTTAATAATTTTTCTGTTGGTGATGGCAATATTGAATCTCATAAGGGAAAGTCTTCATATTGTCAAATGTTTCAGACTATTGAAAGAATACAAGATAGGTGCATGGAGAACATTTTTTGTGTGGTGTTCCATTTCATATATAATAACCTTGTTAATTGCAATAATATAATATATGACTTTAAATGAACAATTAATACGTTTATCTTCATACAAGATAAATTTCAACATATATGAAGGTACTGTCATAATCAGTTTGGAATATCCGAAAGATTGGACTATATTGGAAATAAATTCCAGTGATATCCAAACTACTTCGGAAAACGGAAGACAATTCTACTGGGTGCCTTTGCAAATGGATGTAGAGAAAGTATTTGAACTTATAGATGAAACGATCGAATATAATAAGGATATTGAGGCCAAATCCGAGTTATTCAAGCAGAAGATCGATGAAATGAGAAAGATTTTCTTGGAAGCAGATTTGCAAACGTTGAGAACTATGGAATTTAAGATGAAAAAGAAAAAACTTCCAAAGAAAAAGGTAACAGAAGAAAAAGAGAATAATATAACAGAAGTAAATGATGCAGCCAATGGCAAACAAACCCAGTTTGAAAACAAACAGGAAGAAGTGATAACAGAACCAGTAAAAGAAGAAAATATGGTATCATTGGAAGAAACAAACAGCAAGGTTAAAGAACCGACAGAGATTGATAAGATGATAGAACAAGCAGTCAAAGAAAAACAAGAAAAAAAATAAATAACGCAAAATATATAAAGGGAATATTATGGAGATTGTAACGATTATCATTTATTTTATTTGCGTATTCGGATTGGCAGAACTACTCATATATTATGATGGCTTTCTACATATATTTGAATACATTAGGGCAATAGCACATAAGATACATCCTCATATAGGAGAATTGTTTACTTGCGTTGCTTGTTGTTCGTGTTGGCTTGGTATCATGTTCTCAACTATCAATTATTTGTGGATATCAGTTCCATTTACGCCTTTCAATATCATATTAGGCTCAACTGGGTTATGGTGGCTGATAATACCTCTTGACATGGCTGTGACAGCAGGAATGACATTATTGTTACATCATTTGGATGAAGCGTTGGAAAGAATGGGAATAACTTATACAGACGAAGAACAATAAAATGAGTGATTATTTATTGAATAGGGAATTAGAGGCAGTCAAACAAGATAAGGAAGCAATAAAAATACAATTGGAAGTTTCAAAACTTGCAATAGCAAAACAACTTAAGCAGCAAATGAAAGATGTACCGATTACTTCTTATATAAAGCCTATTAAAAAGAAAAAACCTATTAAGGTAAAGTGGAGAGAATTTGTTGATAAAATAAAAATTATATTGGGGATTACGAAAGATGACATTCAATGATTTATATAATGTGGCAGAGTTGTTCAAAGATAGCAAAGTAGAACATATATCAAAAGACATTCAGATTGTAATGAAAATGTCAAGTCGTGATTTGGAAATGATAGACTTGGAACTACACAGAATGACAAGCCCAAGTACGAAATTCAAACACACCAATGTTGTAACCGCAACAATAAACGGGATTAATTTTAGACTGGAAGAAAAAGACGAGGAAGAGGAATAATCCCCGTCTTCTATATATTATAACGTGTGAATTCTTTTGCAAGAGGAACGTTTCCATCCAGTTTTCTCCTCCAATTTATTCAATACCCAAGTAGAGATATTCTTGCTTGTCATACCTTCTGTAAATATAAGGAATTTGTTACCATCAGTAGCTTTTTTAAGCTCACTATAAAGCCTTTTTGCGTCGGAAGCAGTCTTACACGTTATAATATCAATATCACTGTCATACTGAATTAAAACCCTATTATTGAATGAGAATATACGTTTTATATTATCCCTTTCACAATCTTTCAATACCATTTCATTGAGAACGAAATCAAAAGTTTTTCTATCTTTTACAGGGTGATAGCCATAGACATTGAAAGTTTCCTCTACAAGCCATTCATGTTTTGCAATGATAGTGTAATTCTCATCATCTATAATAATATTAGGAATGAATTTGCCCGATTTGTTTCGAAAACTGTTTATTTGCTGCCCTTCAGGAGTTCTCTGTAATATCATTATTTCATAGGTTGCATTAATGCTTCGTTCACCATCTTTTTGTCTTTTTTCATTTCCCTCATGTATTTGAACGGGAAATTTAACTGTCGCTTGATTTTCCTCAATAGCTTTATTGTACATGTCATAAGCATCAGTCATCCACCATGAAAAACCAAGCCTCTTTTTACGTTTGTAGTTTTTCATAATCACAACCATATGATAGGCTTTCTTATCACCTTTTTCCTTTCTCTCCTGCAAACGTTTCGCTTTTACTTTTTTATAGTATCTTTGATTTTGTTTATGTTTGAGTTTCTTTTTATGTTCTATACGTTTCAAACGCTTTTTTTCTTCTTCCTTTTCTTTCTTAATGCGCTCTTTTTCAGCTTTTCGCTGTTCACGTTCAGCTTGTTCTCTAAGCATTCTTGCTAAACTTTTCATATATTAAATCTTGTTAAACAATCATTATTTAGAAATAAATATCATACTGAAAGTTTGTGGTTACAAAAATAAGTAGTACATTTGCAAAAAATTAAGGTTTAACAATTAAAAAAGTGATTGAATTATGGCACAATTTAGTAATTTATCGGAAGTGAATGCGGAATTGATTCAGAAAATTTCAGAAGAACTTGGTTTGTATAATTATGTTCGTATTGAGGGTATTGGAAAGGTTAAGGACAAACAAGTTATTAAGGTACAACTTGACAATGCTGTAACTAAATGGAAAACAAATAAACCCGACACTGTGAATATCTTCATTTATGAACGTGCGTTTGATATGCTTGAAGACAGACAGAAGGAAATTCTTATTAGAGATGCATTTAACCAAATCAATTTCGACACAGAAAAAGATAAGATTACAATTGGTTGTCCTCACATTGAGGTATCTATTGATGGACGTGCAAAATGGGGTGAAGAATTACTCAACGCAGCAGAGGCAGGTGTACATGCTATCATTCAGATTGAAGAGGAAGAAAAAGAAGAGAAAGAACGTCAGAAAGCGGAACGTGCAGCAAAAAGAAAAAGCAAGTAATGAGTGAAATAAGGTTAATATTAGGTGATTGTATTGAGGAAATGCACAAATTAATTACAGAAGGCATTAAATTCAATGCAATCATCTGTGACCCTCCTTATGGGATACATAATAATAAGTTTGATACAAAGATACCATTCGATAAGATGTGGGAGTGCTTGAATCAACTTATTGTCCCCAAAGGAAATATTGTCTTGTTTAGTTCTGGAACATATACGTTTGAACTTGCTTTAAGCAATATCAGTAAATTCAGATACGAACTTATTTGGAAGAAGTCAAAATGTGGCTCACCATTGACTGCCAAATATATGCCTTTGAAGAAACACGAGAATATTTTAGTGTTTGGGGATAGTGGCAGTTATTATGAGCCACAAATGCAAAAAGGAGAGCCGTATAAAAGGAAATATACACCAAACAAGGTGAATAATTTGAAATATGGCATTAAGGGAGTTCAAACGGATAACAAAGGAACAAGACACCCCACAACAATACTTGATTTTCCTCAAAAATGGAGAAGACAAGACCAAGTACATCCTACACAGAAACCAGTGGAATTAATGAAATTCTTGGTTAAATCCTACTGTCCTGAGAATGGAAATGTGTTGGATTTTTGTATGGGTAGTGGAAGCACGGGCATTGCTTGTCAAAATACGAATAGGAATTTTGTGGGGATAGAGATTGATGAAAATTATTATAATATAGCAAAAGAAAGAATTTACGATGGAAAATAAACAATATAAAGATTTTCAAAAGTTTGCTCTAAGCAGAGGGATTGGTTCAAATATGTTGGATAGTTATTGTAACTATATTGAACCATCAATTATTGAGGAAAGAAATTCACCGCTCATAAGCCTATCTATTTTTTCACGACTCATGATGGATAGAATTGTTTTTCTTGGCACAGAAATCAATAGTGATGTGGCAAATATCATATCGGCACAACTTCTCTGGCTTGAGCAACAAGGTGATACTGACATAACAATCCAAATAGCATCTCCTGGCGGGAGCATATATTCGGGCTATGTCATACTTGATAGCATGAATTATATCAAACCAGATGTTTCAACAGTGTCTATGGGAATGGTGGCATCAATGGCAACAATAATTGCAAGCAGTGGAACAAAGGGGAAACGTTTTATCCTTCCTCATGCAAGATTCTTGATCCATCAACCAATGTCAGGTATATCCCCAGGAACACAGGCATCGGATATTCAAATACATGCACGTGAAATTGATATACTGAAAAAGGAACTAACACAAATTCTTACTGATAATAGCAATCTTGATTATGAAACAATTGAGAGAATGTGTGATAGAGATACAATTATGACAGCGCAAGAAGCTGTTGATAATGGATTTATTGATAAAATTATTACAAATAAATAATGGTAATAATATACCAGTTTACCCAGGAATAAAAAAATGAAAATTGATAAGAAAACAAAGTTTTCTATCAATTTTTGAAAAGTAACAGATATTTATAAATGTAAGAGAAACGATAAAAGATATGAAACGAGCGTACAGATACAAACTCAAACCAACGATGAGGCAACAGCGTTTGCTGTTGCAGCATTTTGGTTGTTGCCGTTTCATATATAACTGGGGATTAAGCCGAAAGATGGAAGCATGGACAAAGGAGAAGAAATCCATCGGGTATCTCCAACTTGCAAAGGAACTGACACTGTTAAAGAATGATGGAGAACACAAATGGCTCAAAGATGTAGCAAACGAAAGTTTGCAACAATCTCTAAGAAATCTTGACAATGCCTACACGCAGTTCTTCAAGGCAAAGAAGGGTTTTCCAAAATTCAAATCAAAGAAACATAGCAAAAACGTCTGCAAGTTTATCAATAACGTGAGGTTTGACTTTGACAAATGGAAAGTCAGGATTCCAAAGATGGGGTGGACAAAGATTTGCCTTAACAAGGCATTTGACTTGTCAAAATGCAAGATTGGGACTCTTACAGTGTCACAGGACAAATGTGGAGAATACTGGTGTGTAATCATTGTCGAGGACAACAAGCCTTGCAAGCCGAAAGCCAAAGTTTGTGAGGAAACAGCAGTGGGAATTGACTTAGGCATCAAGGACTTCGCCATATTGTCCGATGGCACAAAATACGGAAATAACAAATTCCTTGAAAAAGGACAAATCCGTTTGAGAAAACTGCAACGCAGGTTTTCAAAAGCCCAGAAAAATTCAAAAAGAAGGGAAAGGTTGAGAATTAAAGCCGCAAAACAATACAGAAGGATATCCAACCGCAGGTCGGATTTCCTGCACAAGTTGACAACATGTCTTATCCGAAAATACGATACAATCTGCCTTGAGAACCTTAATGTGCAAGGGATGATGCAAAATCATCATTTGGCAAACGCAATTTCAAGTGTTGCATGGAATGAATTTGTAAGGCAACTTGCATACAAGGCTGAGTGGAACAGGAAAAACGTGATATTCATTGGCAGGTTTGAGCCAAGCAGTAAGACTTGTTCTTGTTGCGGATATGTCAAGAAAGACCTGACATTGAAAGACAGAAATTGGGTCTGCCCCAAATGTGGCACAAGCCACGACAGGGATGTGAATGCGGCAATAAACATACGCAACTTTGGCTTGCATCCGCAAGCGCAGGTTGCGGTAGAAAATAAAATCCCAGAGGTAACTGGGATAAACACGGACGGTGAGGGCAATGACACAAGTCACCCTATGAAACGTCAAGATAATAAATCGTGTGAACCCATTACTGGGTGAACACGTATATCATTACCTTAATACTGCAACTACATTATATCGTTCAGCTGTAGCGAGTGAAGCTGAAGTAACAATGGATTCTTATCTTATGGCAGAATCAGCGGTTTTAAATAACGAGTTTGAAAATGAAGTAAAAGATGGAAATAATAAATCAAAAGAATAATAGATTATAAAAAAGGACTGATAGAATTATCTACCAGTCCTTCTTATAATACGTCTTATTGTACTTGTTTGAGATACGCCTCCATTGCTATCAGGTTTCTTAGGGGGTGCTTTTTGTATTTTTTTAGGTTGTGTCTTGACAACACGTTTTTTACAATTGCAGGGCATCTTATAATATAATTTATTTTGATTATTCTTTAGCATTATCACTATTAGACAATTTATCAAAAGTACAGAGGAATTTTGCCTTACCTAGATATTGATAAAAATCGTCAATAATGGAAACAATACCTGAGAGTTTTTCATCTTTTTCACATTCAGTTCTAATAGGAGCAACAACCCCCATACAACTATCGCAAAGGTTTCTCAAATCATCACTTGTAGTAATATCAGTTTTGATTGAAAAATCTCCATAAGAGGGCTTTCCAAGAAAACCGAAACAACTTTCGGCAAGTTCGTCGACAAATTTTAAAATCTCATCACGAACTTCATCACATAATTTGTGCATGTGGTTCTTGGGGGTGCTATAATGTATAAATTTTGTATTGTCAGCATACAGGTAAAGCCTTGTTACTGCGTCACATATCTCTTTTACTTGCATAATTTATATTCTATTTTAAACAGTCTTTATTCATCTATAATAAATAGTCTTATTCGATGGTTTTTTCAATAGTTTTGATATATTCTTTCCATGCACGACTGTTACCATATTTACGATATGTTTTCTTTCTATTTTTGATATTATAACAATGTAGATATTTACCATCATAATTCAGAGGATAGTTAGGGTCTTCCTCATTGGCGTATGCTTCCATTTCAAACGGTATCGTGTAGTATGCGGAGCTTGCAGGGCTAGTGATAGGATTACCTTTAATCCACTCCCATACATAGATAAGGTAGTATCTCAACCATGAATTTCTTCCTTTTACTTGAGCTTGTTTCAAATGTGTTGTTTCATGTGTTTTATTTTTAAGAAAAGAGGGAGTATTAATCTCCGATAATATTCTTTCTTCGTTCTTTTTACGATAAATCATCTTTCCGCACCACATCATATATTTATAGCCTTGAAAGGAAAACAGTGCATAGCTAACAGTTTCAGTTCATTAGAGTCATTCGGTTTGGATGAAAACAGCATTTTAACCATTTGCCATAATTCCTTTAGAAAAGTAAACATTATAAGTGATAAGTTATTATATATTATTTAACTATAAATATTTTTGGTTATTACAGAAATTAGTTGTATATTTGCAGAAAAATACAAATCATGTTTCAACCAGTAATTAAATGGAGCGGAAGCAAACGCTCTCAAGCAAGTGAGATAATCAAGTATTTTCCAAACGAAATTGACACATATTATGAGCCTTTCTGTGGTGGCTGCTCTGTATTGAGAACACTCCTTGAAAGCAATATAAAAGTAAACAGATATATTTGTTCAGACCTAAATACTGAACTGATAGAGTTATGGCGACTGATTAAATCAAATCCCGATGATGTTTCCATACATTACAGCTTATTATGGAATGAGTTAAATATGGATGATGATAAGACAAGGAAAAAGTTATATTTTGAAAAAGTAAGGGAAAGATTTAATAAAACCAAGTATCCGTTAGATTTTATGTTCATTATGAGAACAACGACAAACGGTATGCCTAGATATAATCAGAATGGTCAGTTTAACAATTCATTCCATATTACAAGAAATGGAATATTACCTGAGAAACTTGACAAGATTATTCGTGAATGGAGTGAACTATTGAATAGATATGATGTTACATTCATTAATTGCTCCTATGAGTATATAGAACCGAATGAGAATGATTTTATATATCTTGATCCACCTTATGCAAATACGAAAGGAATGTATCTTGGTGGGTTTGAGAATGATAAAATGTGGAAATGGATGAGAGGATTGAAATGTAAATATGCCATGTCCTATGATGGGATAAGTGGAAATGTTGATAATACATACGAAGTGCCTTCAGACTTGTATTCCCAACATTTATATATCAAAAGTGGAAACAGTTCCTTTAAAAGGACTATAGGAAAGTCAAATGATAGTATTGTTTATGAAAGCTTATATATTAAATAAATAATAATAAGGCAACAATGGAAAAGCAAAATAATACGGTATTAGTGGATAATTGTGATAACATGTATGTCACTTTTGAACAAGCTGAAATGTTAGCACATATTTTAAATTATTCAGAAGAAACTGATTGTGCTTATGATGTCAAAACAAAGCAATTATATAGATTTTCAAATAAGTTTAATTTTAATATAAATAAAATATGGGCAGGTGTACATGGATGGCATTATTCATTATATTCAGCCCCTAAAAAAGATGATATTATTCTTTGGTTAATGGATAAAATTGATTTTATTTTATACAATAAGAAAAATTAACTATTAGATATTTGGTAATATCAAAAATTAGTCGTATTTTTGCAGTGTGATTTGGAAAATTTCTTTTTAATAACTATTAAAACAGTGAGAAGTTATGAGTAAGTACAACGCAAAAGCAGAAGGCGTAAAGCCTACAGTAGTAAATGCAATGGGTGAGAACGCATATCAACTTTCAGCAAAAGAAGAGTTGGTATCAACTTGTATGACAACATTCTTGTCTGGTGATCATTATTACGAGACAGAAAAGGAAGTTGTAAACAGAATTGTGAACAAGTTGAACGAGGTGGATCCTTTGTTCGCCGCAAAGTTGGCACTATACGTGCGTAATGAAGGAAATCTACGTTCAGTATCACATTTGATTGCAGCAACAATTGCAAAGAGAGCATCTGGTACAGAATGGTCGAAGAGATTCTACAATAAGATTGTTGTTCGTCCAGATGATATGTCTGAAATTCTGTCAGCCTATGCTGTTCAGAACAAGATGGATTTGAAGAAAATCAGAAAAATACCTAATGCTATCAAGAAAGGTTTTAAGACTGCATTGGAGCGTTTGGATGTTTATCAGATTGATAAGTACAAGATGAACAGTCGTCAGGTTAAAATGCTTGATTTGGTTAATCTTTTCCATCCAAAGGGGACACAGAGAAACCAACAGGCTTATCACAACCTTGTCAATGGTGAATCACTTGCAGGACTGTATGCCTCAAAGGTGTTGGAAAAGGAAATGACAAAGGCAGGACAAAAGACACAAGGGAAGAGTGTGCAAGAGAAAGAAGCTGCCAAGAAAGAGGCAATCGAAAACGTATTGTCTAATGTTAAGGGTATGCCTATAATGAATCTCTTGAGAAATCTGAGAAACATTATTCTTTATGCGCCTAAGAGCGTAGATGATGCTTGCGCACAGTTGACAAACGAAACCGCTGTCTTGAATTCAAGATTGCTTCCTTTCCGTTTCGCAACAGCTTACGAGGAAATCGAAAAGATGAGTTTTTCTGATAAAAAGAGTGATACCTCTATTGCATTTGAGGAAGATTACAACAATCAGACAATAACCGCTACGGAGTTTGCTAAATTGAAGGAAAAGGTACTGGATGCAATTGAAGATGCATTGCAGATTTCTTGTCAGAATATTCCAGAATTGGAAGGAAATACTGCAATATTGATTGATCATTCGGGATCGGTACGCGGGGATGGTGGTGGAAGTTCAAGAGTGTCAGCGTTTTCCAAAACAACTACTGCTATGATTGGCAATTTGTTTGGAAGTATGATGGCATACCGTCAGAAGAATGTATATATTGGATTGTTTGGTGACAGACTTATCCCAGTAAAAATTGATAGAAGCCAAAGATTGCTTGATTTCAACAAGAGGTCGTTTGATAAAGGTGCAAACTGTGGTGGAGGAACTGAGCAAGGTATTTATGACTTCTTTAGACAAGCTGTAAGAGAAAAGAAGAAAATTGACAACATCATTGTCTTTTCAGATTGTCAAATTGGCTCAAGCGGTTCTACGTCTTGGTACGGGACAAGTGGAACTGAAAGAAGTGCAACATTCCAAGATTTGATAAAACAATTCAGAAAGATTAATCCTCTTTGCAATATCATTGTAGTAGATATACACAACACCAGGGGAAATAATGTGTTCTACAAACCAGAACGTGTTTTGAATATTGCAGGATGGAGTGCAAACATCTTTGATGTAATCAAGTCCAATACTAAGGGCTTTGGTGCAATCTTGAAAGAAATAGAAGCGATTGAAATTTAAGCACTGAAAATTTCGAATGCAAGTTGGTTGTCATATGGATGTAAATGTTTGTATAATAACCAACTTTTAATTTTTAATATAATTGAAATATCAAAATGTAAGAATGATTGGTTATGCACAATGAACAAATATTTACGCCAGATTGGGTAGTCAATATGATGCTTGACAAAATAGGGTATAGACCGTCAGCAGATATACATGATAAACACATTATTGATAATAGTTGTGGAGATGGTGCTTTTCTTGCAGAAATTGTTGATAGGTATATCAAACATGGTATATTGGATAGGAATATTTCAAAAAACGAATTAAAGAAAGGTCTTGAAAAATATATTCATGGTATTGAGATTGATAGTAATCTATGTAGAAAGACAGTTTTAAGACTTAATAGTGTTGCAGCAAAGTATAGTATTACAGGTGTTGAATGGGATATATGTAATGCAGATACTGTTGATTGTTTAAATAAGTATAAATTAATGGATTTTGTTGTAGGTAATCCACCGTATTGCAAAATTCATGATTTATCACAAGAAAAACGATTGAAATACAAGCAGATATGTGGAGATGCGAAAGGTACATTTGATTCTTATGTGATGTTCTTTTGGATTGGGATTAAAATGCTGAAACATACAGGAAAACTCATATACATTACACCAAGCTCATGGACTACCAGTCTTTATGCACAACAATTCAGGGAATGGCTCTTAGAGAAAGATGGTATTATATCAATTACCGATATGCAGCATAAAAAGGTATTCAATGAAGCCACTACTTTTACAATGATAACAGAACTTGGTAATTGGTTTCATAATGAAACTACAAAGGTATATACTTTTAATGAAGAGGGAATATGTAAAGAAGTTAATAATGCACTATTGAAAGAATATAAAATTGGCGATAAATCAAATTTTTACTTCAAATGTAATGAAATATTAAGTATATTGAGGCATATTGATGATATAGAAGCAACAGATAAAGTGTTTACTGTAAAAAACGGCTTTGCTACACTTAACGACAAATTGTTTATTGGTAAAATGTCTGAAATGGCAGGTTTCTTGGGAGACCCCAACATGATATTTTGTACAAAGGCATCAAAAAATATACTTCAAAGCATAATATACCCTTATGACAAGGAAGGAAAACCTTTGAAATTTGAAGAATTGAGTATCCCTATTCAAAACATACTCTTGCGAAAAGCATACGAGTTAAAAGTTGATACAGCAAAGGAAAATTGGTATCTTTATGGAAGAAGTCAGGCAATTAATGATGTAAACAAGAACAAATATGCAATAAACAACTTGATAAAAACAAGGGAAGACATTAAATTACATTATTGTTGTAGCGAAACAGGGATATATAGCGGTTTTTATATCCTTTCCAAGGATGATTTTAGAAGTAGTGAGGTAAGGCAGTTCGTTGAAGAAACTATAAACAGTAACGAGTTTGTAAACTATATACATTCTCTTGGAAGATACAAGAACGGAGGTTTTTCAACTTTTACAACCAAAGAATTGGAAAAATACTTGAATTTCAAGTGGAAAGAAAGAAAAAATATCTTTTTAACAAATTTTTATGATGAAAAATTTGGCTGTATCAAAAATAAGTAGTATCTTTGCAACGTGAAAGAAAAAGGATGCCCCAATAGCTCAGTTGAATAGAGCAACATCCTTCTAAGATGTGGGCCGTTGGTTTGAATCCAACTTGGGGTACAAAAAGAAAATAAATATTAGGTTTAACATTTAAAGTTTTTTGTTATGACACAGAAGATGACATTGCACAGAGTGTTGAGTGAGTTGAAAACTCTTGATAAGAGAATCAATAATGGTGTTGCCAAACTTGATGTGATTGGCATTAAGAAAGGTGATAAGTTCTTGAAACCTGTATCAGAAGATGAATTTACATCTAATGCAAAGGCAGATGTAGAGTCTCTTGAAGCACTTATTCAACGTAGATATGACTTGAAGAGGGCTTTGATTTTGGCGAATGCAACACATACAGTAATAGTTAATGGAATGGCAATGACAATTGCCGAGGCTATCGACTACAAGACTGTAATTTCTTATAAGGAGCTTGAATACAAGCGTTTGAATCGTCTATATCAGGAGTATCTCGCAAAGTTTGAAAATGAAAGTAGAACTAACGAGGAAAAGTTGAACAACCTTATCCTTAGTGCAACTGGTAAAGATAGTTCAAAGGCGGACGCAAGCACAGTAGAGGCTCTGACAAAGAGTTACAACGAAACAAACGCAATCAAGGCAGTAGACCCGATTAATCTAAAACAGAAGTTGGAAACTCTGAGAAACGAGATTGACGGCTTTATGACAGAGGTAGACGCTGTTTTATCTGAGGCAAATGCAACTGTAACTGTTGAGGTGTAAAAGACTGTGAGAAGTGTTTAATATATAAGAGAGGTCATCCTTTATAGGATGACTTCAATTGAACAAAAAAATATTGGTTATAGCGAAAACCCTTAAACAAGGAATCCCTTTTCAAGATTTGGGTTAATAATTTTGAATGGTTAGATAATATAATATTTTAAGACTTTTGAGAATTATAGTTAAGACTATTTTTCTGGACAGATTGAACAGAAAAGCTCAAGGCTTAAAGATTAAATATCAAACCTGAAAGGTTAAAGTTTTTGGGAGAGTGTAGATTTGATATCGTTTATTTTCCCCATTAAGGCTGAAACCTTAAAACTGAAAGGTTAAATTCTTCTATTGCTTAATGAATGAAAGCATAAAAGGAAGATGAAATCCATGAGGTAGTTTAGTTAGTATATTTCTTGACTATATGGTTTGTACATGGCTGCTATACCCAATATTTTTTATTTTTATTATGATTTTTTTAAAAATATTGATAACTTTTGAAAAGTTTGATATATTTATATTTTGAAATAGACGAAGAAACAAGAAAAAACAGATGAACAGTAAACAATTTACATACGGATGTTTTAGTTATAATGGTAATGGAAATTATCATTATGAAATTTCTTGTTTTAATGCAAATCAACCATTACAACCCACATGGTCAGAAAATAAAAAGTTGAAAGCAGCGAAAGGAATAAAACGAAAAATGACAAATTAAGTCCTCAATTCAATCAACATATATTCCCAGAAGCTGTAAGTAAACAAAGAAAAAGTTTAATTTACAGCTTTCTTTATTTAGTAATGGTAATTAAAATTTAAAAAGGATTATGGAAACAATTATTATAGTAGCGGTAAGCGAGAATGATGCAATAGGAAAAGATAACAAACTTCTCTTTCATTTGAAAGAAGATATGCAAAATTTTAAAAGATTAACGACTAGTAATGTAGTCATTATGGGAAGAAAAACATATGAAAGTATTGGAAAACCATTGAAAGATAGAATAAACATTGTTGTCAGTAGAAGTGACAATAAAGACGAAGGAAATCTGATATGGGTTCACAGTCTTGAAGAAGCAATGAAGAAAGCAAAGGAATATGAAAAAGACATATATATTATAGGTGGTGGAAGTATTTACAAGGAAGCACTTGAAAAGGATATTGTGGATAAGATATATCTTACAAGAATAAAGAAAAGGGTTAATGATGCTGATACGTTCTTTCCAAGATTGGATTACTACGATAAATGGATAGTATATTACGTGGAAAGTTATAATGAAGGGTTGCTTGGATATGATGTTTGTGAAATAAGAAAAAGAACAAAAGATTTTTGAGAAAATATTTGGTAGTTTCAAAAATTGTTTGTATCTTTGCAGAGTGAAAAAGAAAATAAACAGGATGTGGTGTAGTAGGTCAACATGCCTGCTTTGGGAGCAGGAGAGTAGATGTAACAGTCAAACGGGGGTTCGAATCCCTCCATCCTGACAAAATAAAGAAGAGTTCTTTGAAAAAGATTGGGGTTTCGTATATCGGTCTTGATTACGTCAGAATTTGGATCTGAAAAGGAAGGTTCGACTCCTTCAATCCCAACAAAATTTGAAAATTCTACAATTTTTAACAATAAAAATTTGGAGATTTCAAAAACTTGCAGTATCTTTGCAATGTCAAATCAAAACAAGGGTTGCAGTTGAGATTTTGACAAAGATAAAAGCAAGATGAGTTCTTTGACATATTGGAACAACTTAATATAACGAAAAGCGAACAAAGGTTTACAGTAGCTTAATTCCCAAACCAGAAATCTTGAACCTTCTAATAATATTGAAGAGGGCAACAGTCTATTATGAACGCAAGTGGAATTGGTGTTTCCAAGACCATGTAAGAGCCTTTGTCAATATGCCATGTCAAAGGGTTAATCCCCTTTGCTCAAGCTCTAACCTTTAGGATGGAGTGATTGACAGGAGTGCTGTTAGGGGAATATAATAAAAATTATCAATTAAATGTAGGCTTGAGAGTAGCTATCATATAATGAGTATCTGCGCACGGGATCTATTAACGCCTTCTGGTGATAGGAAGAAACGCAACTTAGTCCGATAAATGTTAAAAGAAACTTGTACACAAACTGATGATATAAAAACCTTGCACTTATAACTAAAATAAATTTGTATAATCAGGAGTACGGTTCAAATGTTGTAGAGCTATTGGTTATGAAAGTGACCAGTTGAACTGAAAAGGGATTTACAGCATTATATTGATTTTGGTGTAACAACACATAATTGATATTTTTATGAATTTTTTATGGTAGTAACTATTTAAGTGTTTCTACTGTTGTGATAATAGAGGAAACACAATTGGGAGTATAGCTCGAAGGTCGAGCAAATGACTGTTAATCATTAGGTGAAGGTTCGATTCCTTCTACTCCCGCAAAACAATAGTAGTGATAAAACAGTTACTTCGTTAAGCGGTGGTTCGAGTCCATCATCTGATATTCAGATTAGCTCAGTCGGTTAGAGCAAATTCCTTTTAAGAATTGATAATACAAAAAACTGTTTTGAAGTTTCTCTATTGTTATTTTTTGCAGGTGTAGCACAACGGTTAGTGCGTCTGCCTTCCAAGCAGAGGATGACAGTTCGATTCTGTTCACCTGCTCTATGTAAAGTAGTGAAAAGTTTGTTACTTCGATTTTGTCGGTTCGATTCCGACCATATCCTCAATTTTCGGATATGTGGTGAAATGGTATACACGAAAGTTTGCAGAACTTTTAATTTTAACACAAACTTTAATTGTTCTCTTTACATTTATTTTTTAAGGACATTGGGCAGGTCTGGTGATATTGCGATGGACTGAAAATCCATTTAACCTTGTTCGATTCAAGGAATGTCCACAACACAATAGGGCAGTGAAACTTCATCACTGAAAGACGTAGTTATGGTGTGTATATATGTATAATTTATAATTGACAGTTAAGTCGTATTATAGAGTGGTAAATATACTACGTTAATGTTATCATTTTATAATTAAGCGTATTATTTGGTTAGAAAAATATAGTTGGTTAGTCATGGTCGAACGAGTTACCAATAATACGATATAGACACTGTAAAAAGAATAACAAAGGCTATGCTTATTAATATTGTAAGTTGAAACTAAAAACGGTGGATTATTCCATGCAGAAAACAAGTCCAAGTGGTAAGACCATAAGGGTGTAGGTATTAGTGGTTAGGCTTGTAGACAAACCTGTGCCTTGCTTACAATATTAATAAAATTTATAGGCATATAGATTAGTTGGTTAAATCGTTACACTGATAATGTAGAGATCCTTGGTTCAAGTCCAAGTATGCCTACTAAATAAATTGGGGTGCGCCAGAGTGGGAGAGCTGGGACAGACTGTAAATCTGTTGTCGTAAAGGCTGAGTGAGTTCGAATCTCACCACCCCAACGCTGCGGAAAAGAGAGACAGCGAGGATTGGATGTTCTCTACGGGTTTGCGAGTAACCTAATCAAACGTTTACCTCTTGGTAATATAGGAAGTGCGCATTTAACCTAATATATCAATGTAAAAAGGTTGATTTTTATGCTCGGTTCGTCTAACGGTTAGGACGTAAGATTTTCATTCTTAAAATACGAGTTCGATTCTCGTACCGAGTACAAAGAGGATAGAAAATGATGGTAAAACGACCTAATGACAGTTCATCTGAAAGCAGAAATGCAAAGTCGAGAGCATGGTCGTGAAGCTCGTGGTAAGTGCGGTTTGTTGGTTGGAATCCAACTTCTATCCTTAAAAATATAAGATAATAGTGATTCAAGAGATACTTCGTGAAAAATATGAGAATTATGGAACTTTACAAAACTCTTGATGATTTTCTTTATCTTTAATTGCCTCTGTAGCACAATTGGTAGTTGCACCTGATTTGTAATCAGGAGGTTGTCGGATCATACCCGACCAGAGGCTCAAATCAATAGATTAAAAAATATGAAAAGTTCAGTATGTATATGCAAAAATTGTGGCAGAAAATTTTTATATGGTGATTGCCAATCTCCAATGTTGAATGATAACAGGTGGAAAGAGGTGGTTAAAAAATTAAATCTTGAAAAATATGAAAAAGAAGCGGAACAAAGATATGAAGAACATCATGTAAGAGCAGGATATAGAATGAGCAATATCGAAGACGAACATTTATATCTTTGTTATAAATGTATGGAAGAAGGATTAGGAAGAAAAATAAGACGTTCTGATTTAATAGGTAAGAATATACCATTGAATGAAGAATTTGAATATATGTATTTCTAATATATAATTTGGCCGAATGATGGAATAGGTAGACATGAGGGACTTAAAATCCCTTGGGCAGTAATGTCCGTGCTGGGTTCGAGTCCCGCTTCGGCTACAACCCCTTGGGGCGTTAGCTCAGTTGACGAGAGCATCTGATTTGCACTCAGAAGGTCGTGAGTTTGAGTCTCACACGCTCCACAATAAGTATCCATAACTCAGTTGGTTAGAGTATCACACTTTTAATGTGAGAGTCCCGTGTTCGAGTCACGGTGGGTACACTTTCGATTTCATAGTGCTATTTATTAATAATCAAAAAAAAAAATGAATGGCAATATGAAATTATTACTTAAACGAATAGCAAAACAAAAAACTTATACCATTGGTAAATTGTATGTTGATGGTGTTTACGAATGTGACACTCTTGAAGATGTTGATAGAGGTTTATCCAACGATATGGCCATTGAGGAAATCAAGAAAAAGAAAGTATATGGTCAAACAGCAATTCCGACAGGAACTTATGAAATCAATATGGATGTTGTAAGCCCTAAATTCAAAGATAGAAGTTGGGCAAAACCTTATGATGGAAAGTTGCCAAGATTGATGAATGTTCCTGGTTATGAAGGTGTTTTAATCCATGTTGGGAATAAGCCAGAAGATACATTAGGCTGTTTACTTGTTGGTCAAAATAAAATCAAAGGGCAAGTTGTCAATTCAACAGCAACCTTTCATGAGCTGATGGAAAAATTAACAGAAGTACATGAAATAGGTGAGAAGATTTCAATCACAATAGAATAACAGAAGAATAATAAGCCGATAATGTTTTGATAGGTTGCAAATTAAAGTCATCCTCCCTATCAGGTGAAAATCGAGATGTTTGAATACAATTTACCTCCTTTCCTAATTTCAAACATAATTTTATTATCTTGCGGAGTAAGGCATTAATAAGGGCAGCAAGCTGTTATTTCTATTTAAAATACATTTAATACATAGGCGTAATTCAGTTGGTAGAATCATGGTCTCCAAAACCATTGGTCGCATGTTCGAGTCGTGCCGCCTATGCTTAACAAAATGGCTCGTGGGCAGGTCGAACATGCAGCGGTCTGCAAAACCGTTTAAATTGGTTTAACTCCAATACGAGCCTCATAATGAGATAAAGAAAGTTAATATGGGGATTGTAGTTCAACGATTAGAATGGAAGATTGTGGCTCTTCAGAAGTAGGTTTGACTCCTACCTTTCCCCCTATAAAATAGAGAACCTGGATGTTTTATACATTGCACAGTTACAAAAATGTATGGTATGTTCTGACACCCTTAATTGTCGGATATAGAGAGGTAACGTTACTCTGAACGTAGTTTTTAGTTAATGTGAGGAAACAGGCGAGTATCAAGTTTTTGAAACGTAGAAGAAAAACTAGATGAATATCTGTAAGCTGTTTATCTATTGGCAGCGTAAAATTGGAGGTGTGGCAGAGTGGTTTAATGCAACGGTCTTGAAAACCGTCGTGCGTGATGAGCGTACCGAAGGTTCGAATCCTTCCGCCTCCGCAACATGAAGCTCTACAATACTAGTTAGACGGAGCAACGTAACACTGAGGTCTTGTTGATAACAAGTCGAAAACCTTGTACTGAGCGTATCCCAGTTATCCTTTGACAGTTAGGGTGTGGATAGGAACTGTCATTTTTGGAGAGTGAACCTACGAGGTGTAGGGACAACCTGCTAAGTTGCTTCGGACATAATGCTTGTCTGTGTTTCGAGTACACCGCTCTCCGCAAGAATAAATAATAATTCATTATTTTAGTCTTATTGATTTGTATCAATAAAATATGTTATTTAACATATTTTTTATGAATGACATATATTTATTGGTGTAATGAATGAAAATGTAGACTTTAATAATAATTTAATTTAATTCTTAAAAGATGAAAGTTATGAAAAAGATGTTTAATTTAACAAAAAGAGCCGTGAAATGGTATTTTAAACAATATGCTAATAACTGCATATATCCTAGTTGTACAATACCGCCTTACATTTATGATAATTATTCAATTTCGAAGAAGTCATGAAGAAGGTAATTAAGAAAGTCCTTAACCTCATATATGAGGGAATGGTCATTAACGGTGAAAGAATAATGAAGTACGGAAATTGGAATTAAAGATGCTCCAATTTCTGTTTGAGGGTGGGGAAGTTAAGAATTAACATTAATGGTTACTTATGAAATTCAATCATATAAATTAAGATGATTGATTTTTTTTTGTAAAAAGTTTGGAAAATATTTGGTAGTTTCGAAATAAAGTTGTACATTTGCAATGTGAAAGAAATAAAGAGATAACTCAATAGTGAGAAGACAGATACTTCGTATATCAATGGTAGATAAAAACCCTTCCAAGGTTTGTGTTACAGGTTCGATTCCTGTCGAAATCAAAACGCTGTCTTAATTTTCTTTGAGTTTATTTAAAATATAAAGCAGTAGTGACAAAGTTGGTTACTTCGGATTGTTTAGCTCATTAGGTTAGAGCATATATTTTGGGTATATAGGGTAACTGGTTCGATTCCAGTAATAATCGTTTATAAGACACCAACTTAACCCTTTCTCTGCTTAATTTGGTCTATTCGTTCAACGGTTAGGATGTGGCACTGTCGATGCTAAGACAAGAGTTCGACTCTCTTATAGACCGCTTAGAAAAAAAGTATTTTTAGAGATATGTACTATTTATAATAGAAATTGCGGTATAGCTCAAAGGTAAAGCGGGAGACTCATAATCTTCAGATCCATGTTCGATTCATGGTGCCGCAACTTAAAATAAGTTAAGTATTCCAATATGTCAAAAAGGATTTTGAACGCAGAGCAATTATTTTGTTTTGCGTTTGTTTTATTTTTAATAGAATAATAAATTAGATAAAAATTTTAATGACATGATTACGAAAAATAAATTAATGGAACAATTGTTAAATAATCCATTTAAAAAGATGTTATTCACTACTTATAATCTTATCGAAGATGAGGGATTTGTGATTGAGGCAAGTAACCAAGATAAAAAATCTTATGATATGGATGATTTTGAATATTGTCAATTTGCATTAGATGTTGATGACAAGAAAGCTATTAAGGCAAAGAAAGCAGATATCCTTAATGTATTCAATGATTTTAAATATGAGGTGGAAAAGGTACTTCAACCGAAGTTCGCTTATTGTCGTATCTATGTAATGAAAGATATTGGTGTAGTTATTGCTGTTAAGGTAAAGAATTTTGATATTAAAAAATTGTTATCAAATTAACAAAAATTAATTATTATTTATTTGGAGATATAAGAACATTACCGTATCTTTGCAGTGTCTAAATTAGTAATACAAAAAATTATGGAAAATAGCAAAGTATTTGAACACTTGATTGAGACCACTGAAAATTACATTGTGTCAAACGGCTTAGATTCTATGGTGTTAGGTATTAGTGGTGGTATTGATTCAACAGTTTGTGCCGCCATTTGTCATGAGGTGTCACTAAGGAGTAATCGACAAATTAAATTTATTGGTAGAAGTCTTCCTATTAAAAATCAAGTAATGCATAGTGAAGAATATGATGCTTCAAAACTTGTAGGTAACGCATTTTGCGATGATTTTCGTGTTGTAAATCTTTCATGGATTTACGAAAATATGCTTGGGGAAATAGTAGAGCATGAAGAAGATAAAAAAGTAAAGGGTTTCTCGTATAAGGGTATTGAAGATAGATCCGAAAATCAGACACCTATTGCAAATGGTAATATTCAAGCACGTCTTAGAATGACTTATTTGTACAATTTGGCAGGTATCAATAAGGGTCTTGTCATTGATACAGATAACCTCACAGAACATTATCTTGGTTTCTTCACAATTCACGGGGATCAAGGGGATTTCAATCCTATTGGAGGTTTATGGAAAACTGAAGTATATCAGTTGGCGAAATATATCGCATATGAATACAAAAAGAAAGCGGAAAATCTTATAGATGATGATATCACTTTGTCTCATACATATGAAAAGATGTATAATGCATTGTGGGCATCCATCAGACTTACTCCTACAGACGGTCTTGGAATTTCAAACAGTGATTTGGAACAGATAGGTGCGGATAATTATAACCAAGTGGATGACATTCTTCAAACGGTTGTTTATTTTAGTGATGCAAGCTCTTTTACAAGTTATATCGAGAAATTGTACGAGAAATATAATAAGGAAATGGTAGATAAAGTTGTTTCCCGTTACGTGAAAAGCGATTTTAAACGTAAGAAGATGCCTATTGTTATCCCAACTAACTTCTCTATTTTGGATACAATGGAAGGAAGCTGCATGTTTTAAATACACTAATTTCTATTAATATGGCAATAGCAGATAAAACACAAAGATGTGGAATCACCGAAGCAGGTGAGATAGCATTTAACTTGTCAGCGTTTGATAATTTGTATGATTGCAATATTATTATCACAAAACGCCTAACGGATAAACTGATTGAGAAATTGATTGAAAATAAAGATAAAATAATTCTTCATCTTACTTGTACGGGTTATGGTTCTACTGTTCTTGAGCCATTTGTTCCTACTATTGAGCAAACACATGAGAAATTTTTACAGTTAATAGAAAAAGGATTTCCTATTAGTCAAGTAGTCTTGAGAATTGATCCTTGTATTCCTACTGAAAAAGGAAAACAAACAATGATAAATGTAATTGAAGCATTTAAAGGTGATAAGATAACAAGGGTTAGATTTTCAATTCTTGATATGTACAAACACGTCAAAGAAAGATTCACTGATAAAGGATTACCGATACCTTATGACACATTTCACGCCCCTTTGCAGGACAGACTTGAAATATATAAAATATTAAAGGCTTACGGGAGCAATTTCAATTTTGATGTGGAGGTATGCGGAGAGCCTGATATTGAAAGCATTTCTTGTTTATCGCAAAAAGACATTGATATATTAGGACTTAAGGAGAAAATCACATTGGTTGGTAATAAAGAACAGAGAAAATCTTGTCATTGTCCTGCAAATAAAACTGAATTGTTGAGAGGTAAACCACATAGATGTGAAAATTCTTGTTTATACTGTTTTTGGAAATAGAAAAGTAAAAGTATTTTATTAGATATATGGAAAATAATATTAAGATTGACATTGAGAAAGTTAACGCTAAAAATCAATTGATTAATGATGCCATTGTACAGTTGAAAAAAGAATTTGTTGGTATTGACTATCAAATTGATACAGTTATGGATAATTTGAGAACATGGTTTTTGTTTCCTGAATTGCAGGAACGTCCTATGATTATCAATCTGTTTGGAATGAGTGGCTGCGGAAAGACACAATTAGTTAAACGTATTTCAGAACTTTTGCAAATCGAAAGAGATTACGTTTATTTTAACTTCGCACAGATAGACGAAATGAATGCATGGGAAATCGAAGATACTATCGAAGAGCAACTTTCAAGCGAACGTTCAAATCGCATGTTCATTTACGATGAATTCCAATATGCAGCAACATTAGATGAAACAGGATGCGAAAAGGATAAGAAAAGTGGTTTGAAAACATTTTGGGAATTGTTAGATACTGGTATTCTTGAGAAGAAGCATAATTATGGCAATGTACGTTCCATGCTTCGTCTTATGAGATATATGGAGATTATCAACAGACAGACACCTATTCAATTAAAAAATGGAGTATGGGTAAATGCCGATGAATGTCTGAAAGGATTTGGTGAATATGAAAAGAAAACATTTGGAAATTTTTTTAATTTTCATCTGAAGGAAGAAAAAAACCCAAAAGGAGGCGAATATATTGAAGGTGATTGTGGTTATGATAGACCAGTTTTAATTGCTGATAGTATTAATTCGAGTAATGAAATGTTTATTAGAGATCATTATCTTGAAAGGATTTATGAGTATTATGATAGAACGAGAAAACAAATTGATAAAATAGATTTCCATAATATGATTAAGACAATGAATATTGATGAAATATTCATGTTGGTTAATGAATGTTCTGAATATTATCAGAAAGGTTATACACTTAATTTCAAAGATTCAGTTATCTTTGTGATTGCAAATTTGGATGAAGCATACCGTATCAGTTTTGATGTAAATCCAGATATGTCACCTGACCAATTTCACGAAATGACTAAAAAGTTAACAATTGTAGATATTAAGGAAGCATTGAAAAGACGTTTCAGAAATGAACAAATTGCACGTTTGGGGAATATACACGTGATTTATCCTTCTTTTTCTTCTGAAACCTTTAAGAAGATTATTCAATTGCAGTTGGATAAATATGCTGATGTTACATTAAGGGAAACTGGTTACAAACTTGTTTTCGATAAGAGTATCAACAATATCTTGTATAAAGAAGGTGTATTTCCTACACATGGTACACGTCCTGTATTTTCAACAGTTCAGGAAATAGTAAGAAGTAAATTACCTTTTGTTATTGAGAAAGCTTACAAAGAAGGTCAGACAATTGACACTATTAAATATTCCCATTCAAGAGGATATACTTATGCTGAAGTGTATAAGGATGATACAAAGGTAGGAAGATATAAATTCAAGGAAAAACTAAGGGTTGAAATTTTGCGTGAGAGCAAGAAAGATGATACACAAGCATTAGTTGCAGTTCATGAATCTGGACATTTTGTAATGTATGCAAAACTGTTTCATAAGATGCCTAAATCTGTTCGTTCAGTAACTACTGACGTTAATTCGGGTGGATTTATGATGCCTGAAATAAAACCAAATGACAGACCTCAATCTGCAAAAGAAATACTTGATATGATTAAAGTATCATTGGGCGGATATGTTGCAGAAGAAGTCATATTTGGACGGGAACACTTGACAACTGGTGCTTCTAGTGATTTGCGTAAGGCAACTACATTAGCTTCACGTTATGTAAGAGATTATCTTTTAGGTAATAGCTCACTTGTTACCACTTATCTTAATGATGTAAAATCAACAGATTGTGGAAGTATATTTAAACCAACTAATCAAGATGATATTGATAAAGAAATTAAACAAACCATTGATAAATGTTGGAATGAAGTACGTTCAACATTCAAAAGTTATGAATGGTTGAAAATGTTGAAAGCATCAGCAAAATATCTTTCGGAAAACTCTGTACTGCCAAAAACGAAGATGGAGGAATTCTATAATTTGGTAAGTGAGAAGACAAGAGGGAATATTGACAATGAAGAATCTTATTATAAAGATATTGTTTCTAAATTCTGACATTTTGTCAGTTTAATAAGTTTGGCACGACTGTTGTATATATAGATAGTGAAAGTTAAATTATAAACTTGATAAAAAGAATAAAGATATGACTAAATTTGAAGAACTTTTGAATGTCTTTATGGACGTAATAAGCGAAGTAAGTGAGAGCAGAAAATCTTCTGATAATGAAGATAAGAAAGAAAATGAAACCTATTTCAGAAGTGTTTACGATGAATACGAAAATGGCAAGCACGTTACACACAGTGACAAGGAATACAAGAATGGTAAGTGTGTAAAGAACGAAGGTTTTGATGAGAGAAAAGAGTTTTCTGATAAATCAAACGACACTTGCAAGTGTGGATGCGATAAAAACGAAACTGACTATAAGAAGCGTATTGAAGAGCTTGAGGCAAGTGTGAAGAAACTTAGTGAAACAAATAAACAATTGCAAGATAGTGTAATGCAATATAAGAACAAACTTGAAGCAATTACAAGTATTGTTAAATAAAAAAAAAAGAAATAAGAGGAATGGAATTAAGACAAAACTTAGTTCCTTTCTCTTTCTTATAAAAATTTTCATATAAATTATTAATAATAAAGTATAAATTAAAGAAATTAAAATATGTCTAAAGCTATAGGAATTGATTTGGGTAGTACCCTGTCAGAAGTCGCCATTATTGAGAATGGCAAGTCAGTCGTAGTCGTAAATGAAGAAGGTAGTAGAACAACACCATCAGTGATTATGATTAAGAATGGTGAACGTAAAGTAGGTGCTGCTGCGAACAGGCAAAAAGTAGTAAATCCCAAAGAAACGGTTGTATTGATTAAGCGTTTTATGGGTGGAACTTATGATGAAATCAAAGAACACATCAAGCATGTACAATATGATGTAGTTAATAGAAATGGCGTACCTCGTGTATCAATTGAAGGTAGAGAATATTCACCAGAAGAACTCTCTTCTATGATTCTTCAGAAAATGAAAAAAATTGCAGAGGATTATACAGGAGAAACTATTACTGACGCTGTAATCACAGTTCCTGCATTCTTTAATGACGCTCAACGACAAGCAACAAAACAAGCAGGTGAATTGGCAGGATTAAATGTATTGAGAATTATTGCAGAACCGACAGCCGCACTACTTGCATCTAATATTGATATGAAAAAGGGTGGAAAATATATGGTAGTTGACTATGGTGGTTCTACGCTTGATAATTCAGTTGCTGATATTTCAGATGGAGTAGTTGAAATACTTTCTTCTTATGGAGATGTATATCTTGGTGGTAGTGATCTGGATAAAATAGTAGCACAGTGGCTTGTTGATGTTTGTAAAGAACAAAATGGTGTAGACATTACCAATGATAGCCAAGCCATGAGTCGTGTAATTGAAGCTGCTGAAAAAGCTAAAATTGAATTAAGTAGTTCACCTTCTGCGGAGATTAACATTCCTTATATTGGTGTAAAAGACAATACCCCATTCCATCTTACCGCAACTCTTACAAAAGCTAAGTTTGAACAAATGATTGCCCCGTATGTAGATAAGGTTATCAATTGTGGTAAGGAAGCTTTGAAGAAAGCAAATATCAATGCAAGTGATTTGGATGGCATTCTTTTGGTAGGCGGTTCTTGCCGTATTCCTTATGTACAAGAGAGACTAACAAGTGAATTTGGTACAAAACTTATTAAGAGTGCAAATCTTGATCTGGCAGTTGCGGAAGGTGCTGCAATCCAGGCTAATACAATCGTAGGTGGTTCGAATGCTTCTGACATTTTATTACTTGATGTAACACCATTAACATTAGGTATTGAAACTATGGGTGGCGTAATGACCACATTGGTTGAAGCTAATACAACTATTCCTTGCACAAAAGAACAAGTCTTCACAACAGCAGCGGATAATCAAACTAGTGTGCAAATTCACGTCTTACAGGGTGAAAGAACAATGGCAAAGGATAATAAATCATTAGGTATATTTAGTTTAGATGGTATTATGCCAGCACGTAGAGGCGTTCCGCAGGTTGTTGTGAAATTTGATTTAAATGCAGACGGAATTTTGACTGTTTCTGCAACTGATAAGGCAACTGGTAAGGAACAGCATATTACCATTGAAAACAATAATTCTTTGTCTCAAGAAGAAATCGAGCGTATTAAGCAAGAAGCAAAAGAACATGAGGTAGAGGATAAGAAAATCAAGGAACAAGCCGATAAACAAAATCGCTGTGAGAGTTTGATTTATCAGACTGAAAACAGCATGAAAGAATATGATAGCAAACTTTCACAAGAGGATAAGGATTTCTTTAACGGAAAGGTTGAAGAGCTGAATAATATGAAGAAAAATTCAGATTATAACAATCTTTCCAATGTTGAGAATGATATAAATAATAGGTGGTATGGAATTACATCTAAGGCTTATGGAAACAATTCTCAACAAACGGGTGAAAGTAATCCGTTTAATGACATATTTGGAAATTTTGCTTCAAATACGAGCGATCACACATCAGCAAATACGAGTAATCCCACAGATGATAGCGATGCAGAAGTTCAAGATGCAAAATAAAAGTTAATTTTAATATATCAGTATTCAAGTATCAAGTTTTTTGAAATTATTATATATTTATTATATATAATATATTAGAATTATGAGACTGAATACTGATATTTTTATTAAAAAAGCTAAAGAAATACATGGCGATAAGTATGATTATTCCAAAGTAAATTATATCAATAGTAAAACAAAAGTTTGCATTATTTGTCCTATTCATGGAGAATTTTGGGTTTTGCCACATTCCCATTTACAAGGATGCGGCTGTCATAAATGTTCTGTTGATGGAAGAAAAATCACATATCAAGATTTTATTAAGAGAGCAAGAGAAAAACATGGTGATAAATACGATTATTCAAAAGTAAATTTTGATAAAATAACAGATAAAATTTGCATTATTTGTCCTATTCATGGTGAGTTTTGGCAAAAAGCATGTTCTCATTTACTAGGGTATGGTTGTAAAAAATGTGCAAGCCATATTGTTCATTGTAAAAATTCATTTTCAAATGAAGAAGTAAAAGAAAAATTAAAAGAGATATATGGTAACAAATATGATTATTCCAAAGTAAATTATATCAATAGTAAGAAAAAAATAAAATTAATATGTCCTATACATGGAGAAATTGAAGTTTTAGCATATAAAGCATTAAATGGTTATGGATGTCCTGAATGCAGAAAAGAAGAAAGCTATAAAAAATTAATGACATCAAATGAGGATTGGATAACAAAAGCAAGAGCAGTTCACCATAATAGATATGACTATTCATTAACACAATATAACGGATATTATAATAAAGTCAAGATTATTTGCCCTATTCATGGTGAATTTGAACAAATTGCTTATGACCACATACAAGGCAAGGGTTGTCCTAAATGTAAATTATCAAAAATGGAAAAAGAATGGATGAATTATTTAACTGATAATAATATTGCCTATGATTATCAATATAGGCCTTCTTTTTTGAAACAAGGAAGAAGTCAACTTAGTTTAGATTTTTATCTGCCAGAGTATAATATAGCTATTGAATGTCAAGGGGTACAGCATTTTAAATATGTTAAATTCTTTGATAAAGGACATACAAATAATTTATATAAAAGAGATATTACAAAATTAGAATTATGTAGAAAGAATCATATTAAATTACTTTATTTTACAAACTTAAAAGAATATGATTTTTTTATCGGGGAAAAAGTATATCATAGTATCGACGAAACAATGAAAGATATTAATAATAATTAACTATAATAATTTTGGCAATACAGATAAAAACTATAAATTTGCAGCGTTGAAAAGTAAAGAATATGGCAAAGAAAGACTATTATAAAATATTAGGTATAACAGATGAAGAAAAGAAACTTAAAGGAAAAGATTTCGATTCTTTACTTAAAAAGAAGTGGAAAAAATTAGCCCTTAAATTCCACCCAGATCGTTATGCAGGTAAATCTGAGAAAGAAAAAAAAGAAGCCGAGGAAAAATTCAAAGAAATTGCCGAAGCTTATGGAGTCCTTTCGGATAAGGAGAAAAAGGAAAAGTACGATAAGTTTGGTGATGAAAATGCAACCTTTGATAGTGGATTTAGTGGTTTCAGTACAATGGATTTTGATAATTTTTTCAAAGGTTTTGGGTTTAATCCGTTCAATCCGTTTGACGATGGGGCAAATTTCAAATATGAGAAGCGTAAGGGGAAGGATATTAAACTAAATTTAACAGTTACACTTGAAGAAATATATAATCATGCAACAAAAAAATTTTCTTACGAAAGAAACGAACCTTGTTCACACTGTCATGGAAGTGGTTTAGGAAAGAACGGAAGAGTGGAAACTTGTCCTACTTGTCAAGGAAAAGGATATATTATAAAGACTTCTCGTACAGGTTTTGCTGTAATGCAGCAAACAACGACTTGTCCTACTTGTCATGGCACGGGAGAGTATATTGTGAATGCTTGTAGTTATTGTCATGGAACTGGTTTAGAGAGGAAAACAGTTACAAAGAATATTCAAATTCCATCAGGATGTTGTGATGGGGCATATATGCCATTAGTAGGTGGCGGTAATTATTGTGAACGTGCTGATGGTGATATCGGAAACCTTATAATAATATTCAAAATTGCAAAACATAAAGATTTTGATATTGATCCTAATAATCAGTATGATTTGGTTACGCTTATTGATGTACCAGTATTAGACTGTATTATAGGAGAGAAGCAATCCGTTAAGGGCATTGATGGCAAAATGCACAAATTTGATATCAATAAAGGAACAACAGACGGAAATGTCTATATATTAAAAGGACTTGGTATGCCAAAAACAAATGGAACATATGGAGATTTACACATTTATATCAGACAGAAGATGCCAAGAACAATATCATCCGATGAACTGAATAAGATTTATGAACTTAAAAAATCGTCAAATTTTAAATAAATAATATATGAAATATTCAGCAGGAATCATTCCTTTTAGAGTGAATAAAAACAATGAGATGGAGTTCTTTGTAGGACATCCAGGAGGCGAAAGATGGAAAAACATTGATTATTGGGCGTTTCTAAAGGGTGGTACAGAAGGAGATGAACATTGGGTGGATGCCGCAATAAGAGAATTTAAAGAAGAAACTGGTCTTTCGATGAAAGATTGCCAAAGTAGCTATTTAATACCTCTTGGAAGTGTTCTTCAAAATCCAAGAAAGACAGCAATTGCCTTTGGTTTAGAATACCCTAATATCGACCCTAACGAATGTCATTCAAATTTTACAGAAGATGGTAAAACCCCTGAAATTGATAGATATAGATGGATGACATATAAAGAGTTAGAGAGTAGGACACATGAAACTCATTTGATTTTTTATCAAAAATTATTGAAAAGAAATGAAGATTATAACAAATGAAGATTTGATATGGAAAACTGATGATTACGATGTAATTTTAGTCGGTACAAGCATATATTGTATGCTTACTAACGGTTTTCAATCAAAAATGAGAATGAAATACCCATATATTGACAAGAAAAACGATACAACAGGATACGGAGATTTTAGAAAGATGGGTACAAGGCTTACGATTGAAGAGAACGATAATCCTACGATTTCTTTAATGTATATCTGTAATTATCCAAACAAAAATCGAGTATTTCTTGATTATGATGCTCTTGAGAATTGTTTAAGGACGGCTACTGCCGAATTTAAGGGTAAAAAAGTTGCAACAACTGTTTTAGGTAATTCATTGTTTGACGGAAATGGGGATAAAGATAAAATTTTACGAATAATGGAAGATTGTACAAAAGGAATGGACTTGGATGTTTATGATTATGTACAATTGGACAGAATGAAAGAAATAAAATTACAAAAAGAAAAAATAACTAGACTTAAGGATACAGATTACGAGAAATATCAAAAATTGTGGAGTATGAAAGATGATATGTTCAAGAAGATGTATCTCTCAGAAAAATAACATTTTATAAATTACTGAATTTTATTATTTAACTTACTAATAAAGCAATATGGCAAACAATTTTTCAAAAAAGAATGTGACTTTTAATGAACCTCGTATCAATGAAGATATTACTGGGTATGATATAGTAAGACTTATTTACAGTCCAATTAATGAGGAAGGATTTAATAAGGTAGTTTCTTTGGAAGAGGCAAAGCGAATTGCAGATAAGAATGAGCTTGATTTGATTGAAATCAATGGAAAAGCGAGACCTGCAATTGTAAAAATGGAAAATTATTCTAAATATCTTTACGAGTTGAAGAAACAAGCGAAAGCTAAGAAGAAAGTTACATCAGTCTTGAAAGAAGTACAGCTTAATACCAATATCTCTGAACATGATTTGCTTATTAAAGTAAATAAGGCGAAAGAGTTTATTAAGGACGGGAATAAGGTAAAAGTTGTTTTGACTATGAAAGGTAGGGAACTTACTAGACGTGAAGAATCAAAGACTTGCTTGTATAAGTTCATTACATATATGGAAGATGTGGCAATTCCAGAAAATATGCCACGTGATGAGAATAACAGAAGTATGGTAATCTTGAAACGTAAACAATGATAGTAGATTGTAAAGTCCAAAGTAGCAATTATTGGAATAGAAATGAAGTTACCCTTGCATATTTTAATGATATAAGAGATTATCCTTTGTTAAACATACATGAGGAAAAGAAGTTATTAGAAATTGCAAGAAACAGTAACTCTTCTAAGGAAAGGGAGAAAGCAAAGCAAAAATTGGTAATGTGTAACCAAAGATTTGTCGCTTCTGTTGCAAGACGTTTTTCAAATCAGAACAATTTGCTTGATTTGATAAATGAGGCAAATATCGGATTGATGACTGCAATTGATAATTACGATTTAAGTTTTAAAGGACGTTTTATCACGTATGCTGTTTTTTGGATAAGGAAATATATAAACAATTACCTTATAGAAAAAGAACGTACCATACAGCCCGTAAATGCTCAAAAAGTATATCAATATGCAAATAAAGGCAGGGAGAAATTCTTTGGAGAACATAATAGATATCCAACAGAGGAAGAGTTGGTTGAAATTCTTGAAAAGGAATATAATGTTACTATTCCGAATAAAGAAGACTTAATGCAATACACCATTCAATCCATTGATTCACCCCTCACTACATCTGTTGAGGATGATGTCGATTATGAATTAGTTGGGGAATTTGCAAATAAGACTGCAAGCAACAATGTTGAGGAATATATTGAAGAGGATAGTAAAAGCAGTTTAATAAAATTCCTATTGAGTCATCTTCCAGAAAGAGATAGGGAAGTTGTTAAATACTTCTTTGGAATTGAACATAAAGAACGAACACCTGAAACAATTGCTGATATGTTTGGGCTTACAAAGGAACGGGTAAGACAGATTATAAAAATTAGTATTGAAAAAATGCAGCACATAAAAATAAACAAATTTAAATAGGATACAATTATGGCAAGAATATATGTGAATTTAACAGAAGACCATTTGAAACTAATTAGAAATCTGAATGTACAAGCATTGACAGATGAAACGGTAGGTATTGCGAAAGACAACCTCTATGGCGGTACTTACAAATATGAACAGATGGCACTTATTTTGGGATTGACAGACAAGGCAGTTCCAGGAACAGAAGAAGATATGGAGAATGGTACTCTATACGAAAAAGAGGCACAGCTTTATATGGTGGAGTTGGATAAATATATCAATGAGAATCTTTTAAATATTGAAGAAATCCTACATCAATTCTGTTTGAAAGGAGGGTTGACGGTAGGAAAGTATGTATGCAAGGATTATCAACATATATGGCACAGAGTTGAAGATGAGAGTTGAAAATCGCCTTATATAATATACTAAAAGTGGATTATCAGGACAAAATGATAACCCACTTTTTCTTTTGAGACAAAAATATAATTTATACAAGTTTTTTAAGTTCCTCTTAACAATTTATACAACTTGGAAATTTCTTCATCGGTAAATTCCCTAACATTCCCATCAGCATCAGGTGTTCCATTCACCTTTTTGGAAAACAAAGAACGTGCGGTATCCTTGTCAGATTGGTCTTTTGGATGCCAAATATCATAAGCAAATTTAGAAACCTTTAATCTGTCATTACGCAATAGTTTCATTACAGTGTTACGTTTGATACGCATACTTTCACTATCCCCCTCTTTGCTATCAGCCTTATCTTCATTTATTTTGTCAAGCATCTCATTGACAGTTTTTCTGATAACTTTTCTTATTGCACTCTCTTTCTTCACGTCTTGGATGAAGTCATTGACAACGCTTCTTATATAATTTTCTATGATAACTTTTCCTTCCATATTTTCAATAATATCATCTATAATGATAAATATCTATAAAATTATATTAATTCGCTTGCAAGTATGAAATTTTTGTTGTATCTTTGCAGTGTTAAAATAATAAGAGAGTTAAATGTTTAATTTTTAAATGACACAATGTGAAGATATATGCATAGTGGATTTAAAGAATATCGGGTTAGAAAAGGTTGATAAACAAAAGAAATTAAAAGCAAAATTTAAAATCATATATAATACAGAGATGGACGTAGATATACAAGTAGATTTATTAAAGATGTACTGCATTGTTTTGAAACAATTAAGTCCGATACAAAAAGGAATACAAGCAGCACATTCAATTGTGGAATATCAATTACAAAATCAAGAACAGTCTGAGCTATATGATGCGTGGGCAAAATATAATAAAACAATAGTCATTCTCAATGCCAGTGACAGCAAGGATTTAAAAGGAGTAGAAAGAATATTGCAGCGATATCATATACCTTATGGTAGTTTTAGGGAAACATCATTGGATGGTATTTTAACAAGCGTTTGCTTCTTATATGAAAGACCTCCATTTGAATACAACAAAGATGTTGATTATGCAATAGATGGAAATGACTCGGTAATGGAAGGTATTGTGAGTAAAAGACATTTGGCAAACTAATATATTTTGAGAATTATGTGGTTATGTATTGCATGTATTGTTTGCGTTTGGGTAATATGTTATTACACATATTGGATGTTTAGGGATTATTTGTACTATAAACAAGGAAAATTAAAGAAAGGAAAAAACGAAGATGAAGATTAAGTTTTTAGACGTATTGCTATTTGTAGTGTGGGTTATTATACTATTGTTTGTGATCAATAGTGGATTGTCGATGATAACAGCAGCAAATACAATTGAAAATATTGTTGGTATATTTTTGATGGTGATAATGTTATTTGTATCTTATAAAACAAGATGTTTTCTTAATATAAGAAATTTGTGGAGAAAAGAAGAATAAATATTATTTTTAACTTTAATAGTTTTATCATTATGTTGAAATTGAAAAAAATTTTGTATTTGATTTGTGCTGTTTTAATGACGGCAAGTTTGAGTTCCTGTTATGAACGTGTCGACGCAGGTTATGAGGGAATTAAGGTAAATAAGTATGGTTCGAACAAGGGAGTAGATGATGTTTCTTTAGTAACTGGAACTATATGGTATAATCCAATAACAACTGAGATATATGAATATCCTGCTTACGTTCAAACAATAGATTATGAACCATTCAATATTAATGCACAAGATGGTTCTGAATTTATTGTGGATCCTACAGTATCTTTAAAAATCATAGACGGTAAATCACCTCAGATATTTAAGAAATATAGAAAGGATTTAAAGGAAGTGATAAATACAACACTTTATAACTATATTAAAGATGCTTTTAGAATACAATTAAATACATTTACGACTGATTATATTGTAAGTCACAGGGATAGCATCGAAAAAGCTATTGAGAGTTATTTATCTGCATCACTTAGTAAAGAAAATTTTCAATTGGAGCAGTTAACATCGGGATTGAAATATCCTCAGTCAATTGTGGATGCAGTAACAGCTAAAACAGCAGCTATTCAAGAAGCCCAAAGAGCGCAAAACGAGCTGGAAGTCGTTAAAGCAGAAGCCGAGAAGGTATTAGTAAAGGCAAGAGCAGAAAAGGAAGCCAATGAATTGAAGTCGCAAGCCTTAACTCCACAAATCCTACAACAAATGTGGATAGATAAATGGAATGGAACAGTACCAACAGTTATTACTGGTGGAAATACTTCCACATTTTTGGATTTAAGCAAGATAAAGAAATGATTATTTATACGGTTATCCCTATCATGACAAAGGTAGGGATAACTTTTTCAAAATAAAACGTGCAATATGGCAAAAGTAGTTAGATACTGCAAATTGGAAGAGGAACATAGTGGAGAGAACAGTTTTGATGTTTCTCGCCCCAACGTAATGAGTAATCCATATACACATATTAAAAGTAAGAAAACCTTAGCTAAGTATGTTGTGGGTTCGAGAGAAGAAGCAGTACAGCTATATGAATTATATTTCAATGAAATGTTGAAATTAAACAAACAATTTCAAGACGAATGGGATAGGATGTATGAGGCATATAAGAAATATGACACAATCTACATTGGTTGTTATTGTCATAAAGGAGATTTATGCCATGGGGATGTAATAGCAAAGAAGCTGAAGCAAAGGGCAATCAAAGAGGCTATTGATAAAATCAAGGAAAAAAGGAATAAAACTAACGAAGATTCTTAGCAAAGAAATAGTTATCTTTCATTATATTAATGATGTTTTCTGTTTCGATACAGACCGTTTTAAAGTTAAGTACAATTTCAATTGGTAATTCGTACCATTCATTTAATATTTGATTGTTTTTGAACTTATTATGCAGCATCGTTTCAAGACGATAAGGGAATTCAGTTTCGTGAGTGTGGATGATTTGCAATTCAGATGCATTACCTGTTTGTAATTGTTTAAGACGTTTCTCACCAGTCCCCTTTGTGACACCAATCTTATATAAATTTTGTGATGAGTCATATATTAGATACACAATTCCTCGTTTCATAGACTATTTATAAAATACTATAATTTACAATCTTTATACTATATAATAATGTCTGAAATTATAAATAAAATCAAGAAAATTTGGCAAATATTCAAAAATGCGACAAAACATCAGGTATGGCTATTTGTTGGAACACTCATCTTTATGTTTATTTTCGATATACTTGGAATGGGTATATTGACAAGTATTATATTTGGCTTGTTCGTAGGAACTGTCATAGAAGTTATACATTGTTATATACCAATTAAACAAGTAAAGATATTGTGGTTTACTATCAATATTCCTGATTTTAAGAGTTTTAGAGAGAATTGGAAATCAGATAATTATATACCAAATGATACGATTGATACAGATGGCATATATTTCAATGTTGTTGCCATCATATTGTATTTCATATTGAAAATCCTATATGTTATCATTTTTTAACTAAAAATATTTGGTAGAACACTGATAATATTCTATCTTTGCATCGTTAAATCAAAATTAATAAAAATCTTATGGATGCTATAGAGCAATATTTTACAGATTGGATAATGGCATATGTGTTTAATCCTTCATCATCTGTAATAATGGATAAAGGAACAATTAAATACAGGGAACATATAAGGAAAATCATATATGAAAATGTACATCGTTTATTTGAAATAAACGGAAAGCCTATTGTACCGACAAAGATAAATGAATATTTTCCATTTCTATTATCTCAAGTGGCTGAATACAAAATCAATGATGATATAATAGACAGGGCGATATTGCTATGTGCAGAAGTAAATGCCTATATTAAAGAGAAACGATTTACTCCGAAAGAAAGCAGGATCTTCTATGATATTAAAAAACAGTTCATACTTAATTTACGAATGTTCTCAGACAGAATTATAGAAGAATGGTCTGAGGAAAGAGATGATAAAGAAATATTTGTATCTTATAAGATAAGACTTTCAAACGGAGATACTGTTACGTTTCATCAACCATTCAGAAATGTTTCAGATATTTTATATAAAAGAAGCGCAAAGAAAAAAGAAATATTAGACAATAAGAGAGAATATCGCCATGAAACAGATTATCAATTCACATTGACAGAAGAAGAGAAAAAAGAAATGTATAAGAAGTCTTGTATTTTCAGCATTTTGAATCTGGTAATCAAAAGATATTTTATCAAAGAATCAAAGGAAAATTAAAACATTATAAAAGTTATAATATGAAGAAAGAAATTATTGACATTCTGACATGGGTAATGAATAGAGTTACCGAGCAACAGCAGTATTCGAAATGGACTGATGCTTTTGCAAGGAAAGACGTTAATTCAGCACTTAGTGAGGCTCATAGCCATTTGCAACAATACATTGATTGGGCAAACCTTACAGCTAAGGATTGTGAGGAACTGCGTTTTGGAAAATGGGCAAACGATGATGATATTAAGGAAGACATTAATTATCTTGAAAATTTGTTTAAAGAGGAAAAGATTACAGAAGAGGAATTCAAGGAAAAGAAACAAAAGTATTTAAATACAAAGGGACTGATGCTTATTCCATTGTGGTTGTTTCCATTGCTTCCAACAGGCACAGAAGTCATTTCTATATTCGGAGATAAGATTATCTACGATGGTAAGAATGTTAATAATGATATTAGAATGGGCTGTATTGCCTATGGCATTGTTCCTAAAAAGTAATTTTACATATATACAAATTTCATTTAAAACTTTTATTCTTATGACTGACAGCATTAAAAAGTATTGCAGTATCCATCATTTTTATTACAGTGGTGAAGAATGTCCGTTTTGTGCTTCTGAAAGGGTGCAAGCATTGAGTAGAAAATTCAATAAGGACAAGATTGAGGATAAACCAAAGAAAGAAAAGAATAAGAGCAATGACAAGGAAATTACACAAACAGATTTGGAGAAATTGAAAGATAGATTCAATGTAAAAAAGTATTAAAGATAAGAAAATTAGTAGATTTCTTTGGAATTATTTTGTCGAATAGAAAAATTACCGTATCTTTGCGGTATTAAAAATAAACAATTTAAAATTATAAAAAAGTAAAAAATTATGAAGAAGATTTTGTTTTTGTTTCTTTCAGCAATTCTGTGTATGAATGTAAATGCGCAGACCTTGCAGACAGATGTTAAAGACAGTAAATGGTATGACAACGCTTTTATTGGCGTTTATGGAGGCGGAAGTTGGTCTTTGCAAAATCATCACCAGACTAATGCATTTTGGCCCAACATCAATCCGATGGCAACGATTAAATTTGGAAAATATTTCAATCCTAATATCGGAGCGCAGATTGAATTGGAAGGAGGTTTCTCCGAGTTGGGGAAGACAGTTGTAGACCATACAATGCTCGGAGTTGACGCTTTGTTTAACTTCTCAAATATATTTGGCGGATATAGGGGAGAGCCGAGAAATTGGGAGTTTGTTGGTGTACTTGGTACAGGATGGTTTCATACCTATGATTATGTCAGCAATAGTGTAGCTGTAAAAGGCGGCGTAGAAATTAATTGGAACTTCGATAAAAAGAAGGCTTGGCAATTAAATATTATTCCTGCATATACCTATCTTCCTGATAAAGCGATTGATCATTCATATGTTAGTTTATCAGTTGGTGTAACTTACAAATTTAAGAATTCAAATGGCACACATAATTTCAAGTTTGTCAATGTAATTGATCCTGTTGAATATAATGCGTTGAATCGGAAGATTAATGATTTACGAGCAGCTAATCAATCTTTGGCTGATAGTCTTGAAAAAGCAAAGGCAGTACATGATACTGTTTATATCAGTACCAAAGACGTTTCTCCTACGCTTCCCAATGTCGTTTCCTTCCAAATCAACAAATACAAGGTTGACGAGGTACAGATGGCAAATCTTAGCTGCATTGCAGAAGCGATGAAGAACGATACTACACTTAACATTGTTTTGAAAGGTTATGCAGATAAGAAAACTGGTTCAACCTCTTATAATAAAATGTTGTCTACCAAGAGAGCAGAATCTGTTAAGAAAGTATTGGTAAACACATTCGGTATTGACGCTAATAGAATTGAAACTGAAGGCATTGGCGATGCTGAACAGCCATACACGGAAAACAATTGGAATAGAGTAGTTCTCTTCTTTAAGAAGTGATAAATAACCACATAAAACGATATAAAGGAGTTAATGTGATGTTAGCCCCTTTATATCTTTAACTTTATTCCCATCAGCAAAGGATGTACCGATAACATTTTTGAATAAAAGGAAAAGTTGGAAAGAATATAATGAGACACTTATTAAGAAGAAAGATTTTTATGAGTAATCAAGACAAAATACTATATCAAAATCTTCAAGAATTCGTTGATAAATATCTTAAAAACGAACACCTGGAAGTACGGAAGAGAATATATTGGAATCTTGATATGGATGTTAACCATAAAGAGACATTGGAATTGCTTGACCAATATTTGCCGAGGATAATGGAAAATATACGGATTTCAGAACACTTAAAACATATTACAGACAATGTATTATCTACAAGAATACGATAGAAAACAATTATTGATAGAGTTGGCTGAGAAATATGAAGATATGGAGTATTTCAAAGAAGATCCTATCATATTTCCCAGACAATACACTAAAATACAAGACATAGAAGTCAGTGGTTTTATAAGTGCCTATCTTGCGTTTGGTAACAGGAAACAAATTGTCAAGAAGTGCAAAGTGATTGATGATATGTTTGAAGGGAAACCTTATGAATGGTTGATGAATCGGAAATATGAAAAATTCAAAGACAATAACGATGTTTTTTATCGGTTTGTTAAATATGAGGATTTGCATAGAATATTTGGCATTTTATTTGAGACATATGACTGTTATGGAAAGTTAGAATTCCTTGCCGAACATTGGCTACATCAGGGCAAGGAATTACCATATAAATTACAAGAAATATGTTCAAAGTCGAAGAAGTTTGTGATGCCAACCAGTGCTTGTAAGAGAATGTGTATGTTTCTACGGTGGATGGTTAGAAAAGATTCACCAGTTGATATTGGCATATGGAACGGAGTGGAAAGTTCGGAATTGTATATACCTCTTGATGTTCATGTTGGGAATACAGCAAGAGAATTAGGTTTGACAAATAGGAAAAGTAATGATTGGAAAACCGTTGTGGAAATAACCGATAGACTGAAAGAAATATTTCCAGATGATCCTTGCAAAGGGGATTTTGCGTTATTTGGATATGATTTTTATAAGGGTTAATGGCTTGATATTATTGTGTTGATTTGTTATCTTATAATATATAAACAATTTAAATTAGAACATTATGATAGAACTTGTGAAAGATTTAAAATTTGAAGATTGCAATACAGACGAGGAAATTGTTGATTTTTGGAACAGATTAGGATTTTTGGATAGAATTGAAGATAATTTCAAAAAGAAATGTGTGGCAAAAGCAATGCATACAATGGCAAAGAAACTTATCAATGAAGATAAATATGTTGATGATATTTTTCCATTTAGTGATTTTTCAGTTGTAATCTTTCCAATAATTCGGAGAGTTATAATGGATCCATATTATAAAGAAATTAATGACTTTGATGTTGATTTTTTCGAAAAGATTATCAATGACAACACTTGTGTTGAGATGTTGAAGTATATGGCCAAAGACCATTATAATAAGTTAGTGGAATTGGATATTTATAACACAATCAAAGAAGTATTAAACAATAAGACAATTCACGATATAACACAGGAAGATTGTGAGAAATTAAAAGAGCAAAACATTGACTTGGAAGCTGAATGCGTGGCATTGATGGCAGAGTATTATGTTTACAGAATTAAAGAAAGAGATGAAAAAGAAAAAGAAGAAAAAAGAACCGAAATGGCTTAAGGAAACAAAAAAATCAATCGCAAAATATCCAGACGGTTATAAACTTGGTAATAGAAAAGTTGAGGATTTAACTGAAGCTGATTTTGATTTTCAAGGATTTCTAATTCCTCATATCACATTAAGAGAAGGGTTAATGAATATCGGTTTCAAGGAGGATAAGAAAAATGATAGATTTTATATTGAAAATGATAACGAACTCCTAGATACTGTTCCTTTGATACTCCAAGATGACGGAATGGGCTACGGTGCAATCAATGGGAAGATGACAGATTTTTATCATTCAGGTGATAAAAAAGGAAATGACGAAATACATATTTGGTTTTAACATAATTTAATTCCTATAATTTTCGAGTTATGGGAATTTTTTTGTATATTTGCGGTAGAATTAGAAAATTATGAAAACAACAGATTATAAAATAGGGGATATTATAACTCTTAATGGAAAAGATTATATGGTTTGTAAACCATATGAAGAAGAATGGCGTTGTGCAGGGTGTGCGTTGGAAGACAATTGTGATGCTGTACCAGTCAATTCCAAAGGATATATTTGCACGGATATCAATAGTGAGGAAGCTATATTTGTTGAGGTTGGTAAAGAAAAAGAATCTAAATTGGAATGGTTACAAAATAAATTAAATGTTGCCGAATTTGAAGTGAAAATATTACAACAGAAAATCGAAGAACTTAAAAAAGAGAATTAAAATATGAAGAAATATACATTTGAAGACATTAAAAAACAAGGTTTATTGTTATATGAGTTCCGCAGAGGTTCACATTTATATGGTCTTAGTACACCATCTTCCGATGAAGACTATGGAGGCGTATACTTAGCACCAGCAGAGCAACTTATTGGTCTAGGATTGGATTATCAAAGTGAGATACATAATGAAACTAATGATATTATGTGGTATGAGTTAAACAAATTCATGTTACTTTTACTTAAGAGTAACCCCACTGTTCTCGAAGCATTGTTTGCGGATGGAAATGCAGTATTATATGAACATCCCATTATGACAGAGCTTAAGAAATATAGGGATAAATTCATAACCAAGCAATGCTTTAAACCTTTTGGGGGATATGCGGTTGAACAAATACGCAAGTGTAGAGGTTTGAATAAGAAGATTGTAAACCCAGTAACAAAACGTCTTGAGCCTCTTGATTTTGTTTATACCTTTTACAATCAAGGTAGTAGCAACATTAAAAATTGGTTGGAACATAGAGGGTTGAAACAGCAATATTGCGGACTTGTGAATATTCCGAATATGCATGACGTGTATGGATGTTACTATGATTGGGGAAATTTCTTTTTAAATGAAGAAATAGATTTACTTACTTTGAGTAATATCTTTCAGAAAGACAACGCTTATAATGAAATATACAAATATGAAATGAAAGATATTGTTGCTGAAATAAAAGGAAGTGGGGAAAATGAGGATTTACTTCGTAAATATCGTATAAAACAGCTCTGTAATTTGGTGGATTTCATTAGAGATTTTTATGATATACATAATGTTTTACAATTGTGTAATTGGTACAATAAGCAAATACCTATTGGTTACAAAGGAATGGTAGGTGAAGATGGAATGTCTAACGAACTACGCCTTTCCTCTGTTTCAAAAGGAGAAAAACCTATCTGTTGGGTTAGTTACAATCAGACAGGTTATCAGAAGCATTGTATTGATTATCGGGATTATAAAGATTGGGAAAAACATCGTAATCCAGTACGTTATGAAAGCAATTTGAATAAAAATTATGATGCGAAGAATGTATCACATGCTTTCAGACTTATTGCAATGTGTACGGAGATTGCACAAGGTAAGGGTTTCATAGTTAATAGACGTGGAATAGATAGAGAATTTTTGCTTGATGTAAAAAATCATAAGTATGAGTATGATGAAGTAATATCAATGCTTGATGAACGTAAAAAGGTAATGGATGAAGCTATTGCTGCATCTACTCTCCCAGAAGATATTGACGTTGAATTTGTAAATGATTTGCTGATCAACATCAGAAAAGAACAATTAAAATTGAAATAGACATGATACTTACGACAGAAGATATAGGAAAAGTTTTTAGATTAAAGCCCAACAAATTTCATTGGTGTATTCCAATTCAAGAAAATATTATGTTTAGTGATACTAACCCAAAATATGTCATTTTTGAACAAATGGCAGCTTTTGCTCCCTTGTATTTTGGCCATATTGTTGAAAGCAATATGTTTGGGCCAATTACAAAACCGTGTGAGATTGAATTTGTCCCTAATGATATTGATGAAAAAGAAATTTATAAAGATATTGATGAATTTAATAAGGCTAAAAACATTCCCTATAATGAATGGTTATGGGGAACAATGAATTTAAAATAGTATATGTATGGGATTTAGATTAAGTTTTTATAATATACCTAAAACTTTAGCAGATAAAGTTCAGACTGTTAAATCTGATGAAGAATTATTTTCTTATGAAGAGGATTTAAATAAAGAACAAATGTTATATGATACGGCTTATAGTCTTATGCCAACTCTTCTGAATGAAGATGAGAAATATGTTAGCCGATTATTCAATGCAAGTTTAAATATAGAAGAAGATTGTTTCTACGGCAAGATGAACAAAGAACAATTCAAGAATCTTATAGAGCTTGCTGTAAGAAATGTGATGGATACAGAAAAGAAATTCAAAGAAAAGTATAAGGATGAAGAAAAAGTTAAAGAAGAACTCGTTAGAAGTTACAGATACGAATTGGATACATTGAACCATGTGTTTGAAACTCGTATTGCTGATGAATATAAGTGGAGGATATGTTATCCTTATACTTGGATTGAAGAAATTGCTAACTATATGTTCATCTACAAGATATTTGATTGGGAAAATAATGTGATATTTGTTTACGGTGGATAATGTAACAATATTGAAAATTTTATAATAGAATAATGGCACACGAATTATACATACAGATATGTGATTATCTTCAAGACATTATTGAAGGCACTTTGTTTGAAAACCACTGTTTTGCAGTTGGTGGATGTGTCCGTGATGAGATTTTAGGACACGAAATAAAAGATATTGACCTTTGTATTGATTTGCCTGATGGAGGTATTGACTTTGCCAATTGGTTATATAAAGAAAAGTTGCTCACACATGAACCAGTTGTATATCCTACATACGGTACTGCAATGTTTCAATTGGCGGCGTTTCCTGATATTGAATTGGAAGTTGTGCAGACAAGAAAGGAACAATATAAGGATAAAAATAGTCGTAATCCAGAAGTTGTATTTGGAAGTATTGAAGAGGATTGCAAACGGAGAGATTTAACAATTAATTCCTTGTATTATGATATCTCAAAGAATGTATATTTGGATTTAACTGATAGGGGTTATAGTGACATTAAAAATCATATAATTAGAACAACAAGTGAACCCGACGTGATATTTTTGGATGATCCTTTAAGGATACTTAGGGTGTGTCGTTTCTCAAGTCGTTATGGATGGAAAATAGAGAAAGAAACCTTTGAGGGTATGAAAAGAAATGTGGATAGACTTTCAATTATTACCAAAGAACGTATTCAAGATGAATTTAATAAAATGCTTGTTTGCGATAATCCTGTAATGGCATTGAACCTTATAAAAGACATTGGTGCAATGAAATATGTTATTCCTGAATTGGAAAAAACTTATAATCTCAGTCAAAACAAGTACCATTTTGGAGATGTTTGGGAACATACATTGAAAGTTGTTGAGAATACAAGGAATGATTTGCAACTTCGTATGGCAGCATTATTGCATGATATCGGTAAAATCAAGACAAGAACTGTTGATGATAATGGCAATGTACATTTCTATAAGCATGAACTTGTTTCTGCTGAGATGTGCGATACAATTCTCAGACGTTTGAAGTATTCCAATGATTTCATTAAAACAGTGCAGATTTTGGTTAAAAACCACATGAGAACGAAAAACTTTGGGGATAATTGTAACCATATGAAAGACAAGACACTCAGGAAAATGCAATATGAACTTGGGGACAATATGATGAAGTGCCTTGAATTGATTGATGCTGATAACAATGCTCATAGTCCTGAATATTGTATGCCAAGTCAGGTAGAGAATATTATTAAACGTTTGGAAGAGTTTAAGAAGGAAGGTATGAGCATGGGAAACTATAAATTACCTGTAAATGGCAATGATGTAATGAAAGCGTTAGGAATTGAACCCTGCGCAAAGGTTAAGGAATGTTTGTATTGGCTAATGAAATTTGCGTTTGTCAATCCAAAGATAACAAAGGAAGAATTATTGAATAAAATTAAACAATTTAAAAATGATAAGAAATGATTATTGTCACAAAGCATGGAAATGCCCTATATGCAATGTAACAAACACTTATTATAGTATTCGAGGATATAGAATGACAGTTGCAAGGAATATGTGTGATCTGTGTTATTATAAAAGACAAGGCAATCTTCCTATAATTAAGAAGAAAAAGTGAGAAAATATTATAAAATTTATATGATATGTTTACAAATATTTGCTTTTATGACGAATATGAAGAATCAACAGGTAAATCTAATGAATTAAAAATTTATCAGTTGACAGGTAGTGGAAAAGATGTGTTATGCTTCTTTATCGGAGACGACAAAAATGAATCGCTTAAGAAATATGCCTCAAAAATACCTTATGAACAAGGTATTATCATTGAAACAAATGGGAAGAAGTTTTTAATACCGATTTCTTCTTATATTAGGGAAAATATTAATGATGAATATAATTTCATCTGTCTGTTTAAAGAAGATTCAATGCCCAAGACTGATAGTGGAGTTTTGGTTCTTTGTTTGTTTGGTAATAAGGAAGTAAAAGAATTTCTGAAAACGACTTACCCGAAAGAAGCGAGAAATGATTATAGAATTATTGTACATCTTAATAGTAGAGCAAAATTAGATTATTCGATTAATTTTTAAATTATAAAAAGATTATGTTACACACAGAAATTGATAAACTCATTGCAAATGCAATGAAGGAAAGAAACATTGAATTGCTTAATGTTTTGAAACTGATTAAATCAGAGATGGTAAAAGCAGAAAAAGATGGTGTTACTTTGGATGAAATATCTGAAACAAAAATTCTTTTGAAAATGCTGTCACAAAGGGAAGACTCTATTCGTCAATATATTGATGGTGGAAGAAAGGATTTGGCTGATAATGAGCAAAAAGAAATTGATGTTATCAAACAGTTTGTTCCAGAACAACCGACTGATGAAGAAATCGAAGAATACACGAGAGGCTGTATATCAGCATATATCCTCACCAAGAAAGCAGGAGAAAGTCTTTCGATGAAAGATATGAAACCACTTATGAATATTGTTAAAGAAAAATATCCATCAGCAAACGGTAAAATTATTTCCAAAGTTCTTGGAAGTCTTCTTAAAAAATAATGTTATTTTTAACAATTTTTTAAGATAAAACCTTGGATATAAAAAAGAAAAGTAGTATCTTTGCAGTGATAAAAAATTCAATTATACACTTAAAATTTAAGACTTATGTTAGAAAATTTGCAAAGTAGTTTTAACGGCATGTTTGGAAAGGTTGCACCTGGTATGTGCCGTTTGACAATGAATGGTAATATTGCAGTCAAGTGCAGCAATGGTTATAAAACTTACAATGTAACAAAAGGAACGCTTACCAATGTTACTAATTTCTGTTTCAACGTTGGTGATGAAATGTTTTTCGTTATTCCTACTAATAAAGTAGAAGTTGGCGATATTATTCTTGTAGGTGGCAAGCCTAAGTGTGTTACTGCCGTTGATAAGAAGATTATCACAGTGATTGATTACGAAAACAGTGAGGTTCGTCAGGTTGTTCCTGAAAGACATGTTTTTATGGGCAGCACATATTTCTATGGAAAGATTGTATCCATGTTTGGCAATTCCTTCAAGAACGGTAAGGGCCTTGGAAATATGATGAAAATGATGATGTTCAGCCAGATGATGGGTGGAAATTCAGGCAATACCAACAGCGGGCTTGGACAGATGATGGCAATGTCGATGTTTATGGGAAACAAGAATAATCCTTTTGAAGGGATGTTTGATTTTGATGTTGAAGATAATACAGAAGATAGTGAGGAGGAAGAATAATGGGAGCAGGTTCATTTTCAAGTCGTAGTTTTGCAGTTTATTCAACTTCGCTTGGCAGAAGTTATGATAAAGATACTGGTAGAGTTAGTGGTCAGGAATATAAAGCCACAAGAATTGATGAGTCATTAGACCCAAAGAAATTCTCTATCAGGGAGTGTTGCAATAGTGATGAGCATCCCAATACAATTCCAGTTATTCTTGCATTGGATGTGACTGGTTCAATGGGAGAGGCTTGCTCAGAGGTAGCATCGGCTCTTGGTGTGATTATCAAGAATCTCTACGAGAAGTTTACAGATATTGAGTTCTGTGTAATGGGTATTGGCGATTTGGCATATGATGATGCACCTATTCAAATGTCACAGTTTGAAAGTGATATTAGAATTGCCGAATCTCTTGACAAGATTTATATGGAACATGGTGGTGGAGGAAATAACTACGAAAGTTATACTGCCGCATGGTATATGGGGTTGAAACATGCCAAGTTGGATTGCTTTGAAAAGCAAGGAAGAAAGGGTATTATCATTACAATGGGTGATGAGCCGTTGAATCCTTATTTGCCTTACAGAAATTTGAATGCTGCAACTAACGGAACGGAACAGAAAGATGTCGAAACGAAAGAATTATATTCACAAGTATGCGAAAAGTATGACGTTTTCCATATTGCTGTAGATAGTCCGAGAGATTCCTATAGGTGGCATAAAAACGAGATTGAGAATACATTCGGACAGCTACTTGGAACTCATTTCAAGACTTCAACTGTTAACAATCTTGCACAGACAATTGAAGAGTGTATTTCTGAATCAGTCAATAATACAACATCTGTAAGTAAGACTGAAACAATGATTAACGAACAAGATGAAATAAGATGGTAATATATGAAAGCAAGGATAGTAATTGGAGCAAATTATGGTGATGAAGGTAAAGGTACTGTAGTTGCAAGATATAGTAAGTGTTCTAACAATGTATTGAATGTCCTTACTAATGGGGGTTCTCAAAGGGGGCATTCTATATTAACAGAAGATGGAAATATTACATTCCAACATTTTGGAGCTGGAACATATTACGGTGCTGACAATTATTATTCTTGCTTTTTTATTCTTAACCCTATCCAATTTGTGAATGAATACAATTCACTCATTGTAAAGCCAAAACGCATATATAGGGATGCAAGATGTAGATGGTCAACTCCTTATGATGCGTTGGCAAACCTTATTTCTGAACAGCAAAGAAAAAGAAAGGCTTCTTGTGGAATGGGAATCTGGAATACTATAAGAAGATGGAATAGTGGGTTAAATTTATTATTTGATGAGTTCATTAGGTTAGACGATAAGATAGCCTATCTTAATAAGGTTAAGGCATACTATGAGAAAGAATTGACGATAAGAGGCGCATGGCTACCTATTTGGAATTCTGTAGTTCTGCAAAAGCATTTTATCAATGATTGTTATTTCATGAAAGAGAAAACAATTGTACAGCCTATTGACACTCTTGAATATGAGAACTTAATCTTTGAAAATGGTCAAGGATTATTACTTTCTGATACAGGGAAAGATACTGCTGATACTACGCCGTCTAATACTGGTATAGCATATTCTTTGGAAATAGTAAAACAAATTAAGAACGTTGAAGAAGTTACAGCGCATTATGTAACCAGACCGTATCTTACTAGGCACGGTGATGGTGAGATGGAAAATCATACGCAAAGACAAGAGTTATCAAAAGATATAAAAGAGGATAGGACAAACCATTATAATGAAAATCAAGGTATTTTTAGATATGGCAAATTAGACATCTCATCCTTAAAAAATAGGATAAACAATGATGCTAAAGGATATAAATTTGAACTTGAACTTACACATTGCGATGAAATGGATAGAGTGAAAGAGTTCAGACAAGCTTTTGATGTTGTAAATGAGTATGATAGTGCATTAATTTGAATAAATTTCTTCAAAATAATTTGGAAGTCCGTTTGGAAAGTTGTATATTTGCAGTATAAAAAAAGAAATACAATTAAACATGGAAGAAATTTTTAATGATATGGCAAGTACGGAGGCTATGATACCGAAGCCATCTTCTAATTATGAAGAATTTGTCAATGATAACTTCTATCATGATTTGTTCTCTCAATATAAGGAAAGAGAGCTTACATCACTTGAACGTTCAACGGTAGAAATATCACATTTATGGAAGGAAACAGAGAATAAGATAGATGAACATATTGCAATTATTAAATTCGAATTGGAAAAGTTCGCAGAAGAAAAAAATGATATGTTTTTGCAAATAAATTCTGATAAGATGTCTGAATTTTATAGGAAAGGAAAAGACATATATAGATTTAAGAGCATTTACATACATAATTATACATTTAAAGTAATGTTGACAGATGGCAAGTTAGAACAAGAAGCCTATTTGGATTTAAATATGAAAATAAGGGAGCAAATGGAGGGATTTGTTCTTTTAAATAAAGCGTTAAAAGATTATTATGTATCCAATAAGCTAACAATTCCAAAATGGCAAGAATTATATTATTCGCAAATTGGCATCATTTTTGGCTTATTACGCAATTTTGCTTTTACTGTTAGAGATAGTTCCGTGATTGTTAAGGAAGTCATTCCAGACATAGAAACGTTTCTGTCAAATATTGGAACCGTTTTTACTGCACCAGAAGACACAATAACCCAATACGAACTTTGCAGGATATTTGTTAGGAATGCAAAGAATCATATGTTCTTAGATGTTGTTGAAAATTCTGAAATATTAAATGAATTAAAGAAAGAACAAATACAGAATATAATACAATATTTGAGCCATTATGAAAGAAATAATACAAAATATAATGATGAATTGAAAGTAAAATATAATATTAAAACAAATGAAGACGATAAACCTATGAAAAAGGATAATAAAGAGAAATATGAGAGTTTTTATAACTTTATGCATTCTAAGCTTATCAGTGAAACTACAACAATAGCAGAAGCATTGAAAAGTTTTGAAGAAATGTATGAGTTCAATAATAATATAGGAAAATCTTTTACGGATTCATGTAATACAAGTATGACTTCAGACCATTTTCCTGATTTTGTATCATCTTCAACAGATGATGATTATGGAAAATCAACCATTCGTCATTTCAAATCTTGGGATGAGGAATGTGAGGGAAATGATTGCGCTATAAATGATTATGAAGGCGGAATAAAGCATTTCCAAGATTGAGATAGCATAAATAATAACGATTTATATAAATTATATTAAAAATGAGTGATAAAGTTTGTGCAAAAGTATGTGATACAAAAAGTTGCAGTAAGGGCATAAATGATATGTCTATTGAAGAATTGAATGAGAAAATCAATGCCAATATAATCTTGTTAAAGGAAAATGACAAGAAACAAAACGAGATTTATGATGCACTCCATTCACTACGTGAAGCGAAAGAGAGTGCATATCAAGCATATATTATCAAGAACAATGTTAATTTGGTAGATACTTGTCTATGCAATAAAGATAATCAGTCCAAACGTTACATTAAGATTCTATCGGTTTCAGATTTTAGGCATAATGCTGTTGTTGCCGACATAGTGAGTGTTATAGAAAACGTAAATGACGAACACGTTCTGAGAGTTAGTAGTATGTCATCATATATAACCCTTAGTGACATATTCGAGAACAAATGTACTGAGGACGAGTTTAATAATGCTTTCTTGAAGGCAATTGAAACTTTGAAAGACAAGGCATCAGTTGATGTAAAAAAGAAAAAGGATTATAGTGATGCGGCTGATTTGATGCATAGAATGGATAATCTTAAATATTGATATTTAATAATAGTATGGCGACAAACGATAAGAATATTACACCCAAAAAATATCCCTATTTGGGAAGAAATTTTATTGATGGAAAGGCTTATGTGGTGTTATTCAGCGAAGAAGATATGGGTACTGTTGTGATGAATGAAACAAACAGCAGAAGAATAAAATTTGGCACATATGGGTCATTTGATGAATCAGCATTTGAAGTCCTACCTCCAAATGAATGTGTGAGATTGAATAATTAAAAAATATAAATCTATTATTTTATTTTCAGAAGAAGAGTAGTCTTATATAAGAAAGATTGCTCTTCTTTAACATTTTTTACATTAAAATACTTCTATAATTCAGGTATTTGTTATATCTTTGCAGCAAAGAAAAACTTTAAAAATTAAATTGATTATGGCAAAAAAGAAAATTCCTATTTTGAACGAAGAACAGACAAGGGTTAATTTATTCCTTGATACAATTAAACTTGATCAAGATCTTCCAAAGTATAAAATAATGGCTGAGAAGAAAGCGTCGAAAAAGAAGGATAAACAGTACAATTCTGAGTTTAATCAGAATATGTCACTTCAAGACTTTACGGTGCTTGATAACAAGTTAGCTGAAATCAACTATGAAACGTTGAGAGACTATTTTGCAAATAATGCAAAAGAAAATATGACGGATTTTAACTTGACACTATCGGATAAGATGCGTCATAACATTGAGAAAACTACAATGAGTGCAAACAACTTTGTACTTTCTGTTGACAGATGGGAGAGTAAGCATCCTGAGAAAGAAACCTTATGGAATACAGTAAAAAGATATTTCAGAAAAAAGAATGCAGAAAAACAGGAGAAGCAAACAATACAGAAATTCGATGTGGTTAAATTCTTTGCAGATGTGAAACTGAGTAGTAGTGAAGAAGCTAACAAATACCGTAACCGTTTGAATGAATATGTTGCTTGTATAGGTTATACTGAGAAGACTGGACAAGCCGCATTGAAAGAAAAACTGTTTGAAAACTTGATTATCAATAAATACGAGTCCATTCTCTATGCAAAGGGAATGTATAGGGTTCTTACAGAGGAAACACTTGTGAAATTCGCAAAGAATTGTCCTAAAGCATTGTCTTTGGATTACATTGCTAATTATGTAAGAACAATTCCGTTGGATATCATCAAGAAGAAGATAGAAGTTGATATGCTTGAAGTGTTTGACAATTATGTAATCCTTCATTATGATCCACAAGGAAACGCTGTTGAGATGACACCTGCTGAGAAGAAGAAAGAGGTTGACAAGGCGAAAGACCCTATACTTTTCGGTGTGATTGCAGGTTCGAACAAACTTTATTATATAGCCGATTGGATTGATACCACGATTGCTGATGATTTGACTTGGGAAACAATGGTTGAAAATCTTGGGCAGGATGTTCTTGAAAAGGATTTCTTGAAAGACAAGATTTAATGGTCGAATTTATTGTCTTATGTTAATCAATAGTTACACAGATAAGGATTGTCGAAAATCATGGGTAGATAATGGTGATTGTTGTTGTAATTGCATTCATCGTTATCTACTTGTGGTTGACAATTTTCCGATGGGTTATTATTGTGGTGTGTTCAAAGATGAGTCTGACGATGGTCTTATACACATTTCAAGGGATGGACATGGAATGTGTGAAATGCATCGGAGAAAGGGTGAAAAATCAGCAAAAGAGATGGCTGTTGAGATATTTGGAGAAGAAACAGATACGAGCGAGCATAATTAGGAACATATGAATAGGCAAGAAATTGACAGAATAATCAGAGAGGATACGGCATGGTCACCAGAAAGTGATGATTATGAAGAGATTTCCATTGTTAACAATGGCAAAGTCTATAAAGGCTACAAACATGCAATGGAGAAAGGAGGAATTGTTGCAAGATATTATGAAGATACCGAGACAGTAAGGGCGTATGCATTGACATTATATGAGACAGGAGTTGCAATCATCTTTGACAAGAAAAATAAATCTTATTTCACGGCAGTATTGGGAGAAGATGACGGCTCTTGGTTTTTAGTTGATAAAAGTTGGAGCATATTACATAAATCGACTTTTATCGCTTGTATGTCTGAAGCATTGAACTTATTTAATGCAAATTTTAGAGATAAGAAACAAAAATAATCAGAAAAATATAGATATATTATGGATAGAAAAGAATATAAGGAATATTTTACCAAATATTATAGAATACCTTTCGTTACCCTTGATGAAAATGGTAACAAGAAGCCAGTTGATGAAAAAAAGAAAGTCATAATAGATGCAGCAATCAAATCTCTTGGCAATTGGTATGATAATTATTTTGATTTATTGTTTAGAAAGTCAGCAATTAAAGAAATGAATGACAACACAATGAGTAAAACAATTGAAACACCCTTTGCAAGGGCAACAAACATTAAACTTTCAAGGACACAGGCAGCAACTATTATTATCAACAGGTATTTTGATTTTCTAGTTATGGCGAATTGCCCTCAATATGCTGATGGAAAGACGAGGAAACGTATTAGAAAACAAGTATATAATGATTTTGTAAAAGGAAGGTACTTCAAAAACCAGATTGGTGAGGAGTTGTATAATATGATTGAAAAGATTGCAAATAAATAAATGAGAAAAATAATTACATTAATAGTATTATGTTCTTTGTTTACTTTTTCATCTTGTATAGATGAAGACGTTAAACGAGTAAGGCTGGAGCAGAGGAAGAATATCATATATGAAGATAGGTATGTTAACGTTATAAAAGTTAACGATTCAATAGTGGTTATCTATCATTACGCAACGAGAAAAGTGGAACAAGACCCAATCAAGATAATCAATTTGAAAAAACTTTGAGAAAATATTACTATCATATACTTATGTTATGGGTATAGTTGTATAAAAGATATGCCACATAAATCGCAATGGTAGTAAGGAACGATAATATATTACATATAATCCTGACTGATATAAATGAAAATGAGAAATTCATTTATATTATTAAGGATATTAATAGCATAAAAGGAGTCCTTGTCGATTGTGTGTATATTAGACATGAAAACAACGTAACACTAATTGAAATACAAAACAATGAGGTTATTATTGACAAGAATGAAATTGATGATATTATGAATACTGAAAATTCAAAGATTATCTCGTTAACTGAATTGAAAGATATGTTTAACAATTTAATTATAATCTGAAAAATAATGAAAACAGCAATTGTCATAATTGATATGCAGAATGACTTCATTCATAAAAATGGAAGTCTTTGTGTTCCCAATGGAGATAAGGTAGCAAAAAATATTGCAAATTTTCTAAAAGAGAATGATGTTGATAAGATATTTGTTTCAAGGGATTATCATCCAAAGAATAATATTGCAAGTACGGAGTTTTGGTATGATAGCGAGAACAAGCACGTTGAACCGTTTACCGAGATAACATTGGATGATGTGTTAAGCAAAAAAGTACGAGCGCATTATTATAAGGCATATCTTATTGCTTACCTGAAAGAATTGGAGAAAAAAGGTAAAAAATTGATTGCATGGCCTCCACATTGCGTAGAAAACACATGGGGATGTGAAATATGTAATGAGTTAAAGAAAGTTTTGGAGAATAAAGATAATGTGGAATATATTAAGAAAGGAACAAATCCTTATACAGAACATTATTCAATATTCAAAGCAGAAATCCCATTGGCAGGATATAGCGTAGCGGATGGATGCATATATACACCTTATATTCTTGAAACAACAAACATTCCAACAATAGGCAATATATCTGAAGAAATACTTTCAAAGAAAGTGGAAGGTGATTTCTATGCGCCAGTAGAATTTAAGAATGAAACAAATGATACCACTTTGAATACCCAATTGTTAGATAAATTAAACACATATGATAAAGTCTATATTTGTGGTGTGGCAACTGACTTTTGTGTAAAGGAGAGTATCAAGGATATTGTTACATACAAGCCTGAGATATGCAAGAAAATGACCATTCTCAAGGATTGTATGGCATCCATTGGGGATATTGACTTGAAAAATGATGAGGTTTATGCAAAAGCAATAGAATTTGGCACAGAAATTAAATAGAAAAAAAGAAAATATGAAAACGACAGATGAGAAACGAAAGTATATAATCAAGAAAATCTACAAGAATAATCCACATAATGATACGGTACTGGGTTTAATAAAAGAAATCAGTTCAAAAAGTCATTTTAAGGATAAGACAATAAACGAACTCTATAAGTCAATTAAATGGATGAATGACAATAGATAACATTATTATTTGATAATCATTCATTATAAACGTGTGGTGGGATTAATTTTCATCGCACGTTTTTTTTTTGTTACTATTGAAAATAGACATTGTGAAGTATATAATAATAGAAAAGAATAAAAGAAAATATATGCTTAAAGAGAAATTATATATCAAATATATTGAACTGAAATATAAATATTGTGAGAAAGCGTTAATGTATAATCAGTTACTTGAAAATATTATATTATTGATGCTTGGAATTACTCATTGTTACTAAAAAAATAAACGAATATTTTATAAGATTTCTTGATTATTTCTCGTCAAAACACAATATTTATATATGAATGATTGATTATTATCAGTCTTATGTGGTTATTACCAGTTTCATACATGACGGCATATAAATATGGAATGGCATTCGTACCTCCATATAAATTGCAAAGGCTGATAGACTATTAATTCATAGAAGGCATATAATAGTTTGTTGGTTCTTTCTATTTTTGTGCCGAAATTAGATGAAAAAGAGAAATCTTATGAATAATAACAATTAAAAAAAGTGGAAATGCCATTAAACCCTAACGAATTAAAAACACAGTATGATGCCCATATTGCTGCAAGTAATCCTCATGAGGTAACAAACGCACAAATATGGGGTCTGGACAAGGTTGAGAATGTTGCAGACGCAAACAAACCTATTTCCACAGCATTGTCTGAGGCACTATCAAAGAAAATGGACATCTCTGACATCTACAATTCCACAGAGGAAAGCCAGAGTATTGATCTATCACAAGTTCCGTGGAGTGCGGCACAAGGCTATTCAATGAATAATACAATAGATGCTTGGCAAGCACAAGATACAAGTGCATTAGAGGCACGTATCAAATGGTGTGAAGATAATGTCTAAAAAATAATCTAATTTATTAAAAATCAAAAGTAATCAATGAGTAGAACAGTTTTAAACAAACGAAGCAATGTAGTACTTGAGGATGGAAATCCTAAAATACCTACCGCAGACCAATTGAATTATGGTGAGATTGCTATCAACTACGCTTCTGGTGTTGAAACACTATCCACAAAGAATGCCGATGATGAAGTAGTAAGTGTATTGATAAACGGTATGATGCAGACAATCGGCGAATCTCTTGCTATGCATGAAGCACGTAATGACAATCCTCACGGTGTGACCAAAGAACAAGTTGGTCTTGGGAATGTGGATAACACATCAGACGTAGACAAACCTATTTCTACCGCACAACAGGCAGAACTGGATACAAAATTAAACAATGCAGCTAATGGTGGTGTCGCTAACAACCTTACAACCAATTCAAGTGATGTTGCATTGTCTGCCGCACAAGGTATTGTGCTTAATCAGAAAATCAGCGAGATGACTGGTGGCGCAATCGAAAACCTGCAAGCGTTGGAGAATAGAGTAGGTGCTGTTGAGCAAGAAATCAATGAAGCAATATCTTATATTGATGGCACATTGATGCCTCGTGCGCAAGAGATACATTCTCAATTAACCATCTAATTATAAAATAATAACATAATAACAATAGATTTTTATCAAATTATGTCGAACGTAATAAAAACAAAACTTGAAGCTGTATATCAGGAGCTTGAAGGTGCAAAGGCAAATATTGCAAGCTCAAAAGAAGATATTGCAAATGCGTTGCGTTTTAATGGTATTACTAATGTGAGTGATACGGAAACATTTGCCCGTTATGCAGAACTTATCAGACGTTTGAAAAGTGCCAACGCTATGGTGTTGGAATTCCAAATTCCAGAAGCTACAACGACATACAAACGTACAGTTGTACTTCCTATGCAGTTTGGTGTAGCAGGTAACAATGGTGCAACGTTAAATACGATTGCAAAAGAACTTATTGCTATGGATCCTGCAACTATGGACTTAAATCCTGGCGATACAGCAGAACCTGTAGATAATGAGCCAGATTATAGTGAACATTTAATTCAGGATGTATATGGGAATACCATCATGGATGGTAACTTTACTATTCCTATGAATGATATTGATAATTATCTTTCGGAAGAAGAAGCTGCTGAATTCATAGCTGCTGCTGAAAATTTAGGCTATAGCGTTACAGAGAGCGGTATCTCAACAATGTCAGTCGGCGATGATGGTAGTTTTGAACCAAGTACAACAGCAACTTATAGTTATACGGTTGACTGGGGTGATGGTAGTCCTGAATGCATTTTTGATGAAGCAAAATCTTATGCTGATAATAAAGCAGCTATTTGGCATACTTATGCAAGTGCAGGTGTATATGACGTAACTATCAATGGTACTTACAAGAGAATTTATACACAAGGCGATGATCAATCCAATTGGGTTGAAGATGGTGAATATGTTCAGGATTCTGATGGTACTAATATCGTTAATAGTGACAATTATGCAATGAGAAATTATTTAATTGCTGTTATTGCGTGGGGTAATACATTGCTTACAAATATGGAATCAGCATTTAGAGGATGTAGTAAACTAGCTGATATCCCTATGTATGACACTACTAACTCGTTCATTGATGTTACCAGTTTTTCATATGCATTTAGAAAATGTACTTCATTAAAGAGTTTGCCGTTTAATGCAAATACTAATAAAGGATTGTTTAGTGGATGTGAAAAAGCAACAGACTTTTCTTATACTTTTAGAGATTGCACAGGATTAACAGAGCCTATACCTATTAAAATAATTGATGGTTGTCCTAACGTAACAACCGTAGCAGGTATGTTTGCTTATAATACCAATATGACTGGCTCAATACCTACTGGAATGTTTGCAGGGTTAACAGCACTTACGAATGCGTCAGAAGTATTTGCAAATTGTTCAAAAATGAATGGTGAGATTTCATCTGATTTGTTCGCTGATTGTCCTAATGTAACGACTATATATCGTTTATTCTATGGTTGTACATCGATCACTGGTACAGTTGATAGAGAATTTATTGGAGGTTTAAGTAAATTAACTGATATGAGACAGGCTTTCTACAACTGTAAGGGTATTACAGGATTTGCTTCTGATGCTTTCTATAATATCAAGTCAGATAATATTAACTGTAGAGATGCTTTCTATGGTAGCGGTATTACTTCAATTCCTAGTGGATTGCTTGAAGCAATGACTGGTAAAAACCTTATGATGGAAAGAATGTTTGGTAACTGCACAAGTCTTACTTCAATTCCTGCAACTTGTCTTGCAAACTTGAAGGTTGCTAATGCAAGAGGCATTTTTGGCGGATGTACAGCACTTGCATCTGCTCTTCCAGAAGCTAATCCTGATTGGAATACTTATGAAGGTATTCAAAGATGGTATGGTGCTTTTGCAAAAACAAATCTTTCCGATAATAATACTGTTTGTCTTGAATTAGGAGGTGATGGCAACAGAAAATTCTCTGAAGGTAAAGTTGGTGCAATTGTTCTTGCCGATAACACGATGGTAGATCCTAAAGACTATAAATATAGTTCAAGTAATGTACCCATTGGTATTGTGTATGCAGATACTTATATTAATCCTACTGTTTCAACACCGACTATTGCAAATGGTGCTGGCAACGTAGTTGCAAGTGATGCGGGTGGTGCGGTTCATAAGATTTATGCAACTGTATTAAACGACACTACAAGACAGTGGACGAATGGACAAGTAAATGCTGAGGATATCACAACGATTACCAATACATCAAATGTAGAAGTTGGCTACAATAAATTTACATGGGATGAAGAAGGTGCAACAGCAACTAGAAATACCACTCGTTATAATGGTGAAGCATATACAAAGGCTATCAATGATTGGCGTGTAGATAAAAGTATGGCGACATATACAGCAGAAAGTGGCTACTTGAAGACTGGTACTGATAAGTATGATGCAGTGGAATTCGTAAATATGTACAATCTTACATCACACGGTTCTGGTAGTGTTGCCAATAAACGTTGTTTCTTACCTGACGGAGCAGATTTATGGGATCAATTTACTCAAATGTATCTTATAAAGAAAGCATGTGATAAGATTATTGCAGGTGAAGGTGGTTATACTACAGGAAATTGCTATCCAATGAGAGATGGTACGACTTACTGGGCTTCTGCCGAGGGTAGCTCCACGTATGCTTGGCATTGCGGTACGAACTATGCGCTTCTGGGCTTTTGGGGCATTAAGTGGGGTAGCTATTACGTGCGTCCTTCCTTTGCTATTGAGGCTGATTAAGCCTCTATTAGCCTTAAGCGTATTTAGCAAGCAACGCTTGTTTATTGTGGGGATAAATCCCCACAATTAATTGTAATGAAAGGCTGAAGTTTCTATGCGTGAGTGTAGCGAGCGCATAGAACTTTTAATTTCCACATAAATAATAAAAATAAAAAATGAAACAAGTATTATGGGACATTATACAAAACTACAGATTTTTGTTGACTCCTATGAGATGGTAAAATTATTATTACCGAAAATAAATAAAATTAATAAATCTTATAAATATATAATTGGTGAAGAAGCAAAACGATCTGCAATTAGAATGTTGTCTTTGATTAACATAATTAACACTACGGAGAATATGTCAGAGAGATTAAAATATATGAAACAATTCCAGTGTTATTTTGAGAATATAAAGTTGTGCATGAAATTATGTATAGATTTAAAGCTATTAAGTGCAAAGGAATTTTCCAACATTTACCCATTGATGAAAAATATACATGAACAATTCATAAAATGGAGAGGTTTTACCGAAAAAACCGCAAATTTTTCAAAACAAGAAACTATTTATCATTGAAAAGGCAGAGTTTTGTTTTGCGTTAAGTGATTAGAAAATCATGCAAACAGGAGAGACCGAAGCTTGTGAAAGATTACCGAATCCCATTCGGCGAAATTTTATAAGGGTGCTACACAGCTCGAAAGGGTCGTTAATAATATGTCTTGATTGATGTATTCCAGATAGCACAATGTACGAATTACTGGGCTTCTGCCGAGAATAGCTCCACGAATGCTTGGAATTGCAATACGAACAATGCGAATCTGAACAATTGGAACAATAAGTGGAATAGCAATTACGTGCGTCCTTCCTTTGATTATAAAATGCACAGGCTGTTTTTTTACAGAAATTAATCCCCAAAAAGGATGATTTGGTTGGCTATAATTTACAGCCAACCTTTATTTATGTATAAAATAATTAATTCATAAACACTATATGGCAAAAGCATATTGTTTTAGCTACGGTGAGGTTTTCGAGGCGTATGAAGATTGTATTAAGAACAAAAGAAATACAAGTAATGCACGAGAGTTCGAAATTGACTATATAGAAAAAGTCACACGTTTATGTGATGATATTAACGATGGAACATACGAAATTGGTAAGTCAATAGCATTTGTTGTTACATTTCCAGTTTATCGTGAGGTATTTGCTGCCGATTTCAGGGATAGAATTGTACACCATCTTGTCATCAAGGAATTAATGCCATATTTTGAAAAATATTTTATCAAAGAAAGCTTTTCGTGTATGGAGGGCAAGGGTGTATTGTATGGCGTTAAAACAATGTTTGAGTATATAAAGGAATGTACCGAGAATTATACAAAGGATGCTTGGATTTTAAAGATGGATATAAAGTCGTTCTTTATGAGCATTAATAAGCAGTTATTGGCTGATATGATAGACGATTTTATTGTGGAATATTATGAAAATGATAGGAAGAAAGAGAAACTTAGGGAATTATGCAAACAGATTGTTCTACATCATCCAGAATTAAATTGCGAGAAAAGAGGTGACCAGTCGTTATGGGCTAAATTAGACTCCAATAAGAGTTTGTTTAATGTAGGATATGAAAGAGGACTACCCATTGGTAATTTGACATCACAGATTTTTGCCAATTTCTTTTTGACAAAACTCGATAGATTTATCAAGGAAACGCTTGGTTTTAAATATTATGGCAGATATGTTGATGACTTTATGATAGTATCCTCGGATAAAGAGAAATTGAAAAGTTCGGTGGACAAGATAATTGAATTTGCCCAAAGGGAATTGAAATTGACAATTCATCCAAATAAAAGATATTTTCAACATTATACAAAAGGTGTGCAGTTTATTGGAAGTGTTATAAAACCCAATAGAATATATGTTTTGAATAGAACAAAAGGTTCATTGTATTATAAATTGAGAAACTTATTCAATAATCCTGATGAAAAGAGATTGGATAAACTTATAATGACCGTTAACTCGTATATTGGTTATATGAAGCATTATAACACTTACAACATAAGGAAATTCTTTCTTAATAATTCAGGTCTACTTGACAAATGGAAAGATTTGATAATTATTGATGAGAAATATGAAAAGATAAACAGGAAAGAAAAGCCGAAACAAGTTACTGCTAAAGACGTTTTTGAGATAAAAGATTGAAAAAAGTCAAGAAAATATTTTGCAGTTTAACACAAAGGTAGTACATTTGCAATATTAAAGGCATAGTCAAATATCTTTTGTTGTTAGAACTTGGTAAAAGCCTAAATCATGATACCACTTTGTTGTGAAATACGGTGGTATTTTTATTTTGTTTAACATAGTATATTTGTTTATAAGTAAAACTTGTTGTATTTTTGCAGAAAAATAAAGAATATATGGATGGAAATAAATTGATTAAATCACCACTCAATTACACAGGTGGAAAATACAAATTGCTACCACAGCTATTACCAATAATTTTACTCCCCCCCCCCATAAAAATGAAATAAATACGTTTGTAGATTTATTTACTGGTGGTGGAAATGTAGTTGCAAATGTCAATGCCAAGAAACGTATAGCCAATGACATTAACGGGTCAGTTATTGATATATTTAAGACATTTCAGACAAGGGCACTTGATGACATTTTAAAGGAAATATATTCCAAAATAGAGGAATATAATCTTACAATAGATAATCAGGAAAGCTATAATGTTTTCAGGAATATGTATAATAAAAGTACAGAAAAAGATCCAATAGACTTATTCGTTTTGATATGTTACTCATTTAATCATCAGATAAGGTTTAATTCAAAAGGCGAATATAACATGCCGTTTGGAAAGAATAGAAGTCAATTTAATAAGACAATAGAACAGAATCTGATTAATTTCCATAAGACAATAAAAGATGTAATATTTACAAATAAATCTTTCACAGAATTAAAGGTTGATAAGTTGTCAAAGGATGATTATGTATATTGCGACCCACCTTATTTGATAACTTGTGCCTCATACAATGAGCAGGACGGATGGAATGAAACACAGGAGAGACAATTATATGAATTATTGGATAATCTCAATGAAAGAGAAATAAGATTTGGTTTATCCAATGTGTTTGAAAACAAGGGAAACAAGAATGAAATGTTGATTGAATGGTCAAAGAAGTATAACGTACATCATTTTAATCATAGCTACGGAAATTGCAGTTACCATGCAAAAAACAAGTCTAAAAGTACAGATGAGGTCTTCATTACGAATTATTAACCAACTTTAGTTAAGATGTTATTTGGTAATATGGTTAATTTGTAGTATCTTTGCGATGATAATTTAAAATAGCAATATTACGTTCATGAAAGAGATAATAATAAATGACAGACATTTCATTGTCGAAGATTATACTGAGCCAAAGGTATTTTATAATGAAAATGCTGATGATAAGATAGGTTTTTCAGATATAATCATCAAAGCATTGCCTTTGGAAGTTAATGAGCTACCCAAAGAGGGAACAATTATAATTGTAACACCAGAAAGAAAAGATATATTGACATATTCTTCATTTGAGAAATGTAGAAATGATGAATATGATTATAGTTTTACAATTTCAAAGTGGAATTTCATTAGATAATACATAAATCAGATACTATAAGGGTTATGACACCGAAAAACGAACTTGAAGAAAAGTGGAAAGACTTGCATACAGAAGTCGTAAATAGAATTATCCGTTTCTTAAAGGAAAACGGGGTAAACAATGTAACAGATGTTTACCTATCAATTGATACAGTTGATTTTTCAGTACAACACGGGGAATGGACACCAATGACTGATTCAAGTTTTGAAGCAATTGATAATATAGAAGACAAAAGAGTTTTGTGGAGTATATAATAAGGGTAAAAAAGAGATGAGTAAAATTAAGATTATATTCATTGACGTGGATGGAGTCTTTAATTCAGAAACGTATTATAGGAAACGTGCGGAGAGTGGAGATGTAAGACCATATCCTTTATCAGAATTTGACCCAGAAGCTGTTAAGCAATATATGAGAATCATTCAGGAGACAAGTGCTAAGACTGTCATATCAAGCTCTTGGAGACATACTGATGGTTTAAGAAGCATTCTAAAGAATGTAGGTTTTAGAGGTAGTCCATTAGATTTTGAGATAACTCCATATTTGGGTACAATAAGAGGATTGGAAATTAAGAAATATATGGAGGACTACCTTGATAAACATCCAGAAGATAAAATAGAGAGCTATTGCATCATTGATGACGATATTGATATGTTATATGAACAGAAAGACAATTTTGTCAATTGTGATGCCTATTATGGTGGTTTGACGAAAGAAAAAGCCGATGAAGTAATTAAGATTTTAAATAAGAAACAAAATTAAACACATGAACAAGAATATATTTTGGGAATTAGTTAAAGAACTGGATTGGCCAAATATGTGCAAGTTGCAAACCAAGAAAAGATACAGTTTGGCACAAGAGATTTTCAAGAAAATGAAATTAACCAATGACGATATTATTGAAGCAAAACATTATGCAAAAGCGTTTAGAGAAATATTGCAAGACAAGGTGAAAGAATATTCTTTGCTAAAATATGGTGATAAATATGCTTTTCCGAATAATAGTGAAGTGCTAAGTGTTAGTGATGACGGCTTTTGGGATTTGTGTGCGCATATTGTTGGTTGCGGAGAGAAAGTTTATAACAAAGTTTTAAACAACCCTAAGTTAATATTGAAATTCCCTGATTATGTAGAAAATTTTGAATATGTTTTTGATACATATACTGAATACGCAAAAGAAACGGAAAAAAGTAATTGATTATGTTTACAAAAGAAGAAAGAAGCAGTTTCAAATATTGGTTTGCTCATTGGTGTGCTTTTCAAATGACAGCGTTGAATCTTAAATGTTGGAAATTCAAATATCTTTTCCATGATATTGAAAAGCCGTGGTTAAAGATATTCATGGTTTATCCAGATGTACAAAGATGGCATCGGCATCATAACAACCATCATATTGAATATTGGTTAGACCATTATTTCAACGAAAAGAAAATGGATTGGAAAGCGATGGTAATTGATTGGGAGTGCAGCCATTTTACCAAAGAACAAGCACAGTTAAATGCAAGAGAAACGTTAGAGAAGGAATGTGTAAAATTAAGCCAACGTTTCCCAGAAGGTGTATCTGATTATTACGTTGGAATTTTTAGGAGAAATGTGGAAAAAGTATTAAACGATTTAAATTTATAAATAAAATGAAAGACAATACATTGATTATTAACCTAATTGGTGGCCCAGGTTCGGGGAAATCAACGACTGCAAGTGGTGTATTTTACGAATTGAAAAAGAAAGGAATTAATTGCGAAATGGCTCTTGAATTTGCAAAAGATAAGGTTTGGGAAGAATCATTTAAGACAATGGATGACCAGATATATATTTTTGGCAAACAATTCCATAAAATATGGCGTTTAAAAGATAAAGTAGATGTTATTATAACTGATAGTCCTTTATTACTTTCAATATATTATAATAAAGAAAAATCAGATTATTTTAATGATTTTATAATAGAACAATACAATCGTTTCAACAATAAATTATTCTTTATTGAAAGAAATAATGATTATCAGGTTGAGGGAAGACTACAAACTATTGATGAAGCAAAACAAATTGATAAGGATGTAAAGGCGATCCTTGAAAGGTATGATATTAGTTACGAGTGCGTTAAAAATGAGAAATCAGTTGAAAGAATTGTTGATTATGTTTTGGAAAAATTAAATGAAAAATAATAAACCAATATTTAAAGTAATCATAGCAGGTTCAAGACAATTCTACGATTATAGTCTTCTCAAAGAGAAATGTTTAAAAATATTATCAGATGTATTAAAAGATTGTGATATTCAGATTATATGCGGTTGTGCAAGAGGTACTGATACAATAGGCAAACAATTTGCAGAAGAATTTGGTTTGAAAGTATTAGAATATCCTGCTGATTGGAAAAAATATGGTAAAAGTGCAGGATACAGAAGAAATAAGGAAATGACTAAAGTTGCTGATGCCTTAATCGCATTTTGGGATGGTGAAAGCAGGGGAACAAAACACATGATTGATTTGGCGAAAGAATATGGTTTACCAACCCGAATAATATATTATAAGAAATATATACATAGCAAGAAACAGCAATAACGATTTGAGATTTTTTTTTTTCAAATGAAAACGTTACGATTGTCTTAGAAATAGAATCAATAGAAGTACAATTTAGTTATTTATAAGTTTACGTTTTAATATTTATATTAAAATAAAGCAAAGCAAAGTAATTTTATATTATTATGAAACAAACAATCGTATTAACAGAATCTGACTTGAAACAGAAAGTTTTAGATATAGCATCCAAGATGTTAAAAGAATGGGCAAGCAAATATCAATGCGAAGAACCTTATTATAAATTCAAGGATTCAGTCGATGAACTAATTGATGCCTTTTATCAAGATTTTGATGTGGACGACAGCGAGGAAATAAAAAATGCAATTGAGGCGGTAAAGAATGCGGTGGATAAAGTTGATAGAGTTGTTAATCACCCAGAAGGGAACAGTGGTGATATGAAGATATGGCATAATGTCGGGTTTTAAAATATATCCTCTATCAACAAAAAGGTCTTACTTTCGTCAAATGAGAGTGAGATTTTTTTGTATTATTAACATCTTGTATTTGTGTATATTATATTTAAATCGTCTATTTGCATTAGAAAATTGTTATATAAACGAAATCAACAATGTTGTATATAGGAAAATTAAATAAGAGATTACTTATGGCGTGGATTGCAGTAGATATAGATGGTTGTGAATGGATTTTCCAAAACAAGCCAAAACAATTTGATGGTTATTTGGAAGAAGTAAAAGAAGTCTTCAATAATCTATAAAATATATTAAAGTGGTAACAAATATTTGTTTGTTATCACTTTTTTGTTTATCTTTGTGATGTAAATAAAAATAGGAGATAAACATATGGAAAAAAGTAAAAAACACAAAACTTTTAAGATATCCGAGCCAAATGAAAAAGCAATAAAAATATTAAATATGGATAAGAAAAGACAAATGTATCATAGTTTAGCATTTTCATTCGGATTACATGTTAAACAAATGAAATTTATTTTTCAGAATAAAGAACCTGAAAAAAGACAGATTGATTTTCTTGAACAAAAAGTTATTAAAGAAAATAATGATTCAATTTTTAGAGATTTAAAATTATACGAAGAATGTATTGTTAAAAATTCTGAAAAAAATAATGCACTATTTAAACGTGTAAAGGACTATTTTTACAATACAAGAAAATTAGATAAAGAAGTAATATTATCAGAAAAAGAGAAAGAAGATTTCATAAATAATTCTGAAGCTATTAGAGACTTAAAATTATTATGGAGATTTCATGATTGTTCTATTAACATATATAAAAAATTAAATAAAAATGTGTCTGTTCAAAAAAGCAGCAATTTCCAAAAAGAAGTGATAGTGATATAGTGGTTTATAAAGTATTATTAATCGCAACTTTTAGTTATAATATTTTTCATAGAGATTATGTAACAGGTCATAAGACCTTCCTCGTCCTTGTACTTCGGCAAGTGTATCGGGTTGGAATATTTGCCCAGTTTCTTCAGTTTCAATAGACCGAAGAACGAGTGCATATCCCTGTCCACAATTCTGAGAATTTGTTGGCCAGTATCCGTAATGAGAAGAGAGTAATTCTCGTTTGTCTTGCAGAGATGATAATTGTTGTAATACGACAGGTATTCTTCCGTATTGAAAAAATGCTGACGGACGGAATACAAACCGACATTGTACATTCTTGCAGAATGATAGCACATCATTTTAAGGACTTGGAAGTCCTTAAAACCATTGTCAATATGTACCTTTGTCGTAAGCAGCATTTCCGTGAGTTGTTTTTTTTTTATCTTTTATATTAAAAAATATCTGGTAAAATTAAAAAACGTATAAAATATTATGATTTTTGCAAAATAATTTTGTTTTCTACGAAAACATTTGTATCTTTGCAAAGTGAATTATAAAATTAAATGTTTAACAAATAAAAGGCAAGTTTAAATTCCTCCCCATCCTAAAGGGTGGGGTTTCCTTGAAACAATTTATATGAAAGATTTGATAATTATGAGCAAGCTCTCGAAGTAGGATTGCAGAAAGTAATTAAACTAATTAAAAAGTGAGGATTATGAAGAAGATAACTATTTACGAATGCAATGACGGAACAAGGTTTGATTCCGAAGAACAGGCATTGGAATATGACGTATTGTTGTCAAAATGCAATAGTATTAACGATGTAATAGGTCGTAAAGTCGAACTTGAATATAACCAATACGTGCAGCGCAATGCAGAAATTGTTAAAAAGCAATGGAGAGTGTTTTGCAATATAGTTGCCGCAGCCATTCCTGATTATGATAAAATGGCAAATGAATGTGGTAATGGAACAAGACATCGGTCACATATAGGCAGAGTAATTAGCGATTACAATATAAAATGTCTATACAGTTTATATTTCCGTTTTGAGTGCATTGATGAGCAAGGACGTGAGTATCAACAGCCGTATTTTGCTAATGGGCATCAGAATGAAGCAACAATGGAGGTGATGTCATGCAGAAGATAATGTTCAATGATAAATTTTTGCTCACGAAAGCGGTGCTTGACGGTAGAAAGACTCAGACAAGAAGAATAATAAAGACATCTGATGCCTTTGAAAGGGTTAATCCTGATTTTGATTGGGATGACGAAGACATAGAGAATTGGGAAAATGACTTTGCATTAAGAGTGAAGAATATGTCTGAGACAGAAAAGAAAGAATGTTTCAATTATCTATTAAATCATCCTAAATATAAGGTAGGTGAAATAGTTGCTATTGCTCAATCCTATAAAGATGCAGGATATAAATGTTACGCTTATAGAGACACTGATGAGTTCTTGTTCTTTATAAAAGATGGTAAAGATGTAGCTATACCTCCTATTGCATATACTAACAAAATGTATGTGAAATCTATATACATGCCCCACCAAATCCGCATCACCAACGTCTGCATACAGCGGTTGCAAGACATAAGCGATGAAGATTGCTTGAAGGAAGGATTGGAATGGGATGGAGTTGCACATAAATACTATGTAAATTACGACAAGACAAACGGTAGTAAGATTTACTTCAAAGCATCTCCAAAAGAATCGTATGCTGAACTTATTGATAAGGTGAGTGGTAAGGGTACTTGGGAAAGTAATCCTTATGTGTTTGTCTATGATTTTAATCTTGTAAAATGATATGAATATTAAACGAAGAGTGAAAGATGCAATTCATATTCTATTAGGGAATAAAATTGCAATAGGCAAAGAAACGTCTATATACGAAATTGTAGGATGGAAGTACGATATTGTTAAGCCATCATACAAAGAGATATATAGCGAAATTTCAATCAAGTTGCAGTAACTGTCCGACATGGCATTAAAACTGTCTATCGGATTTGAAAAATAAGAATTATGAAATCAAAGCAAGTTTTAGATGTGCAGCAAATGCAGCACCTGCAAGAATTGGGAATGGGATTGAAAAAACTATGATGTATTGGGCGAGATGCTGTTATGGTATATTAAGAACAAATATATAGAAATAAAAACGAAATAGACATGTTTCCATTTATAGTTGTTTCTGTGTGGATTATTGGAATGATATGTTTTGTTTATCATATGATAACGAAACGTAATAAGTTATATAAGGAGTGTGCATATTATTTCAAAAATACACCAAACACAGAATATATGTATATCAAGGATATTGAGGTACTTTTTGACGAGAATATAATTATAAGATGTGTTATTCTTAAAGAGGTGAATACACCTCACCGTATAATAATCAGAAAAGAATATTTTAAAAAGAATTTTGCTAAGAAATTTCCACAATATTAACTCATTGTAGAATATTAACATATAGCATTTGTATAATTCCAAGTTTTTGGCCATTTTTGCATTGTTCAAATAATAATACATAAACTATATAAAAAAAATATAAATTATGGAAAAAAGTGAGTATAAAATGAGAACGATAAAATTCAGGGGCAAGTGTATCGACAACAATCTTTGGGTGTATGGATGGTTATATTGCAAAGATGGCAAGTATTACATTAAAGATGAAGTAAATGATACAGTTAAGCTTTTCCTTGTCAATCAAGATACTATCGGGCAATTCACTGGATTGTCTGATAAGAACGGTAAGGACATATACGAGGGTGATATTGTGCAAGGATTGGAATATGCTAACTTCTACACTGGAATAGACGGTGAAGTGAATGCAGTTGTCATATGGGATGGTAATAGCGCATCATTCGTATTTGATGCAGAGTGCAAATACTACTGCGCTTTGAGCGTTTGCAAGGCTGTTACGGTAATTGGAAATATCCATGATAACCCGAATTGGTGAAAATAGATGATAATAAATTAGGATTAAAATTAAGTTAGTTATGGAACACCAGATAGGAGAGATATTCGAGTACAATGGTGAATGGTATCAATGTATTAGGGATATTACTTGTATTAATTGTGGATTTAATAATAAAGGATGTTTGGCAGATAGGCACATAACAGGGGATTGTTCTGGTAGATTGGATGGTGCATCGGTTGTCTTCAAGAAACTTGAAAAGGTCGGAGAACCTTATATTTTCAGTAATATGGAGATACATAATATTACCATGCAACGGTACAAAGTATTTGTAAAGCCTATATTTACTAATAATTCAATTATTACTACATATAATATGGTAAATGAGACAATATCAATAGAAATTAAAAACAAAGAAGATATGGAAGAAAAGAAAGATAATTATGACGGAAATATGGATAAAGAATGCATTCAGATTTGTGATGTGCTAAATTCAATTTCAGATGTATGCACAACAGAAAGTTGTTGCGGCCATTGCAAGGATAGATTTATGATTTTCTTCACTTGTGATAACCCTCATTCACTTGCAATTATTGCACGAGTTTTTGATAGGCGTTATATTGGTACTTCACAGCCGTGGCATATTGAATTGCAAACAAAAGATAGTGGTGCTTACGATTATTTTATTCATTCTGAAACAAAATATAGCAGTGAGGAGGTAATGATGAAAGATGTAAATAAGATTATCGAGAATATCAAATATTGGTGTGATGACAAGTTTACTTCCCACTTTAAAGGTTGTGATGATAAACCTACATTAACCCCATTCGATATTAACTCGGCTAAACAAGGCAAGCCAGTATGCACAAGAGATGGAAGAAAGGCAAGGATTATTTGCTTTGACAGAATTAATGGTGATTATTATAAAATCGTTGCTTGTGTTACAGCTTTTGACGGGGATTTTGAAGAAGTTTTATTCTATGGTATTGATGGGTACATAGTTGATTCACAGAACCCGAAAGATGAAGATCTTATGATGCTTCCAGAAAAGAAAGAGGGATGGGTGAATGTGTATAGGGAAGAAACCAATAACAATGAGCGTTTAATAGAACAGACTATCTATAAGACGAGAAAAGATGCCTTTGATAATGCTTGCCCTAAAGGTTATATTACAACTACTAAGATAAACTGGGAGGAATAACTATGGCAAAGATTTGTAAGAATAACATATTCAGAGTATTTATAGGCGGTCTTTTAAGAATAGCCGAAGAAGGTGAACTTAAAGCAGTAATGCAATCATTGCATGGATGGTCTGATGAAGAATATGGGGAATATCTCAATATCTTCATCGAAAAGTGGAACGATATTCCTGATGATACTTTAACAGAGGAGGAATAAACTATGTGGATAGCAAGAGATAAAGACGAAGAATTGTACCTTTTTTCAGAAAAACCTTCTAAAAGAGAAGAGTTTTGGTTAATGAGTAGTGCAACTACAACAGTTATTCAACTCCCTTCTGGATTATTTCCAGAAGTCAAATGGGAAGATGAAGAACCTAAAGAAATAGTTTTAAAAAACGATGTTGAAAAACAGGACAATTTAGATATACCAGAAGAGGACGATTATTGCAAATATCATTTTATAATATTAAAGAAAAACAGCGATGGTAAACTATTCTGTAATGATTGTTTGACAAACTGCATACATAGGAAAACTGGAACATGTAATTATTTAATAAAGAAAAATAGTAAATGACAACAGCTTTATTTATCGGAACATTTAATCCTATTCATAACGGGCATTTAATGATCGCTAACTATGTATTAAACAATGCTAATGTTGACAAAGTATTATTTATACCAAGCCCAGATGCACCATTTAAATATACTGGTAACGAATTAGCAGATTTCAGTATGAGATGTAACATGATTGAGTTATCTATTTGTGATATCGAAAATAGACGAATGTCTTATTCTTACATTGAAGAAATGTTATCAAGACCGACATATACTTATAATACAGTTAAAAAATTACAGGAATTGTCTTATAATGTGGAGTTCTCTCTGATTGTTGGTGCTGATAATGTGAAACAGTTGGATAATTGGTACAAAATTGATGAATTGTTATCAATGGTTAATATTATTGTTATCCCAAGAGGTAATATTGATTGCGAGAAAGAAATAAATAATTTGGAAAACAAATACAATATCAAAAATATAAAGATATTGCATAATTGTCCTCTTTCAAACCTGAGTTCAACATTTATCAGAAGAGAAATAAGGCAGGGTAAGACTATAAACTTTTATGTTCCTGATAAGGTTAGGAAATTTATTGTCGATAATAAATTGTGGAGAGATTAGTATTAATTAACGATTATAATTTCTTTATTCCAATATATTGCCTTATCTTTGCATTATCAAACTTAGAAGAAATAAGAGAATAAGCTATGAGTTATACATTTGCAAAAATACGAAACAAAGGTAAGGAAAATGATAAAGGGCATTGGTATCTGTTAGCTGATTCCATTAATACCATCAAAGAGCATTTTAACACCTATGGAAAAAGTTATTTTAAGGAAGGTGTTGCTGATTATTTTAGGTATCTCAGTATAGGTGGCGTAGGCCATTACGAACATCGTTTCCCTTATATTGTGGAAATCACGGCACAGAAACCAGAAAATCAAGGATTGCCGTGGGTCATTGTGGCTACTAAGGTTGAAAACTTGATGCTTCAATCAGAAATAAACCTTTTCAATAAAGGTGTAAAATTCTATTTGAATAAAGAAATGGTGTCACTAGTTGACAATTCCACCCTTGAGGTTATCGAAACAGTAATTAAGGAGAAATTAGTTTATCCAGACGATGAAAAGATGTCTTTGGATGACGTAAGATACATTCAATGGGATAATGGTACGCACTGGTATGCAAAGATAGGAAAATTTGATGTGATTGATGAAAATAAAAACCAGAAATGGCTAACTAAAGAAGAAGCAAGATGTGCCGCCAATTGGTTCATTGAGAATTTTGACAATCTTTAAAACCAAATTACTATGTGCGAGAAGAATACCCATTATACGTTCTCTCATTATAACGAGAACGGTGAGAAACAATACAAGTCGAAGAAATGTTATGCGACACAAGAAGAAGCTCTTGTTATGGCAAGAAAGATGAATCTGAAGCCACAAACAATACATAAATATTCAATATATAAATGTCAAGTTTGTGGAAAATGGCACATAGGAAAAAACAAAAATCGTATTCTAACAGAAGAAGATAGGGAAAAGATTAAAAAGCAGATACAAACAGAGAAATTTTATAAAAAAACAAAGTCATGGGGAGTATAGTAGAATCATTGAAGAAATATCTTGAAAGTGATGAATATAAGCAAAGATTGGAAGAGAAAAATAAAAGAGAATTTTTCCTCAATAGTTGGAAGGACAAATGGATAGAGAAAATACATAGTCTAACTGTTGAATAACGTGCTGATGTTATACGTAAGTGTATCAAAAAATATGACAGTGATGAATATAAAGACAAGGAATATAAGAAAGGTCGTTTTCCTGAAAATACATTGTTTTATATGCTTGATGACTATGCTGAGAAATATGGAGAATCACTTTATATTGAAAATGACATTTGTGTAAGCAAATATCTTATTGATGGAAAATTTATAATTGAATGTGTTTATGGACAAGGTAGTGTCATAAATGTTACAGAAATAGAAGAAAATGAAGTAGTTGCGAGAGATATTAAAAATGAGTATTGTTCTATCTATAAACCAAATGATGAATTGCTTGTTTGCACTAACAACCAACTTGTTTATACAGATATTTTGGCGCAAATAAAAGAAAAACAAGTTTATGGATATTACGTCAAATTTCTTGGTAAGAAAATCCCTATTGACAAGAATGGAACATTAAAGGAATATCCAGATGGATTATTTGATAAATATACAGAACTTATAGCCAAACTAATTTAATTTTTATTAAAACATTTTATTCTATAAAATATAGTTTTTTTTTAGTTAAAATAAAAAGAGAGGGAAATGAATTTTAAGAATCTAGAAGATAAATGTTTATATTATAGGAGTTTGTCAGATTATAGGCTTGTGCCTAATCAGTATGTAATAATGATGCTTGACGGAAGAGCATTCTCAAAATTGATTAAAAATAAGTATGAAAAACCATTTGATAACAAGTTTATTCATTATATGAATGAAACCGCCAAGTATCTTTGCAAGAATATTGGCGGATGCAAATTTGCGTATGTGCAATCAGATGAAATTACTATGGCATTATCTGATTTTGACACACCAACAACTGATACGTTCTTCGGATATCGCTTATGCAAATTGCAGTCAATCGCAGCAGCTATGGCAGCATCAAAGTTCAATCATATGGTAACAATGGATTTATTGAATACGCCTTGTTCACAAAGTGATATGATACAGATGGTAGAAGGCCAGAAACTTGTTGAATTTGATTGCAAGGCTTGGAATGTACCAAACGAAAACGATATGTTTGCGTGGTGTCTCTATAGACAGAATGACTGCATTAAAAATTCAAAACAACAGGCAGCACAAACATATCTTTCCCATAAAGAACTTCTCAATTTGAATACTGATGAACAGATTGCACTTCTAAAAGAAAAGAAAGGTATTGACTGGAATACTGATTTTTCAGATGGGAAGAAATATGGACGTTTTATATACAAGGAAGAAGTTAGACAAGTCAATGAAGAATTGAACTTGACATATATAAGGAATATATGGACTGAGCATGATGCTTTTGTATTGAATGACGAATATAACAGGGAAAAGCTATTGGATATAATCAGAAAATAACAATGTTAAAAACCATTAAACAGTTTTATATTTCGAGAAAAAGTAGTATATTTGCATCGAGAAAACATAAAGGAAAACATATTGTTGAACAATTTAAAAAGAATAAAAAGAAATGAGAATTATGACACTCAGCGGAAGAGTTGTTTCTGACGCTGTTAAGAAAACTACACAATCGGGAAGGGAATACATTCACTTCCGTATGGCAAATAACGAGTTTGGTGATGCAAAGGATGAACAAGGAAATCCTATCACTTATTGGTTTTCAGTAACTTGTTTTACAACACAAGGTATGAACATTCAGAAGTATCTGACTAAGGGAAGACCTATTAATGTGATCGGGGAATATTCAGATAATGTTTATCCTAATAAAATCACTGGTAATTGTGAGGTTGGAAGAAATATCCGTGCAGAAATGATTTATTTCTCAGAGTCAAGCAATAGGAATAATGATGGAAACGGAAATCAAACATCACAAGCAGCACCAGTATCCGCTTCAAAGCAAACAAGTGAAGTGGAAATTCCAAAAACACAGACTAAGATGTTGACACCTGAGCAACAAGCTGTTGTCGATAATTCAGGCTTGAAGATTCCTTTGGTTAATGGTGATAGCGATGATGATTTGCCATTCTAAACCAATTTGAGAACAAACGATGTATCTCTCTTATCTTTTGACAATGGTAGGTGTTTGATTGGCAACAATTAGATACCTACCTATTATTAATTTAACAACATAATTAGAATAAATATGGAAAATAACAACAACAATATCGAAAACAAAGAGAAAATAGTTACTAATGCATTGGTAAAAAGAGTAAGCGAGAACGGAGAGATTAATCTTGCAAACTTAACAGAAGAGGAAAAAGCTAAATATAACAGATTGAATTCTTGTCTTGTCGTCAAAGACATTAACTCGGTATCAAGTTTTGGCTCTGATTTGCAGACTTCTATGACGAAGTATTCCAATGATTTCTTGAATGCTGTAAGGACATCAAAGTGTGGAGAAATCGGCACATTGGTGGACAACTTACTTACTGAACTTGGCTATGTTGAGCTTGATGATTTTGAGGATATATCACCTATCAAGAAATTCCTCAGTAGAATACCTATTTTGAAGAATTTAGTAAAATCAGTTGAAAAGATAATGAAGAAATATGACAGCATTGCACAGAACGTGGATGAAATATCCAAGAAGATTACTGCAATGCGAATGCTTGCTTTACGTGATAATAATGCCTTGCAGGTTATGTTCGATAATAATATTCTATATGGTCAACAGATTGAGGAACTTATCATCGCAGGAAAGATAAAGGTAGAAGAATTAGAAAGTTCCATTCAAGATATGGAACAGAATCCTGACAAATATACTGCCACTGAGATACAAGATACACAAGTGTTCAAGAATAATCTTGAAAGGCGTTTGAATGATATGTTTACACTTAGATATGTCATCAAACAATCACTTCCACAGATTAGAACTGTACAGTATAACAATCTTTCAGTTGCAGACAAAGCTCAAAGCATTATTTCCACAACAATTCCAGTGTGGAGAAACCAGCTATCAATTGCTGTTGCGTTGAACAATCAGAAGAATAACATTGATGCACAGAAGAAAATCAGTGATACTACTAATCAAATTCTTTTGAAGAATTCTGAACTTTTGAAACAAAACAGTATATATGTTGCTAAAGAAAGTGAAAGAAGTGTCGTTGATGTGGAAACCCTGCGTACCACTACTGCAAGACTCATCGAAACGCTGAAAGAAGTACAAGCAATCCATGAGGAAGCAACCAAAAATAGGAAAGCAACGGAAGAAGAAATCATTAAGGTTGAAAAAGAGCTTGAGTCGGCAATGACGGCAATGGTGAAATAAAATAAATAGTATAACATATATGAGAAATGCCCTCAATTTCTAATGAAATAGATAGATTGATAAAAAGCACATCTTATAATGAGGTTGAACAAACAGTGGAAATCAGTTATATGGATGATACAAAAATAACTATACCAGTAGATTCAATAGCTGATTTTAACGCTTCTAATCCGTCACAAATGATAGATTTGACAAATTACATATATACGCCATATTCCGAGATTACAGTGGAAATAGATCACGGTCGTACAATGCACAATAGAAATTCTGATGGTACTCTAAGTTTTATTTTCGGCGTGGTCAAAGGTATCAGAAAGATAGATGAAAAGACTGTATGTCTACCAAACGGTAAATTAATGCCTTTATTTGATTTATATCATTGCCTAAAAATAAAAGCGCACCATAATATTGATTACGGACATGGATATGCCTCCTTTTATAAAGGAGAAGTGTTGCCATATCAAATATTAGGTTTTGATAGTAATGGTATGGAAATAAAGGTACAGACATACAAATATATTAATAGACAAAAGTGTTCTATCAAAAGAACTGACATCATTATTAATGATGAGAGTTTTTTAATGGCAGAAATTGATGGAAATGAAAATAATATAAAGTCGTTACCATCGAAGAAACAAGACTATCTTCCGCAATTATCATTCAATAGAGGGGATAAGTATGCCCTTGTATTGCAAGGGGAAGAAGATTTTCAGAACATTGAAAGGACTTATGTCGTTGTTGGGAAAATTGACAAACTGAATAACATCGAGATAGATGCTGTCATCGTAAAACAAATAGGTGGAGATAATACAACAATATTCTCTCTTACAAAGGCTGATTGTAAGGAACTTGGTATAAAATATGTACCAGGATTACAATTGTTCCCTGCAAATATGGATTGGAAACAATTGGAAACAAATCACAAAGCATATAGCACAGATGGCGAGAAGAAACAAGATAAGAATGATTTACAGAAAGCCTTATACGAATTATATTCCCACGATTTCTTTGTTTTCACTGGTGGAGATGCTTCAGACATATATACAACCAATTCCGAAATAACTACAACCTGTTATGACGGTTTAACAATTGATAGTGTCGTAATTAAAGTAAACGGATTTAATACATACAGTTATAGTGATGATACTATCATAGATCCGTATGGTCATATAATTGCTGTTAATGATTTTCTTTCTACATTGAAAATCCTCACTAAAAATGATATTATTGAATATGATGACTGCGCATCATTTAAAGCTAATGGAGCGTTGCCATTTCGTGTTGTTTCTGTAAAACAGATTGGTAAACATATGACTATTTGTGATGATGACGAGAACTGTATCAAAATAGAGATTGATTTGCAAAAGCCTTGCAGAATACAAGGACAAACACCGAGTGGTTACATTGGAATTTCGATAGATAATAATCTTCCCAAAGACAATTTTGTTGTTGCCTGGTTATTTTCAAAAGACAATAGCAATAATGAGGAAGAAGACATTGAACCTTATTGGCAGTTTACAAAAAGTAAAGATTTCTATGAAGAATATCTGCCATATTTTGATAAGAATAAATACTTTAATTTGAAAAAGAAATATGTTAATACATAAAAGTGATATAGAAAAAAGGTTAAAGGAAAATCCAGAACCAATAGAGGTAACAAAGATGAGAGAGCATATCCTTTCATCTTTTGCTAATCTGGAATTTATTGAAGAAGGACATATATACAATTTGCATAACGCTGATGGTACTGTTATTGAAAAGATACCATCAGCATCTACTATTATTGCAAGATATGAACCTGAAAGTGATTGGGATGAGATTGCATTGAGGTATGCCCTTAAATATGATTCAACAAAAGAACAGGTACAAAGGATGTGGCACGAGAATAATATTAAGGCAACAAACAACGGATCAAGTGTACATCTTTATGGGGAGAACTTACAAAGGTTTATAACAAACTTAAAAGAGGAGGAAATATGTGATGTAATCAAGCCTCAATACGAAGATGGTTATTTGATACCGTATGGGCCAAAGCAAGATGCGATACAGAAATATTGGCAAGATTTGTTAAATATACCAGAGATATATCCATTGCTTCCCGAATGTAAGATGTATATGCCATTAGGAAATAAATTTGGTATTAGAGAAGTATTCTGTGGTACGGCAGATACTACATTAGCATATAAATATAAAGATAAATGGAGTATAATTTTGACCGATTTTAAAACAAATACCTCATTATCAAAGAGTTACAATCGTAACAATAACATTACAATGTTACAACCATTTGATGATATGATAGATGAAGCTCTCTCTCATTATACCATTCAGCTTAGTTTGTATTCGATGATGCTTGAAAATTTGGGCTATGATGTTATAGATAGGCGTATTATATGGTTAAAAGATAATGGGGAATATGAAAAGATAAAACTTCCTTATATCAAGGAACAAATAATACAAGCATTTGACATTTGGAATTCTTAGAAAAGAAATAATCCTACCAATTACAAAATGTTGGTAGGATTTATATTATTATCTAACAGGTAAGAATAGACATTTGTTCTGTCTTGAATAGTAATTATATATCGTCAGATATTCTGCATTAACAGTCCACACATTATTAATCGAATATGGTGTGCTACTAAAATATGTAGCATTTTGGATAAGTTTATCAGAGTTATTACGTTTTAATTCGTAGTTAATGTAATGTTGATATTGAATTATCTCATTTAATTCGCCAATTGAAGGCAAATATTCCCCATCTTGTAGTTTTGTTATTGCTTCATAACATATATTGTTATTATTTTTCCTTTCGTATTCTGTTTCTAGCTGTTTAATGATAGAGGTATCATTTTTACCATTGAAGTATTGTTTAGCTGCTTTGTAGGATTGAGGCAAATCAGTAAATTCAGATATAATGTCAGAAGCAGGTTTAACTTTTGCCCATTGTACAGAAGAATTAAAATTAGGAGAACTTGTTACTAATGTATAGCTATGTGAATTGACAGTAAGATTAATATTGTTGCCACTATAAGATATGTTAATGCCTTCTGGTAATTCAAAATTTATTGGAACACTTGATAAATTAACCTTTGCAGAATTTATATCTATTACTTCATTATAGATGTTCATATTATTAGTACATATTTCATTCATATTGTCTGAAATATAAACAACAGTGTCAATTCTATTTCCATCATTATCTTCATGGTATGTGGGTATTGTTACTCTTAGAATAACATATTTGTCTTGATATAAAGGGTATTCGCTTGGATTAAGCAAAGCATGAAGCCACCCCCCCCCATGAATTCTTATTACCATGATTTGTCGAAGCAGTTTCTTTCTTTTTACCAGTTGATAATTGTATGGGAGAAGTTTTTGAATTAAAATCATATACAGCTCCTTGAAATGGAGAATAATAGATATTTTCCTTGTTAGTCGCTTTCTTGACAAGTTTATATGCCGTTATCTCGCTTGTAGGTGTATATGCTTTAAATTGTGAAGTAATTAAACACATATTTTAAAGAATTATAAAAATATTATTTCTTCATATAAATATTAAAAAAAAAAACAGATACTGATTTAAGTATCTGTTTTTTAAATGTAGAAATATAATTTTCTTATTAGATTAAATAAACAAACTATCAACAGGAATCTTTTCAATGTTATAAGTATCTGCAACGAAATTCTCTACTCTACATCCTTTACTATTTTCCCATCCGTTCATTTGTATCATAATATTACAATTCATAAGTTGTTCAATATCTTTACCCATATAATAGGAATCAGGCATATTCTTTTCAGGAGCAACTTCAAATGGTGAGAATACTTCACAATCTGTCAAATATTCAGAGAATAGTTTTTGCACCTTTTTACATTCTTCTCTTGCTTGTTCTTCAACACCTGTAATAGGGATGCTGATGAAACATTTTTTATTATGCAAATTCAAATCATCAGCAACTTTTTGATAATAAATAGGATATAATAATTCGGTAAAGTCATCTACCATTATTACTTTATCTGGTACTAAGCGGCAAACATTAGCATAATAATTATATATCTTATCACCAGTACCTTCGTGTTCGATTACTTGTTTAATTAATGAGGTGATTAGCTCTGTATTTTTAATAATTTGTGTCATATTTTACTTAACTGTTATTTTTTTAATACTTTTCTTAGTAATTCTTTGAAATTCTCTTATTTTGTCAATGCCAGATAACATATTATTGAAAATCCTTGTTTTTAGAAATATTTTTCCACATTTCGGACAATATACAATTGCCATATAAAGTGATTCATCTTCTAAATCATCATTGTCATTTTCAATATTAGCAATGACATCTTCGCATATAATATAATCATATTTATGATGACATAAAAATCGTTTAATATTTATCATTTTATTTTAAATTAATATTACTTAAATCAATCTTTTTGATAGGTTTCAAATCAAATGAACTTGGTGTAATCTGTACACAGTCTTTTGTAAGGATTACGTTTTTTGAATAACTCTCAGCAGGATAAAGCCATGTCTTAATCTTGTCTGATTTTTCAAGATACTTGATAAAGTGCGCACCAAAGGCAACATTACCTATATTATTCTCCTTTACAACCTTCTCAAGATATTCAAACACGCCGTCATCAATACCTTTTTTGCTTCTACCAGAAGGCATCAATGGAAGCAATACATGATTTTTAATCTTGTCGCCATATTCTTTCCAACATTCAACAAATTCATCCACACTTTCCATTGTCGAAATGATATGATGTATCATAACATGACAATTACCTTTTGCAAGCAATCCTTCAATAGCGTTCTTTGCATATTGACGAAGTGCCTTGTTTCCAAAGCTGACCGCAACACCGCCAACATAAAGAGATGTTACAGCAAGGATATCATTTGCTTTTTGATAATACTTGCTTTCAGGCTTATCCCAATATGAAAGAATCACACCATTAGTTGTGTAGTTAGGAACAACATCCGTTTCGTATACCGTTTTGAGGAAATCACATATATTTGGATGTTCCAAAGGCTCTCCCTCACTTCCTATTGCTATTTGTAAAGGTTTGATAGTTAGTAAATTACCTTTATCATCATACTTATCTGGATACAATGACATCCACTTTTTCCAAGTTTCGCAAATATCCTCATAGTATTTTCCATTTGGATTTGCTGCCACATAACAAAAATTACATTTTCCAGTGGTACATTTGTTACCAAGAGAGACATCATAGAATTCGCTCTGGTCAGGTGGAAGTTCCATTACCTCGCCTTTGTCAAGACGGATTGTAACCAGATTGCTCCAAATCGCACTGTAATTATAATCGGGGAGGTTTCTCATTTTTAGACCTACCCATTTGTCCTTGCTGATTTTCTTTGCCATAATTTATTTCGATGTTTTTAGTTTTGTCAATATACTTCTAAAACCTTTAATATATGATTCTTCTGGATTAAGGCTTTCACTAATGCCGTGAATAATTCCTACCCATTCAAATAGGCTGATAGTACATCCTTTCTGTTTTTCGTAAACAGTGTAATCAAAGTGTTTACCATCATTGATATTAATTCCTACATAATAGCCCTTCTGTTTCAACAACCACATATTAATCTCTTCCAATGTGGGCATCTCACAACGATTGGTATCCTCATCACTGTTTTTATAATAGTGGTCATAGAAACGCATCTCACCCTTTTTATGACTTTCAGGATGGTCAGGATCTTCATCATATATATAATCGTCATCAAATATTACAACTGAAGCCCTTGAACCCTCTTTGTATCCAAGTTTTTTTAATAGAAAGCACACACAAAGGTAAGCCTCCTGTTTTTCTGTGATTTCCTGTTTCATTTGATACTCTGTTTTTTAAGTTTCACATTGCAAAGATATAACAAAGATTTGAAAAATAAAAATTATCCGAGATAAATGATGTTAAATTTAGAAACAATGTTTGACTGTTCTTTTGTCAAGACTGCGTAGTTAATATATTCGTCTTTTCTAAGAAGAATGTTATTTGTCCCAAGTTCGTAGGTAGGGCATTTATATGGCAATCCTTTATGATAGAAATCCGTTTTCTTGGATATTAATTTTTCTTTAAGGAAGTTGTATTTTTCGGGTTTACTTTCGATATCCTTATAATAAGCCAATGCTTTGTTCAAAGCTTCATCATAGGTATATGATGGAATTAGGAACATATAGCTCTCATTATCAGTATCGAAGTAGCGCACCAATTCTTTCTCTGGTTTTCCAATCACTTTATCTACTTTATTATTTCCATCATTATATATGGAAACTCGCCAAAGGAATTTCTCATTCGCTTCATAACTTTCATTCACGAGATAAGAGTGAACTTTGTATTCCCTTCCCAACTGTGATGCGCATTTATAAGCGTCCTCTTCACTCAGAAAGATGTTATCATCTGTCAGCAGAGAAGGGAATTTCAAAACGACATATATCCTCATTTTTCCCTTATTTTTAGTAGCGGTCAAAAAATCCGCCGTGTTTTGATTTGAACTCACATATCTTATCCAATTCCAACGACTGCATATCAGAAAGGCAATCGTCTTCAGTAGTAATGACCGCATAGCCGATCAAAGGCAGATAGCACGATTTGACAAATTCCCATGTTTCATCAAAAGATTTCTTAAGATTATCTTTGACCATATAGATAAAGTCATAATTAGCCAACGGATTAGAATCCAAGAAGTTTGATAAATATTCATATTTATACGAATTACCTTCATAACAATCGGAAAGATATTCTTTTAATACCTCTTCGGTATTAAAGATATAATCAGCTTTTAGCGAACGCAATGAGTCATTCAACTCTTTGAATGCATTTGTATTTTTCAACAAAAATACTTCTGTAGATGAGTTAGTTATCACATCTGTAATTGATTTGATTTTTAGTAAATGATATTTCATAATTATATTTTTTTTTAGTGTAAGTTCTCATAATATAAACATTTATCACGTGCCTTATCAATTTCTTCAATTGCATTAAGGTAATGATCTTCGATTTCAATAATGTATTTGTTAAGTACCTTTTCTTCTATTTCATCCGAATATTTCAAACAAAAAGCATTCCACTCTTCTTCTGTTGGTGTAGTATCTCTGGACAATAACTCGTCAGCTATCCCAAGCAATGTTTGGAAAATTTCTGTCTCAAAACGTCCTAGTTCGTATATCCAACCATAGTCCATTTTAGTAACTGAAATACAATCACAAGTATCTTCATCAAATGAACGTATTGCAAAATATCTTGCATCTTCCTTGTTCAAAACAAAAACTTCGGAAGACGAGTTCGTAATGATATCACTGATTGATTTAATTATAAAACATTGTTTCATATTTTCTATTTTAGTTTTTAATGTCTATAGTCAGACCATTCACAATGGCTTCTTGAAAATTCAAGGATTTCTTCCGCATTAGCAAAATGGTCTTCAATGTCTATGTAGTATTTTCCAAATACATTCTCTTTCATATCATCCAAATGTTCATCTACAAATTCAGACCAATCATCTTCATCTGGATAGAAATTCTCATTGAATGGATTGTTAATTTTAAGAAGGTCGCAAATCATTTGTGCTTCCCAACTTCCTTGTGTTCTCACCCAATTCTCATCCATCTTATGAATTGAAATACAATCATAGGTTTCATTGTCTTTATCGAAGAGCGCAATTTCACAAGCATCTTCTTTATTCATCACGAAAACTTCACTGGAAGAATTCGTAATCACATCTGATACGTTCTTAATAATCTTTTTCATTTAATTTTTCTCCCTGATAATAATATCCCAATCATACAAAACCTTTGAAAATTTTAAATTTTCTTTATTTATACTTTTAGCGTATGAATTTTTTAAAATGTTTACTAATCGTTTATGGAATGCGTCATAATCTCTTTGTCTAAGAATTCTAATTGCCTTTTTAGTATATTTTGTATGTCTTCCGACATATTTGACATTACCGACTACCCTAATTGTGGTCAGTTTAGAATTCGTATCAACGCCAGAAATGATAATACATTTCTTGACAGCTTTCTTTAATTTTCTTGGTAGCCTGTATTTCATGCGATATCAAATTTAATTTTATCAGCCCATTTCATTTGTATTTTTCCCAATGTGCTTTGAGTTGATATATAGAAACTACCAGTGAACAATAGTTTTAACAAACAATATATCAACACCAAAAGATAATAGATGAAAAAGAAGATGGTTGTACATTTCCACCAAAAAGATACCTTTCTTTCCTTTCTAAATTTATCCCATTCTAAGATTTGATAGTCATGGTTATCATTAAACCTATCTAATCGTTCCCAAGATACATATCCTTCAATGACTTTTTCTCGTTGAAGTTCATGTACCAGATGATTTAAGTTTGTTTCTTTGTAATTGAATAATCTCAGCATAATCTTTCATATTCTTTTGTTAATTGTAAAATCCAAAATCTTCGGGTGTGATAAAACCTCGTATTTCCATAAGGTCTATTATTCCGTTTCTATCAATTTCTCTTCCTTTATACAATGCAATTATTTCATCACCAGAGGCAATAGATATTTCAGGCGTTTCATCATCAAACCCTTGAAACACTACATATTGTTTTATCAACTGCAATGCAGAAGATGCTTCACAATATTTCTCTTCCGCTTTTTTTATTGCATTTCTCAATCCTTTATTCTTCTTAATCATAATCCTTTTATTTGAACACAAAAATACGTCAAATATCTGACATATGCAAATATTTGACGTTAATTAATGCAAAATCACACTGTAATGTGAATTTTATACTCAACAATGTTTCAAAATTATCTTATTTCTTCAAAAATCACAATGCACTGTGATTTTGTCATTTAGCAATAAGAAGCGTATTGTTCAAAGATGTGGTCGATGTTATTAAGCATATCAACCGCCTTGTCAAGTTTTGCTTTATCCACATTAGGATTATTTTTGGCTTTGATATGAATACCATCTATTATACGGTAATCGTCGTAATTATCATCATCAATTTTTTCGATAATTTCCATAACAACATCATAGATATTGTTTTGTTTGGAATAGTTCCACAATTCTTCTTCCGTTGTAACGGTAGCATTGATAGCTTCTGCATGTTCTATATAGCCTTTTTCTTTCAGTTTTTCTACAAGATTTATGATAAGTTCTCCCGTTCCATAATCGTAAAGACGATAATCAACCTCAAACAAGTCATCGAATGTCAGATTAGAAGTAGCGTCACTCAGCGCAAGTATAGAATTAACCATCTGTTTGATTTTATTAACAGCCTCTTTATTATAGATTGTGAATATCTCTGTCGAAGAGTTTGTAATCACGTCCGTCAATGATTTAATGTTAATTTTCTTCATAATTTCTACAATTTTTAGAGTTTAATATTTGAAATCCCCACTTTTCGTATTGTGGGGATTTATTTATTGTTCAGTGTAGGCATCAGCCATTTCCATATCAACTTGTCCCTTGTCCATTTCAGACCTCTCTCTGTCAAGAAAGCGGAAACTCTTCAACTTAAATGCCTCAGCCACAGGGTCTTCCATAATTCTCAAGACAATTCCTTCTCTCGGAACTTTATTGATACATTCAGGTTCAAGCTCTTCCATTCCGAAATGTTCCTTATCATTTCTCATAGTTTCAAGAACATTCTCATGCCAATGATCAGAAACACTAATTTCTGGATACAAGTCCTTTAATGTACCACTGTAAAGAATTGTAATAGGTCTTACATTCTTTTTTAATTCAGGATGTTCTTTCAAGAGTTTGACAGTCCAATCATATACCTCTTTCACAGTCCATTCCTTCTTAGTATGGTCTTCTTTTGTAGTGGTGATACGATACGGCATCAAAAAATTTTCGCCTACTTTGCAGCCATAGTCGTAACCCTTCTGTATCATCTTGCCAGTAGCGTCAAGATAACCGCAGATTTCGCCATACAACGTCATACCTTGTGGAATATAAGGTTTCATAATCTTATCGTATACTCCCCAAATATCCACTCCATAGAAGCCACTATTTACACCACTATTAATATACTGATTTTTAATGACAGTATGAGAAGAATAGATATTACCATATCCGACAGTATATGTAGGTCTCTTAATCTTTTCATACTGCTTGATTTGATTTTCCAATCTTTTCTTATCTGCATAGTGAGTAGCATTCTGCTTTTTTAACTTCTTAATCTTTTTATTAGACATCTTGTTAAAGAGCTTTTGAATGTTGGAAAGCTGAACAGGTTTCTTTGTCAATATGTTAGCGCAAATGAAGCTCGTGCCATGTAATTTGTTGGTTATTAACACTTTATCATCTGGCTTAATCAGATGAATGTTACGAGCAAGTTGTTGTGTATCGTAATGAAACTTAAATTCACCTTCAATAAGTCTTGAAAATCTTTTTAATTTCTTGTCTCGTTTTGCTGATTTATCCCTTGTTCTTATAGGTGGTACATAAGGCACATATACCTTGACAAAGAGTTCCCCATCAATGGTATCAAAGTCCTTATCCACGTATTGAGAGAAATCAACGTCCTGCAACTTAGGTTTCCACTTTACAAGTGACTCCTTTTCAATAAGGAAACCCATAGACGGACACCCACGCAAGCGGATAAGCTTCACACGACCATGCTTATTAAAGAAGCCCACCTTTTTCTTAGCATCTTCTTTCTTTCCCTCATTGATAAGTGCTTGAACTTCCTTAAAATTTGAATTCAGTTCTTTTTCTCCAATTTCAAATAGGTTGTTTACAGAGAGAAATTGTTTGTTAAGCACAGTTTCAATAGGGGCATATATCATTATATCACCCTCCTTGATTTGGTCTTTGCGCACAACTATAGGATTACCATTTACTAGTGTTGAACCAAGAAAGTCTGAACCTTCAACAGGTTTTACTTCCCCAATTTGAACTACTGTACAAGAATATTCCAGTTTCGCATTTTCTGACAGCGTGAAAATTTCTTTTGTCATATTATATTCAATTTTAATTGTTAATAAATCCTTTTTATTATCTTATTCTAATTTCTTGCATTGTTCTTCTGAGAATGTGCTATGCAATTTATCAAGCCACCATTGTGTTTTAATCTTTACCATTGGAAGTCTTTGCCCTTTCAGAAGTGTTGAACGTTTGCAGACAACGCCTTCTTTTACCTCATTTAAGTTACAATTTGCTTCTGTATAGTCATTTTCTTGAATTGCCTTTATGAAATCATTTGTCAATTTTCCACTATATACCAATAATGGTGTTTCTATTGATGGATTATCATAGAATATATCAACAAATATTTTAGGCTCAATATAACCTTTCTTTTTCAAAAAAACATCTATTAATGCAAGTTTTAATGTTTCATTAGGCTGATGAAAACCAGCAAAACTATGCTCACCATACCATTCAAAGAAAAATGTTATCTCTTCAATACCATGAAAGATTTGATTTTTCCCTTTGTTATTTTTAATAACTTCTTTCAACGGTGTCTCCAAGTTAGCTTTGAAATATCTAACAGCATCTCCGAATTGTTCGGAAGTTTCATCCACATTTTGTGTTCTACTGCCAAACATTGTAAATTCATTCACTTTTGGAGAATATTTTGCACAGAAGTTTTGTCCGTCCAATTTATTAAAAGCAAAAATATTTTCTCCGACCAAAGATTTGTCCTCTTTGATACTTGGAATAGAATCGTAGTGTTTCATATTCAAAAATTTTTGTTATAGATAGTTTTCTCCGTTAGCATAGGAAGCATACGCAAAGGCATCACTATATTTTGATTCGTAATAAATATCTCCTTCAAAGACAACATTATAACGTTCTTTTAACATGGAGATAGTACTTTTAGCTGCCCAATCCACATCAACCACAATGATTTTCTTCAATTCTTCCAATGGTATATCAATTTTTTTTGCCCACTGTTCGGGTGTGAAACTCTTGGAATGTTTTTTGTATATTTTGCAATATCCGTTATATGCGTCCTCCCAATCATAAATGTTAATTTCTCCACCTTCGCCAGAAGATTCATTGAGCATTTTTTCCGCTTCATTTAAAATATCCTCACCGCCTAATAGCTGTTTAATATCATCAGGAAGTTCAGAAAAATCGTTGTGATACCACATATGTTCATTGTGATATTTTTCAATGTTATTTTTAATACCTTTAATGACACCATCAGTTTGTAACATAAACACTTCGCTTGAAGAATTTGTGATTACATCCGATATATTTTTTATTGCAATTATTCCTTTCATTATATATTAAGTTTTTGTCTCGTTATCATTTGAAATTTCTATCCCAGAAGAATTTGCGAACCAAGTTTTAGAGTATATTCGTTTGATAAGTTTATGTCCTTCCTCTTGTTCATGTTCTATGTCATTTAGTATTTGCAAAAACTCATCCAATGTATTCAAATTCTTCCTCATTATTGAAAATAATAGATAAAGAATGTTTCTTGCATACATATGTTCTGCATCTATTTCCAACAACGACATTTTATCAATTACTTGTCCTGTTTGTTGATGCAAATGCTTTAACTGAAATATTTGTTCTTTATAATCTATCTTATTTTCCACTTTTATATATCGTTATTATATCCATCTTTCCATTTCTCTCCATATCAAGGAGGTAATATCTTATTCCATTAATACTGTCATTATGATGATAATGATAATGGCCATAACACCATACAGATAATGGGTGTTTATCCTCTATCAACTTATCATAAAGTTTATCCATCACGTTGCGTTCATTGTCAATATCTTTTTCAAGATTAGTGTCAAACTGCATCCAATATCGAATGCCATCCTTAGTCAATGGTTGACAGAAAGATGGACAAGTATGTGTTGTTACAGCATCAATGGTAATTCCTTGTTCCTTAATCTCATTCAGTGTCTCTTCATCATATACAGGTGCTTCGTCTTCCCAATAACATTTCAGACAATTCTTTTTTGCTTCCTCCAAAGTTTCCATATTATGATGTTTGGAATATTCCATCAACAGTTTGTTGTTTACACTAATTCTGTGCATTCTGTCAATTGAGGTAGCTCCACCGACACATAACACATTGTATGGAAGAGAAAGGCATTCTGTATCATCCATAGGATATACCTGCACTATTGTATAATCAGAAACCGCCTTAATCCTTTTATCATTAATGAGCTTATTGTCGAAATACGCCTTATCATCATGATTACCCCTAAGAAGAATGACATAATCATTATATTTGGTCAATACCTTCTTCAACTTATTCAAGTATTGTTTATAATATTCCAACTTATTAAAGCCTAATCCAATATCCCCACAACATATCAGAACTGAATTTTGGATACCAAACTGTTTAATCTGGTATCCAATGCTATTCAGGTTTCCATGCAAATCACCCGTACATAGTACGGCTTCTGCGTTAATTTTTAAAAGGTTTATTGCCATTCAATTCTCTTTTTATTATTTCAAAATTTCTACCTTTAATCTTATTTTCTTTCCAAGCAACTCATCAAATAACGGATGCGTTCCATATTCATTTGTTGATGTAACAGCAATATCCACAATTTCTTCATCCAATTCTTTATTGTTTGGGTCAAGCTTGATAAGTCTTGTCATTTTCATTGAGCCTGAAGAATTTATCATCAACAAATCATTTGTATAACCTTCCAATACCAAAAATTCTCTAACATTGTTTTCCATTTTTAATTTACAATATGTATTTTATTATTCACATTGCAAATGTACAACATTAGAGAATTATACCAAAATATATTTCGTTAAAAAAATATAACTGATTAGAGTATTTTATCAATCAACTTATAATCAAGTGCTTGTTGTGCCGACATAAACACATCTTTCTTATGTTTATACCAATCATCCAACATATCTTGTGTAATTGAAGTGTGTCTAACAATAATATCACATATAGCTTTGTTTAGACGTTCAATTTCTTGCAGGTTTTCTTTTGCCTCAGTCAATTTCCCCCAATAGAAACTACTTATTTCATGTATCATAAACGTGGTATCAGGGTATGAATAACGTTCTGTCGCAGCAAGGATAATAGGAATACCCATAGACATGATATAGCCACGACAATAGGCGATGACTTTATAATCTTCTGACAATTTCCTGATGATGTTGTATATTCCAAGACCGTCATATACAGAACCGCCAAAAGTATTTATGTGAAGATAGAAAATAGGTTTAGTGACATTATTTCTATCTGGAATAGGATATCCACAACTTCTTAATTCATTCTCATTTTCACATAAAATCTCCTCAATCTCCGTTGTATACTTGATAATATCTTCATTCAGACTTTTAAGTGCATCTTTATCAATACATTCGTTAATATACAAATTATAACATTCTTTTAACTTTTTCATGTTTGTATGATTTTAATGTTTTATTTATTTTCTTCAAAATTCGGACACATGGTTTCTTTCCACACAGGATCAAAATTGCAAAGGTCAAGCATCGGCATAATTACGACCCATCCACATCTAATGCCATGTGCATTAAATTTATTACCTTCACAAAACTTCTTACAACCAATATGCGCATCACCAGGAATACGGTACATGAGTTTGCAATAATAACACTCATTGTGTTCGTTTAGTTCTTTCTTTTCCATATTTCTAATTATTTTTCATTACTTCTATTAATTTGTTCATTTCTTTCATCTCTTGCTTTTTAACTCTTTCATATTTTTGTCTAAATAAATTATTAAGCCACTTTCTTTCCTTTTTGAAAAACGGATACGGTACTCGTATTATATTAATAGCATCATTATATATAATGTAACCCAATAAATTATATTCAATCGTAACTGTATATCTATTGTACAAACGTTTTGTATCCCTATTATCATATAAGTGTATTAGAATATCACCATTACAATAAGAATGATATTCATCAGTATAATTTTTAAATTTATCAGGAAATTGATCCAAATATTTTCTTGTTTCTGCGAAATTAGTTTTTAAGATGAATAATAAATAGTATCCGAAGCAAATTAACCCTATTACCCCAGTACAAATTAACAATGCATAAACTATAAGTTTCAAAAGTGCCATATTTTTAAATTTTTTAATGCGAAAATATTTTCAACATATAATTTTTGTAAAAAAAATTAATATCTATTTTCTCTAATATTTTTAATTGTTTCAGTCATATATTTAATCTGATAATTACAATCGTCAATAGGATTATGTTTCACACCTTCAAAAGTACAGTTCTTTTTAATTTCAGGGTTTAAATCCACAATAGTACGCACATCATTTACAGCCCAATATTGCCACGGTATCTGCATATTGAAATACTCATAAGCAGATTGAAGAATTGTAATATCCATTGTAGAACCATTTCCCCATACTTTAATCCTTTTGTCTTTTACATCACTGTATCTGAAACTGCTCATAAAACTGGCAGTCATTTCTTGTTCTTGCGTAATTGGTATAGGCATATCACATTCTTTTACAAAATCAGACAAATGAGATAAGGCATCAAGCAACGTGAAATCTTCCCCGTCCTTTGCAAAAAGGTTTTTAACAGCCTCTGCATCTTGTCCCATCCACCATGCGATTGTATTACCATCAATATGTCTATCATATTTTCCCCATTCTGATGGTTTGATTTTTAATATCATTTCCCTGCCAGTATCACCATTTAATCCAAATTCTACGGCAGCAACGCTTATTATGGATGCATTGGTTCTGGTAGACAATGTTTCCAAATCTATCATTATGTTTCCATAATGAAGAAATTTTTTTATTTTATTAATAAAAGTTTCTGAACTTGTTTCAAGAGTATATTCCATATTTTATATTTTTTAATTTATTCTCGCCATTTCCAGGTAAATTCAAACGTATCATCATCCACAAGAAGATTGGATAACCATTGGGAATAACCTTCTTTTGTATTATAAGAAAAAATCGAAGGGTATAGCAAATCATACAAAGTTTTGGCAATACAAGGCTCAATATAATCTATTTGTTCTTGTGACATATTTTCTTTTGTCCAAACGGTTGTTTCTTGTGTTGGTAGGTATGAAACAAGATTACCATATTCACTATGCTTTTTAACTCGATATTCAAAGGTTTCTGGATTAACAACCACATTATAATGTCCGTTGAATATTCCTAACAAATTCCACAAAATAAAGTGGATGTTTCCCTTGTTAGTCCAATGTCCTGACCAAGTTTTCTGTTTGTATCCTTTTAATTTCTCAAGCAAAAATTCTTCTGATACTATCATTTCTTATTTCTTTTTTTAAAGTTTTCCCTAATATATTTCTCAGCTTCTTTTCTTTCCTCGTCGGTATATTTATTACCAAATAAATCACATTCACTTCTCGCAATGGTGAACATTTTATCAAAAAGGGCTTCTTGTTCAGCCTTATGTCTTTTCCTTGTTTCGGCCGCTTTCTTAGCCCTTTCTGAATATTTATGTTTCCTTTCCTCTGCTTCGATTTCTTTAGTGATGTCCTCACCAAATAGATTAATGTTCTTGTTCATCTTTCTTCTTTCTTGGTTGCATCATATCTTGAATTATATGACTCATCATTGCGTTACCATATATTTCAGTGAATTGTGGTTCACCTTGTATATCGAGCCACAAAGTAGTATATTCCGTAGGATAAGGGAAATCAAAGTTTGAAGCCATCCTGCGTATTATATCCTTATCTATTTGTCCAGCACGTCTTGCAAAATTATCAACTATTGACGGAGCTTCCACATAAATATAAATCACGACTGGTTTATAAGGCTTTATGATATCCAAGAATCTGTTACGGTATTGCTTTTTAAGGTTTGTATTATTAATAACAAAACTCTTACCTTGTTTGCAATATTCCAACATTCTTTCCTCGAATATTTGAGTCACTTTCTTCTCCTGTTCTTTATTACCCATAGGCTTCTCTCCTTGAATACCTATTTCAGTGCGGATATCATCTCTACATACAGTTGGAATATCATTTAAGTATTTTCGTATAATAGTATCTTTACCACTTCCAGGAATACCTACCATCATAAAGACAGTGAATTGATTTAATATCTTTATATTATTTGTTTTCCAATTTATAGGAGTATGCCTCAATATATTACTACAAGACTCTCGCACATCCCTCCAATTTAGTGTCATAAATGAAAATGGAGCAATTGGATTAGATGCATTTAGGGCAGTATTCAGATTTTCACATATATGTTTCGTATTATAATCATCATAGACCATATCAAATACATCCAACTTCTCTGCTCTTTCCTTAATGGTATCCCATCTGTTCTCAAGGAATTCTCTTGTTTCAATGTCATTCTGGCTTCCAAGAGAATCACATTTGTTGAGAAGTAACATATCTTGAATTGATACCCATCCGTGAGCCATATTTATCAGTTTCTCATCAACTTTTTCCTCATCATCCAAGATATGATGTAAATTCATATGCCAACGTACCATATAGCATACAAGTTCCCTTATGATAAATTTCTCATCATAAAACAACATACGGGTAATATTCTCACCTGCTTGTCCATGATGATTACATACATAGTCATTCTTCTCTTTATCCCATTTGGTTGAAGTTGCCTTGCCTAAGTCATGACAAAGTGCGGCAGACATCATTACAAGATAATATGCAGAATGATTGTCAATATTCTGTTCATCCAATTCTCTTTGCATATTTTCAACAACAAGCCGTGTATGCCTAAGAGCATCACCCTCTTTATGCCAAGTATTGCTTTGCTTGGTTGTCTTAAGTGCTGCAAACTGTGGGATGTTTTCTATTATATCCCACTTTGGTTTCATATCGTTATCAAATAATTCTACAAATTTCATGATAATATTTAATTTTAATTTCGCCTTACAAAGATATGATATTAAATAATCATACCAAAATATTTTTAGTTAAAAAAAAAAAATAAAATTATGACATTACTTTTTCTTAACATTTCTTTTGCTTTCCTTTAATAACTTTAATAATTCTCGATGCAATTCCTCTTGTGTCATTTTATTTTGATATATTGGAGAAACTCTATCTCTATTATCTTTATCTAATGCTGACCATAATATATCATAAAAACGTCTTATACAATATGTATATGTTCTTTGTAATCTATTATATAACTTATTAAATGCAATTAATGGATTATTTTCATATTTTCCTTGATAAATGACGAGTGAAATTATTTGTCCAAATATCTTTTTATTTTCTTCGTTATTTGCGATTAAATTTTTAATAAGATTAATATTATTTCTAATTTCATTTATTTTATCATAAAAAGGTATTTTGTTAAGATATTCTTTATAATTATAAAAATGGATATTTTTGTTTGATAATATATAATGAGCTTCAGAAGCTGCATTAGCATTGATTTCATCTATATCCGTAATATAATATGATGTTTTAATAAGATGTACAAATTCATCATCATTAGTAAAATCAGAAATGTTATTATAAAGTTTTTGACGTTTAACGTCTCTATTACCGTTATCTTTTTCATTTCTCAAATATATTTGTAACATTCGATAACCATGCATTATTTCATGGCTTAAAGCATTTTCTAATAAAGTTTTATCAATTACAGGCCGTGTATTGGTATGCCTAATTATAATAGTAGGGTTATTTAATTTATTATTTTTAAATGGAACTTCTTTGGAGGAAGGTGAAATCGAACTGTCTGATTTGCCTTTTTTATCTGATAAAATTATTTTTATTATGATATTAGGATAGAGCATGAAATAATTCGTTCCTATATCAAATTTAGGTAAATATTTAAAATACATCTTTCCATTTGTACCTGTTTGTAATTCAACAGATGGATTCTGCATAATATAATCAGATATTTTATTAGTTAGCTCATTCACCTCATCATTTATTCTACGGCTTTCAAATAGGAATGTACCCAATGTATTTAATGTCTTGTTTCTAAACACATAAGAGGCATATTCTTCCTCAATTATATCATATATATCCATTGTAGAAAGGTTTTTAAGTTTCTTGTTTAATTTAACGATTTCGCTTCATATATTGTAAGTAATGTATCATCAGGAAGAGGAACAATAAATCTGTCATAAAAGTTCGCAACCCACTGCTTGTCTTCTGTTGTTCCGTCCATTTCAATATATTCCTTATCAGTTGCAACTCCATAACACCAGAATGAGCAAGAATGTTTTACATATTCATCCTTGTTTTTGAAATTCATAAAGTAATTGAGCTTTCTTGACATATTATTCTTTATGATTTCCTCCTGTTTGTTTTGTGGTTCACGTCCATTGACTACAATATCCCAAGCTGCTTCATATATATCAATATGGTACATATGTTCCACGCTCCAATCAATATCTTCTTTCTTTGCTGAATATGATAGGCTTCCGTCCAACAAATGAAACGGATTGGAGAATGTTCCTTCACCTTCCTCTCCATATTTCAAAAGAGATTTCTGATAACATTTTTCATATTGATAATGTGCATTAGGATTCTTATCAGTCAAGGCATCACCATTGTCTTCGTCATAAGTACAGCCTTTTGTTGCATAAAGGTAATATTCAAAATCATCCATTTCCTTGATATCCATATAAAGGTCTTGGTATACCTCTCTCTGGTATTCTGGAAGCTTGATTTCCGTGTTATTCAACAGCGTGTCCAAATATTTCAAATATTTGCGTTGATTCTTCTCGGCATCATCACGTTTCATATAAACGTACTTTTCTACCTTTGTGTCGGCAGAATATTTCTTTATTATCTGTTCATGGTTATCGCCAATAACCAATATCTTCTTAAAACCACTCTGTGCCATACTATTATTTTTTATAGTTATTATTTTGCATAATACGCTTGTTCGGGAAATATGTCTTCTGAAAATAGACCAATTCTTTCATTCCCAAGTTCTTCTTTTTTAACTTGACCACATTCCAAAGCTATTTTCATTGCTTCTTTTCTATCGACAAAACGACCATACGAGGTAATGAAACCTTGTATGACTTCATGTTTTTCTAAATCCTTGTTCCATTCAAGTTCTGGATTTAATTCTTTTTGCCTTTCTTCTGCTACATATACATTTTCAGGTAAAACAGACATAATGAAAGGATGACGTAATCCACCTATTACGAAGCCACTTTTGATTCCATAACCTTCCATGAAATGATATTTTTTGCCGTTATCATAATGTAAGGCAGAACAAGCTATATATTCTTTTGAATTATCGATCATATATTTCAAAATAATAAAAGAATGCGAAAGAAACAAATGCCATATTGACTTATTTCCTCCGCATTCCAAAAAACAACAACAAAATTAAATTACAAAGATTTACTTCTTCACAAAGTTCTCCAAATGAGTAAAGATGTAGCGAGCCTTTGCGGACATCAATGAATTAACAGTATCTTCATTGAACTCACCCTTGTAATAGCTTTCCAAGATGCAGATAGGACGTTCAATAGCACGATGCTTTGCAATCTTCAATGCCATCTTGGTATTACTCTCATCGTGAGGATGACGCAAAGCATATCCCATGCGAAGAACCTTGTGGTTAACGTAATTCTTGCCAACAATGGCTACCAACATCAGTTCACGGTCTGTCTTGTCATCAATGAACATATTGGTATATACTTTTGGATATACTTCCGTATTTGTCTTGACAATTGGCGACAACTCCTTCTTGGAATATGCCTTCCATTTGTTAATTCCCTCACCAGTTTTCACAATGTACTGAATTTCAATACGCTTACTATCAGTAGGCACAATCTCACGTCCTTTAATAACTCCGTATTCACCAGTTTCATTAACTCGTACAGATTCTCCTACTTTCAATTTTCTGCTCATAACTAAATGTCTTTTTAAAATGTTAAACTTTGAGTTCTTTTCTCGTTTTCTGTTGCAAAGGTACGAATATATTTGTATATGACAAAATATTCCGTGTTAAAAAACTGTTAAAAGATAATTATATCACCATTAAGTTCTCGTTTTTCTTCTCCATCGCATAGTGGATAAACTTCTCTCCTTTGGTTTTCTCTTTGAAATACCTATATATTTGTTCAAGGGTAATGAACTTGAAATTTGCAAGTTTTCCATCAATTCCAACATCTACACGTAAATCTGTTGATGCTTCATTATAATCATCCAATCTTCCATGACAGTGACCATGTGCATTTATCACACCATAATGTTTACTTGCCCAAGTAACCATCGGATAATGGCACATAAATACTTGAAAGTCCTCGTCAAGAAAATCAAAGTTAGACTTCTTAAATGTTACCAATTTCTGTTGGGTTATTTGCACGAAATAATTATCAAGATGTTCAGAAGATTTGTCATGGTTGCCAAGAATAAGGAATTTCTTTCCGTGTAATTTATCCAAAAGTTTTCTTACACTTTCAGGAGAGCCGAAGGCAAAATCTCCAAGAATATACACCATATCTTTCTTGGAAATGGTAGAATTCCATTTCTCAATCATCCACTTATCCCATGCTTCGACATCGTTTTCATCTTTTGCTCCACATATCTTTTGCCGTTCAGGACAATGTTTTAGGATGTTTTTATGGAAGGCGTGGATATCCGAAGTGAACCATATCTGTTGAGTTGTCATTTTTCTTTATATTGTTTATATAGTTCATTTATTTGTTCATCAGACATCTTATGCAAACATTCTATAGCTCTTTTTCTAAATGTATCTGAAACCTTTAAAGCTAATCGTTTGCAATACTTGTATAAATTATTATAAGCTGTATATAAAGTTTTTCTTTTAGTTTGGGTATTCATAATATATTCTTTTTAATTTTCTTAATACTTCTCCGTTTGGAGTTTTATCACTATTTATTCTGTTCGCTTCACATTCTTCATATTTGTCAGAAAACATCTGCAAAAGAAACTCTGAAATTGCTGCACTTCTGCTCTTTCCTGCCCTGCAATGACAGATAATATGTTTATCCGAATGTTTCATGAGAAAATCATATATCTGTACTGCTTGTTCGTCAGTAATTGCTTTAAAGTTGTATCCTTCAAAAGTAAAATCGCATTCTAAATCATCAAAGTCAATATTCAATACGTTTTTACTATCTTTAAGATAATGCCCATAATCCTCAAACTTATTATATTCAATGCAATCTTTTGTCTCACCAATGGAAATGAAAGCAATATCTTTGCAATCAGATAGCATATCTACTATTTGAGGGAATATGTATCTATTGACTGCAAAGGTATTTTTTTTATCAGAATTATTCCTATGTTCTTTCCAACTATTCTTGATATATTCTACTATCGGATGCATTAATTAAAATTAGACTTTGTTATATGGAATAGGAACTTCTCTCAAGTAATAAGGTTTTTTTATCTCCTGCATAATAAGGTTATAGAATAGGTTGTGCAAACCTGGCATAATCTGACCACCATTGAAAAATACTCTATCACCCATAAGCGTAAGTTCAGAACCTGCTGGCACGACTTCACCGTGGTCTACAAAGGGTTTTACAAATTTAAATCTTCTATATTGTTGCATAATTGTGTTTATATTTATCTTTTATATAATATAACTATGATTAACAAGAAAATCAATAATTTATGCCTAAAGGATCATATATCATTGTTTTGCATCTACAAACATTTCCATTTTCGTCAGGCTCATAGACAAAAGCACCTATATGCTCATACATTGGAATAAGCTCATCTCTTGCGCTTTCAAAGAATAAAGAACATTTGTATTCAGTGCAGAGATTATCCATTATCTTTCTCAAATAGCCTTTTCTACGATATTTTGGATGTATAATTACATCTTCGAGATATATTTCACTTTCGTCTGTAATTTTAAAACGAACATAATAAATGTTTGTCTGTAGTTCATATCTTTTTCCGACAATTTTAGGTAATTTTTTTATAAACATATCACTTGTATGGTTTTGCCATTTCTAAAATTTGCTCTGTATATAGCTCATCAATCTTTTTCCAATCAACTCTTGGCCTCTCGCCTTCTTCTATAACCAAAGGTACTCCAAGATTTCTATCATCAACACTGAATATTCCATAACATTTGTTGCTTGTAGTCCACTTTTCTTGTCCTGGTTCTTTACCTATACCGTACAATTTAATTCCTCTATCCTTGCACCATTGCACAGCTTCTTCAAGTTGTTTACCGTCACGCATTGTGTCAAGAATGATGCCTACTCCATTTTCTTGCCATTTCTTTAATACTTCAACACATGGTTTATTTTCTTTGCCTATCATTGGATAATGATGAGCGCATAAACAACCATCAAAGTCAACGCAAATAGGCAGTTTCTTCCCAACTAAATCTTTGATTTCGTCTTTGTAATGTCTTGCATCACCAATTGTATTTCTTTTTGTTTTCATTTATTTTATCATTTAATTTTTCTATACCACACCAATTAACTTCCATTACTGTCTTACCGATAGATATTGAATAAGAAACAATATCATCCTTATCATCATCAATAATATGTCTCAACATTATAAGAACATTATTCTTAACCAAAATATCTGCTCTTATGGCTTTATTTGTTATTGAATAATCAATATATAATTCTTGAATATTATCAATTATATCTATTTTTTCAGATAATTTTTCAAGCCATGATTTAACATCTTTATTAACTAATATTTCTTTTTGCAAACTATCAGTAATTGTAACTTTTTCTATCATTTGTTTAATCCTAATAATAAATTATCATATTCAACAAGTTACTTCAGTCTTCTTGTTTATTGACATCCCATCTCTTAAAGGACAATTAATGCAATCATAATGAGGATTTACGCAATCACTCCAAGTTTTGCATTTGTTATACCAATAAGGTAAACTTGATTTATTAGGAAAATATGGTTCTACGATATTCTCTTTTTCTTTGTTCTTCTGTTCGTCGATCATATCCCTCATCGCAAGCATTTCTGCAAGTTTTTTCTTATCACATTGCATATACATTTCTACCTTTTGTTCAAAGGTTTGCTCTTTTATTTGCATAAAGTTATTTGTTATTTCCATTTGTTTTAAATTTATAGTAATTTATTGGTTTTTCTTTTACACTTTTCTTGAATACAAAGAAATGTGAATGAAATTTTCTTGCATGTTCCTGTTTTTTTATCTTGCCTGAATGAAGTCTATTCTTTGCCAATAAGATGAATTCGTCCAAAGTATAAAAACCTGCTTTTTCTGCTTCCATCCAAGAATAATAGGGCATCATAATGTTCTTACGTGCGGAAATAGTAGATTGTGTTTTAAATACAACAATTCCCTCATTTTTTAACACCCTATATGCTTCGTTAAGCCAATGACTGTATGATTTAGGCATTGTATACTACGGATAGTAACTTGAAAACCGTTTAAAAATAATATTCTTTTTCTTATCCCCATTATCATTCAATATACTTGGTGCTGTATGTGGGGATACAACAAAAGGTAAATCAACTACAATACTGCTTATACTATTATCTTCCAACGGCAACAGTTTTCCATCCTCAATTTGCACCACATCATCAGATTGTGGGCATACATCGAACTTGAATTTAGGCTGTGGAATCTCTATTTCAACCTTATTTCCATCTAATGTTTCGACATTAAATTTACCATAGAACTTGCCTGTACTATATGTAATATCGCAATCAAACGCTTTTCCGTTATTATGCATCTTCATTATATTGTATAGTATCTCATGCTGGTCATATGAGATACTTCTTATTACATCATTATATTTAATATTTCCCATATTTTATTTTCTTAAATAATCAGCAAAAAATAACAATGAGGTATATGCAGATATATCATTGTTATAACAATCTTTGAAATATTCCAAGTTATTATCAATTTCATCTTCGGTGAAATCATAAGAATAAAAAACTTTCTTTTCATCCTCGGACAAATTGCAATAAAGATTACTTTTGACTTTTTCTATATATTCTTCAAAACTCACCGCAAACATACGAAAATATTTTGAAATCAACAAATCCAAGTATCAATATAATCATTAATTAACTCTTTCATATCTTCTTTACCAAGATATCTTCGTGGGGACAATGTCTTACAGATACTGTATATCATATCAACGATGCTCTCATCCTCAATCTTTCTATCAGATACGTTATACCCCTCTTTTTCAAGATAGTTTATCAATTCATAATCTTCAAACTCATCTAATAAATCATCACCAAATTCATGGTAACAGTCTCTCTCATCAATACGATTCATCATTTCATCTGTGTCTAACATATAAAGACACTTGTTGCGAAAATAATCATTATCTTCATATTTTTCAATGAAGCCATCAATTAATTGTTTCTCTTTATTTTCCATATTTTATTTTTGATAGTTAATGTAATTATCAAGCTAATGCAATATAAACAAGCAACTATTGTTATCAGGTGTTCATATCCTAATCCCATTCTATTAATCACAAGATTAGATAACTGATTTCCTGAAAGCCCAGCCCACGCCCAAGCACTTAATGCTAAACCATGAATAGTTGAGATATTCCCCATACCGAATTTGGATTGTAGTAATGTGGGTAAAGTAGAAAACCCTCCACCGTATCCTGCGTTAATAACGCAAAGCAATAGTATTGTTGCAACCCCAATATTAATCAGATTTAAGCCATATATGGCGCATACTATCAAACTGCTTGCAAATATAATAACATAGATTATTTCCTTACGTTTTAAAAAGTCCGAACAGGAAGAATAGCCAAATCTACCAATAGTATTGAACAATGCCGTTAATGACGATATAATGCCCACAGCAACTATGCCGTTAGTAAGACATAAATCTTTCTCAAAACTTATCAGACATAAACCCAAGGTTATGTTAATGTAAAATATCAGCCATATCTTAATATACTCTGAATTTGTAATTATTTTCCACACATCCTTTATCGAAAATTTATCAGTAGTTTCCACCCATCCTTCAGGTTTTTTAATAAGTGCTGAAGCCAATAACATACAGAACATACTTATCAATGAAATAGCCCACAATGTTACATAAATGGAATAATTTGCATTACACCATTCAATGAATGGTGAAAGAATTGCTTTTGATAATCCAAAGCCACTAATAGCAATACCAGTTGCCAAGCCCTTATGTTCGCTGAACCATAACATCAATGTTTTGACTGGACTTAAATAGCCTATACCCAATCCGATACCCATGATACATCCGTAAGATAAGAACAGCAAGGGTATACTATGCAAATGCATCGCAACTGTTGTCAAGAACAATCCAGAAGTAAAGCAAATCGCTGAAATAAGTGAAGAATACTTCACGTTCTTTTCGATGAATCTGCCACAGAACGCAGCACTCATGCCCAAAAAGAAAATTGCCAATGAAAATGCAAATTCAATTTGGGAAGAAGCCACACCCATTTCAATTGCGATGTTGTTCTTAATCAAAGACCAACAATATACACTGCCAATGCAGCAGTGTATCAAAAGAGCAGGAATTGCCCCACTCAACCATTTATTTCCTTTATACGTTAAATTTAATGTCATTTATTTAAGTTTTTTGTTATCTACCAGTTATTAGCAAATATACATTTTTATCTCTTGCCCATTGAAAACCTGCAACAAAATCCTTTATATTAAGTTTTTTCTTTCCTGCTAATTGTATTTCTTCAATGGATATAATTTGTGTGTTTAAATTATTAACTAAGTACATGAAAGATTTACCATCAGTTACCACGTTTGAATAACTCTTGCAATAACTTTTATGTTCTTCTGGTATCTCAGGAAAAAGTTTAGCTTTATATATTTTGGCATCATATTTTTTAAGGCAACAGAAACCATTTCTTTCTTCATTCATTGCCCTTAATGTAATATTTAACCCTATATTTGGTGATAGCGACCTAATCACATCATAAAGTTGTGGTATTGCATAATTAAATGCAGAAAATATATGTGTATTTAATGTACAATTATCATTATTCAATCTTGGAGCATTCATGAACATATCATCTTCAATATGATCTGGTTGAAGTATTAAATAACGTCTCCAATCAGACTTTCTTAAACGTGATATTGTTTCAATGGTAAAGCCAACATTAAGAACAGATAATCTATTGAAAACTACACCATAATCATCATTACTTTCAATCGGGATACTTATATTATTTATAATCTCTCCGCAATCAATATGTTCATTTAATACAAATGAGGTTAAACCAGTATTTTTAAAACCATATCTGATTGCCCAGTTAATAGGGGCAGCACCTCGAAGTAGTGGCAGTAATGAAGCGTGTACATTAAATGCTGTTATCTTTGGAATTCTCAATATATCATTTGAAAGGAATTTATAAGAAATCACACAGAAAATGTCGGTTTCCTTTTCTTTCAACCATTCGACAAGCTCTGCACAATTTGGCTTATGTGTTGAAAACACAGGTATATTGTTTCTTTCTGCTACATCTTTCAATGTCTCAGAATAAAAATACGGCTTATACGGAGAAGTAACCAAACCTTTCACATCATAAACTTCATTCTCTACAATGGTCTTAAATGTAGGGTAAGGAAAATCCCCAGAACCAAAAAATATAATACTTGTTTTATTATTATCCATATATTTAGTTATTTTGAAAATCAGTTAGAAGGTAAAAATTCTCACAATATTTGCTATCCAATCCTTCATAATCGAAATGATAGTCTTCTTCTTGCAAAGGTAGATTATTAAACAGCTTATATACAATTGCAAAGTAATTCATAGGTACGCACATCAGTTTTCCTTTTGGTTCTTCTGTATTCAAATATTCCTTATAATAATAAGGGCTTCTCTTGAACTTGTTACAGCAAAGTTGTAATTTATGCAGTTTGAAAACTTCTAAATTCATTTCAAATCCCAACATTGTTTGGATGAATTGTCTAATCATCTCACAAGTAATATTAATACTATGAATAGCAAGACTGTCAAGTTTTTTAGCCTCACCCATATCAAATACAAGTTCGTCATTTGACATAGATACACAATTCGTAAGATGATGGGTTTCGGTGATATATTCGTATACCTTATCAATCATATACTTTTCAACAGTAATATGACGTTTTGGGTTCATTTTGCCAAACACTACTTGCCTTGTATACTTGCTTTCTGCAACATAATCCAAATCTGTGAATTTCTTAATAAAATCCTGATAAGTATCAGCATTTAATACGATGTCAGGGTTAACATACTTCAATGCTTGGAAATTAGCCTTCTTTAAGTCAAATGAAACGAAAATACGCCCTGCATTATTCTCATTATAGATATTGTTTGTTGTGATATTCTTTTTATTTTTAATAGAAAACACAGACATATCCATATTATTAAACTTCTGATATGCCTTACTTGCCTCGACAGTTTTTATAATATCATCACGCACTTCGTAATATTTCTCCAAGAACAGCTTAGGTGAATCGTAATACTTCTCTTTGATTAAATTACAAAGCTGTATATATTTTGTTAATGATTTGTATTCTTTCTCATATAATGAAAGAAAATAAAAGAAATACTTCTTATCAGTTAGCTGTATAGGCAACTTATAATCACTTACAAAGCGATTAGCCAAATCCTTGTCATACAAAAGTTCATTATTTTCCATATAATTTGTTTCAAGGGAACTCCGTCCTTCAGGATGGAGAGGGATTGAAACATATCCTTTTATTGTTAAACATTATTTTTTTTTACATCTCACGTTGCAAAGATAACATTTTTCAATGAAAGAAACAAATTAGAACTGTTAATAATATAAAAATGACTTAGGACTAATTTTCTAAGTCATTACACATATTATTCAAAATACTCACTTTCTTCTTCATTAATTCCTTTCTTATAACATTCTAATACAAATGATAAACGAGGATCAATTTTAAGATGAATTTCGCTGTGTTCGAAATCTTCATTTAGTTCTTTTTCTTGAACATAACGCATTATTACTTTTCCTAATTTGTTAGTAAATCTATCATCTGCATTATTCAAGATGTTGAATAATTTTTTAGAACTGATACCTAATTTATCTTGTGTATATTCATCAGTTATTTCTCCACTTATATCATCAATATTATCAAAAAGAGTATCAAAATCATAATAAGGACAATTTTTATCATAACGATAATTAATTGCTTGTTTGATAGGGATATTATTTCGTTTTAAATAAGCATAATATTGAGAAACAAAAGAATCCTGTTCCGTTGGGAAAGTGTAATACAACGCACGAGCGATGATTCTATCCATTTTAACCTTACTTTTGTTCAAATCAATAATCTTTTTATAGAAATCCTCATCCTTTTGCTGACCATTATCATATTGGAATATATGATTAACTTCGTGTTGTATATCACTCTTGAAATCAATCGTAGGTTTGTTATCTACCATTGATAAATATAAATTAATTACCCTATTTTCATAATCAGCAGAAGAATTCATTCTGAAATAACCGTATTTCATATATGCTTGATGTTCTTGTTCATCATTAAAATAATAAACGACATATTTTACTTTAATAAAAGATGTATTCTTGAGTTTTCCTGCTGTTTGATAATCAAAAATACCTTTTTTAATTATAACATTTCGTTCTTTTGAAATAAAAGATTTTCCAATACTTAATTTATTAAGCAATTGGGTATATATTTCATTTGTTATTTTTACAACTGTATCAGATACAGAAAGTTCTTCCTTAACAATAAATCTATTACTGTGCATTTTTTACTTTCTCGTTAAATTTCTTTATTACATCAAGATGTTTTTGTGGAAGATATTCCAACGTCTTGTCATAGATAATGCTATCTCCATAATCTTTGTAATATGCTTCTGCAATAGCTCCTGCCATTATTCCTTGTGTGTCAGTATCACCACCAAGTGAAACAGCATTTCTTACAGCATCTTCGACGGATGTACTTTCAAGGAAAGAAATAATTGCTTCTGGAACAGAGCCTTGACAAGTTACATCAAAATGATAGTGAGGGCGAATTTCATCGAGTGTTCTATCCAAATTATAGTGGAACAACTCTGTTATTCTTTCTTTAATATCTTGTTTGCTCTTACCATTCTTTGCCATAAATACAGACAATGCAATAGCTTGCGCACCCTTTATACCCTCTGGATGATTATGTGTGATTATCGCAGATTGCTTTGCAAGTTCAAGACACTCTTCTTCCGTCTTGGCATACCAACCTACAGGTGCAACTCGCATTCCACTGCCATTCCCAAAACTGCCGTAGGCACTCATAGTTTCATCATGTAACCATTTACGAAACATTCCACCATATCCTCTATATGGTTCAACATTACATGTTTCACGCATAATAGGTGCTAAGGGCTTCTTTACATCATCAATGAGCCACTTCATTACAGCCAACGTACACATTGTATCATCTGTGTATGTTGAATCTTTACTAAACAATTCAAAGTCTTTTGTCTTATTGGCTATTCTCAAAAACTCGAAATGCTTTCCGATAATATCTCCAAAAATTCCACAAAGTATAAGTTTGTTATTTTTCATAATTTCATCAATTAATAATGTTAGACAAATAGTTACATTTCTCTTGATTACCCAGTGTCTTTCCTTTATCACAGGAGAGCTTCACACAATCATGCCATTCACGTTGTTCAGTAATTCTCCCTTTTACCAATTTGATTACAATATTTGAAGGTTTAACATTCTCAATATCACAAGTAAAGAATGTGCCGATACCATATGTATCTCTAACTCTTCCACCAATGTATTTATGTATTTCCAATGCTTTATCCAAATTCAACCCATTGCTGAATACGACAGTTTTTGTCTTAGGATCAACTCCCAAAGACTTATATTTATCAATGATTTTTTCTATTTGTTCAAACTCGTCACCACTATCTACTCTTAATCCATCAAATAATTTTGCATATTTTGTTTGGAAATTGTTAAAGAATACTTTATCACCAAAACAATCATAGAGATATGTTCCGTTTAAACCATCATAACATTCACTCCATTTAGACATTGTTTGATTATTACATTCAAAGATACCACTAACAGTTTCTTCAAACGAAATAATTTGATGAGACATCGTACCGATTGGTCTTAAATTATATCTTTTGGCAAGCCATACGTTTGATGTTCCTACAAATTCTCCGTAACTATAAAGTTCTTCCATTGATTTTTCAGATGCTTCAACAAAAGATCTAATTACATTGTGATGATAATTATAAGAAAATCTGCGTCTTGTTCCCATATCGGAGATGATTAAGCCATTTTGAAGTGCTTTGGTCATTTTATCATAATTTTTCCAATATTCTGTTGCTAAATTATATTTATCCTCATCACCATTAAGTTTATGCATCAATTCAGAAATACAAGAAAGTAATGGCATTTCCCACATAATCGTTGAAAACCACTTTCCTTTTACCGCAATATCAAGATGACCCTCATTATCTTGTGAAATAGTTACTTCGTTAGGGTTAAATCTATAACCTTTCAAGAAAGTAAAATACCATAAAGGAAGATAATACATATTCTTAGACATAAATGCAATCTCTTCGTCTGTGATAATCACATCTTTCATGTAATTCACCTGTTCTTGTAATAGCTCGGCAAAGCCTTTCGGATACTTTGTATGATTCCTATCAAAGAATTTATATTCTACTTCAGCACGAGGATATGTCTTCAATATGTAGTATTGACAAGTAAACGTATAAGCGTCATTGTCTGTAAAATGTTTGATAATTTGTTCCATATTATATTTATATTTTATATTAACTAAGTGCAAAGATAGTGAAATCAACACAGAAATCAAAATTTATAATGTTAAAAAAGTAAAAATGCTATGATATTTGTCGCATATCACAGCATTTTATATCTAATAATTCAAATTAAATTATTGTTTGTAAGGAATTTCCTTATTAATAATATCCTCATTCTCTTTTCCACCTATCCACTGAACTTTAATCACTTTGTCAGTAATCTCTTTAACCAAAACAGGGAACAATGGCTCTTCCCAGGATTTTGAAAAAAGATAAACAACATCGAACTCTTCAATGGGAGATTTATCTTCAGTATAAGTTTCTACAAGTCCACTTCCTATATGCCAAGTTTTATATTTCTTGACTTTAATAGCTGTTTCGATGATTTCTTTCAAAGCATCAAATGTTTTCTGCTCGTCATCAAAACCAAGTGGAGTTGCAGGTATATATTCGCCATTCTCACCCTCACACATTACACAACAATCATCATTGTTTACAGGTGGCTGCTTTTGGAAAATTTCATCCCAAATTTTCTTATTTTCTACATTCATAATTTATGATTTTTTAAGTTAGTCTTTATTAATATATAATTTATATTTATTAGCGAAATCATTTAATAATTTTTCTAATACTTTTCCAAAGATATGGTAATGGAATTCACGGGATTCTTCATCTTCTTTTGGCTTGTTATTAAACCTTTCATATAGTAAACCACGTAATTCTTGTATTTCAGTCCCTTCTTTGATAAATTCTTCAAAATCAAAGTCAATATCTATTTTATGCTCAAATACATCTCTTAAAAAACGTGTATTACCTTCTACACAAGGTAGACATCTAATTTCAGAAAACCATTTATCTTTCGTTTGAGATTGTTCACGATAATATTCAATATCGAACATCACATATCCTCTACTATTTTCGGCAGAGTTGTCGGGTCTATAATAAATCTGATATGTCATAATTTTTTATTGTTTTTAAGGATTCAATTTTGCCTGTTTCCAATTCCTTGTCCAATGAATATCAGTTTGAACATGGTTTGCTCGCACATATTTTATTACATTATGTTTGAAATCTTGTGTCGAAAATCTTTCAGCTACTCTGACTACAACACCTTCAATAGTATTACCAAAGGTTGAACCATTTTTCATAAGTTCAAGTATTGTATTCTGTAAGTCCTCTGGCTTATTAAATACTGCTCTATCAAGCAGTGGAACATGCTTCAAACCGATGATTTCACACATTTCTTCAAGTTCATCCCAAGAATAATATTCTTCACTATTACGGATATTAAATACAAAGAAATAATCAGGAAGATGCTCATATTCAATGGAATGAACGGCATACATATTTTCTCCGTATATAATTTCATCCTCACTTATTAAAGGCTTAATCTTGTCGAAAATACCACCATGCCTAAAGAGATATTTATCCCATTCATTTACTGATGGTGCGGCATGTGAACGAGAATATACACCACTCTGCATTATGGCAGTATTAGAACCGTCAAGTTTTTCAGTGATAACTAATTCTTTACCTTTGAAATATTCAAACCATTCCTCATCAACTATTTTATCGTCGCTTGTAGCACCTGGTGAAAATGGAAAATGGTATGTTCTTGGATATTTTGTGTTACTCATTAATGTCTTTATTACAGATGAAAATAATTAAATATATTATTACTCCGACTATTGCCACACATGCAGGTATCCAAAATGGAGCTAAAACCCACACCCAAGACCAATTTATTAGGTCTGTTAGCTTCAGAACAATGAACACGATTAAAAGTGTTTCAAGTGTCCCACGTACTTCTTTTTGAAATTCTTTAAATGCTTCGCCCATTTCTCTATGTCTTTAATATTTTGTACTGTTTTGGTCAAAACCAAGTTTTCTTCTCTGTGTCTGAATGAGAGCCTTAACTATTGCTTGTGTGTGACTTATAATTTGGTACATTCTATTTTTATCTGTTTTTTCATATTTTAAATCCCAAATTTTATCAAACCATCCATTAGGATTAAGAAATCTTTTAGTCAAAAGATAATTCTGCATTTTCTTTGAAGTTTTTAATGTTTCTCGCAAATAAGGAAACCAAAATCCTAAGAATTTAGCATATTCTGTGACAACGATTTCTTTTAGATTCACGTCACCTTTATATTCTTCCACCAAGAACTTTAATGCTGTGACACACTTTGCTTCTTTTGTGTTCTTCAAAAGACATTTAATCAATTCTTCAAATGCCTGATTGTAATTTTTTGTTTTCATATTTTAATCTCCTTTTGAATTTCTTTATTAATTTTGTCAATTTCTTCCTGTGGTAAATATTCTTCCGTTACCTTAATAATGTTTAAGATTTGACGTTTAATACCTTGAATATATAACTTTTTATAATATGTAATAGCTCCTTCAATGCTATTAAATTTAGACCATCCACCACTTTTAGTAGTTATTCTATAAGAAACTTTTATATTTTTCATCTTATTCTCTGATTTTTAATCCTGTAAATATGTAATCAATATCATCTTCCACTCTTTCATTAACAATAAGTGCAATATTCTCAGGTTCACTTTGTGCTACATGCAATAATGTTTTGAAACTATCGTCAGGATTTTCTATAACCTTGAAAGCACCGACAGCGGAAGACAAATGTACTTTGAAATCTTTATCTACGTATACCCAATACAAATCCTCATCGGTTATTGTTGCTCCTACCAGTAAACCATCATCATTAGTCTCAAATGACACAACTTTGCCACCATATTTTTCAATCTTTTCTTTCATCATTGAATAGGTGTCATTATCATCACTACGAAATTTGATTACTTGTTCCACGCTCTTTCTCAGATTGTTCTTCATAAATTGCACATAACCCTTTCTGTCAAATACATTGAATTTCAACAACTCCCATTTATCAATATCTCGAACAAAGAATGAGAGGGGATACATCCATTCAACATATTTCTCCACTTCTTTTGTATTGTATATATTGAATATTTCAATTAAATTATCATCATTATTTACAAATCTTCCTTGAATCACATCGTCTTCATCAGTGATTACCAAATATTGATTGTCTTTCAGAATAGTCAAGTAAGGAACGACAAACTTATTTTTAATTGTATTCTCTAAGTCTTTACTGATAACTACCATAACTGTTTAGCTTATTTGATTATATTATTTGTCGCAAAGATACAAAATAAACGGGAACTAACACAATAATTCCCGTTAAAAAATACAAAAACATATTATTTTTCTGTCTTAGCATTTCTGTTCATCTGTATAATCAAATGGAACTTCTGCGCTATATTTTTGTTGGTTTTTAAATATTTGATGTTTGTTCATCCATATAATAACGGCATTATTTAATGCGTTGGTGTAGATGTCAGCATAATCTTCTATGATTGAATTATCGTATGCCCTTAGTTTTGCTCCCATTTTCTTAATCTTGATAGTGCTATAATTATAGGCATTTATAAATTTAACATATTGACCTGCTTCAACAATACTATTGTCCTTTGCAGTTATCTCATTTGCAGAATCAGCGATGCAATAACTATTATCAAAGAAGTAGCCATAAGAATTATTAAACATTCTTACAGTTGAACTACCATAAGCGTATATACAAGAATTATCAAAAGCATCCACAGATGAATCGTAGCAACAAGTTATTTGGGATTTATCCAGAGTCTTTGCCTTTGAGCCACATCTTATCTCAGCAGTAGATTTATCATACATTTCAATCTGAGAACATTTGATAGCTGTCAATTTGGAATTAGCATACGCTCTTATTTTGCCATGTATATTTGATAATAAACCTTGTGTTCTTTCATAGAAATCACCATTGACACTTATAGTGCTATCACAATAAACTACACTGTCATCAGATGCTGTGAATGTAACTTCATCATACGCTATTAACGTAGCTTTCTGTCTTGTTTTGACTATTGCCTGATTATAAGCATATACAATGCTGTCGTGATAAACGCTTACATCCGCATTTCCAAATACATGATATGTGTGACTTCCGCTTAATCTATGACTACCCGTTGTATAAATGTAATTTTCATTAAGTGTTTTCTCAGTAAACAACTCTACAAGTAAATCTACAGTCAAAGTATTGTTCTTCAATAACATATCAATATACTTATCTTCTGCTAAATTATAACAAACATCTTTTTTATGTTTTAATATAACAGACAATAATGTGGGTATATCTGCACAAAGCTGAATATCAATAGGATTAATTATATCATCCTTATCATATTTTTTTACTCTATCAATCAGGATTGTTTTTATTTGTTCTAATTCCATCATTTCTTTTTATAATTTAAAATTAATTTACAAATCTCATCAATATCATTTGTGTTATGTAAAGGCACGTTATATTTCTTACAAACCATTTGAACATTATCATAACGATAAAAACCAGGCTTACAGAACACCACCAATTTTCCGCTCTCTGCATACATACCGATTTCCATAAGGCTTATAGGACTTTTGGAATCCTCTAATATATTCATAACTATCAAATCTGCATCATCCATGTGCTTATGTTCCCACTTGATTTGTCTTCTCACTTCTGAGCTTCCGCTATCAGGGAATTCCTCTCTTCGTGGATTGTATATTGTGATATTGTATTTATTGTTAGTGGTATCTTCTATTCTTTTACAAATTTTGTGCTGCCAATCCTCACTTCCAGTGTCAGCATCAATAGTTCCTGCCAAAAATACTTTGACTGAATTATCTATTGGCTTTTTGTTCGAAGGCGCATCAATAGAAATAGTCTTATATTTTTGAGATGTTTCTTTGATTAACTTAGAGACTTCTTCCTTTATTATTTGTTTCAAACGGCTTTCTGATATTATTAGTTTTCCCATATATTCCCTTTAAGTATTTGCCAGTGTTATTATTAAGTTTGGAGAATATAAGAAATTTATTAATTTCTCCGCAAGTATTCTATATGTTTCATCCTTAACTTCAATATAAAGGAATGTTGATGGAGCTTGTTCATACTCATTACATATTTCCTCCATTTCGACATATATCATCCAAGATGGCTTATCCATTTCCCCCTTCATTACTTGTACGATAATATCTTTGACATATTCCATTCTATCTTTCTCTGTCGAACAAGGGTTAGTTAAATAGAAAGGTACTTCCATGTCAAGAGGTGCTTCATCCCAATGTTGATAATTCGCATATGTTTCAGGCTTGCAAAACACACCATAATAGAAAATGTCGTCAATCCTCAACGGTGAATTGAAGATTAACAACATTTCATTTATTAGCTCCCGTAAAGATTCTATGCAAGGGCTTGAGTATATAAAAGTGTATTCTCTATTTCTCATCTTTTTATATCTATTCTTATAGATATAAATAGTCTTATTTTTCCTTGTATTTGTATATATTATAAACAATAACAGAATCAGTTTTTGGTGGAAACATATTAAATAACCACGCCATACTCAATGTTGTATCTGCCTTGCTAACATATTTCACCGCATAACAGCTATCAACTTCATTGTTGTTGTAATATCGTAATATTTTGTCATTACTATCCCATTTATCTTCGCTATCAATTACTATCTTATTATTCTCTTTATCGTATGTAGTAACTTTACATTTTTCTGGTGCTGACGGGTAATATTTGATATCATCAACATTGATGTAATATGAAGTTACATTAACTATTACTGCAACTACCACCGTTGCAATTATTGCAAATCCCATTTGATTTCCTTCAAAAGTTCCACCCCATTTAAAAGAGTCCCAATTTTTCAAGAGTGTATAGGCAAGTATATAAAATGCCACAAATAATATTATAATCAATAACATAATCTTTTTATTTTATATTGTTCTTAATTCCAATTAATTATAGGGCAACATTTTTTATAAATATGATATATCGCACCACCTATCAGTTTGAAAAAACCACCAAATATCTTTACAAAAATAATTCGCAAAAACATAAATGGTATTGCCATTATTTTATCTTTTGTAGTGTCAAGGTCTTTATAATGATAACCGACTTTTTCCATTTTTCCATCATAATGAATAAGATAGTAAAGGAAACCACCAATAATAGCAGCAACAATTACAGAAATCCCTATTACTGCCAATATCATATATATTTCTCCTTGTGCTATAGCATCACTAACGACAACAACTACTAAGTATAAGAATATTGAAATACTAATAGCTACTACCAAACTAAATACAAATCTCATAATCCAGAATACACTTTTTCCAATAGTAATGGCAGTATCCTTATTTGGCATATATCCTATTTTGATATTACCAAAACGAATTAAACCTTTTATTATCAAGACTATTGGAGATATGACTATTGAACCAATAATCAGCCAAAACAACGGACAGAAGTTTTTATACTCCTTTGCAATATTGCCTCCCCACAGAAATTCCAGGAACTTGCAATACCATCCATTCTTATTCAAATCGACTCCATTCTTAAACATAGTTTTTATTTATTTTTAGTGTTTGACTTAACAACTTCTCCAAAATCGTTTTTGTACCACGAAATAAGAAATACAAGTTCATCATTGATTTCTTCAACTTTATCTGAAAGATTGATTACTTTAAAACCATTCTCCACAAACGGCTTAAATATGTCATTCACGTAAGGCTTCAATTCATCATCCAAATCAATGACACAATAGAAAGAACTGAACTTTGTTTCTGCTTTATAAGCAGGTGTTACCTTTGACTTGATAAGTTCTTTGATGTTCTTCTGATTGTCCTTGATACGTTGTTCCACAGTACGATAAACACCATACTTGGTTTTGAAATACGCCTCCTCTGCCGTCAGAGCCTTTTCTTTCGGTTCAATCTTCCTAAAAAGACTGTTAAACCATTCTTTTACTTCCATGTTCTTTTATATTAAAATTAGTGAATAAATAATACTCAATTGAGTACATACAGAAATTATTTCTTATGTCAAAACATTAAATTACCTTATCCCTGTATTTCAGTTTCCACATTCGCATATCAATCAAGTTCTTACACGTATCTGTTGCATTCTTCAACATCTCCTTTTCATCAGAATATTCAATTTCCATAGGGTTTGTTCCCAGATCCTTGAAGATATTAAGACCCTTATCTACAATACCACATTCATAGACATAAAAATTATCTTGATTTTTCTTTTCACAATATAATCCAAAGACGGTAGAATTACTTCTTACCACTTTATAAGGATAGAAATAGAATTCGTAAAGCACTTTGTCAGTTTCATTGTTATCCATTACTTTGATATGATAAAAATCATATAGCAATTTTTCCCAGAAACGTATCCTATCCATTACCATCGTTCCTTTTTCTTTTCTTGCATTGTTTATAATGTTTTTAAGAGCAGTAAGATGAGAATTAACCACTTCATCAGTTTCGTTTAGTTTTTTATAAGCATATATCATTTCCTCGATGTCATAATATCTGTCAGGAAAAGCGGTGGTATCAAACTTATCCAATTTTGCTACAAATTTGTCTGTTCTTTCCATAAAAATTCTATTTTAGTTTCATTTAATCTCATTCACCAATGCCCTCATTGAATTACTAGACAATACAAGGTTATTGGTAATATATCGTCTAAGTACCAGCGTATCATCTGCGAATATCATATTTAGATTCTGTACATTATCACCCTCATACAATGTTACATTGTAATATTCCCGATTAATGATGGAAGATAATGACGAAGTTATAAAATTATCGCATATTTGCCGTCCTTTGAGCTTTACATCCTTAGATAAGGCAGTCTTCAACTCAGGAAAGAAAGTCCTCATATAACGCTTAGAAACAGCCATAACGCCATCTTTGCTATCCTCTACAACAACATCGTCGTCAATCCTGATACTTGCTTCTCCTTCGATTTTTATAGGAAAAGTAAAATAGCTTTTCTTTCCATACATTCGTTTGTAATCACGAATATTATCAATGCTGTCAAAGGCGGATAAATTCTTCAATGATTGGTTATCCTTGTTATACACTACAATTTTAAAAGGCAAACTATTGATATAATTTTTGATTTCCTCATCATTTGCCTTTTTCTTTTCAATATCAATCTTACAATTTCCTGCAATATACCTTGTTATCATTTTCAATAAATTTTTATCATTCATTAGCCCATAACTCAAAATGTGGTCATAGCAGTTTCTATCATATTATTAACTACCGCTACACTCGCAACATACATACTCATATATGCCAACGCTTTGAAAACCATCGTTTCAATATCTTCTTGTGTCATTTCACTTATAGACATTTCTTCAATTTGATTCACGTTAATAAGCGGCATCATAAACAGCATTACAATAATACAGGAAAATATTAATGAACCGTCGAATAAGATTCCTGCAAGCATCATTATTATTGCTATTAATTTATATTTTGATTTATCATCTTTCATCCTATATTCTCTAATTTTATTTGTTGCAAAGATACCGCTTATTATTGGTTTAGCCAAATGAATAATAGTTAATTAATATTAAGCCCTTTTTCTTTCTTTTCATCTAATAGTTTCTGGTATGCCTTTAAGATATCTTGATATATTTTCTTTTGTTCATCCATATCATTATATAATTGTTCAACAATTTTCTTTGCTTGCATTAAGCCATTCAAGCAACCTCTATTATAACTGTATAGTAATGCACAGACCAACATTAACAACCCTAATATTATCAATACTATTTCAAATGTTTCCATAACTTCCCTTTTTATAAATTTAGATGAGTCCTTGTACTCAATTGAGTACAATTCAGAAATGGTTTCTTATTAAATAATCTTTCACCTCTTGTATTCCTTTCCATTCACTACTATCAATAGTTCTATGATATATTGGTGATTGTATCTCATACAGAACACTATCATTATATATATCATCACTACCGTTTAGTACATTGAATGTGATAAAACGATTGAGATACGATATACTACAAGTATAGGTATATGTAGTCACACGTTTATTATTATGTTCTGAAATCAGTTGAAAATGATGTTCAACCAATATCTTATTTAATTCCTCTCTTGTCATTTCTTTTCCTCCTCTTCTTTTTTCATCAAATATCTATGATAGAGATATTGTTTTAATTTTCCTTCGTTAAACTCTCTTTTAGGTTCTAATGATACAATATTGTACAATACTTCGCAAATTTCGTCCCTGTTCAGGTATTCTTTTTCCAAATATTTGGCAATTATATCTCGTTCCTTCTTGGTAAATTCGATTCTGCCTTTAAATGTACATACAAGCATACCATAGAACGATGACCATTCACCTTCAAATACTTTTGTATGCTTATGTTTTAGTTTTACTACGTCTGCTAGATGATTATTCCATTTCAAAGAAACACTTTCTGGTAAATCTCTGATTTCCATCAACTCTTCTTCACTTATGCTTTCTTTACTCTTCTTTAACATTTCACTTTCTTTTTTAAAGGTTTTCATCATATACAAGTCATAAGCGAATTTAATGAAGTCTTTTGTTTCTTTACGATTTTTTATCATTGGGGTGTTGTATTCATCATACATTACAACAAACTTATCCTTTTCACCAAACGCCTGTATGATGTCAATATCATTGGTGATATATGCTTTCATTACAGAAAAATGGTCGCTACAACGTATGGTAAATCTACTCCCGTCTTTACCAGTTAATTTATAATATACCGAGTTTGATATTTCTGATTTCTTTTCAATGACTCCATCTGCCAACGTCTTTATATATCGTTGAATATACTTCATACTTATCAATGATTTTCGCCTTCATAATATCTCCAATCGTATTCGTCAAAATTTCTCTTTCGTAAATTATCCAAAATCTGATAAAGTATTTTCTTTTCAAACGTGCCTGTGCTTTGGTTTGCCAAATCCAATTCAGTCTGCTTCTTATCGTCATCAATGGCTATTACCCTGCCGTTATCCAAAAGGTTCACCGATATTTTGGTTACATAATGATTGATAGGCTTTACACGGATGTTCCAATTACTTATTACATATAAGTCCTTTTTCTTATATTTAGGATAGTTCTGCACTGCATAGTAGTAATTGTTATTCTGCATACCTTTTACTTGAAATGCAGCCTTAAAACGACATGGACTAATCGTTATGATACCACTTTCTTTTTCCAAATTAGTAATTTCATAATTGCTTTCTGCAACATAATCAATTACTTCTTCCCACACCTGGTCAAATTCAGCCTTTACCTTAAATGAATGGTCACTTTGGTAAAGATGAAAATCCTTTGTTGTTGAACAGCTTGCCAACAGCAGGGCTAAAATCAGCCCTGCGTATGTCTTAAATGTATTCTTCATATCGTTATATTATTTTACTCGTTTACTGCCGAATTGATAACCTTATCACCCTTTTCTACAACAGTATCTGTAATTTCTTTTACTTTGTTACTTACTTTTTCAATATTCTTCCCTAACTTTTCTGGTTTATCACTTTGTAACCACTCTGCAATAAACGGTTTGATGTGATAACGTTCACAACCAAAGAAACCAACATACAAAAACAACAAAATAACTATAGTACCAATCAATTTACGCATTATTTTATCTCCTATATTTTAGTAATTATACATTCTTTTTATTTGTCTTTGTCGGTTTGATAAACTTGATATTACCAAATTTAATAAACCCTCTCCACATTTGTAGAAATCCTTTATTTTCACAAAATTTCCCTCCTTCTTTTTCAAAAAATTCTTTCCAAGAAACAAATCTTGAAAAAGGCTTTTCTATTTCAATTTCTTTGTCATAATCCCAACAGCCTTCATAACCAAGCACAAGACCTACAAGATAATGAAACCCATGATAATCAACTTTATCTTCAGTTACTTGTATTACCATACCACCATTATTGTTGTCACAATGCTCGAAAATAGATTTTACCTGTTCGATATTATTTATATCCAAATCCTCTGGAATATCAACCTCATCGGTAATATCATAAGCATGTTTGGTTAGTTTTGTTACGTCAAAAACAGAGTAATCCCTTTGAAAACAATCTTTAAAATAATCACTAAGGTATAAATCCATTAACTGCAAAAACATTGTCCTACCAAATCCCCATTGAAAATGATATAAACGGTTTTTCTTTTCACCTTTATTATTCACCGTTTGAATTAACATTTGAGTTCTTTGTCCCATAATTTTATCTCCTATGATTTTTAATTGTTGTTTTGAATAATAACTCATTTCTTAAACACAATGCAAAGGTAGTGATTATTTCTCATACTACCAAATATATTATGTTAATTGAAGTTAATAGATTATTTTTCTTCTGTTATATGCTAATTTTAAGCTCCTTGATTTCCTATCCTGTAATGAGCCATAATTCATATTTTCTTTTATTGTAGCCCATTCTAAATTAGTAGCCCTATTATCTTCTTTGTCCTCATTCTTGTGATTAACAACTGGCAAATTATAAGGATTGTCAATAAAAGCATCTGCAACAAGTCTGTGTACCAGCTCTTTTCTATGCTTCCCTTCTTTATATAATCCAACTCTCAAATATCCACAAGAATTTGGGTAAGGTTTTAATATTGTTTCATTATGTCTTACCCTACCCATATTTGAAATCTGGTATTTGCCATTATAACCTGCAATGTTTCTCCAAATTTCATCTGTAAATAATATATCTTGATTATTCATCTTCTGAAATAATAATTTTTGAATCAAGATAAGAAACAATAGCAACCCTATGATAACTCTTATTAGTTATCTGTTGTAATTCACGCCATCTGTATGTGGCATCATACAAGTCTTTATAGTAGTCAATACAGCCATAATCATTAACATCCACTATGTTTTGAGAACAAGGACAACCAAATAATTCTGTTAATCTCGTAATTTTATCTTCCTTGCGTTCGTAGTAAATCACAGCATAATCATACTCTCTATCCACATCTTTAAAGACCTCATTAAGAGTCTTATAAATATTTTCAGCAGACAAATCTTCTTTTTCTATAACTCCATAGTCTCTCATAACAAAAATCTCCTATCTTTTTTAGTTTCGTACTGCAAAGATAAGAGATGTATTTGAAAAAAACAAGAAGAAATAGTTAAATAGTGTTAATTAACCAAATTATTTTCTTGTAAGAACTTTTCCAAATCTTTCCATTTAGTTTTCTCGTAACCTCTAAACCACCATTTTTCACCGTCAAAATAATACTGATAGTCTTGATCAGCAACAGGAATTTCATCAGTTAAATCTGGTTTGGTACTATCCCAATCCTCATCTTGATAAGCTGGACAATACTGTATAATGGTATCACCGTTAATGGATGAAGCATCACCGCCTAGAAGGATATTCAATGTCTTATCATAATCATGAAATTTAGTAAACAAAGTAACCCCTAATCCATCTGGATAACCGTCAAAATGATGATAAATACTTATGTAAGGTTTGTTAAGAGTAACCTCCCTCAAGTTCTCGATGCAATCATCATTATAAGACGTATTTTCTGGAAGTTTATCAATGTCAAATTTCTTTGTCTTATTCAAATCTTCATCCTTGATTTTTAATGTAATTGTTGCTCTTGTCGCCATACCTATAATCAATTATTTTTTGTTAAATGTTACTTTGATAAGATGTTGCCGTCCTACAATGCAAGGTGCTGAAGTCCTACGACTATTCGTGTATCTTGCCACATTGCTCAATTTCTTCTCCATACTGCCACTTATAAACGGCAGATAGATTTCAAACTTAGTCACTCTATTTTCTTCGTCTTTAATAATATCACGTTTCTTGAAACCATGAATAGTACAAAGTCTCACAAAATCCAATTCTTCTTTTCTGGTGAAGTAAATACTTCTTTCTTTTCTTACTGCCATAACTTTATACATTTTATTTTTAATAATGCAAAAATATAAATTCTAACTCAAATAACCAAATATTAATAGTTAAAAACTACTAAAAGTTATACCTAAATATATTCAGTACTCTATTTATATATATAAAATGATTTGATATGTTAGAAACAAACAGAATATATAATATAGATGTGATGGATGGCCTGAAATTATTGGATGATAATTCAATAGATTTAATCATTACTTCGCCACCTTACAATAAAGCAGGTCTTAACGGTATACAAAAAGGTAAGAAATGGAAAGGAACGATAGATTACAATGATGATGTAAATGTCGATAATATTCCAGAAGATGAATACCAAAAATGGCAAATAAATTTCTTAAATGAATGTTTCAGAGTCTTAAAGTCTGACGGATCAATGTTTTACAATCATAAAAACAGAATACATAAAGGTGAAATAGTATCACCTTATCAATGGCTGTTCAAAACAAAATTCAAAATCAGACAAGAAATTATATGGGATAGGGGAAGTACGAATAACGTCAATACTTGTCGTTTCCTACCAATGACTGAATTAGTATTTTGGCTAACAAAAACAACTAAACCTAATTTTTATCGTAGCCTTACGACAAAATACAAAAACGAAATATGGTCATTCCCATTTGAAAAAAATACAAAGCATCCCGCACCATTCCCAATAGACTTGCCTAACAATATTATGGATTGTATCCCATCAAAAGAGAATAACAATATAATAGTCTTAGACCCATTTATGGGTAGTGGTACGGTTGCTCTTGCTGCATTACAACATAACTTTGAATATATTGGTTTTGAAAAATTCAAAATATATGTTGATATGACTAACGAAAGAATAAATAAATTTACAGAGAATTTACCACCTATCGTTTAATAAGACTTTTAGAATATTATCATCTTGTAAATGGTGGTATTTTCTTAGATGCCCTTTCTGTGCAATTTCTTTAACTATTTTAGAAATTGCATATTTTTTATAATCCTCGGCATCATTTTTATCTTCCGCTTCATAAAGCACTTCAGCAAGGAAAGAACGATAATCTTTTATTTTTTGATTAATTCTACTCATTCCCTGATGATAATACTTACATAGATTTGAAAGCATTTCATACATAGTGAGTGATGTCAATCCTACATAGCAAGTATTATCTGGAAATACCAACTTATACACAACCATTTTAGTTTTTAAGAATTCACTATTCTTACTTTCATTCCATGCAATTCGCACATTGTTTAATGTTAAATTTTTCATTTTATTAAAATTTACTTTGGTTTATAATAAAAAATTACAAAATACTTTTCCATATTATTCCTCCTCTTTCATTTTATCAAGATATTGATTTGTTCTTGCAATTAGTAAATTCTTAATACCCTCCCTATCATAATGAGCATAATCAGCGAAACACTTAAAATCTTCTATGAAAAGTGTTGTAAGTTTACTAATTAGATTTACATTTTCTTTATTGCGTCTGTACAACAAACAATCTTCATTAGGTAATGAATACACAATTTTTGCCTTGTCGTTATGAGCGTTCTGTTTCCATTGAACTTTAAGATAACAAGCACTATCAGCGATGGTATAAATCGCCTCTTCGTTATTCTTACTCTTGTGTGCCGTGGCAGAAGTTACTGACTTTTTAATCTGTTTGGACGTAGAAAAATCGTATTCATAAAATTTCTTGTAAACATCTTCTCTAAAATTCTTCCAATTATATTTAGAAGATTTAATGGTTGTTGTGTAGAATTTATGGTTAAAACAACGAATGTATGAAATAGCTTCAAATACCGTAATTTTCACCCCATTTACATTAACCTTATATTTGAAAAGGTTGTCATTTTCATGCAATGGAATTATTCCCTTGCTTTTAATTGATTGGACACCAAATAAACGTGCGCTTTCCGTATTATCCAGATTAATAATCAAACGGTTGTATCCAGCTAGGCTACCACTAATATCTCCATACATTCCACTGCCTTTGGTTGAGCCAAGTTTACTGCTTTCCATAGCAAACATTATATTGGTATTATTACCATAATCAATGAAACGTCCACCACGAATAGTGTATATACCACCCAGATAATTAAAAGGCTTATTTTCAAAAGGATATTTTTTACGAAGAAGTGACGGATCGAGTGCCTGCACAGATGTTACAATAAACGGTATTTTAATATTCTCTTGTCCCTCAATAAAGGCTTCTAATTTAAAATTAGCAATATACAATCTATTTTCTTCATCTACAATAAGGTCTTTATTGATATCATTGATACCTATTGTATGAGTAGGGTCAATTGCAACTAATTCCTTATCATTAATAAAAATGTGTTTCTTGTTCAATAAAATTTGTTCTGCATATTTAATTGAATATTGCTCAATAATATCATCGGTAAAATTAACTTCTTCTGTATAAGTTAAAGTTGCAATAGTACCTTTCAACTTCCCATTAATAATATTCATACCATTATCTGGTAAGTTTCCATTCTCAAACCATTCTATAGTAGGGTGAATAATCTCCTCATCATTCGGAGAAATATGCAATGTGGCAGAAGAAACATATCCATCACCCTTACTTGACAATACATTCAAACGACAACCACGAAGATTACCAACAATAGCTGCAAACTTTTTTATGCCAATACCATTAATACCAATAGATTTTCCATCTGCTTTATGAAAAGTTGCATTTTGCATCACATCTTTTAGTAATGTATGTGTCATTCCACATCCATCATCAAGTACCTGTACTTTATTATTCTCGTTATCAACAATAACATAGATACTACCCCCTTTATCAGTTGCATCAATTGCATTATCTATCGCTTCGTCAATTCCGTCGAAAACAGTTGTACCCTCCTTTGCCTCAACAAATGTTTGATAAACATAGCCTTTGTTGATAATTCTTCGATAGTGTTGTTTCTTTTCATACTTTTTATAAATTTAAATCATTTGAGAATAAAAATTAAATAAATTATTTTTGAAACCCTTTGTACTCATTCAAGTACATTACATTGTTAAAAATCAATTTCACGATACTCTTCTCCGTTAGCATCAGAAATTTCTATCCGTTTAATATCAGATTCGTCCATAATGATTTCATCCTTATCCATAGTGGCCCATACATTTTCAGAAGATGAATTGAATTCAGTGGCCTTGTTTAAAGCAATTTCCAAATTCTCTGCTTCCACATCAATAGTGTCTTGATAATAGCCACCGAGCATGACGGTTCTTGTCAGATGAAATGTCTTCTTCGTACCAGTTTCCCTGCTAACAACTTCCATCTTATCCTTGTCAAACTTATTGTCATCATCCATTAAGACAGCGTTCAAAAAGTTTACCTCATCCTTTGTTGCAAGACGCATTTCCTTTACTGCATCTAAAAATAAAGTTGTACGATAGTAGATAAATCCTTCTTCCTCACCTCCATTTCTATCCATATACATAACGGAAACAATTTCCTCTACACTATTATTCTCTGGGTTATAATCCCCGATGATATCTACATAATCATTATTATATGTATCAGTAAAGATTACATAATCGCCTTTCTTGAAATTAAAAGTTGTGTTCATAATATTACCTCCTATTTTATTTGTTCTGATAGTGCAAAGTTAATTATTTTATTTAGATTAAACAAATTTATTGTGTTAATAATTGTTAATCAATTATTTTAACCACATTCTTCTCTGGTATACAAATCATTGTATATTGCATATTCTTCTCCTTGTTGAAATATTCAACACTATATTGCATTTCAAAAGTGCAATCATTGATATCAATGTTGCTGATAATACCATTATCAAGAATAACCTGTCCATTCTTGACGATTCTTACTTTGTCTCCTTGTTTGAATTTTGCTTTCATATTATTGTTTCTTTTTCCTTATTACTTTGCAAAGGTAATACTTTTCTTTGAGATACACAATAGTTAAGCTATTAAAAGAAGTTAAACTCTATGTATGATAGCTTTCACTTTAATAGGATTGATATCTTTCCAATTAGTAATAGAATTACTTGCCATAGGTTTTCCGTTACCGAATGTACAGATAGTAATATGAGGTTGGGTATTCACGCAAGGAGTATTCACCCTACATCCAAACGCCATAGCTTCATTGTTATACCCTATTTTGTTTATAACAATAGTTTCCTTTATACCTTTGCCACTATCCTTGATATATCTGTCAAGACAACGTAATGCTTTCTTATCCTCTTTTTGAGAGCGATGTAGAATTGTACAATGGTCAAGATACATCTTTCCATCTTTTATCATATCAGCAAAATTATCTTCGATATATTGTTTCAGTACATCTTTTGACTCATTTGTCAGAAATAATCCAATATATTGAAAATTATCTACAATTTCTTTGATTGTTGGAGAGGAAGTTATATGTTTCAAAATTAATTTTTTATTTAATTCGTCTTGATGATATAAAGAAACAACTCTATCAGTAAGGCTATAATCTTGATATAGATTCTCTTTGACACTTGTAACGTGCCATCCGCCACACACCTTGCAATAATAACTCCTTACTGGTTTCTTTCCGTATCTATTGCTGTGTGCTATATCGTCTGAATTGTATTGAAGAAACAAATTTGCCTTCTTCTCTGTTTCAAACAATATCTTGCTACGCCCGCATTCTGGACAAAATACCGTATGTTTCGGTTTGCTCATTTGTGTACCTCCTTTTAAAAATCAATACCAAATATCAGAACAATGCTGCATAAAATTGTTATCACTTTCAATTTGTCTTTCAACTTCATACAATAAGTCAGATAACTCGTCATTGGATAAATCAGACAAATCAGCGTTGGTATATCTATTTCCCCATTGTATTTCCCCAAAGCAAATGTTCTTAATGTTATCATTTGCACTCTTAACGAAAAACGGTACATTAAAACTTATCGTACCATTATCAATCAATTTCGCATCAATCCTTTGTATCAGTTCATTTCTATTCATATTTTGGTATTTTTCTTTATAAATTTATATTGGTTATTATTCTTATTTGCAAAGATAAACATTATATTTAATATATGCAAGAATAATGTGTTAAATAAGATAAATCATTTACTCAAATTTTCTATTGCAAAATTGGTGTCTATAATAGCTCCGTTATGAAGATAGGTTTTATCAAATAATTCTATTTTGGTGACTATCAACGTGTCATTTCCAAGTATAACTTTATCACCTATCTTGATTAACTTCTCTTGTTCATCCTTTTCATAACTGGAATAAAAGAATGCAACTATACATAATATAAACCAGATTCCTAAACACAAATATACAAAATCTTTCATTTTATTTTTAAATTCAAAAACTTATCTAATATATTATTCAGTCTTTCGTAATTGATATGAGGTTGCAGAAATTTTCTATATAGAAAAAATATGCCCTTATATATCATCAAAACACACCATACGACAATGAATAAAATATTAACTATTGGAAAAGTAATAAACAACCAGTATGGCGGTACTATGCTATCATAGTAACTTATTTCATCCACAAAATCTTTTATTGTCTGTCCTTTGAATTTCCAAAAGTAAAATATTACCAGTCCGATCAGAACTGGTAATATCCAAAAATAGAAAATTATTTCCATACCTTAAAAATCTCCTATATAATCACCCTTCGCAACATACCCATCAAAACAGATAATACCTTTGTTTACACCTACATTATAACCCATATAACTGGATTTAATGTTTTTAATCGCCTTATCTAAGTTTTGTTTACCAATTACCGTAACTTCTTTTACCATTTCGTCATGTCTTGCGTCATATACGGTAACAATCCACAATTCAGAAATAATTTCGTTTGTTTTCATAACTCGTATTCAATTTCATAAATATCACACATCATATCTACCTCGCTTTCGCAATTTGAGAACATAATGATATAATCAGTATAGTTTACCTTAACTATATAAAACTTATTACAATCATTTGTATCAATTTTTTCAGATTCAAAACTATCTCCCTCACCGAGGCAATTGTTCCAGTTTTGGATAACTTCCTCAAGAGTCATCTTTTTATCCTTAATGCTGTTAAGCAAGTACATAGCAGTTTCTCCATACCAAGTACGAAGATGTACTCCCATGTAATTTTTATTCTTGTTGCTCTTGTTCATATCACTTTCATGTTTTAATTATTAAACTTCTTCTTTCTTATCGCAATACAAAGATACAAATTATATTTGAATTATCAGTATTTTATATGTTAAATAATAAAATCAGATTGTTAAATGACATTATGATATTTCAAGAAACAGAAAATGATGAGAATAAGAGTAATAATAACCATAATCGGAAACCATATAGGAAACAATATCACCCACCAAGATAGAAACGGTAATAATCCAAACATCTTTAATATAATCACTAACACTCCTATTCCTAGTAACAAATAACAAACCAATTTAAAATTTCTCTTCAATTCCATAAATTAATGTTCTTTTATGTGTATTCTTAAATACTGCATAGGTTCTTGAAATATCCAGTCTACTATTGTAGATATTAACCCACACCACTTCTTTGTCAGTACATTTTTTAATTGAATTAATTGCGTCTTGCACTTTATGAATGCCTGTCATTGTTTTCTCTACAATGACTTTCTTATCCCATCCGTAAGCCTTCACAATAAGATTATCGGCAGGCCTTATTTGATTAATCGTGGGGAAACCCCAAAGAAATCTGTTCTGCATATTCTTCTTTTGTTATTTCAGTAAACACATCTAAAAAATACTCACATCCTTTACGACATTCTATTGTAAAATTATCGCCTTTCTTTGACATAATGTACTCTTCACCAATAAAGAAAGGAATAACATCTATTTCTTCAAATCCGATAATATGGAACACTATGATATAATGTTCACATTTACGTCTGAAATATTTTCCTACATATTTTTCATATTTCTTTTTCATAAAGTCTCCTTTGTTTAATTATGATGCAAAAATAATCATTTTATTTTGATTATCCAAACATTGTATGTTAAATGATGTTTATTTGATAGATTTTTCTTGTTTGAAAACTACCGTGGTGTCGCTTTTTATGACTTTATTACCTCTCATTGTCTGTTCAATGTATAATTCAGTTTTTCCTCTATATACATCTATTGCTTCTGGCTCATTTGTAAAGAAATTCAATGTTCCCATCAATGCAACCATCGCCAAGATAAAGATAGCCCTATCGACATTCGCCAAGATATAAAACGCTTTAACATCTGCATCTTTATCATATTTCTTTCTAACTGCATTCAAAATACTATTGACTGGAAATAACAAACCTGCAACAATAATGAAATAAACAATGTTCCCAAAAACTTCCATAATATTGCCTCCTTATCCTAAAATTGTCATTTTTACATTTTCTTCACTGATATTAGCCTTTTCTGACGGATGAATAAGAATATCCACTCTGTGATTAAAACGCTTGTTCATAACGTCTCTCACTTCGTATATGCCATATCCCTCAATATGTACACGTTTAGGTTTATCCTTTGGAAAGAGCCATAACAAATCACGTGAAATAGCGCACCACTTAACATTTCCTTTCTTTAATTTATGTAAATCAATCTTGCTCCCATCTGCCGTTATAAGTGGATCACTATCACATTGTGCTTCTACTGGCTGATAACAAGTAACCTTTACATGGGTAATAGTGTTCTTGTTTTTCTTCATATTGTTTTCTTCTGCAAGAAGTTCTTTATCCTCTTTAACAATTTCAGATGAAACGTCTACATTATCATTCAATAACATTTCAGTTGTTACGTTTTCCCTTGCTTCTTCACTATGTACCATTGCAGCATTGACCATCCCTGCTATTGCAAAACAAATTCCAATATATGTAAAAATCTTTCGCATTTATGTATTATTTTTATATGAAACAAATTACGAATTAAAGATTTTCTACCCATTCGTAGAATAATTCTTGTGCAGCGTAATAACGTGCAGTATCAATATCATTTTCAAGGTAATGATATACATGTTCACCCAGCATCGCTGTGCTAACACGGTTTATTATCTTGACGTTTCACAGGGTGACTTGTGCCATTGCCCTCACCGTCCGTATTTATCCCAGTTACCTCTGGGATTTTATTTTCTATCGCAACCTGCGATTGTGGATGCAATCCAAAGTTGCGTATGTTTATTGCTGCATTCACATCCCTGTCATGGCTTGCGCCACATTTGGAGCAAATCCAACTTCTGTCTTTCAATGATAGGTCTTTCTTAATGTACCCACAACAAGAGCAAGTCTTGCTACTGGGTTCAAACCTGCCGATAAATATCACGTTTTTCCCATTCCATTCGGCTTTGTATGCAAGTTGTCTTACAAATTCATTCCATGAAACGCTTGAAATTGCATTTGCCAAATGATGATTTTGCATCATCCCTTGCACATTAAGGTTCTCAAGGCAGATTGTGTCATATTTGCACATTAAATCGGTTGTCAGTTTGTGCAAGAAATTCGACCTGCGGTTGGATATTCTTCTGTGCTGTCTTGCGATTTTAATTTTCAGCCTTTCCCTTCTTTTCGACCCTTTCTGTGCTTTTGAAAACCTGCGTTGCAATTTCTTCAAGCGTATTTGTCCTTTTTCAAGGAATTTGTTATTTCCATATTTTGTACCATCGGACAATATGGCAAAATCTTTGATGCCTAAATCTACGCCAACGGCAGTTTTCTCCGAAATCTTGGCTTTCGGTTTCGGTTTTTCACCATCCTCGACAATGATTACGCACCAGTAGTCTCCACATTTGTCCTGTGACACTGTAAGAGTTCCAATCTTGCATTTGGACAAGTCAAATGCTTTGTTGTGACACAACTTTGTCCATCCCATCTTGGGTATTCTGACTTTCCATTTATCAAAGTCAAAGCGCACGTTGTTGATGAACTTGCATACGTTCTTGCTGTGTTTCTTCGATCTGAATTTGGGGAATCCCTTCTTTGCCTTGAAGAACTGCGTATAAGCATTATCCAAGTTTCTTAATGATTGCTGCAAACTTTCGTTTGCCACATTTTTCAGCCAACCATGTTCGCCGTCATTCTTCAATAGCGTTAATTCCCTTGCAAGTTGAAGATAACCTATGGATTTCTTTTCATTCGTCCATGCATTCTTTTTCCTATCCAATCCCCAGTTGTATATGAAACGGCAACAACCGAAATGCTGCAACAACATTTGTTGCTGCCTCATTGTTGGTTTCAGTTTGTATTTGTATGCACGTTTCATATTCTTCTCGTTTCTATTATATTAATAAATATCGGTTACTTTCCAAAAAATTAATAGAAAACTTCGTTTTTTATCACTTTTTCGTTTCTGGGTCATCTGGTATATTATTACCTTCCTTTATTATACAATTCCTTAATCTTCAATTCAAAGAAAAAGAAATCTCCTTCACCCCTATCTATTCCAAACTGACAATAATCATAGTCTGAAACGATGTTCATAAATTCGCTTACACTTGTAATCTTACCTACAACGGTATTCATTACATAAGAAATCGTCTTATCCATATCTTTAACCTCCGATTTGTTTATTTCCTTATCTCTTACAGGTGCAAAGGTAGTAAAAATATTTCGTCTGACAAAATTATTATGGTTAAATGACGTTAATAATAGAATAATAAAAAAGATAGTTAATGAGATATGTTCCACTAACTATCTGTATAGTAAATAATAAAGCTAACGCTTAATACAAGTTCGCTTTGCTTACAATAAGGCAGTTACACTGCTAATAGAGGCTTAATCAGCCTCAATAGCAAAGGAAGGACGCACGTAACCGCTACCCCACTTACCGTACCAATAGCCCAGACCCGCACCGTACGTATAGCAACTCCAAGCATGCGTGGAGCTAGTCTCGGCAGAAGCCCAGTAACCCGTATCGTCCTTTATTAATTCCGTACCCATAATAAAAAAAGCATAATTAAGGACATCCCTATTCATATTGAGCATTCTATGTAATTCCCCACTTGAAGGCAGATACCAATCACCGCTTTCAGTGCCTTTCGTTTTGTATTTCAGGCAATAATCAAACGCAGGAAAATAGCTATTATCCTTTTTATATTTTTTGTTATTTTTAATAATTTCAGTATATTCTTTTCCCTTAAAGTTATCATATACCTCACTATAAGGAATAGTAGGCATATCATCTACTTTCTCATTATTCTGACACCATTCGCATCTTGTTTTATCAAGAGCAATAACGATAATCTTCCCGTCAATAATGCTTCCCACAACACCAATAATATCATCTTTCACTTCGTTGGTATATTCTGACGGATGAAGAAAAGTCTTATCACTTTTTACCAACCATCCAGCATCTACCTTTTCTTTGTCAATAGTTTCAGAAATTGGTGAAAGAATATCCATCATTTCCTCTTTTGAAAGAACTGCATCATCAATGTTAACAATCTCATCTGTCAATTTAAGTTGTTTGGAACAAACATCCATAAACCTTGTACTGATGAAATATTCAGTTCCTTCTGGAATGTAAGCTACCACGATACATGGATTATTATTGTCTGTATATTCCTTAATATCGTGGAACAAAGAATGAATAAATCCACCATTAATTTGTAATTGGCATTTATGACCGCCATCTCCCCAGTTATATTTACTATAATCACCACTATTTTCATTAGCTTGCATCAAACTATTAAGTTCAACTTTGCAATGCTGATAGGGTGTTTCATAATTACCTTTTTCATCCTTGTTTAGGATTTTAAACACTTTCAAATCTTTCTTAGCTACGAATGGCTTTAAACTTTGGCTAATCAAACACATAATATAATTCAGTTTAAACGTTAATAATCTCTTTTCTTATTACTTTGCAAAGATACAAAAATGTTTTTTATATCCAAAACTTTTATTGTTAATAAATAATAAATCAACTATACCATTTATGTATCTTATCGTATTCTTTTATAATCTCTGGATACCCTAATTGTTCTATAATCTCGCACAATATATTATCTGCTTCGGGATGGTCTATTTCAGGATCGCCATTCTTTTGCAAAGTAATCAAACGATTTATATAATCTTGTACTTCTTTCTCATTCATCATCTTTTAAGTTTTGATTATTTAAGATAATCTGCCGTTGGGTTGAGTATGCAGTATTTAATAATTGTTTAATCTCAACCATGTCTTGCAAGCTCACACCTAAACCTTTATATTGTAAAAGGTTATCATCCCACACATTATCCATCCATTGTTTGCAGTTTTCAATTTGTGCAATAGTTTTACAACTCTTAATTGTTTTTTCAATCTTCTGTACTGCATCCCAGAACTTATCGTAAGTATCTATCATAATATGATATGTTTCTATTGATTAAAATATTTGTTTGCAACTCTGTTCATTTCCTTATATGTTGTTCCCTGCTTACTCTTTTTATAGAAGAAAGGTTGTAATGTTAATCCATACTTCTTGGTAAGTTTTCGGCTATAAAAAGGACATTGTAACTTTATATATTTACTATCCATATATCGCAAGAATTTTGCAATCACTCTCACAATAGCTTCTTCATTACTTATATCCTTATGCCACAAGTTCTTTTCTTCACTAATTTCCTTACAGAATTTAAACAAGTTAAGAGTATTTGCATTAACACTATCCAGATATTTGTTGTACCTATCAATCTCGCTCAATAATATACAAAGAACGTCATTGTAATTAGAAATAAAGTCATATCCATCCAATGCCAATACGTGTTTTACCGTTGTTAATAAATCCTCATCGTCATTTACTGGTGAATACCATCCTTTGCTAAACAAAGCGAAATTATTTAATGGGAAAACTTCCTCTTTATAGTCCATATTTTACCCTCCTCTCTATTGTTTGATAATCTTGTTGCCTTTAATAACATACCAGTAAGAAATATTTTTATCCTCATTAATGATATTAACCTCATAGATTGCTTTAAGCCATCCAGAACCTTTTTCATTAAGTCTATTTACAATTTCTTCAATAGAATGAAAACCACTATCGTACAAACTTGTAATAAGTTTTCTATTCTTATCATAAGAATAAGCCTTAATAGTATCTTTTCTACCAATCCTATTAATACTTCTCATAATTAATACCTCCCATTAAATTAATATTCTTGTTACCTTTTTCTTTTGACATTGCAAAGATAACAAGAATATTTTAAATTACCAAATGTATTGAGTTAAATAAAGTTAACAAATTAACCTTTTGTTTCTTTCAATATATGCTTCATCCTCCTCAATTTTTCTTTTTCATTAACGAATATTTCTTCCATATCTTTGACGATACATTCTTGTTTTTGTATTTCGTTATTTTTATTTAGATATTGCGCAATATTTTTCATAAGTAATGAAGTATCAGCAGCGAACATACATTCCCCTAAAAACGTCTCGCATTTAAAAAAAGGTGTATATAATAAATTATCCTTGCCAAAATTAACCAATATCTCTCCACTTTTACTAAGTAACCTTGCTTCATTCTGACAATTCCTTACAAACCTTGCATATCCTATTACGGCAGTGCTAATCCTATAATAGGCAATGGTAACATCACTAGATAAATCATTGAAAGTTTTTGCTGTTTTCATATCTTTATATCTTTTTTCATTATACAAAATCACTGGCACTATGTTCCTGTTCGTCATCAGCCCACATAAGACATCCGTCCTTGTGGCACATTGGGCAAATATCTTCTCCACAAGGAACAAGCATCACTGTGCCACAATTAGAACATACGACATAATCTCCATGTTCTATTCCATCACAAATAATAACATTCTTTTTATCCATAATCTTAGATGCTTTAATTATTACACCACAAAGGTATGAACTTTCAATAAAATATGCAAGTTAATTTTGTTAAATGATGTTAATATTCTATTCCTCACCTTCTATTGAGGTATATATTTCGTCTTTTAACATCTTGCCGCATTTAGGACATTTTGCATAAACTCTCATTATATCCTTCTCGCCTTCAGTATAACAAAGCGTTTGTATTCTTACAAATCTATGGCAAGTTTTGCACCACATATAGTTATGGTAGACATACAACATACATAAAATAAGGATTATCAATACAGCAACGTAAATTTCCCACATAATCATAAGGTTTTAAAGGTTTATTTTTCTACCAGTCAAAAATTACACAATCTTCGCCTTCGGTGAACTTGTCAATAATGTTACGTTGAAAGTCCGTTTTAGGACTCTCGTAGTCATCACCATAAGGACTTTTCTCATCACAATATTCTTCTTTATACCTTTCCAGTTCTTTTTTAGACCATACGAAGTAACCAATTTTACCATTATTGTAATCATCATAGAATTTACTATTCAAACCTTTTCTCTGGTAGCCAACCTCTTCATAGGGAACTATCTGTATGTCTTTGAAATAGGTGGGAACTTCGTCCAAATCAATCTTTATTTGTTTCTTTTCTTCATCATTTGACTCAAGTGTCATTATACACTTTTCGCCGTATTCCGTACTGCACCATGCCATTGCAGGTACATCAATGCCAGTTTGTTCTTTATACTTCTCCCAATCATACATCTCTTGTTTGTAAGGAGTGAAAAACTTTTTAGCCCATTGAGGAAAATTTCGGTTGGAAAAATCATAATTATCATCCACCATCCTGAAAAAGTTATCATTTTCATTGATTTCATTTCCCTTTTTCTTTAATTTGCAAACAGAAATATCCAATCCCATAGTTACATTATATTTTAACAATTATACACTCTTTTCAAAGACTTGCACAAGTTTTTTCATCGAATCTCGTGCATCTTCCATGTCTGATACAATATCTTTGATATGATACGGCGCACCATTCTTTCCGTGACCATCATCACCAATCCAGAGATATGCTTCATAATCCACATCAAAACCGTCGATATATTCTTTTATTCTATCTATAATATCAGACAAATCATCATCTCTACCTACTCTTATATCAAAACTAAAATCATTGCCAAAGGTTGTATAGGTTGAAAATTCGACATAACTTTTATCTTCTACACTTGCAGACCATGAAGTATCTCCTACAATTCGTAATATTTTATTGTAGATTGTTTCCATAACTTAATTGTTTTAATTATTTTGCTTTGCAAAGATACAGAAATCTATATGAATAACCAAATATTTTATGTGAAAATATATTAATCATCCAATATCATCAGTTTCTTTGAAGCAAAGACAGACTCATTATTAAAGTAATTGCCGTTGATATATTCACTACCAGAAGGTATGATACAAGGATATACATGATATATAACATCTTTATTCAGTCGAATTCTGTTAAGTTTATCACAATTTATATTTGCATCTGCATTTCTTACGAATGTATGAAAGAAGCCTTCGTATATCATATATCCATAATTTATTGCAAAATTATTAAAATATGAGTTCTTATTTATAACACAACCATATTTAATATTCTCATCTTCTTTATCCTCATATAATTTACCTTTCTTCATAGGAAAATTAATATAAGGTGTTATTAATGTCCCATCTTTACTTATGCCCATTATCTTATAACATCTTATATCATTTTGAGCTTTTAATCGTAATAGATTTTTTCCATAAACATTTAAGCACATAATATAACTTCTATCACTTGTATATCATCTTATTCAATAAAAATTCTCTCCCCACACACAGGACAAATAATGTAAGGATATTTCAATAACCATATACTCCTTACATCCTCACTTGTATAACGTATTTTATATTTGCAATAAGGGCATTTAACCTCCCGTTCTTCTTCCACTACCTTGCTCATAACATAAACTTTTCTTTTATCACGTTAATAATATGATATTGTTTCAACCTCTTCATTGCAATGCAATTCAGATAACCTTTCCAATCAAAATGCAGGATAAAATCAATCAATTCAGATTTTCTTGAATAATCATCATTTATCAATAGTTTATATTCTCCTGCATAATGTTCACCATCTGATAATATTTTTCCAGTTGTACCGTCTCCCCAGTAACATATCCTTATATCAAACTGCTTGTTTTCATAACCCTTGCAGTCTTGCCTAAATATATGTAAAAAAGGCAATGTTTCCTTTTTCCTGCTGTTCAATTTTCCGTCCTTTGGTCTTGCGTAAACATTGAAACAACAATGTAGTTTCCTGTCAGTGTATGTCTGCAACCCTAAATCCTCACTATATATCAAATCAAATTCAAAAAGCGAAGATGTATTATTATATTGGCTGATAGGCAGAATGAAGGCAATATAATCGGCAATCATTACTGACTTCTTGAAAAACCTTTGTGCAAGCAACATCCTACTGCCATACGGAGGATTCCCAATTACCAATCTACCTTTCTTGTATTCAATAGGCATCTCAAGATAATCGCCAGTAATAATACTTTCCTCTCTATTATCTATCTCTGGCGCAATATCAATACCCATATTAGGTTTCATTGATGGGTAATGATAAAATGCGCCGTTTCCACAGCTGGGTTCAATAACATCTGCAATGTTATCTTTTCCAATCAGTTCTATTACCTTATCCCAACATTTGTTGGCAACTGCAATAGGTGTATAGTATTTATCGTTCTCTATCTTCATCCCCTAACCTTAGAATATAAATTTTCAAATACATTTCTAATGTCATTCAAATACCCATCAGTAAGTTCGATGAAATTCACCTTATTCTTTCCCTTGACCTTTGATAATTTATAAATCAATACTGGATTATGAATAACTGTAATTAGTTGTGTCATTTCTTTTCTATGGGAAAGTATTTCATATACACTATCAATATTGGTAATGTCCAAATTCCTGTCTGGTTCATCCAAAAGGAACGTATATTCAAAATCCTGCTGTGTAATGAAATTATCTCTATTATCCCTATAATACTTCAACAAGTTTATCAGCCGCTCTTCCCAAAAATCGTTGCACGTTTTGTTTTTTACTATATCCATAATCTCTTTCAAAGGAAACTCAATATTCGTATTCCTAAATGCAAACTTGAATAATTGCCCCACACTATTGACGATTGTTTCACCAGTAGACGCACCCTTATTGCTTAGATAATAGTTCATATTGGTAACATTATCCAAAATATCCTCATCTTTCATTTCATTATGCGCAAGGCAATTATATACAACTCCTGCATAATCTGCCATTATTTTAATGCCATCCAACAATTCCTCTTCGTTAAATATATCATTTAATTTCAATGCTCCATAATTGGCAAAATTAGGAAGTCTTGAACAAAGGCTATCATTGCATAACATATACATGGCAATCATTTTCATAAGTGTAGTCTTACCACTACCGTTTTTGCCGATGATAACATTGACACCACCTTTGAAATTATACTCTTTACCATTCTTGAAAGCGTCCAGTTCCTTTGCATACTTCAAAGGCAGTTTGGAGTTATCTGTAATTTGTACTTTTGTAATCATATTTTCTTTCAATGTTTATTGTTGCAAAGATAATGATTTTCCTTGGATTATACAAATTTTCAGTGATAATTAATGTTAATTCTTTTTCTTGGGCTTGAATACAAAATATGGGTCAAACCGTTCATCAAATGCAGGTTTCTCGTAACTGACTTCCCATCCGTTTTTCCTATATAGGCTTTCAATATCCAACCACCGTTTCTTGAATATGGTTTCTCTTGTCAATTCATCATTATCGCTGTACTGCAAAATCCTACTAATAGCATCATTCTGCTTGATAACAGTCTCTCCGTCCACATAATTTTCTGACAATAAATCGTTGAAAGCAGCAATAACAAAATCGGGAATCATCTCATTGCACTTGTTCATCACATCTTCTGGGGTGTATACTTTCATCATAATCGTTAATTTTTTAATTCGTTAAGTTGTTCGTTAGTTCTGATAATATGTCTTTTAGTATTGAACATTTCCATTATCAAATACAATTTATACAATGTTATTCCTGTCACGCAGTTCAGCTATTTCAACCTCACGTTCCTTATCAACAACCTTGTTCAATGCTTCTATCATTTTTCTTACTTTCATATTTTCAGTCTCTTTTATTGTTATTTTGATAGTGCAAAAATATATAGAAAGTAGAAAAAATCCAAATATTATGTGTTAAAGAAAGCTAAATAGATTATTCTATATCCGTTTTGGATAGAGACAGTGAAATATAAACACCTTCCTTATTAACTACTTTGCTGTAATGTACATTGATATTCTTTTGTTCCCATCCTGCCCTCATAAACTCATTCTTCAACTTGGTAAGATGTTCATTTCTTATAAGCATTTTATTGATTGGGATGATTATTTCCACATAGCCTTTCTTCTCAATGTCATCCAGTTTCTTAGAAAGTTCTTCAAGACACATTCTTCTGAACTTCTCATAAGACAACAAGAAGTCAGATGGTTTCGGTATGTCCGCTGAATAAAGTTTTATATCATTCACTATATTTTCTTTTTTCATATTTTCGTCCTCTATTTCAATTTCCAATAGTCCTGTTACTCCATTATAAAACATATATGGTTTATCTGGTAAATAAAAAGGATAAGTATATATTTTATAAGATTGGAGCATTATTCCATGCTTACATATAGGTTGTCCTACTTTTTTAAGTTTTACAAGACCATAATTACGTGCCATTGTACTTCTTAATGCCACACATTCGTCCTCATCTGAAGGATAATCGTCATGTCTTACTTTTTGCCACCATATTCCACCAAACTTGAATATCTCACCTATTTCCGTTCTATTCTTTTCTTTCATTGTTCTTTTTTATTTTTGATTTAACAATTTTATAAACACAAAGATAACAAGAATATTTGAAATAAATAAAAATATTGTTATCATTTTATTCATAGATAACAATATTGAAAACAAAAACATCTCGTATGTTTATACAAACATCATGATTAAACAAGCTAACGCACCACCGATTAACCAGGGAAGTACATTTAAAATATTATATTTCTGTCCTTGTGCAATCATGCGTATTGCTTCTGCAAAAACTCCAAATACAGCAGAGAATATAAGCCCATACCACACACAAATAGGATTTGATAGCAATACTTCTTGTAATATGATTAAAAGAGTTAAAATAAATGAAATAGCACCATGTACCCATTTATTTGTAAAAAATTTCACAATTTTATCTTTCATATTATATTAATATTTAATTAATTATACTTTTATATAAGTATTTCATTATATTAAAAAAGTAATGCTGTTAATCCGTTTTAACTCGACGTTCTTTATTACAAGCATACAGACAAGACTTGCAAGATGGAATAAAGATGTCATAAAATTTTTTGTTAAATTCTTTAAACTTTTTGTTGAAACCCCCATTTATGTAGCCCTTGATATTTGCATATTTCCATGCGCCAAACCCACATTTATAGATATCCCCATTCTCATCAATAAGAATCGTATATTGTTCATAGGGATTATGGCAATAACAACCAGCAAAAGAATAAAAAGGTGTATATTCAAGTTCACTTCTTCCAATAGGAACAATGGAACTATCAGTTGTCTCTGACGGTAAGGCGACATGATATAATGCGCCAGTCTGTTTAATATATTCTTCTGCATTTTCAATATTCTTGTTTGTATGCCACTTGTCTTTTGATATGGCTATTCTAACTTTATTTTTGTTTAAATTTATAAATTCTATAACTTTGTCTGCAATAACTTTATTGGCCGCCCAATCACCGTTTGTTACAAGGCGCATGGAATGAGTGCTGTCTATAAGAATGGAAAGTATTTCATACCAATCTGGGTTACAGAAAAATTCACCACCCATCACATTCAAATCACATACCTTATTAGATTTAATAAATGCCGCCACATTTTTTGCCATTTCGATATTCATCATGATATTGCTTTTTGGTGAACTCTTAAAACAACAATGCGAACAAGTCTGGGTACATTTATTCGTTATTCTTATCACAGCACGTAAAAATTTGGGACAATCAGCAAGTATCTTACAAGTAGAACAATTACAAGTATGTTTTCCCCTACATTTTTCATTCAAACAGATATCACATGGATTGTTATGTTCTAAAAACTCTTTTAACATAATGCAAAAATATTGTATGATATATTTAATCTATTTCTCCTAACACATTATTCTTCTTGTTGTACATCTGTTTAGCAAATCCGTCAATTTGCGGCTGTGTCAGATTTTCAACCCATACTTCAAAGTAATGACGGTATTTGTTCAAATTGCTTTTGTAGAACTCTTCTCGCAGCCAGTCGTATAATATACCAATCCTATCCTTAATCATAATCGACTTATATTTAGAATGGTACAATAAATCATTATAATAAACAAGCAAAACATTAAGATAGCCATATCATAATCCCTTTTCCTAATCTTCCATACCATCGCACACAAATCCGCACACGCAGCACAAACACATAATACTATAATACTCATATTAGTTAAAATTTAAGTTCGACAAATTCAGTGTCCTTATTCTTGCTATATAAATCCTTTCTTTCCATAAGTGTCTTGTACAAAGAAATCAATTCATCGTCTGAAAGGTAGTCTAAAAGTCTTATATTCTGCTGTATCTCTCTTGTGAATGATTTAACAACGGTTTTCTTCTCATAATCATCAACATCATTATAAAGGACATAGGCAGAGGAATATTCACCGTTGTTATGACTGAAATCAGCTTTGCTAAACTTCAATTCATCAATACCATCAACCAACTTTACGGTAAAATACTTCCTCCCTACGGAAGTAACAATCACTTCCTTTTTAATCTTTGTTTTCTGGTAATCATTGGAAGCAATGAAATAATGCTCCCCTACCTTTGGCTGTTTTAAATTTCTTCCCAGTTTCATGTCTTTATATTTTTATGTTATTTTCAATATTCAATAAGATAGAAATCAGAAGGATATTTAAGTATCTTTTCTTCATTCACATCATTTATTTCTTTAATATCAATATTAGTCTCCTTACCGAATAGTACAGACAATCTTTCCCTAACTGAATCTATATCCTTACCACCCTTTCCTATAAGAAGCCCTGGACGAGCAAGTGCTATTATCGCAGTTACGGCTTCATCTGATTGCGTATCAACACTTATACCATGTATGCCTAACAAATCAACCCTTTGGAAATATTCCGCTAATACCATTGACACAACAGAACAAGGAAAGAGCATTGCCCTATTGAAAGGTCTGTACTGATGCCTCATTTCGTAGGTATAAGAACAAATATCACTTTCTAAAATTCGTTTCAACAATTTCTTTCTAAGCCAGAATTCATATTTCTCCTTGTATTTCTTGGTATAAAATCTCATATCTTGCACAATACATTTCGGATGGCGAAGATATACTTTTAAAGTGTCAACTGTTTTCATAATGTAATCTCCTTTTTTGTTTTCTGATGCAAAGGTAATCAAAATAAGTGGAATATACAAATATTATATGTTAAACAAAGTCAATAAACAAAAGAAAATGAAACTTAGGTAAAATAAGACAGATGTAATGAAAGAAATGGTTACATACGATGATAAAGAATATGGTCTACATATCCTCATTATGTAATGTAATACATATACCAGACATATAAGCCATATACAGATAATTGCAATCATATCTTCATATAATTTTTTATTTCAAATTTCGATAAAAAGTATTGTAAACACAATATACGGCAATAATCCATAAAGTTAATGCAATAACAGTATTCATATTTTTTTCCTCCTTATAAGATTTTGTTATACAATAGCGTATTTTGTTTCTTTTAAGACATCGCAAATATACGAAAAACATCTGATATGGGAAAATATTATATGTTAAAGAATAAAAATGGGAACAAAAAGAAAAGTTCCCGTTCCCGAATAAAATAATCAAATTAGGTTAGGTATATAAATCTTTAAATACATTTTTAGATATATAATAATTCGGCACATAAGAAAGAAATATGTGCCTATAAAGAGATATATATACCATACTCATTTGAGTACATAAACAGTCTGGAACATAGAAAAATCAGATAGAATTTTGAGGTTTTTTGAAAGTGTCTGATAGTCAATTAGTTATAAAGGTGATTTACCCTTTGAATTATCTAAGTGGTTGAGTATCAATGACTTACAAATAAAATGTGGAAAGTTGCTGAAAAATCGCAAATTAGGTGTTCAAAAATATAAATATTTCCTCAAAAGGATATTTTCTTAAGGGTTTTATTAAGAAACACACAATATAGAAATAGTAGTTTTAAAAATTAGGTAAAAATATTTAAATTGCCCAAGAGAAGAAAATGGGCAAAAATTCTGTGTGCTGTGTGTTTTATTAAAAAATTTTAAAATTTTGAAAAAGATGTTAAATGCTAATATATCATAAAATATATTAAAATATGTTTAACTATTATTTTATTAATATTTAAGACTTATTTTGGTATTTAAATATTAAGATAATGATAGTTAAAATTTCTTGTAATTATATAAAATATTTTTTATAGAAGAAATTTTATATAAAGTTAAAAGACATATATAAAAAATAAAACCAGACTATCCGTCACGGACTATCTGGTTCAATGCAAAAAATAATTAAGTTACAATTTATAAATATGAATAAAGTTTATTCTATAGATATTTTGACATTTCTGTATAGTTCTTTGAAAGAGTTAATGATTGTATCCAGAGTTTCGTCAGTATCGGCAAAGGTGATGTTAAGTTCTTTTGTTAAGAAATCGAAATCAAATTCCATAACGTTGTTATCTTCTGTCTTGACTGACACTACTACATAGTCTGGTGTACCGCTTTGTAGGGTTACTTCATTTCCGTAGTAGGTGAAGTTATCATTGTTGGGTTGTGATATTTTTGTCACCCTATTGATAAGTTTCTTGATTTGAAATGTTTTCATAATATATTTTGTTTTGTAATTTTAACGATGGCAAACGAAGAGCCTTGTGTGGTCATTTCATAATAGCCTTTTGTTTCCGTTGTCTTAATGCAATCGAAAACTTTAAAGAGTTTATCTACTTTTTTTACATATTTTCTGTATGCCTTATCTGCATCATTAGGATTGGCATATAGTTCTATACAACTTTGGCATTCACCTATATTGATGATAGCATTAACAACAAATATATCATTCATAGTGAAATAATGTTTTTAAGTTTTCTGTCCCCATACTCATTTGAGTACATTATCCTTAATGTCCTGCCAAGCAAGTTCAAAAGGTTGCCACCAGTTAAACCAATTAAGGTTTCTTGCATATCTTTTTCTTCCGTCCATAGGAAAACACTCTACAGATATATTATATACTGCATTAAGATATTCTTTCAGATTTACTTCACCCAAAGGTATGTCAATGTCGTGGTATTTCTTTTCCTGTTCCACAATCTTTGAAGTGATAGACCACATTGATGTGTAGTCTGTGGAATGCTGTGTCTTGAAAAAATAAGACTTATTCGTATTATTGTCTGTTATAATTACCTTGTACATATTCCTTGTCGTTGATTAAGATGTTATAAATTGTTTCACAAAATTCTCTAAGACGTATATCCCATTCCTTAGAGTCACAAGTATCACTGTCAACCATATAGCCGACTTGATAATAGCCTTCATCTTCAGTATCACACTTGTCATACTTTGATAGTGATTGTTTGTTATCCTCAATCTGTTTTTCAGACAAGCCGTTTGACCAAAAGCGTTCATAGATAGGTGAAAGCAAGTTCTTATCCTCTGTAATAACGTAGCCTATACAAAGATTATTCACGAAGATGTCTTGCAGCCCTTTGTTGGGCTTGAGGAATTTTGTTTCTCCAAACCTTATTCTTAACCTCTTGTTATTTAGATGTATCGTACTCATTCGCGTACATTGTTATTACCATACTTGAAGAAAGTCAAACTTGTTCTTGTCTGCTGTTCCTGCAAGGCATACGATAGGTTTGCCGTTCACTATCTTATCTCCATACTTGTGGAAATTGTAGCCTTCATACATTTTCCGTTTGAGAAGATAGTCACACAGCCATACGAACAAGTCATTATTTTCGTCTTTGATATAGTTAGCCCTAAGTTGTGCATTTATATCATTCACAATATCTTGTATATATTTGGGGCGTTTTTTATTTCCTTTTGTAGTTGCCATAATAACTATATTAGTTTTTATTTGTTCTCGTTCAACCAAAGGTAGTAAATTATCTGATAGTCTATACCCATAAGATATGCGAGACGTTCCAACACTCTCTCACGTATCAAAGAATCTGAAACATCCAACATTTCGTAGATGTCTTTTCCACATAACAAGCCATTGAAAAGTTGAAGAAAATTTAAATCTTTGTTTATTTCTTTTCCCAAATCATCAGTAGGAAAATCTGTAACATAATCCTCGTTTACATTGATATTACGCAAAACAGACTCAACGGTCTTATTTTCTGCTGTTATTGCTGATAAGAGAGGTTTTACTGGAATTTTGATATAGTTCTTTTTTCTTCCCATAATTGTAGCTTATTTTGTTATTTGTTTTTCTTTCTGATTGCTTTTACAAAGGTACAACTTTTTATCAAAATATACAAGTTAAAGAAAGTTAATAGTCAGTTTATGCCTGTTAATTTCCTCTAACGTATCTTTATTTTCAAGACTGACAAGTTTTTGGTATACGGATATTCTATCTAAAATATCCTTATCTTTTCTTTGTTTGATAGTTTCTCCGAAGAACTGATAATATGCTTTACCATATTGTACGTTATCATTTAACATACAAGCTACTGCAAAATTGTTCGGAGTATCTAAACAAGTGCCAATTTCTTCGTTATCCTTATTATAAAGATATAACAAAGCACAAGGATTGACACTGCCTAATTTTGTCATTTTCTTACTCATATTGTTTTATCTCTTTAAGTTTCACAATGCAAAGATAGTGATTATTTTCCATATAGCAAAATTTTATCCAATGTTTTTCTATTAAAAGACGTTAATTGATTAAAGGTTCATTAACAATTAAAAATTGATTATAAAGGAGACTATACTTCAAAATGTTACTTTTGCTTCTGTGATAGGTATCTTTCCTTTTTCACATTGCAAAGATACAAAATAAAACGCCCAATAAAGAATTTCGGGCGTTAATAAAGCTAAATAAATATGTTAAATGATATTTATTCTTCTTTCCAATAAAACTTTACTACGATGGTGGTATCATCTACTTGAGATACTCTCGTTACAAGGTTATCATCATTGAAATCCTCCAACAAGAAATGATATAACTTATCCATGTCACTATCATTTGCAGTTGTAGTAAGCGTATGTAGGAATTTGAATGTTACCTTATTGTCGGTTGCTTTCCAATATGCGTTTACTACACTATTTCTATACACACCAATAAAAGAGTTTCCTTTGTCTGATGGAATTCTTGTTGAAACGGATATATCATTTCTATCATCCAATACATAATCAAATATCCAATCACTTGTTACGTTTTTCTCGTCTATATTTGCTTTGATATATTTCTTTTCCATACGGCATTATCCTTTTAATATAATATGATACAAAATTGCTATTTCCCTGTATTGAGCGGACTCTATCCCATATTTTTCTTCAACGTCATTAAGCATTGATTTAAGTGTTTTAATGGCTAAATTTTTTTGATAGGTATAACTATACCCAACGGCTTTGATAGCGTTTAGAATTACCTTAAAAACAAGTTTAGCGTGAAGTATATTCCATCCGTCTGCCAAATCATAAAGCAAAGTTACTTGTTCCTCAAAATTCATTGCTGAAAAATTCTTGCTTTCCATATCCTTATTAAGTTTTTAAAGTTGTTCATTAATTCAACTTCTTTTTCAAATCTGAAATTCTCATTGCAAAACCTTTGGTATGCAAACTTTCGGATAGTTTCAGTTTGGTGTAATCATAGTGGTGCATAAACTCATGCAATAATGTATCGTACATTGTCTTAATTGCAACTGGTTTCCTCGTCATTGCAGTAAGGTTGAAAATCTCGATAGTGTTAAGATTTATCATATATCTGCCGTATACTTTCTTGATAAGTTTACCGTTCCTTGTAACGTGATTTTGACGCTTGTTTGAGATAATAACATAGCAATGTGGTATCTTAAACTTGTCGCAAAGATAATCCACGAGTTTCTGTGCGTTTTTCTCCCTATCCTTGATACTTGTATCACTTGAAAGAAAATCGTGGCTATAAGAGCTTGAAAAGCGTTTCAATGCAACCTCAAGTATGCTGTTTGATTTTTCGTATGAAGTCATAATGTATGTATTTTTTAATATTTGATATGATTTTTATTGATTAGTCTCTCACAAAATGCCTTAGCCTCCTTGCTTCGGTTTGTCATACTGAAATACCTTGCAGACTTCGTTGAATAATCATAGGTTGCAAAACCTATAATTTCCTTTAAGTCCCATAAATACCAATTTGTAGGCTCACCGAATAATCTGGTTATTGCGTAAGTACCATCATCCGCAAGGTAAAGCATATAGTCATACGCATCTCTCATTGCACATTTTTTTGTGTTTCTGATAGCTTGTAGAAGTTCCTTGCCTTGTTTTGTTGCCATATTGTTTTTACCTCCTAATTGTTTTAATTTGTTCTTTGTTCCTTTTGACGTTGCAAAGGTACATAAAGTTTTTGATATATGCAATAGTTTGGCTGATTATTTTCTGTAAAATGATGTTAATTGATTTTAGAAACATTAACAATTTCAGTTCATATCCAAAGGAGATTATACTTCAGATTATTATATCTGCTTCTGTGATTATCTCTTTCTCAATCACAATGCAAAGATAGCAATAAAATTTGATATAGGAAAATTATTTCAAATAATAAGTCTTAATTAATTTCTAAATAATGTTAATAAAAAAGTGCTTCCCACACATTATCACAACGGATGGGAAGCTAAAATGAGTACACGTACAAAAAATCAAGTTATTATATTCTATCTCGCTTCTTCAAAAATCCAATCATTATTTTCTGACATATACCTTGCTTGACAATAAGGATATTTCTTTGCGTCCTCTTTATTCTCAACAAGGTAATATTTACCGCCGTATGCTCTACCTGCGATATAAAAACTACCATTTTTGACATAGCATTTCTTGTTTCTGTTTGCTTTCAGATAGTTCATTGCAATATGAAATGTCTTGATAATATCATCCCATCTAGGGTCGTCCTTATCTAAGGAATAAAGGTCTGAATATTCAATGTTTTGCGCTTTAAGCGTCTTGTAATACATAGCAAATAATGCAGACCAAAAGTAGCCATTTGCGCTTGTGGTTATTTGCAATTCACTTCCTTGCACATATCTAAGGAAATCAATAAGAGTTCCAGTAAATTTCCATTTGTGGTACTTTTTAGGGGAAACGTTGTTTGACACACTTTCAAGAATGATGTTATCATCTGAAAAAAATCTTACTGACTTTACTTTTTCGTAACTCATAGCTTTAATCTCCTTTGATTGTTAGTTATATATCTTTTTCTTTATCACTCTGCAAAGGTAAGAAAAATAATTGGATTATCCAAATAATAACCCAACTATTTTTCAGACGAAACAATTTTTAAGGCTCTTCTGTATCTTCCTTGAAATCAACTACAAGTTCTTCATATCCCTCTGGCACTTCGTCAGATGTATAAACATGGTCAAATGCCCAAATTCCTACCTTATCCATATCACTGCCATAATAATCACCACCACCTTGTCCGTTTCCGTAGGCTGTGAGCAAGGGTAACGGGTGAATAGTCCACTCATTTTCATTATAAGGCTTGACCTTGACATATTGTTCCTTATCAGTATTCACAATGTATTGATAAGGACGCTGTACTCCATCTGTATATTTCTCAAGATAAAATTCCGACGCATCACAATGTTTCGCAAGATGGTAAATACTATTATCGTTTATAGGTTCACCATAATCGCCACACCATACTACACGGTTATCTGCATAACCTTTTGTGTTATTCTTGTGGATAATCTGCGCAAATGCCTCCACAAAGTTGTTTCCAACATAGGAATGCTCCATCAGTTTTGCACCATTACCCATATCCCAAGAAGTAAGTGACAAGATACAAGGAAAATTCTCGTTCTCGTAATCCTCTTTCAATACGACGGGTCTATAATATTGTCCCATGATTTTATTATTCTAATTTGTATTTGTTTTTACCAACCTTGACATCTATCCATCAGTTTGTCATCACGCTCAATCTGTGCGTCTATCCAATACAGAAGATTTGCCAAATCATCTTCTGACGCATCTTCCAATTCAATATCATCGTCGGACATATCCTCCCATATTGGGTCTCCACCGCTAAATTCCTTGATTGAGTTGTTCAAACTCGGCATCTCAACAGCATCATCAAACAAGATGAAAGGATAATCATTCAACTTAATGATAAGTTCATTCAGAATTTCTTGCTTGTTCATAACTTATAATCTCCTATTGTTTTATTTATTTCTTATTACACTGCAAAGGTAATGCTTTTATTTGGATTATACAAGTTTTTCTTGTTAAAGAAATACAAGTTTTTATTGTTAAATAGAATTAATAGAAGAAAGAATTTCCTTCACGTCTTTCATTATCTCTCTATTTCGCTTTGTTTCATCCAATACGGTATGTATCATATATCCATATTTTTCAGACAGATGTTGCTGCGCCACTGAACAGCCTTTCATAAAAGCGTCCATCATATCATCCTTAGTGAATGCTTCTTTGTCTTGATAGGCTTCTTCAAACAAAAATTTTCCCCTTTCCTCAAAGGTATTGAAATCCTCTTCGGGGTTATCTTCGGGAAGTACTGAAGGAAACAGCCACCCAATTTCATTGTGTTCTTTTGTAAACTTTCTCATTTCTTTCTAAATAGATATTTTAAACCATAAAGTGTAAAAAGAATATCTGCTATTACATACAAAAAACAGAATATATAATAAAACACTAATGACCCTGTTTCGTATGAACTAGGTTTATGAAGAACACCACCTAAGAATACATGTGCAATCAGAAAGAAATTCATTGCAATATAGATTAAAATTGGCGAAACATACAACAATCCAAATAAAATATAACCTATAATTCTGATTGGTATTTTAAATACAATAAAAACTGTTAAAAATATCAATTTGTTACAAATTTTTTCCATAACTTATTATTTGAACATTTCATTAAAGTACACCACCAAAGACGGAATGCCAATAAACATTGCAACCATTATAAATACGACCTCTGTGCCGTTATATTCGACTTTTACCCATAAGGGAATAGTTCCTATTACCAACGCTAAAATAATGCCAAGCAAAGCCTTAAAATAGTTCCTCATTATATCCCTCCTCTCCGTGAAGCCAAGCATTATATCTTTCAGCAATATCAACGGTTAAACCAAGTTCTTCTGTAGTTCCGCCATATTGTTGTCAACTTTCATAGCAGGGTACAATATATATTTCCGTACCGTTAGAAAGCGTTACCTTAACTTCTCTATCCTCAACCTTATCTACGTTGAGTAATTCAATTTTATTTACTGAAACATTATCAAACCATCCCATAATTAAATCACTTTTTCTGTGTAATACAATTCCAACTTCATTTTACCCTTCAAGAAAGTTACGTCATCCATTTCAATGCGTGTTGCAAGAAATTTCTGTATTTCCTCGTTGTTGAACGGGGTGGAAAGAATATAACAGCTTCCATTGCTGATTGTGAACGAAGTCCTATATACAGCATCAATCTGTAACAATTCGGGAATAAGGATGTTTGCATATTTCTCTACTCTGTCAATTCTAACAATTTTCTGTGATTTTTTCTTTGCCATAATCCTATTCAAAATAAGTGTGGTTAATAATTATCTCAGCCATATCACCTTTATATTCAAGGTTTTCTATTGTACCGTCAGAATAAAATCCATCTATACCATGAAAAGTATAAATATCTATAAGATCTTTTGCTTGTTCCTCTGTCTCGGCTGCAACCAATATACAGCCACCACAATAAGATTCTTTTGGTGTAAACTTATATACTTTCATATCTTTTTCTTTTGATAGTGCAAAGATAATACATTTATTTGAATTATCCAAAATTTTCAAATTAAAAGATGTTAATCAAAATATAATTGTTCAACAATTATATCCTTTTCAAATTTCACATCATTATGTGTTCTAAGATTACGGCAAGTTAAAAGCATACCTGCTGTATCGGGATAATCCCTCAAAACAAATTCAGTACCGCCAAGTCCGAAATGCTGCCATCTGCTTAAATCTTCCAATTTTACATTTTTCACCCAATCTGCACGGTAAGGTATTTTGTTGCCCTCTAATAAATTTTCTTTGTTTATATAATAAAAACTACCGCCAAACTTATCATACATAACCAAACAAACCCTTTCAAGATTATCTACGGTTGTCTCTGATAGCTTATTAGGTTTTCTTTCCTTATAATCCAAAAGAACACTTACAATATGTCTCGGCTGACAACTTTTATTTACAACCTCATTAAACGTTCCACAGAGTTCTATAATAGCCCTACCGCAATTTGTTTCGTGAGGGTTGAATTTATTATTTTCAATCAAGTCTCTCAACGTTCCATACTTCAAATCGTATACCATAATCTTAAACCTCCTATTCTATATTATTTGTTCAACTTTCAACGATGCAAAGATAATACTTTTATTTGGAACAGACAAATTTTCCCAGTTAAAAGATGTTGTAATTTCCATCTGAAATTTTACACTTATTAACAATTTTCAATTAATTATGACGGAGAATATACTCCAATGTGTTACCATTGCTCCTATCTCTTATTGACAATGCAAAGATACACAAAAAACCTACTCTAACCAAATTTATTCAGTTAAAGTAGGTGAAAATAAAAGATAATATATACTTAATAACTACAATCATTAATATTCACAACGCTTCTAAGACGGGAAGGGACTTTCTTAGTATATTCCTCAATCATATCTTTCAGTTTATCTTCATAAGCCTTATATGTATCGTAATTAGCCATATATTCTTCCATATTGGTGATATTTTTCTCATAGTGGGAAATACTATCATCCAAACTTTTAAGCGTTTCTGCGAGTTTTATGCGCTCATTTTGCAAATCCACAATGACATCCAAACCCAAAACAGAATTCTGTTCGACATAGCCTTTAATTTTATTTCCGTCAGAATACCATCTCTCGTCATTGTTTAAATAAACCTTGATATATCTGTTTCTACCAGACGCATCTTTACTGACTGCACAGAATTGAGAAATACCAAGTTCCTTTTCTATCATATCTGTAATGCGTTTATTGAACACTTTGCCATCACATTTACGTTCTACCAAAATTTCCTTAATACGTTTGATAGCGTCAATGAACAACTTGTCCATCTTGATTTCACACGCATACTTAACCTCCATTACTTCTTTACTAATCATATCACTTTGAAATTTAATTGTTAGACTTGTTTGTTCTTTCAACAATGCAAAGGTAAGAAATAAATCTTACCCCTGCAAACATTTCTAGTTAAATGATGTTATCCGACCATAGAATACTCCTTATCCATTAAGGTCTCATCGGCAAACGGGATGTTCAAATTCTTACACAAGTCAGAATAAGGCACTTCACGGCTACCACACATCTTACCCAATTTCTTAGAGTTCTGCAAATCAAGCATAAACATTGCAATATCAGATGATTTCTTTTCGTAGTAACGCATAATCAAACGAATTGCAACATCTGACATCTTCTTACCCTCCAAGCCATTGTATTTGAGATATTCCATACCCATGATATGCACCTGCAATACCTTGTAAGCGTCAAATGCTTTATATCCTTTGTTAAACTCACTTTCCTTGTAAGCACCTTTGGAAACACCTACTGAAAGGACGAAATAGAACGGAATATCCTTATGCTCGTTCATAAACTTAACAATATCCTCACAAGCCTTTTTATGAGCCATAGCCTTTACCTTCTCGCCATAGCGTTTTCCGCCCTCCTTGTACTGAACAAGATTGTACTTACCTGCCAACTTATTGTTAGCCACTTCTGCAATCATCTTCTGAATTTTGTTCTCACGTGCCATAATCTTATCTCCTATAATTTTAATTGTTAGACATCTTCTTTCTTTTTGACGATGCAAAGATAATGATTCTTTTTTGAACCAGCAAATTTTTCAAGTTAATAGAAGTTAAATATCATGATATTTGTAACCAAGTCTTTTTGCAAGTTCTTTACCACGCCCCATATATCCATGCAAGGGTGATACGGTTTTATTAGAGTGATTTACTCCCACTTGTGGAAAACCATCATCCAATCCACTAAGTATTACAACATCAAATTTGCAGTCTCCCTTATACGAATATATGTCGTATATTCCATAACCGTTATAATCCATTTTAACGGCTTCCAACCCATTCTTACGGATAAGTTTCACTTTGGCTTTCAGATAGTTTGCCCATCCACCACCGTAAGTGTCAGCACTGAAACCATATTTTTCTTTTAAGAGTTGTTGATCGTACATATCATTTATCTTTTATTGTTTCACGTTGCAAAGATAATAGATTAGACTGGAATAACCAAATATTTTATGTGAAAAGAAGTTAATTGAATGTTAACAAAAATGAAAGGAACTATTCATCACGAACCGTTCCTTCCTTGCATTAATATATTTATGTATAATCTCTGAGAAATTAATTCAAAAATAAATATATACATTTCTTATTTTATTTTCAATATTATTAAGAAATTATTTTTAATTATAAAGGAAACTATACTTCAGAATTTTACTTCTGCTTCGTTGAATATCTCCTTCCTTTCAACGATACAAAGGTACACAAAAAATCCCGTTTAACCAAAACTTTTATGTTAAATGGTATTAACGGGATGTTAAGAAACAACAAAACAAAATATAGCTTATTCGTCCTTGTATTCCAAATAGTTAGAATATTCCCTGCTCATAATGATAATATGTTTATCTTCCTTTCTATATTCCCTTGTGTTCTTCCAACCGAATTTTCCCAAGTGGGATATGGCTTCATCTATTGTTTCAAACTTGTAAGGTATCTTATTTTGGCCATAGATTACCCACTTCCAATAATCCGTACCTTTCAGATAATTCTTGTTTGGAACAATATAAATACTATCTTTTGTTTCCACAATCTGACAAGACACATACCTTTCTTGTGAATAAATTGAACAAGAGAATAGAGACAAGAATAAAATAACAGATAGAATTTTCTTTTTCATATATCATTTTTATTTATATGGTAAAATTATTGAGTAATCTGGCATCATGATTTCTCCTAATTCATTTTCTCGTATCTGAACATAGCTATCTGAATTATTTGCATTCCACATTTCAACAGCAAATTCATAATTGTTTCTATATTTCGGAGAACGACAAGGCTGTTTCATAAAATCATTAAATTCTCTACACTGCTTATTATTAAATGTATCAAGATGTTTTCCGTGAGAAAAATAACGATTGGTTTCTAACTGAACACAGCAATCAAATTCTCTTCCATTAGTCCCTCTATCCAATATATGAACGTGTGGAATATATCCTTTATCATCCGTATAAACGACAACATCAAGATTATTTAACATAATCCCAACTCTTGCCATTTCATCTAATCTCATTTTCTCACGCTCATTGATTACTTCTTCAATACACTCTCGTATGATTGTCTTTAATTTTAAGAATTCTCTATCGTTCATAATCAAATTGTTTCATTTATTTATTTCCACATTGAAATATTTTCCAAATTCTGAATATTCCAGAATCAACCTATCTAAAAAATTGTTAGGATTACAGCTATCAATTGGATAACCTAAATCACGTAGAAACTCATTTACAACCCTTGTGATAATATAAGTTGTTTCTTCTTCGTAATTCGTACTTGTCGCAGTCAGATTGCTGTCATACTCAATGCCTACACTTACTTCTGTAATAGGCTTATCCTTACCAAAGGGGATAAAATTCAATACCAAATGAAATTTCTGATGAGGTTTTCCTTTCAATTCCTCATTAACTCTTGAAAGCAATTCTTCCGTAAGGAATATTTTTGTAAATAGCTTATTCAAAGGACTGATTAAATCTTCAGCATTGCCCGTGTAATCACAATCATAACAATCCCTTTCGTTATTGATTAACTTGTATATCTTCTTATATTTCATATCTTATCTTATTATTACAATGCAAAGATATAAAGAAAATGCCACAAAACAAAATTCTGTGGCATAAAATATCATTAGAATAACATCTTTTAACGATATAATCCTTTCTTTGGGTCTATCTTTGTTCTATCAACATCATAACCACCCTTATCGTTTGGAATACCGTATCTGTCTATTACTTCCTTGCTTGATAGGAATGTCTGTGGATTATCCACATTTGCTTCTCTCTCACCAAGATATTGTACAAGACGTTGCATTGTATTTTTATCAATTATAAAACCTTTACTTCCTCTTTGAAGTTGTACTACGGCTGTTTTCTTTTCATCACCCTCCAAATCACCTCTGGAAATATCGGGGCGGAAGAAAATATAAGCCAAGCATCATCCAAACACTCTGTGGCATAACTTCCTTGCAGGAAACGTGGCATATTGTCCAATATCATATTGTGTATTGAGTGAAAGACTGAATCTGGAACCTTTCTATCCCTTTTCAAGTTTCTTAGTATTGCTTCACTTCTTGTCGCAACTACCCATACAAGCATTGTCTTATATCCTAAGTCTTGTGCGTCCTGCGCAATATCCAAGACATCATGGTAGGGATTTTTTCCTGTAATGTCAAAGATAATGTTTGGTAATCTGTCTTTGCTATTGTGTGCTTGTGGGTTAAAAAGATTGTTTATATATTTCTCCTTATAACCCTTATCTGCAATTGCTTTATGTAATTGACTTACTTGTTCTGGGTCATGGCTATCATAGTCAATATTATTCATTTTGGCAAAGGTTTTCTTCCAATGGTCAACATTGATAACTTTTCCGTTGATTGGAAGTTGATTATTAAGTGTATAGCCTTTTCCACATCCAGAACCACCTGTTAAAAAAATACACCACCCACTATTAGGATATACTCTTTTACCAAATGTTACGAGTCTATTTTCTTGAATTATACAATGTCTCTCTTTTAAAGCAGAGATACATTCATTAACTATTTTTCTAATGTCTATTTGATTCATCTTACTATATCGAATTATGTGCTATTGTAAAGTCACCTAATAAATAGTTTCCATTTCCATCAACTTTTATTTCAGTATATTCGCCATCCCCTATTTCAATAGGTTTAATCATTGAAACTCTCCAATCCTTATTTTTGCTTAACATATCTTTTGTTACCTTTTTTCTTTTCACTTTACACGGTATTCTCCATAAATCTCCGCTTATACTTAATCTATAATGTGTTCCATAATTTTTTCCATTACAAATACAATTTTTCTTTTCACGTAAACTTGTTCTAAATCCTAAAGAATCCGCAATTATTTTAACATCTCGTATAAAATCATACGATTTTTGATAAAATTCATAAACGTTATTTTTAGACAAACTGCCATCTGTATCTATTAATCCTGCCATTAATTCAATTCTAACTCTTTCACTATTATTTATATATTCTTGTGGAATGTGTTTATTATTTATTAAATTATATTTTCGTAAATTTTCTAGAAGCTCATTCTTCCTTGTCCTATTAACAAGTGGTCTATTTAATTTATATACATCAGCTTTTTCCCAATCCCGTTCAAGTTTATTCACAGATAAATTATTTTTGTCTGCATACTCATATATGTACTTAATAATTTCATCATCCATTGAGATTATTGAAGTATTACGAGCAGAACCATCTCCTAACCAAATACCCAGGAGATAAGGATCAATATACACTTCTTTTTCTTCACAATGAATTGTTGTAGGTTTAAAAGTGAAAAAATTTTCTCTAAATGTAAGTGATTTTTGCAAAAAATCTATTATATTCATATTTTCATAATCCTCATAAGATGCCAATCGTCCATTAGGATGTCGAAGTGTACCTTTTTTCGTTATATTACCGTATGGCCTCTTGGCAGTTTCCGATTTTTTTAATACAAGCGTATGTTCACCATTTGTAAAATAATCTTCCCCACTAGTTTGATGTATATTATATATCTTACCATATTTATTTGTTTTACTTATTACTCTTCTATATGTACCATCGTCACCCATTAATAAGTCACCGATTTTAACATCTTCTATCTTTTTCAATGTAAGATCATACATTAATACATTTAAGTGTTGCTTTATATCTTTCATAATTTAAATTTATTATCTTTTAATAAGATAATAAAAATCACCGTATAAATCAAGATATAAATAAAAATGCTATTACTATTTTCACAATAGCAATAGCATAAAATTTGTCCACACTACATTATTGTCAAATATGACAATCAACAAATGTTATCATTTCATCATCGTCAGTTTCATCTAACAATTTCCTTACAATTTCATTCCATTCTGTTGGCTCTTTTTCGTTGGCTACCATTGCCCACCATCCCATTTCTCCACGCTCATACCATTTACCATCCTTGACAACTGCAAAGGGAACAAAAGATTCATCACCAGCTTTCTTGACATATTCTTCTTCACTCATTTGGTAATCCTCAATACTTGTAAAGAAACCAAGTACGGGTGAAGTACTATTTTTATCCTCTTCTCTTGCTTTGTTCCATTCAATGACAGCCGTTTGTGCATTGTAGATATTCCGTTTTTCATCCAAAGTTTTATCTTTGAACAATTCACATACCTTTGCCCAAGTCATGCCTACCTTTGGTATTTCTCCATTCTTAAACAATCTCGCAATATTACGATAGCGTTCTCTTGCATCAGTTTCAGCATCCTTGCGTATTGCTTCAAAATCAATATGTTTCTTTTCAATGCGGTCAACTCCAATCTCTTTTGTACACCACGAAGGCTCTCCGTAATTTTCATCTGAAACCTTTACATCCTTTTTGATATGAGTGATAAATGCACCAGAGAAACGACCTCCGACTTGCCACCAATCCCATTTTGAAAGAGGGTTGTATGTGCTATATACTTTCCACTTACCGTCTGTATCTTTTCTGTAACGGTTATCATTCCAATCTTTCCCGTACCTTGTATAGCATTCATCGAAGCTATTGAATGTTTCACCCTTTTCACGCTCGTAATATTCGATCATGCACTTCTTCTCGTCTTCTGTAACTTCTCCCTTACAATATTCCTCTACTTTAATGTTTTCATCATACTTTGATAGTTGTTCTTCAACATTATCTCCGATGACCATAACTGCGAAATGACTCATAATTCAAATCCTCCTATGAAATTAAAAAGTTAATATTATTGTTCTACTTCTAAGAACGATGCAAAGATACAACATTTTATTTAATCTTCCAAATGAAATAAGAAAAATCTTCATTACGTTAGCTAATTTTCACCTTTAACGCTGATATTGTAACATTCGTTCACATTCTTACGATTGAAATTTGCGTCAGAATACCTTTCTTTTCGTTTCTAAGGCATTTTTACGTTAAAGTGGTATAAGTTATTACCTCACTACGAGAAAATTACCCAGAACGCTTTATTTCGCTTACGCCCGTTTGAATGTAGATATTATTTCCTTGCAAGGATAATGTTTGACACTTTCTTTTTCTTTTTTTTTTATTTTTTTCTTCTTTTTCTTTCCAGATCGATCCTAGTATACCAGTATACAGTAATATCGCAAGAGAATAATATACTATACGAGTATACGGTAATAATGTATAGAATATTGTACTATATGAGTATATGGTATTATACGTTAACATTATTATACTATACTAGTATACAATATTAACGTTAACGATTATTATTGTTAACAACGAGAAGTATACAATAATATCTGGAAAAATGATACTTTGATTTCTTCACTTTGCTTTTGATACTTTGATTTTCAGAAGAATTTGCACTTTGAAAATTGCACTTTGATTTTTTCACTTTGGTCAGAAATGATACTTTGATTTAGAAATTTCCATCACAAACAAATCTCATCATTTCTTCATTTGTCATTCCGTTTACAGCTTTGTTTGAAATATCCTTATCGCAATTCTTTCTTTCAATTTCCTCTTCCTCATCTTCGTCATAATCCTCATCAGCGTATGTATTTCCTTTCATTGAGAACGGTTGCCAATTTGGGTCTGAATTGATTTTCTCTTGTTTCTTTCCCATCTTTTCATCCATTATTCTTCTGTAATCTTCCAACCTCATTGGAACAATCCCGTAAGTCTTATATAAATCCTCGCAAGCGACATTATAAGGTTCGTTAGAATATTTCTTTTCAAAGTATGGGTATTTATAGTTTTCCCACATTTTATAATAGCTATCCTTTGCCCTTTGAATTTGCCATTGTTCAACGGTTGTACCCTTCTCATAATCAGCACTATACCCTCTATTTGCCGCTGCCAAAATCTTGCTGTATGTTTCTCTATGTAACAGATAGTCAGTCCAGTTTTTTGTACCTTTCAATAGGTAGAATGTGGCGTTAATCCACTTCTTGAATTCCTCTGCATCATCAATCACTTCGGGAAGATTTTTTGAAAGATAATACTTAACATCCTTAACTGGCAAATCCTCTGTTTCATTTCTGAAAGTTTCAAGAGTTATTTGTTTGGGAGGTGTTTTTCCAGTGTAATGTGGAACGCTATCATCGCCGAACATCTTATCATACATTTCACTTGTTATTCTACCTTTCGGCATTATTTCCACGAACTTTTCATCTTCATTATCCCAATCCAGAACATCACTTTCTTCTTCTGAAATTGCACTTTGATTTAGAGGGTTTGATACTTTGATTTTGATACTTTGGTCAGAAATGATACTTTGATTTTCTAAAATTGCATCTTGATTTTTGCACTTTGATTTTGTAATTTTTGCACTTTGATTAGTTAATAATTGCACTTTGATTTCTTCACTTTGATTTTCAGAAGAATTTGCACTTTGAAAATTGCACTTTGATTTATCTGCAATATTTTGCACTTTGAAAATTGCACTTTGATTTTTAAAATCTATACTTTTTCTATCACCTCCACGCTGTTTTGCGATACCTTGATTTTTTCTCCAAGTAATCAATGTTCTTTTTGAAATGCTAATACCATGTTCCTTTAATAAAGAAACATTTTGCTCGTCTGTAAGGTCTGGGTTATACCATTTGCCAATTAAATCTTTCTTCATACTTTAATATACGTTTATTAGTTTATGTATTATCATAATATGATTTAATGCTATTTTCAGCCCCTCAATTTCATTATCTTATTTCTTATGATAGAATTATCATTTAATAATAGATAATTGATTATAGGGGCTAATTTAGCTTTTTATGTGCAAAGGTAATAATATTTGATATATCAACCAAATTATTTAGGTTAAATAAAAATAAACGAATAGTTAATAAATTGGAATAACAATACTCAATCGAGTACATATAGGTATAAAAAAATAGCACTATCTTCACAGACGGTGCTACTTCATAATCTAACAATCATTTTTTTTTTGTGATAAGAACAAAGGGGTAGGACTTTAATCGCAATGATAGCTTATATATACTTGATAAGAATTTTGCCTACCCCTTTTCAACATAGGAGGTTTTAAATACTTTTCATCTTCGCCTCGATATTTTTAACAATATGCTTTGCATTGGGTGAGGATGAAAGTATATTGATACAGTGTTTATACACACCTTTCAATTTCTTTGCAGTTCTCAACTCTTGATTTGTTTTCTTTTTCTCTTGTACTTTCATAATGATTATGATATCTTTTAATGTTAATAAACAATATAAATCAAGGGTCTTAACGAACCAATTAGGATAGCAATCAACCCTGCGGAGGAAATGTTTTACGTTTTAAGCGGACGTTACACTAAAACAACCTCTTTGACTTTTCTGAATACGGGCTTGTGAAAAGGCATCCCGTTAATATTTTGTTTTATTCAGCAGTGATAGAACGAAGTTTGTTGATAACTTGTGATACACGACTACAAACAAATCCTCTATTCTTCTTATCTGAAATATTCTTCAACACATTATTAGCAGTTTCAAGCACCTCAACCACATTTCCATCATTGATTGAAATGTTGTTCTTGCTTTCAGCCAGTACACGATATCTTTCTTTCCACTTGTTGATTTCGTTTTCATGTATCTTTTTCATAGCCTCAATAGCTTGATTAAGGCTCTCGATCTTTACATCTCTGTAGTCTTTATTACGTTCTTTGATAAGGCTTTCTTTGGCATACATTGCATTTTCAATAGCGTCCTTATCCCACCAATTAATGTTGGCAATGTCTAGAACTTTATTGTTACCGTTATAGATAGAAATACCGTTGTTTTCCTTGTTCTCTACCACGTTGAATGTTCCAAACTTAACTGAAATGTTCATTGTCTTAATCTCCTATGTTTTTTAATGTTTGACCTTTTATTTTCTCTTTCAACATTGCAAAGATACGAAGTTTTCTTCAACCCTGCAAGTTTTTCGTGTTAATTATTTGTTAAATATACCATACTCGATTGAGTACATTGTGTGGGCCTGGCAGGGCTTGAACCTGCGACCTCCTGATTATGAGTCAGTTACTCTTACCGACTGAGTTACAGGCCCTCTAAATTTAAGACTATCTAAAACTTCCCAACCATATTAACAGAAGAAACTTCGTCTTTACTAGTTTTTTATCATTAGGGCTAATTTTGGCAGGCCCTTTATATGTTAGCTAACACGCTACCTTATCCATAATCAGTTTGTTAGCGAACTGATATTTAAGGTCGTAAGGGAATTGTAGCTTCCTTAATTAAACGACGAACATATCCGACCAAATACATCCGAAGGGCTAGCCAAGCATAAAGTTTATCACTCTCTCTCTTTCTTATTTACACTGCAAAGATACGTATTATTCTTGATATAACCAAATCTTTTTCGTTAAAAATTGTTTTTATTTCAAATCCTCTTTCCTTAAGGTGAATTCAATGCCAAGACCTTTTAATTTCATAGTTTTGCCTACACTTGAAGTTTTTGTTAGACGTGAAATAAGTTCGTCTAGTTCCTTTTCATCCTTATCGGTAAGGTAATCATCCATATCATCAAGATAGTCTTCCAGATCGCCCCTAAATTGCTTTGTGAGTGATGTGAGATTCTTATAACAGAAATTTCTGTATTTCTCATCAAATTTCTTATCTGAAAGTGTTATTACAAATATCATCATATTATTCTTTGTGTTTAGTTGCATTCATAATCTACAATTTCAGTATTGATATGAAAATCATCCACATCATTGAAGTTGTAGTCAACATCATTGATAACATTTTCGATATCCTCGTCCGTGATAACCTCCTTGTTTGGATTAGTGATTTCCATCTTAACCGTTACATATACAAATCTCTTGTCCATAGTCTTATTATCTTTTTGTTTGACGTTGCAAAATTAGTGAATTTAATTGTTAATTGCAAGCCAATAAAATTGAAATTTTGCTAAATATTTTTCTTCAAGTTCGTTAAAAAATAGAATACCATACTCATTTGAGTACATATCATTCGGTTATTTCCTTTTCAAGGACGCATTGATACATTGTATATTCAATTTCACCGTTATCCTTGTTCATTGCCGTGAAGTTGAAGTCATTACAATCTTCGTCCACATACTTGTCATATTCCTCATCTGTAAAATCCTCATCATTCATAAGGTCTTCCCCGTTCTTTTTGAGTTGTTCCAACGCCTTGTCTTTTGACAGGAACACACCTTCGCAATTTGTAGTCAACTCACCCAAATTATTCTCGTTACTTACAATGACATACACTTTCATATTATTACCTCCTATTTTATTAATGTTTATTGATAATCTTGTTATAGTCTTCCAAGGGCATAATGCAAAGGTCAGTCTTGCATAAATCGTCCTTAGCCTCTTCATAACTCCCATAGACAACCGTCTGTCCGTCCTTGAAAGTCAAAGGTTTGCCGTTCTCTCTAATGATAATATAATCTCTTTCTTCCATTGCTTTATTATCTTTTTTCGTTCGACACTGCAAAGTTAATACTTTATCTTGATATAACCAAATTTTTATCGTTAATAAATGTTATTTGATACTCATTTGAGTACAACACCTTTATTCTTCATTCAAATTTATACTTATCTCTTCAATATGTTTTAAACCATTACTAAAATAATTTACATCTGAAAGATACAATTCTACAAATTTTCTTCTAGAAAAATCCTCAAGTATATGTCTATTTTCGATTCGATATACCTTTATTATGATATCATTATTAGTGTTTTCCCCAACCTTAATATACTTATCCAACGCATTTTTGATTTCTTTAGCATTAAAACATATAGTATAATTATCTTTGTAGGCAAACCCTAATGAAACAACATAAAATATAATAGGTAATTTCTTTTCTTTCATAATCATATCTTTTAATTACATTGCAAATATAAAAACAAACTATGTGTTTACCAAATTATTTTTAGTTAAACAATGTTAATAGAACTCATTTGAGTACATAGGATAGGGATTTTCACCCTACCCCATGTTTACTTCTCTTACCCTACTTTTCGGTAGATTGTTTCGCCGTTGCTGAAAGTTGCAACTCTGCAAACTTCTTCATATCCATATTCTTCTTTCAGCTTGTCAATATATTCATTTACCTCCTTTTCTTCTTTTTCGGCAAGATATTCCCCTACCTTTTCAGTTGCTTTCTCAACATAGTCATCAATATCCATATCTCCGACGTTTCCGCAAATAGCTTGCATTTTCAGTCTTGACAGACCGAATGCTTCTTTACATTCCTTAAAGAGTTCTTTTTTTGTAGAAGGATAACCGATATATCCCTGCACTACATCATAAGGGCTATGTTTGTGATGCTCAATATAGTCAATGCAAGCACCTTCGTAATATCCTGCGGTTAGGACAACATCCCAAAACTCAAATTCTTCTATCAAATATGACGGGTAATTACGTGAGTTATCCACACACTCTCCTATTTCGGGAAGATTATCCATTTCGTAGTCACCATCTGTAACTACCACACAACGGTTTTCGTAACAAAAATTTCCAGTTGCCATAATTCTTATCTATTTTTAGATTGTTAGATTTTTGATTTTTACTCTACAAAGGTAAGGAAAAAGTTTGAAATAACCAAATCCTTACCAATGTTTTAACATCTTTTAATGACAAGATTCTATTTCTATAAGGTTTTCATCATACATAACGTATTTTTTGTAATACGGTTTTGTGGAACGTATGTTGACATATTTCAAGTCACTACGGTTTTGCCACTTATCAAAGATTTCTTGAGCTTTTTGATGGCTATTACAAGCGGCGATCAACTTGTCGCCCCAAACCTTATCACTTGCGGTTACATAAAAATTTGTTTTCATGTTTGTTACCTCCTATGTTTTAATTACGTTGCAAAGATAATCATTTTATTTGAATTATCCAAGCAAATTAACAATTTTTTCACTAAATTTGCGTTCCTTTTCATTTTCATGTTCGTCAATGTAGGCATAAGCCGTTACACATCCAAGAAAACCAAAGAAAAGTAAAATAGCGTTAAAATACACGTTATTGCTGAAAAATACTGCATAAGCAAGTATTACACACCATACACCAAACACTAAATAATATCTGTTTATCTGTTTCATATCTTATATTTGTTTTATTGTTTCAACGCTGCAAAGGTAAGAAGAAAAATTGAATTCGCCAAATAATTTTACATCATTTCACATTTATTGCAGATAAGCCAAATCCATTTAACGAAACAAACCATAAATCTTAAAAGATGTTTATTTAGAGAAAATTTCTATCTGAAAATTTGCATATATCAAATGGATTCACTACCTTTGCAGTGCAATTAGGAAATAAAACAAATAGTCTAACGAATAAAATAGGAGGTTTCAATTATGAAAAATTCAGTTTTGTGTGAAAGATTCGTGAATGGTGCAAACGAAGGTAACGGAAGCAATATGCGGATATTCAATAACCGTCTATATTCTTACAATACTTGTATTTGTGAGCGTTTTGTAAATGAACGTGGGTATTACAACTTTATTATGAATGAAACAAAATACAGCGTTTCAACAAGTCGCCATCAATACTACCTTCGTTATGCTTTGCGTAATGAAAACGTAATACCTGCAAATAACGTGCCAATGTGTGCAGATAGTTTGCATAGATATGTGAAAAAGGCTTAATAAGCCTTAACGCAAGAAATCCTCGGCAAGTAACATTGTTGAGGATTTTTTAATATTCAATAACTATAAAAAATAAGCCGTAAAGGAGATTATACTTCAAGATTTCACTCTTGCCCTATCTTTCTTTTTACACTACAAAGGTAGTGATAATTTTCCATACTACAAAATTTTTCAGATAGAATTTCCTTTGCTATAACATTGTTTAACAGAAATATATTAGATGGTTAATTTAATGTTAAAACTGGAAAACGCTTGGTGAATTCAAATAAATGTGTTATCTTTGCACTGTGATAAAAAACAAAGATGTCTAACAAATAAAATTCAAAAGATATGTTACGTTACAAAGGTGAAGTTTTGGAAATGTATGGTGAAAAAGTAAAGCAAGTGAATAAAATAGCCGCTAAAAACGCTTATGAACGTGGAGAAACGGTTTATTTACTTTCTTGCAATATGCGCCCTAATAATATGTGGCAGTCGCCGTGTCCTATAAATAAAAACAAAGATGTTTACGATAGTACATTTGAGAATGTAATCAATGACTACCGTTATTATAATTGTGATAATGAACGGGGCAAATATCCTATCTTCTTTATTAAGGCATAATTAACAAATGATTAACCTCCATTAACTTGGAGGTTTCATTTATTTTTTGTACCTTTGTGGTGTAATAATTAAAACAATATAGATATGAATAAAGAAATGCTTTCCCCTACGTGGCTTAACGGCAAATATAAAGATGTAAACGGTTTCAACGTTGAAATAAATACATCTTTGTCTTATGCTTATTTTGAGAATATCAATGATGAGAATGAATCATATTATTTTCAAGGTGATGAGGCAGATAACGTCATAGACGAAATAAATGCCATATATAACAGACATGATTTGACGCAAAGTGAAGCTATTTCAAGATGGATAAATTTGTATCTGTAAAGCTCTAAAAGAAAAAAAAGTAATACCTTACTGACTTTAATGTTGGTAAGGTATTTTTAATATATGATAACAATTATAGATTAGCTCTAAAGGAGACAATACTTCAAAGTTTTACCTTTGCCTACCTGTTTTCCTTTTCACATTACAAAGATAAGCATTATTTTCGACATGACCAAATTTCAGATAGTTTTTTATAATTTATTAACAAAAAGATATTGATTGGTTAAATCAACGTTAAAATCCAGATTTTCTTTGGATATATGAAATAAACTCCTTATCTTTGCATCACGATTAAGAGATAAACAATATGGAAAAGGAAATGAATAAAATCAACGTAGCATTCAGAAAGTTTGAGGATGGTGAAGTAATTGCTATTTTCCTGAACATTTATCCCGTTGCAAAAGATAGCAAAGCTGAAGTAATGTCTTATATGCACATGGGTCAACATGGTATGTGCATGGAATGTCTTGTAAATGAACTTGAAAAGGCAAGTAAGGAAGAGTATACACCGTTGAAAAAAGAACTTGAAATGATAGGCTATTCAGTTAACGTTCTTTAACAATAAAAATTTGGATAATCCATATAAAAGTATTACCTTTGCATCAGAGATAAGGAAATAAAGTTATTATTTTAAAATAGGAGGTTTAAATTATGGTTACTACTTATACGGCTAAAGCTTTTATTAATTTCATGGAACAACAACGTAAAGAGTTCCTTGAAAAATCTAAAATCGTAAATAATCGTACAGAGAACACAAAAGAAGACTATCAGCTTGCAGATAGCTATTTCCCAAAAGCTTCAGAACTGAAAAAATATGGTTATTACCATTATAATTCTCATACTAAATTTTATCAGTGGACAAAAACACGTTAACTATTTTTAAGGAAAAAATACTCTAAAAATTTTGGTAATAAAGGAAAATGTATTACCTTTGCAAAAGAGAAAACAAATAAAAACAATAAAGTTATGTCACGTTTTGTTGTAAAAAACATCGAAGAAAATTCCTACCTTTGTGAACATGGAGTGTTTTCAAAAAACACAAGTAAAGCGGTATCATTCCCCACTTATAAAAGGGCGCAAAAGGAAGCTAAAAAACTAAACAAACGGATGGAGAATTTTTATTCAATGAATGACAATGATTTCCCTATGTTTAGGGGAAAAACCTGCACGAAATATCAACCCGTTAGATTAGATTAAAATGTGTAATAATATGGAACGAAATAAGCCTCCGCCCTAAATGGCGTTAATTAAGTGATAAGCCCGTTTAATTTAGATATATTAAAACCCTGCAAGTATGATAAGAGATAAGCCCAACAAATAACATAAGTCATCAGTTTTTAGATTATTATTTAACATTTTTTTTTATAAGTCCTACAGACTGAAAAAGTTTGTAGGACATTTTTTATTATGTTAAACTATATTAACAAATTCTTCTTAAACCCTTTGGAGATTATACTTCAGAGTGTTACCCCTGCCCCCTTATCTTTTGACACTACAAAGATACAAAGAAAATCCAGATTATCCAAACATTTTTCCTCTTTTAACATGGATTTAACAAAATGAGATGTTTTTGTTAATCAAGTATAAGAAATGGTTTAAAATTTGGTAGCATGAAATAAATTGCTTACCTTTGCAGTACAAAATCAAAACAGATAGAAATATGAAAGAATACAACGACATCATTTTGGTAAGCCTTGCAAAAAGCGCAAGAAGTGTTATAAACAACATTCAGTCAACCCTGACTGATTTGTTAGGCGGCGTAGGCGGTATGCTTACTTTGGATAACCCTTCTGAGGACAATACTTTTATGGACTATGACGGCAGGACATATATGCTTACGGGCATTGTAAGAGAAAAAATAGGTATTACTTTGTGTGGCTACCTTATGGATGGACTAAACGGCACAGACATGGAAACAGAACACAAAGTGCGCTCTTATTGCTATGATAGAATTCAGTTACTGAATGTAGTTATGGCTTTTGAACGAGAAATAGACGAAAGAGAAGAACAAGAAGAAAATGAAGATGATTAACACTTTTTAATACAAAAAATTTGGTAGGGAGAAAAATTCTCCTTACCTTTGCAAAGTAAAAACAATAAGACATACAACAATATGGAAACAAGTGTTTATAACGAAGTATTTGCCAAAGTAGCAAAGGAGATTAAGAAAATTGCAAGCGATAACAAGTTTGTAAAGCAAGTTATGGTTGAGGAAAAACCGAGCAGCCTTTGCCCTTATATGCAGTTTGTTCGGCTTGACGCACTTAACAAAGAGGACTATCCGCATGGAATTGATATGAATTCTGTTTACATTTGTTTCTGTGTCAATCATAAGGAAAATAAGGTAGAAATACATTCCTTTGGGCACGTCTATCTGAATGAAGCCGACAAACAAAGTGAAAAGTACAAATACTATGCTATGAAGTCAATTCAGCAGGTATATGTGGACGAAGGCGGAAAGAAGTTCAGAAAAAGCAAGTTTAAGTCTGAAAAAGACCTTTGCAAGAAAATGCTTGATTACTTTGATAATGTTATGGTAGAAGTGGAAAAGTATACAGGCGGTTATCCATACAAGGCATAAAAAAAAATTCTATTTTGTTTTTATGGTTAATAATGAAAGAGCCTTCCCGTTGTGAAACGTGGAGGCTTTGTTTTTGCCTATTCTTTTGCGTTCTGAGCGACTTTCATATACAAATGGATAACTTCATTATCTTTGCAGGAATAAAGCCACAGAAAGCCTTATTTTAAGACTAACATTTATTCACAATTTATTAACGTTTATTTTCATATAATTTTTGGATAATAAAAAGAAAAGTATTACCTTTGCAACGTCAAAAGGAAATAACAAGTCTAACAATTAAAATTGAAAGTGATATGGAAATGAAAGTCACGTATGTAGCCCGTTATGAGTCAGAAATTTGTGATAACACATTTCAGACGTTGCAAACAAGCAATTTTATATTGTGTGTGTTTGACAATATAACGGAAGCACAGCGATATGCCGAACAATACTACAACAAAGATTGTGGCAAGGATGCAAGCATTCAAGTTAAGAAAAATAAAAAAGGAGGTCTTTTCATTAAAGTAAAAGATAGTATGGTGGATAGAGAAAAACAAACTATCGAACTTAGGAGGTTGATAATTGAAGGAGCTATATTAAACAGCGGAAATACAGCCTTAGAAGACATACAAAATAGAATGATGGAATAAATAAAACAAATGGTAGGGGAAAATAACCCCTACCATTAACATAGTAGGCAACATTATGGGAATACATTTTAACATACACCCCGAAGCAAAGTATATCAGCCCTGCAAGTAGGGCTAATGCAATAACTGAAGATTATTATTGGTTTTTGGTAGGCGAAATAAATAGGGGAACAATTAAGGCAGGAGTGTGCAGGATTGAAAACAAAACTTTCGGAACAACGTCTTATCATCTTTTAACAAGTTAATAACATCGTTTAACTAAAATAATTTGGTAGCGGAAGATTTTTTCGCTACCTTTGTATTGTCAAAAGAAAGATAGTTTGAAAGAAGTAGAAGTAAAATTCTAAAGTATTGTCTCCGTTGGAACTAATATAAATTAGTTAAAATGTCTTTAATCTATTAACAATTTTTAATAGAAAATTTCTATGTGAAAATTTGCATGTATCAGAATAAAACACTATCTTTGCAGTGTAATTAAAAACATAGGAATAATAAAGATATGGAATATATAAGAATTATGAGATATGAGATAGCAAAGGACTATGTTTCAAGCTATGTACAAAAAAGTTTATGTTTCACTATGGTAGAAGCACAAACCTGTATTAAGAAGTTTGTAAAATCAGCTAACAAGCATAATGTAAAGATATTGAGACAAACGAAAAACAGATTGCTTGCTTGTCGTTCTGCAAGTGACACTTCAGTGTTATGGTATTTTAAGATAATAAAATCGGCATACATACCCGCACCACCGAAAGAAGTAAAAGAGATACAAACTAAATTAAAAGACGAACTTAAATAAAAAGATATGAACAAAGAATTTTTCACTTATGCAAAGTATGATGGTCTGAACAAGTTTACAGCCTTTGATATAAACGAAGGTTATCCTGTCACCCGTAAGATATATTGTACGCTTTTGGCTGCAACGGACGAAAATAAACGCAAATTGCAGGAACTTGCTGACCTTAACAAAGGTATCAATCTTAAGATACAACTTCGTGACGGTGATAACAAAGTAGTGTTTGAAACGAAATAAAACAAAGGAGGAAAAAGATTATGCAGTTGGTAAAAACATATAAGATTAAGAAGTCAAGTCGCAATAAGCTCAATAAAAAGCAGCTTGCCGAATTGAGAAGTAAAAAATACATACTTTTTGAAAGAAGTTGGGAGGCTTTGATTTTCAGACTGAACTACATCAAAGCCGTTTGCAGGAAAAATGCAGAACTTCACAAATATAGTTTGCAAAGGGTTAGTCAACTGTACGATTATGCAAATAAGACTTTCCCTCAAGAATTGTATGAAGTCGGTGCAGTCGAAAGATATACGAATACCATGTTATCTTTCGTGAACGACCCTAAAATTAGACGTATGAAAATATCCATAACAAAGTAACATAAAGCAAAAGCAACATTCCAATGTTAAGGTTTGTTGCTTTATTTTTAAACCTATTAACAAATAAAAATTAATTCCAAAGGAGTCTAAACTCTAAGGTTTTACCCTTACCTCCTTATCTCTTTCAACACTACAAAGGTAAGCATTTTCCTGGACATAGCCAAATTTCAGACGTTTATTTAACTTCATTTAGCAATTCAATATCAATCAATTAAAAAAATCTTATCCTGCTAAAAATTCTATCTGAAAAATTTTGTAGACACAAAGAAAAGCGTTACCTTTGCATCGAATTAAGGAAATAACATATAAAACATATAAGGATTATGGCACAGATGATTTCAGTAGTTCGGTATGACATTACAAAGAATAACGTAACAACAGGACTTGTAAAGAGTCGTTTTTCCTCAATGATGGATGCACAACTTTATATAAAGGACTTGGCGAACAGATCCTACCTGCCCGTCTTGAAACAAACAAAAAACACCTTGACGCTTGACAAGTGGACAAACAACATGGGCACACAACGGATGATAGTCCTTTTCAAAATAGTAAAGTCCGCAAGCATACCCTTAAATCCAAAAGAGGTTGAGAAAATTAAAGAAGAAGTATTCATTAAAGAAAGTTAATCGTACAAAAATTCTAATTGAAAAATTTGCAGGATAAAAAATTAAGTAGTATCTTTGCAACGTCAAAAAGAGATAGACAACATAAGTAGAAACATTTTAATACATTATCATTATGGAAATAGCAATGAACAATGCAGCAGCAGTTATGAACGCAGTAAGTGGAACACAAGTGGCAGTAAGAACCGAAGCTAAACCTATTGCTTGGCAGGGTATTCAAGGATGCAAGAACTTCTCTTCACCCGTGACTATCAAGGAGGCTATTGACGCAGTAGGCGCAGACTATCAAGTGGAAAAGGAACATCTTATCCGCATCCCAGACTCTTTGTACCACTCTATTATGGAAGGTATGCCGTCAGTAGGCACAACACTTACCCGTGATATGATTATCCAATCACACATGGCAACGGTACGCACAGATAGAAACCTTACGCTTGGCGTGGTAGGCTCTAAGTATGGTGTAGTACAGAATTCTAAGGCTTTTGAGTTCATTGACTTGCTTGCTTCGGGTGTTGAAGGCTATGACAAAGCAGTTATCGAAACGGCAGGTATTTTGGGTGACGGTGAACGTATGTACGTGACTGCAAAGTTGCCTTCAGACATTTTCTTGAATGACAACGGGTATGACCCTATCAATGACTACATACTTTTCACCAACACACATGATGGAAGTGGTGCAGTGACTGTACTCTTCACCCCCATCCGTGTTATTTGTCAGAACACCCTTAACATGGCGTTGAAAACCGCTTCAAACAAACTTATTTACAAGCATACGGCAAACGTCAATTCACGCCTTGAGTGGAATCAAGAAAATATGAAACACGCCATCGACATTTTAGCACGACACAAGGCTTTCAAGGAATCTTTTAAGCAGTCTTTGCTAAACTTGTGTGCAGACAAAGTAGATGACAACTATGTTATGAAGTTTACTGCTGCCATCACTCTTGGTGACAAGAAGAATGAAGAACTCAAAGCACTTGCAAAAGCAGACTACAAACTTGATAAGGTAGACGAAATTTCCACTACAATGAAAAACCGCATCATAGCCTTGCGCAACACTATCGAAAGCGGTATTGGACAGGACAGCTATCGGGGAACAAAGTTGTGGCTTCTCAACGGATTGACCACTTTCTTCTCAAACGAAAAGAAGTACAAGACGAATGAGGACAAGTTTGAAAGCCTGACTGACGGAACTGACTTGCGCAAACTTGACAACGCATACAGAATGCTTGTGGCTTAAAAAGATTTTAGCCATATTTAACAAATAAAAGGAATTGATATTATTTCAGTTCCTTTTATTTTTATTAACATTTCGTTTCACGTGGAACAATATACCCCTACGTAGGGAGGGGTGGGTATGTAGCCCTTAGCATGTAACCCCCCTTACGTTAAGGGATATTAAAATATGTGAAATACAGGGCAACGCTTGCTCATCTAAATCAATGATAAAAAATAAAAAGTTAGAAAACAGAGTCTGTATCTTAAAAAAAAGATAATATTGTATTTTCTATAGACCCCCCCCCCTTATTTTCTTCGGGGGTCATTTTTAAAAATTATTTTTCCAGAAATTTTTGCATTTTCAGAAAAGTCTTCTTGATGTTTTTTTCTTTTGCGCACTAATTTCTTTTATAGTGCGCATTTTTAATATCAAACCTCTTATTATCCAAAAATTTTTTATGATATTATATTTTTTAACTATATATTCTTTGCAAACCTATATTTTATTCTTACCTTTGCATCTAAACAATTAAATACAAATACTATAATATTATGCAAGCAGAAGAAAAAGACTATTTCAAACTTTTGGCATACAACCTTTTCTCGTATGCCGTAGATAGCAATTCCAGCTTCAAAGAAGTGTATACCAAGAAATACGGCATTACAGACGAGCAATTTGTCAATCAATGTAAGATGTTCTTAACGAAAATTAATCAAGGTAACATTGAAGATAACAGTGTTAATACTAATAATGTATTTGCCTCTGTTCTTCATTCATGTATTGTCGGTGTATTGTCAAAGGTCGATATTACCAATGAATATATTGTGAGTTACGAATTGGATAGATATGCCAAGAATATTGTCAGTGTTGCAAAGGCTATAACAAGGGAATTGGAGAATTTGAATGATTAACCTTATTTCCATATTTATATTATATAATATAATTTGTATATATAATAGATGGATAAATCAGTTAAAGGAAATAAAATCAAGAGAATATTCAAAATAACTGAAGAACAATCTCATTATTTAAACAATATATTTGAATCAAACGAACAGAATGATGCGTTTTGGAGATGGTTTCAAGGTAGTAAGGTGGTGAACGACGACGGTTCTCCAAAGGAGGTGTATCATGGAACGCCAAATACATTTGACACGTTTGACACGAGCCTTATCTTCCTTACTGATGACAAGAGACTGGCTTCTGATTATTCTTCATCCAAGAGATTTATTGATAAGGGCAATGTTATCGAACCAAAGATTAAAGCTATTATGGACAAGGATTATGACTTTAACGATTTGAATACTCTCATTAAGGATTTGGCTTCCACAGGTTTGTTCAAGATTGAGAGGAAATATTCAAATCCTTATTCTAATGAAATGAGCAACATGCTTGTCAATACGGACACTGGTGATGAAACAAATGCTGATTACACAAGAGTTGATTGGGTTAAAAGATGGTTGAGCAGAAGTTATGAGGGTGGAATATTAAGACTTTACGCAAGGATTGTGAAACCGTTTGTAATTGATGCAAAAGGAAGAAGGTTTGACAACTTGAATGGCAATGGCAGCGGTATTGCTGAGGATTTTGTAAAAGAAGCTAAGGCAAAAGGTTGTGACGGTATCATCATCTATAATGTGGTTGATGGTAATATGAGAAAGGTCAATGAATATATTGTGTTTTCTCCTAATCAAGTTAAATCAGCCTATGATAATAACGGCGATTATTCCCTTGTTTCTGACAATATGTATGAGTGTATTAAGAAATGATATTTCCATTTCAGAATAATATAAAAAAGAAAAATGGTATTATTGTTCTGATTTGGAAGATTTCTTTATCTATTAACTTATTTTAATATCAATTATTTTGTGATTTGTATTTTCTTTTATATCTTTGCAACGTGTTTAATGGATTTAAAAATATTTTATTATGTCGAAAAAGATAACAAAAATCAGCTTATCTCCTATTAAGGTTTTAACTCCCAACGATTTTTCACACGGTCTTGTTACAAAACGCCCTGTAACAACAAGAGAAGCAAAATATATTATGCGAAACATTTTCGGAATTGACGTGAATGACCGTGAATGTTTTGAGTATAAAGAAGATTACGATGAATATAACAATGGATTAACGCAGAATTTCAACGATTGGTTACACGGAGATGCGGATGACCAAACAATAATGGATTACGCATATGATTGTTCTGATGAACCACTAGGCTTATTCAATGCATTCAAAATGGCTGAATATTTGCAAAAGAAAGGAATTATATGAATAACAATAATGATATTATAATAATTGATAAAGAATGCAGAGATTGTATTTATTGTGATTTCAGTTTAAAAGTAAGTGTGAATAATTATAGCTTTAAATTATGGAAACATTGAATTTTCTATCAATTGAACAGATGCAAACCCTTAGAGATTTAGGCTTGGAAATGAAATTTACTCCTTATGCATATTATAAGATAAGAAAAGAGGGTGAATGGGAAATTAAGGCAGATAATGACAATACCTTCTCTGCTTATGAATATTATGAAAAACTTCCTATATATTGTTTAGAGAATCTGATAGATACTTTACCTAACAATGTCTGGATAGATGGAAAACATCTCTATTTCAATATAAACAAACGAGCTTATGATTGGTGTGTTGGTTATCATTCCAATGTTATGAATGAAAGAAACGTTATTGAAAAGAATGATAAAGAAATGTTAAATGCCCTTTATAAGATGGTTGTTTACCTTATAAAAGAAGGAATGATTGAAACATCCAAAATACAGAAATTTGACATTGAAAAAGCAAAAAGTGGAAAAGCTGTCCGTACACGTAATGGTATGGAAGTAAGAATAATCTGTTATAATAGAGAGAATAGGGATAAGAAATGTATTGTTGCGCTTATCAAGAATAAGAATGGTAATGAACAAGTACAAAACTATTATGTAGATGGAACTGGCTCCAGTGTTGGAAAGAATTACGATTTGATTATAACCGATGAGAACGGATAAGTATAAGGCAAAACGGATTAGAAATGGTTTCTATATTTATCGTGGTTACGAAATTCATTGTATTGGATATTATCAGCCAGAACATAGGATAGTATGGGAAGCAGTTGATGAAGACGGATGTGGTTTTGCTCATTCCTATTCATTAAGAGATACAAAGATTTTTATTGATGAAGAAATAAATAGAATAAAAAATGAAAGAACACAAGATAGGAGAGATATTCGAGTACAACGGTGAGTGGTATCAACGTGTAGAAGGTGATAGTTGTGGTGAATGCTCACTTTTTACTACCGAATGTAGAAGTGGTACTAAAAGCGATTTAGCTGATAAAGTATTTGGAGAATGTTCAAAAATAAGAAGGTTGGACAGCAAACATGTTATCTTCAAGAAACTTGAAAAGGTCGGAGAGCAGTTCCTTTATAAAGGAAAACAGATGCAATCCTATATAAGAGCAACAGATGAGTTGATTTGCAATTGGAACAATAACCTTTTGTTATTGGAGCATGGAGATAGTGATATTATTGATATAGAAATCAAACAAACCAAAGAAGATGTGGAACAAGAAATAGAATATTTTGGAGATGAAAATGCAAAATGCTTCAATTCTGAAAGCATTGAAAAGAATTTAAAACCTTTTAACCTTGATGCTGCCAAACAAGGTAAACCAGTTTGTACTCGTGATGGTTGTAAGGCAAGGATTATTTGTTTTGATAGAAAGGATAATACACCAATTGTAGCACTTATAGAGCGTGTTGATGGCATAGAAATTTTACAATGTTTTTATAATGATGGAAAATGTTTCCATGATTCAACTTCAGATAACGACCTTATGATGCTCCCCGAAAAGAAAGAGGGATGGGTGAATGTGTATAAGGGGATTGACGGAGTTACATTTTCTAAACATCCCTATACTTCAAAAGATGAAGCAATAAAGAAATCAGGTATTTTATTTGGTAGAATCGATACGATTAAAGTTTCTTGGGAGGAATAGTTATGGGAGAAATTGAATTTGGGAAATGTGATATTTGTGGTAAGGAAACAGAGTTAGAAAGAACTTATTTCTACTATCCTATCCATTGCGAATGTAGTGTTTGCATATTAAATCCTTATAAGACGAATGAAGAAAATGAACGAAGATGATAAGATTATAGCGTTTATATCACCAACTCCACATTTTTTAGAACCATTATCTTGTGGAGAATATAATGGATATGTAGCAATTCCACCAACGCATATAGCGTATGGAGTGAGATATGACGATAAACTATATAATAATATTAATGTACATGGTGGATTGACATTTTCTGAATATGTTGTATATAATAGTAAAGATGAGTTTGGTAACATAAAGAAGCTTAGATGTGGGTTATTAAATAAAGCTGAGGTAATCCAAGCTTCTGATTGGACTGTACGTTTAAATGTTTATGAAGACGAGGGTAGAAAATTAATACCAGACGGTTATTTCATACTTGGGTTTGATACTTGCCATTATGGTGACAATAATATTAATTGGAACAAATCCAGTGTTATATCTGAAACATTATGTTTGAAAGAACAAATAATAGATTTAGGTAATATCAGAAACAAATGAAAAATTTTCTCATTAAAAAACCATGTAAATTTAGATGTAAACATGACATACATCCAAAGAAATTAAAGTCTGAAAATTGGTGGGAATGTTTAGGCTTTTTTAAATCCAAATCAGCTAAAAGACAATCTTTGAAAAATGATATGAAAGATGAAGATTGGGATATTAATGTAGGTAATATGATGTTTATAAAAGATGAATGATAAAGAAATAAGTATGTACTCAAAATTCCAATATACCGAAAAAGATAGGTTGAAATGGTATACTGACAAAAAGGGACGTACAGCACTTTGTTTTACATGTGCTTATGATGGCTATTGTGGCAAGCCTATGAGATATACCAAATGTAAGGATTATATAGAAAGGAAAGAATTATGTTAGATACACAGAAGTTACTTAAAAAGAAAAACAAACAATGACTGGTAAAACTCATTTAAGTTGTGGTATCGCAACATCTCTATTTCTTTGTGGAGATGTTGTATCAGGTATATTATTATCCGTTGGCTCATTACTTCCAGATATTGACCATAAGAATAGTTTGTTTGGAAAAGCATTGCCATTCATACCGAAAATGATAAAACATAGAACTTGGACACATAGTTTGTTATTTCTCATTCTATGTTATTTTATCAATGTATATCTTTGTATTGGTTGTTGTGTACATTTGTTTTTGGATATGATAACCAAGCAGGGATGCCCATTGTTTTATCCAATTGGATTAAAAGTCAAATTACCGTTTGCATCATTTGTGAAAACAGATGGTAAATTTGAAAAACTATTATTTGGTATTTCTATATTGGTAATTGTATTTCTTATTATGAGAAATATTTTTCATTCATTTTAATGATTTCTTCCCACTTCTTTTCCAGACCTTCTTTTATGATATGTTCTTGCATTGAATGTACTTCGTTTTGTTCTCTATAATCATCAAGTGCTTTGGATTTTATTCTGCCAAGCATTCTGATTAAGTTATCAATTGTTTCTTCTGTTATTTCGAGTAATTTATCATAGGTTATATTATAAGGTTTAAGTGCAGCTTTTAACAACGGATGACCTTGTGGTGTATTCTTTATAAACACATAGTCATTCTTGATTTGTATAAGCCATTTGAAGAGTTGGGTATCTTTAATTGCATTGTCAAAATTATTGTTGTAATCATTACTTTTCATCATATATTGGTATGCACCATTACCAAATGCCCTTTGTTCAAACTTATGATTGATATATATTATACTTGCTATAATACCTTCATAATCTGTAAGAGCATTGTTCATCTTGGTAATAGACGTATTATATTTCTCTAAATTATGATACGGTTTTCCTCGCTTGCCTCTTTCAAAGAAATGAGAAATTTCATGTTGTAGATTTTCAAAGAAAGCCTTTTTATTAAATCTTTTATCAATTGATATTAAGCAAATATTTAATCTTTTACGCCCTATATCTGCATTTATATAATCTCGTTTATTTAAATGCAACCCTTCATCTGTATATATATCGTAATATTCCCATACCACATCTATTGTAATATTGAATAAGTTAAATTTGAATGTACCTTGTTTGTAATCAACTCCTTCATTTTTATAAGGTTTTGAAGTTATCTTTTTTATTTCTTCAAAGAAAGTTTCTCCAATGATATCAGTAATTGTTTTCACTTCATCAGCAATTGTCCTATCTTCAAAAATGAATTGATTAATTTCCTCGACACTTTCGTCTATAATACTTTCTTGATCAATTGAATCTAATATTTCTAAAATAGTTGTTTTCATTTATTAAGTGATATTAATACTTAATTATAGCTTCTTATTTTCCCCACTTCAATATTTATATAAATTTATAACGGTAATATTTGTCTATCTGTAATAAAATTAGTATATTTGCAACAAATAAATCTAAAATGAATATGGAACAAAGTAAATTGAACAAGATTGAATTTTCAGCAGGACAAAATATTGAATCTGCATATAGAGATTTACAGGAATATGCTCCCAGTTATGGTGAATTTAATGATCATACTATTTACTCTTATGAAACATTAGATGAGATATTTCAAAAGATTGTCGGTATGACAAGAGATGAGTATTACAAATATGCCAAAGAAGAGGAAGAAAAACGCCAACAAGAATTAAAAACATATAAGGAAAGAATTCCTGAACTGACTACTTATTATAAAGATAAAGCAAGAGGTATCATTCCAGAAAAGAAATTAAACTATTGGGATAGAATTGTTCCAATCAGATTGAATGACTTATACAGAGGTATGGAACTTGATTGTTGGTTGGATATAATCAAAATATTGAATGACGAAGCTAAATCGAAAGATGAAAGATTGAAAGAATGCCGTGATTTATTTTACAAACAAGGGCATAGCGGAATGAGCGGTTTCTTGGTACTTGCAGGTTTAAAAGAGTTACACCCTCTTGGCTATGAAGTGGCTGCATATATTAATAAAAGACAAGGAGAATTGAATAATGACAAATAAAAAACTTACAGATATTCTAAAAGAAAATGATATTATATATGTTGGAATATCAGATGAAGAAAGATATAAATTTAGAGTGAAAAGTATAAAGCATGTTGAGGAAGAAATATGGACTATGCCACATAATAAGCTATCTTATGCAAGATTAAAACTCCAAAAAGAATATGATAATAAAAATAATAATAAATTCATTACCGATTGGTTGCGTTCATACGCTGAATCAATAACAGGTCATATGTCTAATCCTATTTATCAACGAGATATTAAAATATGGAATGAAGGTGGAGATACTGTTATATATAAACCATATAAGACAATCATTGAATATGGATATTTTGGAGACATTCAAAAGGGTGAATTCTTAGAAATAGAAGAATTAGTTTTAAAATTGTATTATGAGGAATAAGTCATGGAAGATTATGCACAAGAATATTTGGAAAGGATGGGCAAAAAGCTCTCCTTTCTTTTACGACATGATAAAGATTATCAATTTGACGAACATGGATATAGAGAAGTATCCGACTTAATTGAAAATCAAGACTTTACATTTGAATTATTAAATAAGATTGTAGAGACTAATGATAAAAAAAGATACGAATTTTCAGAAGATAAAACAAAAATTAGGGCAAGACAAGGGCATTCAATCAATGTGGATGTAGAATTAAAAGAATGTACACCACCTGATATTTTGTATCACGGAACTGCAACAAGGTTTATTGAAAGCATTGAAGATACTGGTATTAATAAAGCAACAAGACAATATGTGCATTTATCATCGGATAAAGAAACGGCATTAAAAGTTGGTAAACGTCATGGAAGACCCTGTATATTTGTCATTAATGCAAAACATATGAAAGAAGATGGTGATAGATTTTTCTTATCAAATAATGATGTTTGGCTGACAGAATTTGTTGACAAAAAATACATAAATGAGGTAATTGTACCGTCAAAATATAATAAAAAGGAGGAAAATAATTAACGTTTCCTCCTTTATTTGTTATTATGAATTCATCTATATCATACTTGTTCCTCATCAGGATTACTGTTGAAATAATATTCAGCAGCTTTCTTTGCAGCATCAAGAATCATATAAATATTACTTTCAGCATCTTCAATACCTTTGGCTTCTGCAAAAGCTTCTGCCGCAATATAGAGAGCGTCATCATCATTGTTGTAATAATAATCATGCATTGCTTGCAAAGCATTTACTGGGCCACCCATACGTCTTTGTGTATTGGAATCATTCAATGCCCAATCTATAAATTGACTTGCAATATCATCAATGGCTTCAGAAATTTTCTGTTTTCTTCCAACGGTCTTTTGACTTTGGTTAGCTTCTTTGATTATTTCTTTGATTTTGTCTTTATTCTCTGAAATAACTTGAGTGAGTATTGTTTTGATATTCTCATTAAGATATTTGGCGAATCTTTGTTTTCCTTCATTAAATGTAGAGAATACACAAGTTTCGTCATAATCATATTGCCCATTTTCATCACAGCCACATACTCTGTATGAACCATAAGGATTAGCTTCAGCCATTGATTTTGCATCATTAATAGCGTCTTGCAAATCATCAGGGTTACTATAATTACCTAAAACTGCCATATCTGCATCATCTACAAGTACATATCCATGAGAGTACATACCTTCAGCATCAGTTACCATTTCTTCCAATGCTTCTTTTATAAGTTGTTGAAGTTTGTTTTCTGTCAGTTTATTCATTTGTAAATCTTTTCAAATAATAGTTTTATATTAAATAAATATCATTTTAACTGACAATGAAGACTATCTTCTTTTGCAAAAGAAAGTGCAAAATCATACGCCTTAATGAAATTCTTTATATCAAAGAAACTCTTTTGAGAAATTTGTTCTATCCAATCTTCTCTTGACATTTCAGAATTAGTAATATCATAAGAGAATAAACAATAATATTTCTTATAGTTTACGATGTCACCAAAACTATTAACAGCCCAATTTCCAAATAGTTGTACATTAGTAAATGGGATATTGTAATAATCAAATATACTTTTAGCAAATTGTATATCATTCATAATTTTATATTTTAGTTCCATAAATCAAAGAAATATTCTCTAAATAAATCTAATCCTTCTTCAACGGCTTTCACTTCTTCTTCGGTTCTCTTAGCTGCATCTACATTTACAATCAAGTCAAATGCTTTAACCATTTTAGAAACAATAGCACTCCAATCGCCAGATTTCATACCATACGGATAACTGAACAGTTCACCATTATTATAGAAACATTTTAATCGTGGTAGAATGAAACGTGCGATAGTGTTGTCTAATGCCCAAGTTTCAGATTCATCAAAACCATTCTCCAAACGTTCTTTTTTAAATTCTTCCCATCTACTGTCATCTCGGTCAATTAAAGAGAAATTTACATTCTTAATCCCATAAGCATCTTTAGGCTCAAGAAAATTCCTCATATCTGAATAATAAAACTGTTGTTCTTTATCGTCATAAATATAATCTTTATTGCCAATTTTTGCAGTTTCTATATCATCAGATGTAATTTTTAATTTAATGAATGTTTTACAATCATCAATTACTTCGTCTTTCTTCGTTTTAATAATACCACCATTCTCGAAAAATTCTCTATCATATAAATTGTTTAATATTACTTCCATATATTTTATATTTAAAAGAAAATAAGACATATTGTTTCTATAATCACAATAATATAAAGAATAATCATAGTATAGGTATTTCTTACCATTTTTCGTAGCATATCTTGATGTAAATCATTAAACAATTTTCTTACATCTTTTCTCCAATCTTTAAAATTAGCTTCAATGTCATTTGTAAGTCTTTCAACAATACCATATCTTATTTTTTCACCATAATTGTATTGTGAGCTATATTCTGAATATTCATCTTCAATAGGAACAATTATTCCTGCACCACGAGCAATTAGATTAAGAGATGGTATTTTAAAAGTGACATTAATATCATTCTTGCCAAGGTATTCTTGGTATTTCATTTTTGCCTTTTCTTCAATATCTTGTTGATTTTTATGTGCTTGTTCTTTTAACTTTTTATAACTATTACTATCGATCATAACACAAGGGCCATCTGATTGGGCAAAGAATTTATTATCTGTGAAATCTGTCATGTTAACCATATTTTATAAACTGTTTATTAATATTTGCAAATATACAAAAATAATCTCAAAGTAACAAATACAATGAGATTATTGATGTTAAAAAAATATAATATTACTTCTGTGTATACAACTTATACCTACAAATCATTTTATGTTTACCAGTATACTTGTTACTCATAGATTCATTCAATAACTTTTCTGCATTATTGACTGTTTTCATTCTACTCTTAATAAATGTACATACCTTTTCGATATTTTCAAAAAATGGTATTCTAATTTTGAATTTCCTACTGATTTGGGTGAACATATCTTTGTCGTTAGTTGCATCAACATATTCATCTCTTTCAATAGTTTTTCTTAAAGGTTTTCCCTCTGCGCTTCTTTCCCAATACTCATAATGTACAGAACTGTTTTGCAAATTAGGTATACAATATATAATACTTTCCTGATTATATGTATCGCCGAGATAAATTGCATCATCTAATGAAATATTGTAGATAATAACAGAATGTTCAATATCATTATATTTACCTTTTACTGGAAAATACAAGAAATTACCAAGTTTTAAATCTTTCATAAGACTTTCATAATTAGAAGCATTTTCTGATGAAGAAAGTTTCTTGCCCATTGGATTGTCTGATGTAAGGATTGCAAAACTTTTTAAGTTAGATAGTTTCCCGTTAACAGCTTGTTGAGCCTTTTGTCTGCGACTGGTTTCAGTAAGAAATATTTCCCCATTCAAACTTCTTATATGACGTTCTGAATAGCATTGGGGCGCAGGATTGATATAACTTTCCACGTATGAGAAACGTGTAGGCTTACGATTATTATCCTTTGCATATTTATCTGTATTCTTATGTAAATCAGTGAAATATTCTTGCGAGAAATCGTTGAAAGAGGTATTACCACTAAATTCCATATCAACATCACCGTTTTGAGTAATGTATTTAGGTTTCTCTCCACGAGCTTTCACCAAGAAGCTATCCTGATTGTATTGCTGTGCTAATGCTTGTCCAAAATCAATCAGTTTCTTTATATCACCTTCAGAACCATCACGTCTTTTGTTGTAAATGACAAATGAACGTTCATATACATTTTCCTCATCTTCAGTACCAGCATTTTCAATAAAACCGCCATATACAGGAGTATAAGAATATCCACTATGTTTGATTTGTTGTATCATTTCACGTACACGTTGGTTATTGATTTCTGACAATTTTTGTTTAGATTGTGGATCGTTAGGGTCAAGTTTGAAATCTGCAAATCCCCTGCAAGGAGAAATAACAATAAAACCACTATCTCCGTGACGTTGAAGCATACTTTTAGCGTTTACTTCATTAATGGATACTAAATCAGCCTTGTTGCAGGTATTAGGTTTGTATTCATTAATGAAATTGCCTTTCGGTTTCTTACTTTCAACTTGCATATCTATTTCCTCCCAATTTGCATTGTAAACTTTTCCGTTTGTATTATCCCTAATCGCTTGAATAGGTGTTCGAGAAAATGTATTTACAACAATTGCGTTTGATTTGTCTTTATTCCAATATTGTGCGCAATATTTATGCTCTTGCATTGCTTGGTCAAGACTTGGGAATCGTTCAAGATTTGTTTCAAAATCATAAACATCTGATAATGGAACTGTACAAATATAGGTATATGTTTGACCGTTAGATGGGTCACTACCTATTTTCTTGCTACCCCAAAAATATATTCCAATATCACTGTTGTTAGAATAACTATTTGTCTTTCCTTTCTTAATAACACCGTCTGTAATTTTGACACTGCTATCATGTTTTAGAATAACTTTATCACCTGAAATGTTAAGATTAGACATGAATTCCTTATGCATAATCTCCCCTTGTTCGCCCTTACGTTTTCCTAAAAATAGGTCTCCATAATAGGTGTCACGATATTCTGGATAAATCTTTACTCTTCGTAAATCATTAACAGGTAAATTATTTGATAAACCAGTTCCATCTGGTTTTGTATTATATGTAACATTTCTATAACGGAACGTGGACATATCATCAATCTGTTCTGCATTAGGATTAACCATAATGTACATATCATTACCGTCTTTTTCTCGTCTTCCAAAAAACGGATTGCTGTCAGGTACAACTCCAATATTAAGCCACCCCTTACAGTCAGGTTCTCCCCATTCATTCAGAGCTTTCTTGGTATCATATTTGGATAGAAGCTCCATTCTTTTTATAGTTTCTTCTAAATTCATAATTTGTATAATATTATATATAATAAGTATAACAAACAATGAGCCACAATAGTAATATTATGTTATAATAACGTATTGTGGCTCTTAAATATATAATCAATACTTAATATTCAATTTATTCTCATCAATAAATTTCTTATAATAATATGTATGTAGACATTCTACAACTTGATTATTGTCAGAAACATCAATGTCAATATAAGTATTGACCACCATCTTGTAAACATTGTCGTTGTTGGTAATGTCAAGCCAACCATCCTCTTCTGTTTTAGTCGTATAATCTTGCAGTTGTTTAATGATTTCTGAAAAATCTTCGACTGAAAGATTCTTAGCTTCGTTAAGTGTTAATACAATTTTCATCGCAATAGTTAGGATAATATATTATTTTTTATTAAAATAATCACGTATTGCATCTGCTTGGTCTATACTTTCCCACGGATACATTCTGTATAGATTTATATTACCAATCGTATTCACACCGTAGTGACCATTTTTGGAAAGATAATAATTACGAGGATATCCTCCATGAAAATGGGTGATAATACCATACGGTGTCAAATCAATGTTTGCCTTTATCCATTGTTTCAAATATTCAACAAACTCTTGATTCTTATCCATTTCAATATTGATGGAAGACGGTTCTGGGATACCAATCATATAAGAGAGTTCAACCTTAGCTTTATTACAAATACCCGATGCAACTATGTTCTTTGCAAGGTAACGTGCCATATAAGCAGCAGATTTATCAACTTTTGATAGATCTTTACCAGAAATATTTCCGCCACCTATGTTACAATAACCGCCATAACTATCTACAACAAGTTTTCTACCTGTCACGCCACAATCTGATACTGGGCCTCCAATATTCCAAGTTCCGCAAGGATTTATATCAATCCTTATATTCTTTTCCAAAATGTATTTGTTAAACAATTCAGTTTCAAGACCCATTTGGTTAGTCAATATAATTTGTTTTACAACTTCACGTACTTTCTCAATACTGCATTGATGCATTGTTGAAACAAGGATGGAAGATATTTCAGCATTTCCATGTTCATCATAATCTACAATGACTTGTGATTTAGTATCTGGGCCAAGCTGCAATGCTTTGTAATTGGCAATACATTGACAAATCTTCTTAGCAATATAATATCCCAAAGGCATTAATACCTCTGTTTCATTGCTTGCATAACCAACCATAAATCCCTGGTCGCCAGCCCCAATGATAGTTTCACTTTTATCAACCCCTTGATGGATTTCAGGTGATTGTTTTCCAATCAAATTAATAATCTTGATATTGTCAGGATTTAAATGATGATTGTCAGGGAATTTAATGTCATTAAACACATTCCGTACAATGGTGTCATAATTTACTGCCGCTTTTGATGAAATCTCACCACCCAATACAACAACATTATCTTTCACCATTACTTCAATACCCGCACGGGTATTTTCATCCATTTTAAGATATTCATCAAGAATAGCATCGGCGATTTGGTCTGCGATTTTGTCAGGATGGCCATAACTTACAAATTCACTTGTAATCGTTTTCTTTTCCATTTTTAGTTTAGAATTTTAATTGTTAATAATTTTATTTTTAAATCACAAGGTGTTTAAAATTCCAAACTCTATAAAAGAATTGGAAATTTTAGCATTTGATTATAGAGAGTTGCAAGCACCACAAATCTTTCTCTCTTTCTAAAAACATTGCAAAGATACGATAATACTTTGCAATATCAAAATTTTAAGTAATAAAATATGTTAAGCACCACAAACATAATCCATAAACCATACTTCATTTGAGCTTTCAAGCATTTCTTTTGTTATGGTAGGATTGACCTTTGCTGCATTTTCCTTGATAGGAAAATTAGTCAAATTCTGTATAATATCAGTGAATTTCCATTCCTCATAAGAATAATCATGGAAAATTAAGTTTTCTCTATTGTATAAAACAGTCCACGGTTTCTTAATTATTACAGAAATCAATGAAGGACAAGTATCTACATTTTCCAATGATTCCTCTTTAAATATTTTTTCATCCTCCTCATCACCTTTTTCAAGGACAAGTCTAAACTTGGAATTTTTATAGGTGTTTTTAAACATATTACAGATTGATTTAATGGATAACCACTGTTTTTCCAAGTTAACTAATCCATGTGCAGCTTGCCATACGTCTTTTCCATATTTATTTTTTGTACGAAAAACTCTAATGTCAAAATATCTGACACCCATTTGGTATTGCTTACTAATATTGCAATCTTGGCATCTCCAAAATCTTGTGTTATGGTTGTAAATATCTGTATCTGATTTTAAATAGGTATATGTATTATGTGATCCAATCATTTTCTTACAAGAGTTACATCTTTATTCTCATAATATGGAAGATTATTTACACTAATACTATCTGCGTTATATGGCGTGATAGTACAATATCCACTATACTCATATTCTTCTCCTTCTTCATTCTCTATATAATAGATAGACAATACATTTGATCTATTTGGAAGCATTGTTATATCTCCATAAAGAATAGGCCCTTGATTTGATAACATCATAAATGTTTCATAATTGTCAAACACAATTTCACCATCTAATCGGTTTTCATAACGGATGTTCCATTCACCGTTAATGTTGATGAGAATTTCTTCTCTATCACCATCACTATGTTTTTCGCACCCTGAGAAAGTAAAAATTGTTATTAGTGTTATGAGTAATAATAAAAGGTATTTTCTCATTAGTTTTAGTTTTAAAAATTATTTACTAATAAATATACAATATCAGACTGAAAATCACATAATGCTGCGTATTACTTTTTCAACTTCACCTTTTTTCATTTTATTTTTTTTTTTATTTTGTCCAAGAAAACCCCATCCTTTATGGTGGAATGATGTTTAAAATCTCATTCATTTCTTTTGTGACACCATATATGTTTATATAGCTGTTCATAAATTAATTTTTAAAATCATTCTTAATAATAAAAATAGATATTCCAATATTATATAATAAGATAAAAATCAATATTCCTATATATTGACCTGTTGTTAATTCTATTTTCAAATAATCAAAATCTTTAAATTCTTTTCGTTTCCACTCAGAAGGAATTTGCTTTTCAAGAAATAAGCCTAAATCTGTAATATCAAGACTATCTTGATCATTTATATATTGTTCCGTATATATTTCAAGACGTGGTTCATCCATCCATGAAAAACAATTAGCCCATTGTATTTTATTTGTAATCGAATCTAAACCTATACAAATAATAAACTCATTCTTATTTCCTCCAACCCAATAGCTTCGTTGCTTTTCAGAAACCAAAATATCCTTATTATAATAAAATAAAAGGAAAGTTCTAAATTGGTATTTTTCTCCAAAAACGGAATTTATATAATTAAACTCATTTACTGCTTTCTTATCATTTAATTTATAACCAATTATCGAATTCTGTCTATAATTTTCAGATACCGACGGATATTCATATAATCCATATCCTGATGCTTCTTTTTTACTTATTTCTTCAAAATTGAATATGGATTTAGAAACTTTTATCTTGTTTTTATATGTTTTCGGATATGTTATATCTCGAATTGTTTCTTTCTGTTTATTCCACTCATAATACTGAGCATCACCGTCTATTCTAAAATAGTCCCTATGCATATCTATAAAATGTTGTGGCGTTTGCCATAACTTTACAAGATTCTTATATTCAGTTTCACTTATAGGAAATGTTGCTCCATTATTATCTTCAATTTCCCATCTTTCTGGATGATATTCTCTATAAGAACAATCATATGTTTCTGTACGATATTTTGCATGGCCTTTTGAATCAGTGCCTGCATATACCTGTCTGGTGCAAGTTCTATGTATCCATTCGTCCCATTCATCATAGTGATATATTTTTGATGCATAAGCACCTAAATATTCAGTGGAAGACGTTTCAGCACTAACAATAACAAACCTAATCAAAAAATACATTAAAATGGAAGGAGCAAGTAAAATTACATACTCCCACCACACAGTTTCTTTTCTAAAAAACAACAATAAAACTAATGCTGTTATAAATGGTATTGAAAGAATAGCTATTTCCATAAATTATTAACTTAATTGAACAATTCAACATCATCCTCAATCCCTGTTTGCATAGTAGCCTTAGATTTAGTTGAAGAAACAATTGTATATTCTATTTCACTATCATTACTTACAAACCAACATTTAGGTGCAATCATACACAAATTCTTATGTTCACGAATAATATCAAGCATTCTATTCTGTGTATTCATAAATTCAGTTCGTTTGATATCGATGGTTGCCATTAAATCCTTATACATAGTCGAATCAAAGTTAGGGTTAGACTCTTGTATCCATTTCATCAAACTTCCATCACCTTGTGAGTAACGACCATCAATGATACCTACAAATATATCTTTAAACGATTCTTTATATTCGTCAGTTACTTTTGCTTTTTGTTGAATTATTTTCCACATTGCATCATATTGTGTTTCAATTTTGCCACGTTGTGCTTCAGCCAAATTGCGAAGCTGTTTTTCTTCATTATTAACTGAAAAGTATGTTCCAGCTAAAAGTACCCCTAAACCTATTACAACTACTGTAATTGCACTAATGATAATGTTTTTTGTTTTCATCTTTTTTTTTTTACTGTTTTTTTTTTGTTTATAAAATATTAAATTATATCTAATAGAGAATTGCTTATTATTTTCTATTCTTTTTCATAATCTAATTTTTTAGTAAGATAATTAATCGCTTCCAGTTGACCTATTGTCAAAGAAAATAAAACGCCATCTTTCATGCTAATATCATATCCTTCTCCATTTTTCCATACTGTAACTTCAATAAAGTCATCATCTTTTGCAAGATAGTCATATTTTCTAAGTTTATCCCAAGCTGCTTTTCTTGTATATATTTTACTGTCTTCCATTTTTTTTTTTATTTGACTAATTTAAATTCATAAACAAACACATAAGGATTATTTTCCCATGTCTTTTTTCCACAAGTTTTATTAATGAGGTAAGCAAAAGCCTCTCTTATATCATCAGTTGATAAATCATAATTTCCATTTACATGAGGTGTATGATATATTTTTGTTCCATCCTGCATAGTAAAACGATGAAGAATTCCTTCCTTCAGACAATCCTCATCAGAAATATCTTGCAGACGTTCGATTTTAATATTTGTTATTTGAATCTGATGGGGCATAAGGTCTGCACGAACGAACATCTTATTGTCCCAACCATCATTGTCTGTACCAACAGATTCATATATTACATCCCAATTTGGCCTACCGTCCTTATTTATTCCTCCGCAATCACGATAGCTTTGCGCCACAGCAACCACCTCGCCAACATTGTATTTTGGCAATATCTCACCTCCATCAAACTCGCTTTCGTCAGCATCATACATACAAGGCAATCCAACTACTTTCTTATCAGATGGTCTTATGTGGATATTGAATCCTGCTACCCATTCTCCTTTAAACGTTTTGCGGCACTTAATAAGTCTCCTTGTCTGCGTCTTCCTGCCTTCAAGTACGGCTTGGGTAAGCCCGTGCCTATCATTGAACATTATCTTCTTCATAATCCATTTCTTGATATTCAACTTTAGGGTATAATTCTGTAGCGGTTGTTTTCCATCCACAATTAGGACATTCGTAAGGATATTGTTCAGGATATGATGTAAGCACAACCCCAGTACTTTTCATCTCATTTCCGCAATTATTGCAATATAGTCTAACTATATATGTTTTAGCTTCTTTCTTTTCAATCATACTTTCATTATTTTTGATATTTTTTTAACTCATTTTCATAATATTCAAGATAATCCAAACATAATTCCAATCTAAAATCATCATCATTAGCAATTTTATAGTTAATTTCTTGTTTTAAATCTTGAATTAACTTTTCCAACACTTCTTTTGAATATACAGGTTTGCTATGTTTTTGATGATGTACATCATACCATAGTAATAACGTACTCATCCCTAAAGTCACCAACAACGTTATTCCAATTATTACTAATATTGTCATGATGCATTATTTTGCTTATTATTCTTAACCAGATAGTCATATAATTCATCAGCATTATGAAAAGTATATTCCACATCATTATCCCTAACAGTCAATCTGCCCTTCATTTGGTCTTCGTATACCCACCATTCGATGAATTTATCAGTATCATTCATTGCGTAAGACAATGTATCTATAAGAGCATCCCATAGAATACCATCTGGCATTATTGGTGCAATACATTCAGGAAATGCCATTTCCATACCTTTATCGAATTTATCTTCAACTTCTTTCTGTTTTTTGATAAGTTCAAAAATTTTGTGAAATTGTTCTTTTGTTAACATATTAGTATAGTTGTTTAATTACTTTATTTCTTTGCAAATATACTGCTAATATCTGACATATACAAGAACTACACGTTAAAAATGTAAAATTCCTGTACTATTATTTTTCAAATAGTACAGGAACATAAAATATAAAAGCCAAACTTTTTAGAAAGGAAGTTTTTCTAACTTTTCTTTGATACTATTAATTGTATCAGTAACAGTTTCTACAGTGCCTGATATGTTGTTTATCTTATCTTTTACCTCATTGATGGTATTTTTAATTGTTAATTCGTTTTTCTTATAGAAGTAATAAGCAATACCTGCAACGATAGCTGCTGTTAGAATATTTGCAATAACACAAGCAATTATTGTACTAATCATTTATATTTTTTTTTAAGAATTATTCTATTCTATAACTATTCTCAATTATATATTCTTCATTCAAAGAATCTTCTTTTTTTAAATAAATAGTGAAATTCTTTTCCATTTGCTTCCAACTTTTGCAATCCTGTCCATTTATCTTAATAATTCTATCAGAACCATCGCCATCCCAAGAAAATTTTTCTTTGTTAATTTTGATTGTGTAACTATGACCGCCATCACCAAGTTGTTTGATATAGTAGAACAACTTTAATAGATTTTTTGCAACGTGAGAAGTACATGTAAATGAGGCTGTATGTATATATCCATCTTTATCATTATTAATGTGCAGATTGGAAATTTTTAGTGTGTCGAAAATTAAATCTCTACCAAAGAAAAATTCATCAACATCAAGTGTTACAAGCTGTTGATTATTACCATTATCAGCAAGATATTCCAATATTGGAAACAAACTTTCTTTCTTATATCCTATAAATGTTACTGTGCTTTGCATAATAAAAATTATTGATTCGATTAATTGTTATTCATCAGCTTTTCGAGTAATGCGTTTTTATCCTTTACAATATTCTGATTTAATTTTTCAAAATTGAAAATAACATATTCAAAGTCTATTGTATAACCGTCATATCCTGCTTTAAGAAACATATTAGCAACAAAATCAGCACCCATTGCATTAGTGAAGATATTGTCTAATTTCTTTGTCATATTACGGTAATCAATATCAGGATTTTTTCTTAGTATTAAATTATACTGTTCAATAAACGCTTCTGTTTTACTATCTGGTAATATGTCATCTAATTGTTCCTTATACGTTTTTAATTCTTTTTCAGCATATTCATATTCCTTTACAGTACGAACACTATAAAGCATTTCCTCAAAATAGGCGATATTCTGTCTAATATAATCTACTTGTTTATTGATATCTTTATATATATCATTATCAGCTACCTTTTGTGCCAAATTTAAAAAATTGAAATCTCTTGCATATAGAAATATAAAGTTTCGACCATATTCTTCACATTTATATGCAGCATTTGTAAAATAAGCACCGTAACCATAATTACCTCTTGTTCCACCTCTTATTTTGGAACTATCAAAACTATCAAATTCAGCATCAGTTCCATGTACAAGATAACCATTTTGAGCCAGAATAGTAACAGCTTTATATCTAAAAGCATTATCTATTTGGAACTTATAATACATACCGTTGCCATTCATATTTTCAACGGCTTCATTTACCATTTCTTTAAAACTTTTAAAAGGGGATATATTCATATAATAATAAAATAAGAAACTACTTGAAAAATAATTATTATTTTACCATAATTGAAGCGTCATATCATATCTATCAAATGGATCTTCAACACTACCTGCCGCATGACAGTTAAGAATGCCATTTACGACTACACCTCCATATTGAAGTTGTACTTGATATTCTTTCCAGAATGCATCTCCATCTTTATTTTGTCGATAGCCTCCGTCGATAGGATAAATATCTGACTCAATGCCCAATTTTCCTAATGCGTCACGAACATCATTCACTCCTTGCCAATGGTCATCATTGTATAAACGACTGGTAAGTTGTTGTGTTGCCTTATAGACAACATTCATTAAGCGTCTTTTAGTAACAACGCTTTTTACTTCTTCCACAACGAGTTCTTTTAACCTACTCTCTGATATAGTATATTTCGTCATAAGTTCAATATGAAACAATCCATTATTATATTATAAATATATTAGAACAAACGCTTGTTCATCAGAAATATATCATATTTAGACAATAAATTGTAATCAATTTTTGGAATTATATTATTCTTAATAGCTTCCCTGCAAAGCATAAGTATTTTCCCCAAATTATTTTGACCTGTGAATACACCGACTTGATTCACTTTGTTTGTTTCAACACTAACAAGATGTTCGACATCTTTTTTTGTCATATGAGTGCTGATGTTCTCAATTTCAAGTTTCACATTCTGTCTAATTCTTCTCAATTCCATATTCTTGCATCCCCATATAGTAGCAGTCGTACTTGTTTGCCAACTTGAGTTTTCTATAATAATTGCATCATCTGGTACAGAAAGAAGTAAATTTTTAAAATCCTCATTGCCAATCACCTTTTGCCATACAACCCAGAACATCCATTGTATTCTGAAATCGTTAAAATCTTTTCTTACATTATCAATATATTTGTTACGAATGAATTTCTTGGCGGCGAAACCGTTATTACATTCACAAATCATTTTTTGTATTTGGCTATTTGTTTTACTTCCATCTGAATATTGTCCACAAAGATATAACATTTCACTGCATTTGAATTTTACCCCATTCACTTCAAACGGAAAATCAGTAAGCATATTTCCAAATTTCATATTAATACCTTCACGAATGTCAGCACCTTTGCAGAAGTCCCAACAGTTCAGTTTGGTTGCATCATAATTCTCTTCTCTTCCTAAAATGATTTCTTTTGTCAGATACATAAATTAACATATTTAATAGTTTTTAATATTAAATCTTATATAGTTTACTTTACTATAATGTGAACTCATGCTGAACATTGAATACTTATTCTTTGGAATGTCATTCAATGCCGTCCTCAATCTGTGTGAAAATTCATTTCCATCTGGAAATAAATCTTTTAAGGACTTGTACATTGTTACCCAATCAGATGAAGTACCATTCGGAACATCTACGCCAAATTTGGCTTCCACAGTGTCCAAATCCTTGTATCTGATATGCGGATAAAATGTACCCTTTGTATATTTAAATAATCCACGCCTTCCAATTTCAATGGAAGCGTTTACCGCATCCACATAGCCGTATTGGATGTTTCCTATGAAACTGGAATACACAGGATTTATCTTTATCAATTCTATACCGTTTTCATTGCATCTCCTCCTTATGATATTTTCAATCAAGTTTCTATTCCATACATTCTTAACCTTCCTATTGGTCTCTTTTCCCTTGTTTTTAAAATCACCATCCAAATCTTCCATTATGAATTGCGAGCATTTGTAATATCTTGCGATATTAAACAGTTTTTTCAAAACAACAGTCAATTCATATTTGCGTTTGTTGTTTAGATATCTTTGTTCTTTACTGTCTGAAGCATTGCCAGTTTTAACGCAAAACCTTTCCATATCAAACCATCCGCAATGGATTATACTGATGTTTTCATCTGTTTTATCCAATATGGAAAAACCAATGTTTGTAGGATTCAAATCAACCGCAACACATCTGTCTTTAATCTTTCCAACAAGTTTCCTTTCCCTTTGTCTGTCGTAATACTCCTTATAAACCTCCTTTATTTTCAATGTTTCAATCTCTTTCGGATAACCTTGTCTCTTGATTTCCTTGACATCCAATCTCCTTTCAATTTCGTCAATGGCGTACCCATTCAGTTTTTCCTCATCAAAAGTGAAATAAATGTATTCCAAACCAAGCGAAACCGTGAGGGAAATCTCCTTCTTTCCTACCATTTCAGAGAGTTTCAAAAAATCATTTTTGAACTTCTTTGGCAATTTGAATTCAATTTCAATCCTCTGTAGCTTAAAGGGTTTATAAATCA